TATATTTTATTTATGCAATTTTCAAAAAGGTTATACGGGCGACATAATCTGTTGCTCCGCCATCATTTCCAGGTACACAAGTAGTTAAACCAGTTGCTGATCCAGGAACTGGGCTTAATATTACTAATGTATTATTGGATGTAACTTTAAGTATATGTCTTCCATGAATCCAATTAGATAAACTAGTAGTTCCTGTTGTTGAAGCTCTAATGTAACTCAATGTACTTAATGCAACTCCGCTATATAAACACAAAGTTGCTGGTGTAGGAAAACTCATTTCAAAATCTATAACGTATGCTCCAATTGGAAGTGTAAAATAAGATCCGCCATCTGCAAAACCAATACCAATACCAGAAATAGTATTAACAAATAAGCCAGGAATATTATTATCAGTATAAGTATTATTAGTAGAAATAACTGTATTAAAATCAATTGCTGCTGGATAACTAGGATTTGGAGAAGTATAAGGAAATACATCAGTATTTATTCCTGCTCCTTGTCCATATTGTACAAATTCTGCATAACCATAAGTGCCAATAGGTCCTGCAGGTCCAACAGCACCAGTTGATCCAGTTGCGCCAGTTGATCCAGTTGATCCAGTTGATCCAGTTGATCCGGTTGATCCAGTTACTCCTTGTGGTCCAGTTTCTCCTTGTGGCCCAGTTGCACCAGTTTCTCCTTGTATACCAATGAGTCCTTGAATACCTTGTATTCCAGTTGCTCCTGTTTGTCCAGTTGCCCCTGTTTGTCCAGTTGCGCCTTGAGGTCCAACAGGCCCTTGTAAACCAGCTGCACCTAATTCTCCAGCCAAACCTTGTATTCCTTGTTGTCCAATTAAACCGGCTAATCCTTGTTGTCCAATTAATCCCTGAATACCTTGTATTCCAATTTGTCCAATTTCACCACGAATTCCAGGGCTTGTAACTACTAAACTTAACGTTTGTTCTACTAAATTTGCTTCATTAATTGCGATTTCTTGTGCAGTTTGTTTTGCAAGATAATATGCATTTAACCATGCATCTTCGTAAGAAATATTAGAACAATAAGATGCAGTTGAATTAGAAGTAATATAACTATGGGCCGAAGGAATTAATTCTTTTGCAGTTGCTTCAACAGTAAGACAATATTTTCCTTTACAATCGCATTTACAAATATCTTCACAAGTTATATTTGTTTGGCAGTGGCATGAATCTTTTTCTGGTTCCATTTATAAAATAATAAAATATGTTAAATAATACAAAAAATATAATTGTATAATTTACTATTTATATTTGTAAAAAAAATTGAAATATTTTACAAATATAAATGAATTGTAAATAACGTAAAATAAAATAAAACATGTCAAACGATTTAATAGGTATATGCAATTTATCACAAATGTATTATAATAAAGGAGTGTATTATGATTCACTTGATGATTATGATAATATGGAAAAAGCATTTATAGATGCAGTAAATTTAGATCATACTCAAGCCATGAATAGACTTGGTTTATATTATGATGATATAGCAGAAAAAGAAAAAATGTTGAAATATTATTTATTAGCGATAGAATTAGGAGAAACTTCTGCAATGTATAATCTAGCAAGGTATTATTGTGATAACCGTGAATATGAAAATATGATTAAATACTATTTGATGGCAATTGAACAAAAAGATACCGATTGTTGTTATGAATTAGCCATATATTATCAAAGTATAAAAGACTATGATAATATGAAAAAATATTATATATTGGCAACTGAAATTGAAATAGAAATAGGAGATACAATAACAAAAAGAAATAATGTAAATGATGGATTCAATGATTTTAATCCATTTCAGTTATTGGAAATGTTACAATCTATTGAAAATCCGAATCCAAATATAGTTTTAAAAATAGCAAAACATTCAAAAAATAAAGAAAATTTAGTATATTTAAATAAAATAAGATTATTTACCAAGTTAAATAATATTGAAGAATGTGCAATATGCTATGAAACAAAATTACATATTGATATATATTGTGGACATACATTTTGTATAGATTGTTATCCTAGTTTATTTGATAAATCTTGTCCTTTTTGTAGAATTTCTAGAAACTCTCCAGCTTTTTCATAACCATTTTGTAGACATTCTCTACGCATTTCAACAGATTTTATAGTATTTTTTACATAATTTAATGATAACGGACTTTCTTGAAGTTCAAAATTAATTTCATGTTTTATTTTTTTCAATTTAATCAAAGTATTAATAAAATTAATGGCTTTTGATGAAAATCCCATTATAAAATCCAAAATAGATGAATCTTCATTAATATCATTCATATTTTTAGATTGCAATGATTCATCCTTTATAAAAGAATACCTAATTCCAAATATTTCATCCTCATTTTCAATACCACTTTCTAAACAAAAAGATAATGGATAATTTGCCATAAGTGCTCCATCAATATAACATTCATTATTTAAACATTTCGGTATAAAAATACCAGGAATAGAAGATGACATATAAATTGCATCTATTAACAATAAATCCGGATGACTCTTATAATTTAATTGTGAAATTTTGAACGAATTTAATTCAAAAGTAAAAACGTGTAAATCAATATTTGTAAATTCATATAATTCTTTTAAGGTAACAGATAACGATAAATCTTTTGCTTCTAAAATGGGTTTTAAAATTAATTCAAATATTTTTTTTCCATATAAACCTTTATTGTAATATGCTTCTAAAATTTGTTTACCTGACAACGTGAAAATTTCATGCCAAGGTCTTTCAATAATATATTTATTAATAGTTTCCCAATCATACTTTAAAGATAAAAAAACTGCAATAATAGAACCAACTGAAGTTGCATAAATAGATTGAATATCTTCAATTTTCCAAAAATCTTTTTCATTCAAGTATTGAAGTGCACCAATAAATTGAAATCCCATAGGTCCGCCACCAGATATTACTAGATGTTTTATAGTCATTTATAAAACAATGAATTTATATTTAAATTCTTTGTTTTACCATAAAATATTTCTACTCAAGTTATTTGCAGAATATTTATTGTTACGCCAATTTCCACGCATAAATTTTGTACGTGTTAAATAATTATGTCTACGTGTCTTATTATTATGTTTAGTATAATCTTCATATCCTAATTGTCCAAAATTAATCCATTTTTCATTTTTAGGATCATAAATACTATATTTTTTTTCACGATTTCGTGCAGGATATAATTTTGCAGTTTTACCTAAATATTTATATGCCATATGTTGTGCTTTTTTTGGATTAGAATATAAATATAATCTTTTACTGAAATGGATATTTTTTTTTCTTGTTGCCATTCTTCTTATAATATATAAATACTTTTAATCATAATAATTTTTATCTTTATCAATAAACCAACTAATATATCTATCATTTTTTTTATAATTAATTCCATCATATATTTTTCTAAATTCTTCGGCACTTGTATTGCAAATACATATCTTTTCTTTTTCATTACAAAGATAATCAGTCTTTTTATAAATCGCTTTATCTTCATGATTAAGATAATAATCTAACATATTATTAATAGTTTGAACTTTGGATAAATTTTGGAAATAATTATCTCCAAACATTTTTGATTTAACTAATATAGGATTCAAATAATCAACATCAATTATTTTATAATGTTGTCTTATTTCTTTTTCATTTTCATTTTTTAATGACCAAAAATTATCTGTACATTTTATTTTATCATTTAAACTCCAGAATGGCCACTTCAAAATTGTCATTTAATTAATATACTACACAAATTATTCTTATATTGTTTTTTAAATGTTTAAAATCATAAATATTTTTTCTGAATCAATTACAAATAGAAGAAAATGGCAAATATATTTACTCTTGACAATATTGAAGACTTTTCAGAAAAAATAAACATAGATGATTTATATGAACCAAAAAAAATAAATGATTTAAATCAATTAGCATTATTTCAAAAAATATTGAATCGTGTACATGTAAGAATAAAAACAACTTCAAAACAACAAAAAAACGAACAATATTGTTGGTTTATTATTCCAGAAGTTATTATTGGTGTTCCAAGATATGATCAAGCTGCATGTATTGCTTATATAATGGATAAATTAAAAGAAAATGGATTTAATATAAGATATTTCCATCCAAATACAATATTAATATCTTGGAATCATTGGGTACCAACTTATGTTAGAAATGAATTGAAGAAAAAAACTGGTATAATAGTAAATGAATTTGGAGTAAAAATAGATGGTAATGATCAAAAAGAAGATTTAAAATTTGGTAATGAATCTAATGAAATAGTATTGAATACTAAACATAATAGTCAATCAAACAATAAAAGTAATAAAAAGTTTACTCCAATTACTGCATATAAACCAATGGGAGATTTAGTATTTGATAAAAACTTTTAATATATATATACCTTTTGGGAAAAGGTATAACCAAAATAGAGTTACAATATAATATCTATTTGGAAAAGGTATATTATATTATGGACAAATGCTTATACAGTAATCTAATGATCTAATCATTTCATACGAATTCAAAGGTAAATTTGTACATAATTGAATGTAATCTTTTTTCATTTCTTCTAGTTCCCAAAAATGTTGGAAGCATGTTCCACGAGATAATTCAACTTCTCTAGACATGTGTTGTTTTACCGTTAATTTTCTTTTCCACATTTCATCAGTATTTGGAAAAAAACCGCACCAAACAATATACATTCCATTATTAATTGGTTTATAGTTTACCCAGTCTATTCCTTCTAAATCAGTAGGAACATGTGTAAAATGTCGCCCACCTTTATATTCACCACATGGTCTATTAAATATATATCTAAAAAAACGTTTATTTATAACAGGGATTAATTTATCTCTAAAACATGCAAGAAAATGTTTTGCATCTGGTGGAGTATATCCTTCTAATCCATTAATTGGAGTTAATACATGTAAAGGATAACAATTATCTTTTATATTAAAATTCAATAATTCTTTTAATGGTTTAGTCGTAATTAGCCATTCTGTAACATTCAAAAATATTTTATATCCAGGAACTGTTTTTTCTATTTCCATTATTTCTTTGTCAGCTGCAAATGTTTCAAAAAATGGTTTATCGTCAACTAAATTAGTAGTTCTTCGTATTTCCCATGTAGGACATATTTTTTGTATTATTTCTACTGATCTATCTGTAGAATCCCAATTTATGATAATTCCATGATCAAATACTTGTTTATGGTACTCAAGCCAAAAAGGTAACATATATTCTTCATTGTATACATTTGTTAGAATAGTAGTACGATTCATTATATATAATATAATATAATATAATATATAATAATTATATAAGCTATATGTCAAAAACATATAAAAACAAATATAACAAAAAAAATATAACATTAAAAATTAAAAATAAGGACAAATGTTTATATAAAATAAATCCAACTTTTGAAAAAGAATTTGAAAAAACACATGGATCTATAGTTTGGAATAAGGATTATCAAAAATTTCTTATAAAAGCTTTTAAAACTAAATATAGTCCGTATAATATAACTCCTAGAAATGATTACTATACTTATATAAATTATGCTTGGTTATATTTTAAAACAAAAAAACAAAAAGAGTATAAAACTTACTATACACAAGAAGATAGTTTTAGAGTTATGCAAGAAAAAGTATATTATCAAGTAATTGACTTAGTAAAAAAATATATTCAAAGCAATAAAAATGAAATATCAAAACAATTAAATAATGTTTATACATCTTTATTTAATTTAAATGAAAAAAGTGCAGAAAGTCATATTCAAAAATTAGTTGCTAATACTAAATATTACATAGAAAAAGGAAATTTAATAGAATTACTAGCAAATATAGCTAAAAATCCAATTGTATCTATTAGTTCCCCAATTGTTTGGTCTTTAGATCCTAATCAAAAAAACGCAAAATATTTCTGTAATTATATAAACTATCCAAAATTAAGTATTTATGACTATACTATCTATATTGAAGATAATACCGATGATGAAAATACTAAAAAATATAAAAAACTATTTAAAAGAAAATATTTTGAATTTATAAATACATTATTTAAAACATGTGTAGGTTCTGAGTATAAATATTCGGCACAAGATATTTGGGATGTTGAAGTTGAATTACTACAGACTATGGGTTGTAGTCAATTAAAAGAACCACTTGATTATTATAACAAAATATATAAAAAAGAATCATTAGAAAAGTATGGTTTTGATTGGGAACAATTTAGTTTGCTTGTTGGATATAAAGAACCACCTGATTTTTTTGTATGTAGTAATATAAATTATTTAAAATGTCTAATGAAATTACTAAAAACAAATTGGCAAACAAAAAAATGGGAATCATATTTTGTATACATAGGTGCAAAGCAAATAATTAGATTCCATAAAAAATGGAAAAATTTACATTTTGATTTTTGGGAAAAATTTGTACTTGGACAACCAATACCTATGCCTAATACTATTTATCCTATTTTCGGTTTATCTTATTGTTTTGATACATTTCTTACAAATGAATATGTTAATAATTACCAAAATGCAACTAATATTCAATATACACATAATATGATCAAAGATTTATTAGTCGTATTTCAACGAATTATTAAAAGAAATACATGGATGGCTCCTTCAACAAAAAAGTATGCTTTATTAAAGTTAAAACACTTAAAATTCATAGTTGGTTCACCTAAAATACTTCGCGAGGATCCATTGTTAGATTATGATAGCGTAGATGCATGGGGAAATATGGAAATAATGAATGATTGGAAATTAAAAAAACAGATAAATTTAGATGGAAAAAATATTATTGATATACCGTATATAGACTGGGATGAATTCAAATTAGTTGGTGCACAAGCATACGTTGTAAATGCATATTATACACCAACTAGCAATTCAATTTATTTACCACTTGCTTATTTACAAAAACCATTTATAGATACAGAAGAAAGAGGAATTGAATATAATTTATCACATATAGGTTATACCATTGCTCATGAAATGAGTCACGCCCTAGATAATAATGGCAGCATGTATGATTATAATGGAAATTTACATAATTGGTGGACTCCACGCGATAGTAAAATATATAATAAAAAAGTAAATAATGTAATTAAGCAATATGAAACTTTTGCTTCTTATGATGGAATACAAATGGATGCATCTATTGGAGTAGGAGAAGATATTGCGGATATTTGTGGTTTAGCAATATGTACAGAATATTTAAGAGATTTTCAAGTAAAAAATTATGATAATTTTGATATTCGCGAATTATCTTTTAAGGCATTTTTTGAATATATTGCAATTCAAAATCGGCAAAAAATATATGACAAGGCAATTAAGGCACAATTAAAAAATAACCCCCATCCAATGAATAAATATAGGACGAATTGCCCATTAGCCCGTATAAAATTATTTACAAGTTTATATAATATTCAAAAAGGAGATGATATGTATTGGTATCCACAAGATACTATTTGGTAATTATTATTTAATATTTAATATTTATTATTTATTGTTTATTGTTTATTGTTTATTATTTATTGTTTATTGTTTATTGTTTATTGTTTATTTTTGAAAATTAGAATAGTTATTAAATATTTTAATTAAATTAAGGAAAATATATTAAGCCTATGTTATTATTTTTAAATACATTTCCAAATAAATTGTAAAATTAAATAAATTTTTTACCTTTCTAATTTTTTTTTATATACATTATATATAAATGGCAAGACGTTCTCGTAGATCTCATCGTCGTACTAGTCGTAGAAACGGTATGGCACGCACTATGAAAAAAATGGCTGCTCGCAGAGCTTCTGCTGCAGCTTCCATGGCTAAAACTGCTTCCAAGGCCGCATCTAAGGCTGCTTCCAGAGCTGCTTCTGCTGCTAGATCAGCTTCTGCATCCAGAGCCAAGAATGCTGCTAAATCCGCTCAAGCCGCTGCTTCTAGAGCCGCCAGTGCTGCTGCCAATGCCGGACGTGCTGCTTCCCATGCCGCTGCTGCTATGTAAGTAGGGGATCTAATAGTTCCCCTATGACCCCCCTCCTTAAAATACTTCAGGTATAAATAATATTAATCAAATGATTGATATTATTGATTAATTTCATATTTACACCTTTTTACATTTCAAATGCTGAACAATAATATAAATAGTAATATATAACATAAATAATGGTAAACGAAGAAGAAATTGAAATATTAATAAATATTTGCTATGGTGGTTGGAACATAAGTAAAAAAGCAATAGAGCTTTATAAATTAAGAAATCCTAGTTATAATGTAACTGGAAATGTTTTTGATTATTTTTTTGATAGACATGAGCCTATTCTTGTTCAAATATATAAAGAATTAGGTGATAATTTTGACGATAAATATAGTAAAACAAAAATTAAAAAAATTCTAAAAAAATATGAAAACTATTATGATATTGATGAATACGATGGTAAAGAATGTGTAAGAATTAATTACACTAAATACAAATTGGATAATATATATAATAAAATTAAAGAAATATTACAAAGTAATAATAATGATAATACAAAAATAAATGAAATAGAACAATTTGTATCTGCGTTTGAAATGTAAAAAGGTGTAAAAAAAAATTATATAACAAAATGTAAATTTTCATAAAGTAATAATATAAGATATATGAATAAATCAGAAAATAAAAAAGAAGAGGATTTTATATTTCCATTTTCTACATGTGAGAAACCAAACAAGCGTGGCATTGCACAACCTTATTCTGTTATTATTAATGTTATAAGTATTTTTGTTATTCTATCGTTTTTGTTCCAAGTAAAAAACATATATTCCTTCTTTCTCATTCTTTCTTTACTTACCTTTGAATGTATACATACATTTTCTCATATCATTCATTTGCCAAATTATATACAACTAAATATCATACATTCTTTAGCTTATATTGTTAATTTTTGTTATTTACTCGCTTTTTATAATTATACACATAAAGCACCAAGTTTGTTTTTCTTAGTAATATTAACCATTCTTCTCTTCTTTGATATTTATTCCTTCCTATATTTATCATTCGTTTTCTATTTTTCATCCTCGTTACTCATTTTTTTCTCCATTCTTATTTATTATTATCAACATATCCCTAAGAAACAACGAAACTATATTATTATATTATTATCATATTATCATTAGGATTATCTATAATGCTATTATTTTATAATGAAAAATTAAACTGTACAAAAATGTTAGAACTATTCCCCGACTTCCCGTTTCATGCTGTTTTAGAAATCGCTGGATTAGCGATTTTTTATTTTATATGCAAATTCTTTACTAGTTTCTAAAAAATATTTTAGTGTTTTCTATATTTACGTGTTTTTTTATGAACATTTCGTCTTGTTTTTCTAACTCTTCTTCGTCTTAAAGACTTTTGTCTGGGTTTACCTGCCTTCTGAATTAAAGCATATGGATTATTAAACTTATCTCCAGTAAAATCAAGATTATTATTATAAAAAAATCCCATATGTAAATTATATATATATAAATCTATAAAAATATTTATATATATTTATTTTTATCCTCTTTCTCTTAAATCATCCGATAACTTATTTAAATAAGTAATTTGATTTTGTGATGTTTGTAATATTTTTTCTTCAATAATTGCTTCATAAATTTTAATTCCATTTGTATAATCTATTTCACATGTCAAATATAATTTCATAATTAGATTTCTTGTAAGTACTACTATTTCTTGCAAGTTTATTTCATTTAATTCAGGATTAATTCTTATTTCTTTTTCTTCATTTGGCGACGCAATTGTATATACAAATAATTTATTTATTATATCTAACAAAGCTTTTTGATTATCATTTGCATTTTTAACCATTTTTTTTACATTATCAGCGTATAAAGAAAATAATTTGTTAGATGTAGAACCTTTGACGGATTGATTAAATATAGGGTTTTCACCTTGACAATCTGGTGTATTATGATAATTTCGTAATTTTATATCATTAAAAGATTTTATATTTGGAGGTAATTCTTTTGCAGTATTTCCACTAAAAACATTATAAAAAATTAAAAGATCTTTATCATATTCTTTTTTAGATTTTTCAGACATACCTCCAAATTTTCCTGTAGTATAATCATAATTATCATCATAATATAATTGCATTAATTCAGAAATTCCTGGTTCATCCATTAGTGTTTCATGGTTTATATTAAAAGAACAAATATTTGGATGAACATTTATTTCATCATTTTTTTGTTCTTTGTCTTTGTCTTTGTCTTGTTCTTTACTTAAGGAATGAATACGATCTTGACAAATATTTAATTTATAAATTTTTCTTGGTACATTCGGAGGAATTTCTTTTTTCTTATAAATAGGGACTTTTATTGTTTGTCCAAAAGCATCTTTATATACATATACAGGATTAATAGTCGTAACTATTGCTGAAAAAAGATGTGCAATTTTTATATAAAATTTTGCAATTCCAATACAAATTCGTTTTTTCTTTAAAGGATTTTGTAAATTTAGATTTTCAATAGTATTTTTATTAAAAAAAAGTATTTTATCTTTTACCATTTCATTTACTTCTACTCCATTTTTAATTCTTTGCGCTAAATAACTTATTTCTAAAGGGTTAAAATATTTATCAATAATATTAGAAGTTAATACAACTAAATTATCACAATATTCTTTTTCATATAATTTACTTAGACTTTGAAAATCCATTGTCAAAATATAGTGGGTAGCTATATAATCAATTATCTGTCCAGGACCACGTTCTTTATTATTATTATTATTATTATTATTATTATTATTATTATTATTATTATTATTATTATTATTATTATTATTATTATTATTATTATTATTTGAAGAGTTTTGATTACCCATATTATTATAATATAGTTATTTTAAATATTTAATTAAAAATAAAATATTTATTAATTTAATTTATTTGTTAACATATAAAATAAAATTGAATTAAAAATATATCAAGATATCACAATAACTAAACATGACTCAAGAAAAAAGTAAAAAAAATAAAGAAAATAATACATTTGATAAAGCAGATTTATGGAATATTTTTGAAAGTGAAGTTAAAAATGAAGATAAAACTAATATACCTTTAGAATGTTTATATAGAAATATTGGTGACAGAGAAAACTGTGAAAGATGCAAATATAATCTAGCATATTCCGACGAAGGATTTCTTACATGTACAAATCAAAAATGCGGTATTATTTATAAAGATATGTTAGACCAATCGCCTGAATGGAGATATTATGGTGCAGATGATAATCAATCCAATGATCCAACTAGATGTGGAATGCCAATTAATCCATTATTAGAAGAATCCTCTTATGGATGCAAAGTATTATGTATTGGCAAATCTTCTTATGAAATGAGAAAAATAAGAAGATATACAGAATGGCAATCTATGCCATATAAAGAAAAATCACAATATGACGAGTTTCAAAGAATAACAGTAATGGCTCAAAATGGTGGAATTCCAAAACTTATTATAGATGATGCAATTAGATATCATAAAAAAATATGTGATTATGAACAAACATTTAGAGGAGATAATAAAGATGGGTTAATTGCAGCATCTATTTATATTTCTTGTCGTATTAATAATTATCCCAGAACTGCTAAAGAATTAGCAACCATTTTTCATTTGGATGTAACAAGTGCAACACATGGATGTAAAAATGCACAATCTATTATAAATCATCTAGAAAAGGATACAAATAATGATGAAAAAACAAGTTTTTGTAAAACGAAACCAGAAGCATTTATAGAAAGATATTGCAGCCGATTAAATATAAATGGAGAGTTGACCAATTTATGTAAATTTATTGCAATTAAAATAGAAAAACAGAATTTGATGCCAGAAAATACACCGCATTCTATTGCTGCAGGAGTTGTATATTTTATAGCACAAACATGTAAATTAAATTTATGTAAAAAGGATGTAAAAAATATAAGTGAAATTAGTGAAGTGACAATTAATAAATGTTTCAAAAAATTAGAAAAAATTGCACATCAATTAATACCTGCTGTAATATTAAATAAATATAATGTTTAAAAATACATTGTATATATATATTCAAAATTTTAATTTCTTTTTCGTTTTATTTTACGAGTTTTTCTACTTTTTTTATTGGATTTAGATTTTCTTTTAGATAACTTGTTTTTTCTTTTAGTTTTTCTTGATTTACGTTGTTTTCTTTTTCTTCCTCCTCTACCAAAACTACCAAATAACCAATAAAACCACGAATCTTGAACTGATACGCTTGAAATACTTGATTGACTTTCTGAACTACTTGAATAATTATCAATATCAATAACTCTTGATACTGTCGTAGAATCAGCTTGTTGAATTGGTGAAGCTATAATTGGATTATTTGTAATAGGTTGTTGGTCAACAATAACATTAATCATTTCTTGCATACGATCATTTACAATTTGTTCTGGAATCATATTTCCTACATCAATTCCTCCTTCTTCAATAGGAGTTCTTAATAGTTGATTAACGGATTGAACACTTACTTGGGATGTACGAGATATAACCGATTCAGGTACATTATTTACGTTAACGGAACGTCTTGAAGCAATAGAATTATTTAACCCACTTATATCACTAAATCTCGTATTTTGAGATTCTTCTAATGGAGACGGAGTTTCATCAAAATTCATATCATTTAAATTTTGATATTGACTTGCAAGTATTTCTCCTAATCTTTCACCAAGAGTTTCTATTATATTTGCATATCCAGTTTGCAAACCATTATATGCACTAGATACATTAGTACAAATAAACTGTCCCATTTGGTTACCACAAGCTCTAGATATATTAATTACACTTTCACTCAATGCATCTATTGTTTGTTGTGTTTCAATTCCTGCATTTCTTAATAAATAATAAATAGAAGTAACTGTAGCAAAAGTATTTTGAACTACAACTGTCTGTGGATTTAAAGTATTTAAAATATTAAATAAAGGACCAAAGTAAGGAATATTCGCAAATGCACCTCTTAGTCCAGAAGGTAAATAATTATAAATCATGGTAGTTGCTGATAATATTGCAATAAACTGTCTAGTAATAGTAGGAGAAGAAGTATAAATATTAGTTAAAGTAATAGAAATCTGATCCATTGCCCAGTTAGTTATAACAGTTGTTAAATTTCTTAATCTATTTAATTGATCCGGTTCATCTCTTAATTTTGGATGCCCAGTAACTAATATATCATTTAATCTAATTAATACCGCATTATATATTTCTACTTGTTCACCATAAGTTAATTGTTTAGATATATTGTTAGTTATTTTATCTAATTTTGATAAAAAATCTTGTCTTAAATTCTGATATTGAATATATTCTTGACCTCCCATTCCTTCTCTTTCTTGGACTTCTCTTTGTTGTTGATTAGCAGATACTTGTTGTTCAGTTATTGACATTATACTATTGAATTCATCTTCTAATTGTTGTTTTATGACATTATATCTTGATCTAACATCATCAACACTTGATCTATCTACTATAGCAGTTTCTTGTATTTGAGTACCTAATGATTTTAATTTATCTAAAATACTAGTAGTATTATTTTCAATTTCATTTATATCTACTACTTTAGATCGTTTTCTACTACTAGAATTATTATCATTATTATCATTATTACTTCTTTTTTTACTTGTACTCATACTTATATATAATATTTATATAATTATTTCTAAATTGAAGTATAAGGTAAAAAATAATTATTTAAATACTATAAATATTATATAAAATGACTATTCCAAAAATTGTATTTATTGTACCATATAGAAATAGAGTTACACATAAATTATTTTTTTCTAAATATATGATTTCTAATTTACATGATAGTATTGACTATGAAATATATTTCTCTTATCAATCTGATAAAAGAGCATTTAATAGAGGTGCATGTAAAAATATTGGATTTTTAGCAATGAAACATAAATATCCTGATAATTATAAAGAAATATCGTTTGTTTTTAATGATATAGATACTGTACCATTTGAAAATATACTTGATTATGAAACTACTAAAGGAGTAGTTAAACATTTTTATGGTTTTGATTATGCTTTAGGAGGAATTGTATCTATTAAAGGAACCGATTTTGAAAAAATAAATGGATTTCCTAATTATTGGGGATGGGGAATGGAAGATGCAATATTGCAAAAAAGATGTGAAAGATTTAGAATAAAAATTGATAGAAGTAATTTTTATTCTATTGGTAGTCCAGAAATTTTACATTTATTTGATGGTGTATCGCGTGTTATTAATAAAAAAGAAACACTCCAAAGTAAAACAGATAATGGAACTAATGGATTAAAATCTTTGTTTAAAGTACAATTTTATATAGATAAAAAATCCAAAAATCCTTCAGATAATATTAATATTCATAAAATAGATAATGAATTTATATATATGATAAATATCATAGATTTTTATTGTGAATCTAATAATGGAGAAAACGAAGAGTTTTATGAATATGACTTAAGAGAACCAAAAATACAAATAATGAAAACAGATAGAATAAAAAACAAAAATGAAATAGATGTAAATAATTGGTCTAATATTCCTTATTACCCAACAGTAATTGAAAAACAAGAAATGATTAAAAAATATGGATTAAAACATACAAATGAAATAATAGAATCAAGTTTAAAAAATAAAATACCAATTAATTCAAAAATAAGTAAACATATTTTATAAAATTATATTACATTTACGTTTACGTTTACATCCATTCCAAAAAACATTCTTCTTATTTGGGAACAATAGGTTATATCACTCGTAGTAATATCAATATATAATTTAAATATAACATTATATATTGTTTTACTTTCTTCATAATTTCCCCAAAATCTATAAATAATATAAGATAATATTTTTGTATCTAATAAGTCGTCTGATTGTTCACCTAAAACTAGACTATAATATAAATATAGTATTAAGAAATACATGATAGATTGATAATAATAATCAGAATAACCTTCAGGTTTTGGGTTATTTTCTTGCAAAATATTAAGAATAGGTTGTAAAAAGTCAATTTGTTCTTGTTCACAACAAATATTTATATATTTTGCAAGCGTAGGGTTTTCGTTCGCATAATTATATTTATAAATATATTTTTTCATTATCTCTGCAATGCTATTAAATAATTCTAAATTAAAGTTAAAGTTGTTCATTTATATTTAATATTTGAAATAATTAATAACAATATAATTAATAATATGATTAATAATTATATAAATATAATTATTTCAATTATAATTAATAAATGAAAACAATTGCTGATATTAAACATGCATTTTATATTAATTTAATTTCAAGACCAGATCGCAAAGAATATGTAGAAAATCAATTAAAAACAATAGGAATAAATGCAGAAAGATTTAATGCAATTAGATTAGAAAATGGTGCAATTGGATGCTCTTCAAGTCATTTGAAATGTCTACAAATTGCATTAAATAATAATTGGGATCATGTTTTTATATGTGAAGATGATATTACTTTTTTAAATCCTGATTTATTTATTACACAATTCAATTGTTTTTTAGAAAATATTACTGAATGGGATGTAGTATTATTCGGTGGAAATATCATACCTCCTTATAAAAAAATCAATGATACTTGTGTACAAGTTATAAAATGTCAAACAACTACAGGATACTTAGTAAATAAACATTATATTCCTATTCTTATAAAAAATATAGAAACAAGCATAAATTTATTAATGAAATATCCAGATAAACATGTATTATATGCTGTAGATAGATTTTGGTTTTATTTACAAGAAAAAGATAAATGGTTTTTAATTACTCCATTAACAGTTGTACAAAAACCAGGGTATAGTGATATAGAAAAAAAAAATACAAATTATCAAAATGTTATGACAGATATCAATAAATATTATTTATATCGTTAAAAACACGTTTAATCTATAAACTAAATAAATTGCGTTGAATTAATATTTTATAAATATTTATATTATTTTTATAAAATATAACAATGGATAAATGTTCTTGTTTAAAAGAATTATGCGAATGTCCTTTTTCTAATAAGGTTACTGCAAATAGTGTTGCATATACTAAAGGAGGATTTCCAGTTTATTCTACTGCATCTGCTTCTGCATGTTCAGAAAATAGTTTTGAAGAAGCATGGTTTAATGCATATGGTTTAGCTCAATTAGTAGCCGATGATGTTGCACAACATGATGCAAATATTGTTGATGTTACTTTAGATATAATTAATTCTGAAAATAAATTGCAAGGTCTTCAAGGAGCAACTGGTTTACAAGGTCTTAATGGATTACAAGGATTACAAGGATTACAAGGCCTTAATGGTTTTAATGGTCTTAATGGTGCAACAGGATTACAAGGTCTACAAGGATCAACAGGATTACAAGGTCTACAAGGTGCAACGGGAGTTGGTCTTTTAGTTGATACTGTGTTAGAAAATACCGGCACAGGAACAAATACATTATCTTCAAATACAACTGGATACGGAAATTCAGCACATGGACATTATGTATTGCAAAATAATACAAGTGGTGCATTGAATACTTCAAATGGACAATTATCAATGTCTTCTAATACAGTTGGTTCATATAATAGTGCATTTGGTCAATCTGCATTATTATCAAATACATCTGGATTAAAAAATTCTGCAGTTGGTCATGCAGCACTTACAAATAATGATACCGGTTCAGAAAATGTTGCAGTTGGTCAATCTGCTTTATCCTCCAGTATAACAGGTAGTCGTAATGTAGCAATGGGTGTTCGTTCATTACAAACTAGTGTAGAAGTTTCAGATATAGTTGCAATTGGTCATGAATCTTTACGAGATACTACAACCGGATATGGAAATACCGCAATAGGATCTGGGTCTTTAACTTTAAATACAACTGGATATGATAATTCGGCGCATGGTTTATACGCATTATATAAAAACATAGATGGTAACCGTAATACTGCATTTGGAGCCAAATCATTAATAGAGAATACTGAAGGATCAAATAATACAGCTCTAGGGTTAGAAGCCTTGAATGTAAATACTACAGGTTCAAATAATACTGCAGTAGGATTTGCAGCAGGTCCTTCCACTAATAATTTAACAAATACTTGTGCAATAGGTGCAAATGCAGAAGTTACATCTGATAATACAATTCAATTGGGAAATGCGGATATTAGTAATGTAAAAACAAGCGGAACATTAACTCTAGGTTCTATTACTTATCCTAAGACAGATGGAACTTTAGGTCAAGCATTAACAACAAATGGTTTAGGGAGTATGAGTTGGGTATCCTATGTTCCATATACAGGAGCTACAGGTCCAGTAAATTTAGGTGCATATGATTTGATTGTAAATTCATTAACTGTTGGGAGAGGAGCTGGAAGTATTAATACAAATACAGCTCTAGGATTAGATGCATTAAATGCAAATACAACAGGTTATCAAAATACAGCTGTAGGTAGACTTGTACTATCTTACAATACTACAGGTTTTGGAAATACAGCCAATGGTTATAATGCATTATATTCCAATACTACAGGTTATAATAATACAGCTGTAGGTAGAAGTGCACTATATTCAAATACAACAGGTTATAATAATACAGCAAATGGTTTACAAGCACTAGTATCAAATACAACAGGTTATGCAAATACAGCCAATGGTTTTAATGCATTATCTTCCAATACTACAGGTTCTGCAAATACAGCCAATGGTTATATTGCATTATATTCCAATACTACAGGCGATTCAAATACAGCTGTAGGTAGAAGTGCACTATATTACAATACTGCAGGTTATGAAAATACAGCTCTTGGTAGAAGTGCACTATTTTCAAATACAACAGGTTTTCAAAATACAGCCAATGGTAATCAAGCACTATTATCAAATACAAAAGGTTCATATAATACAGCTCTTGGTAGAAGTGCACTATTTTCCAATACTGAAGGTTCAAATAATACAGCATTAGGATATGCAGCATTAGTTACAAATACTATAGGTTCAAATAATACTGCATTAGGATATGCAGCAGGTCCTTCTACTGATGCTTTAACAAATACTTGTGCAATAGGTGCAAATGCACAAGTTAGTGTATCAAATACTATTCAACTGGGAAATACAAGTATTACAAATGTTATTACAAGCGGACAGTTAACTGTTCAAGGTATAACTGTAGGAAGAGGATCGGGAAATATTAATACAAATACAGCTCTAGGGTTAAATGCATTAAACGCAAATACTACAGGTTCTGAAAATATAGCAATTGGTTATAATGCATTATATTTCAATACTGAAGGTTCAAATAATACAGCAAATGGTTATAATGCATTATATTCCAATACTTCAGGTTCAACTAATACAGCCAATGGTTATGCAGCATTAAACGCAAATACTACAGGTTCAAGTAACACAGCATTAGGATATGCAGCATTAGTTACAAATACTACAGGTTCAAGTAACACAGCATTAGGATATTTTGCAGGTCCTTCCAGTAATAATTTAACAAATACTTGTGCAATAGGTGCAAATGCAAGTGTTACAGCATCCAATACTATTCAATTGGGAAATACAAGTATTAATAATCTCCGATGTCAAGTTGGTTTAACCGTAGTTAGTGATGCACGTGAAAAAACTAATTTTGAACGTTTAGATGCAGGATTAAATTTTATAGAACATTTAAAACCATTACGATTTGATTGGAAATTACAAGAAGGTCAAACGGAAGTAGAAATAAGAAGTGATATTGGATTTACAGCACAAGATTTGTTAGAAGTTCAAGAAACAACAGGAATAACTGTTCCTAACTTAGTAAATACTCATGATCCAGAAAAATATGGAGTAATGTATACACAATTAATACCTATATTAGTAAAAGCTATTCAAGATTTAAAGAAAGAAGTAGATGAATTAAAGAATGCTAAAAATCAATAAAATACTTATCTGTAGTAAGATTCATTATTGTTTCTTTTAGAAAAGAAGATAAATTTAATCCAAATGCATAGTCTTCCATATATTCTTTTTCAATACTTTCTTTTTTACTTGATAAAGAAAATATTGCATCCCAAGATAAAAAATAAAATCTCCCGCTGCAATATTTAGTAGGATTAATAATGATATTTTTAGGTAATTCTGGATGTATTTTATAATATTCACTTAAATATGGAACTTCTACATCAACAACTTTCCCTCCATAATGAACACGCGGTGCCTTATTATCCAAAACATTCATAAGTGTATTTAGAAAATTTTCATTTACAAGATTTTGGTCATCATCTGTTTTAAAAATATATTTAAATTGATAAGTATCTAATATCGCTTTATATGCTGCAAATACTTTTTTTGGTAAAGAAATATAATCATCTTCGGTTTGAACATATAAAACTTTTTCATTATAATCAAAATAATAACCATTATCGTCATCTAACAAAGGATCGCCAATAACATGAAAATACACTATTCTAGATGAAATATTTTTTAACCAACTCTGTTTTTGTTGTATTGCCTTGTCTCTGTAACGTTTACAATTCATGATTAATAATATATATTCTTGTTCCAACATTAGTAACTAATTAAATATATAATTATGTATTTAATTAGTTATTTTAAATATATTTCCTTTTCTTACTTTTACTTTTACTCTTACTCTTACTCTTACTTTTACTTTTCTTTGATCTAACTCTTTTATAGTATTTTTTGCGTGTACCTCCTTTTACAAAATTAGTACTAGTATTAGTATTAGTATTACTAGAATTTAATATTTTTAACGCGGACTGAGTTTCTTTACTATAATTATAATTATTATTATTAATATCAGGATAATCTTTATTTAATAAACCACTATCACTAATTTGTTCCATTACTGTCTTTCCTTTTCCTTTTTGTTTTTTATAGTACATTATTATTATTAATAATAGCTAAGATAAAAATATATGTAAAATAAGTAAATAAAACAAGTAAATAAAACAAGTAAATAAACCAAGTAAATATAAAACAAGTAAATATAAATTATATATTATAAAAAACAAATTAAATATAAATATATTTTTTACGTATTACGTATTGTTGAATGATTAGTATTATTTTTCCAATAATGTTTTATCATGAAAATATTTATAATTCTATAAATAGTATATTTTGTCAAAATTATAAATCATGGGAACTAATAATTGGATACCCTACCGATAACAATATAATAAAAGAAACTATTGAAAAAATAGATAAAAAATACCATGATATAACAATTATTGAAATAGGCGACAATAATATTACTAAAATAGATATATTAAATATATTAAAAAATAAATGTAAATTCAATTGGATTGCAATAAAAGATATAACAGATTGTTGGATTTATGATAAATTATCTCAACAAATGTTTATTGCAACAGGAAATGAATATGATGTAATAGGTACAAATTATATATTAGATGATCAATTTAGTAAAAGGGGAAAACAAATTCCATCTAGGGATATTAGTAATTTAGATTTTTTGAAAAATAATCCAGTTATAAACGCATCTATTATAATTAAAAAAGATTTATGTAATTGGACAAATGATTGGAAATATAACGGAGAATATGAATTATTTATAAAATTATGGTTAACAAACCACAAGTTTTATAATTTACGTAATGCATATATACAAATAAATATAGATGCATATTTATCCGCGAAAACTCCTAATAAAAATATTTATGAAAAAAATATGATTCATTATTATACAACAACTTTCCAATCTGGAGGAAATAAATCCTCTGTATTATTAGGATTACCTTCTGCAAACCATTTACTAGGATAACATACTATTTTATCTTTATAATTATTAAAATATGCACCCCACCAACTAAATGTACTATTTGCAATAATATTATGTTTACAACAACTCATTAACAACATTTGTTCCCAATCCTGTAAAAAAAACAAGACACATTCAAAATGAATATTTGTAAATTCATTTTTTAACTCATTTATAATAACATCAACATCTTTTTTATCTTTTTCTTCGCAAAAATATAAAACATTTTTGTCTTGATTTATATTTGATAAGATCAGTTTCAATGCTTTTTTATAATAATCCAACGTAAGTATAGGATGCACATGAGAAAAATGAATATAATCTCCTATTCTAAAATGCATACTAATTGTATTTTCAAAATCAAACTTATATTTATTTAAAGCTAATTGTTTTTGTTTGTCTAGTTGGATCAATTTACAAATATCATTATAAAAATATTCAAAATATTTATAACTTTGAAAATATCCTCTAAGTTCTATATCTTTATTCATATCTTTATTTGGAAAAGAAATAATTTCATTATAGTTAAAGAATTGTTCTTTTATGATAGATACTTTATCAAATCTATTAATTAAATATGGACTTAATGAATATAAAAAAGTATTCCAGTAAGTTTTTCTTTCTGTTATTCCCATAGTATATTTTGTATTTAAAAATGCAAAAGGTATATTATGTTTTATACTATAAGCTATAGTTGCAAAAATTTGAAATAATTGATTTCCTAATCCACCAGCTAATACAAATATAATCATGTATATTTATAATAATTTAAATTAGTATTTAAATTAGTATTTAAATTATTAAATATATAAATACAATATTTTTTTTAAAAATCCGCACAAAAATTAAATATTTCTTCCGTTTTCGTTTTATTAGCTAATGCGTATTCACTAACACGACTTTCAAAAAAATTTGTTTTATTTTCTATACTTATCATTTCCATCCAATGAAATGGATTTTTAACTTCATATAATTTATTGCATCCTAATTGTAATAATAAACGATCAGCAACAAATCTGATATATTGAGACATGGATTCTGAATTCATACCAATTAATCTACAAGGTAAAGCATTACATATAAATTCTGTTTCAATTTCAACTGCTTCTTGTATTATATTAATAATTTCATCTTCTGAGATTTTATTATTTAATTTATGGTATAATAAAATCGCAAATTCAGTATGTAAAGCTTCATCTCTAGAAATCAATTCATTAGAAAAAGTAAGACCGTGCATAATACCTCTATTTTTTAACCAATAAATACTACAAAATGCGCCACTAAAAAATATTCCTTCTACACAAGCAAATGCAATTAATCTTGTTGCAAAGTTACTGTTAGAATCATGAATCCACTTTTGTGCCCATAAAGCTTTTTTTTGAATACATGGATAATTTTCAATTGCTGTAAATAGTTTATTTTTTTCAAAATCATTTTTTATATAAGTTTCAATTAATAAACTATAAGTATGACTATGTATATTTTCCATTGCGATTTGAAAACTATAAAAAGCCCGTGCTTCTGCTAATTGAATTTCATTCATGAATCTTTGAGCTAAATTTTCCAATACTATTCCATCACTCGCTGCAAAAAAAGCTAAAATCATAGATATGAAATATCTTTCATTAGCGTTTAAGCTTTCCCAATCATATAAATCTTTTGTTAGATCAATTTCTTGGGGTCGCCAAAAACAATCCACTTGTTTTTCGTACATTTTCCAAATATCATCGTGTTGAATTGGAAACATAACAAAGCGATTATCATCAGGAATAAGTAAAGGTTCGTTCAAAGAATTCATTCTAAATTATATATAAGAGAAGATTTTATATTTGTTTTATTAATACTATTATTTTTTTTATAATTCAATAATTCAATAATTCAATATTTTTAATAATTCAATAATTTTAATATTTTATTCATATTATTTTATACTATAATCATAAGAATGGAATTATCAAAGTTATCTTTAGCAGAAAAAGATAAATTAATACAAAAAATAGATAATGAAATATTTAAACGTAGAGATCTTATTTTAGAAAAAATAAAAAAAATAAATAAAAAAAAGAAGGTTAATCATTTTTTAGAAGATGTAAAAGAAGACTATAAAAAATATCATGATTATATTATTCAAGAAAAACAACAACAATATAATTCCATGATAATAATAAAAAATTATTTAGATGATTTAATAAAAACAGAAAAAATTGCAAATAATGAATTAACAAATATAAGAAATGACCAACACCATATATTAAATGAAATGGATAAAGTCAAACAAGAATTAAACAAATTGATTTTATGATGTTATATTTTTATATTTTTTTAACTCGTTATATTATAAGTAATTTATTATGTCCAATTTACCAAATTTAAATATAAATGATAGTTTGGCTAACTTAAAAAACATTATTAATCAAAATAGTAGTAAAGTAAATGATTTTAAACAAAACAATCAACAATTCCATAAACAATTAATGGATAAAATAAATAGTATTAATCAAATGCTTCAAAAAATCCGTCCAAATATTGATAATATAAGTATTGTACAACAACAGACAACTGGATTACAAGATGAATTAAATAAAACTAGAAAACAATTGAAAGAACAACAAGATCAACTAACAAAATCTCAACAAACCATCATTGAATTAAGACAGAAAACTGCTACTTTAGAAAAAGAATTAGGAGAAGCTAAAAATTCCAAATCCAATAATGATAAACAACTAGATGACTTACGAAGAAAATTAAGTGAAGAAGAAAATAAACAAAACGGAATAGTTACCAAAATTGCAGAAGTAAATCAACTTCTTACCAATTTAGTAAATAATATGAATGAAACATTAGATCAAAGTCGTGGATATAATAAAGATTATGATAATCAAGTTACTTCTATTATGAAACAAATAGAACAAGTAGTAAATATATTAAATGGAAGAGCACCGCCATCCAATCGTCAAGAAGAAGTAGTTAATCCTATGTTTGATAATAATAATCAACCTAGAATAGGAGGTAAAATGAAAAGACATACATATAAATCAAGAGCAAAAAGAAATAAAAAAGGTGGTTGGTCATATGATAATATATCTATGAATTCATCAATTGCAGCATCATCCTCTAGTACAAGAAAACGAAATAGATATAAAAAAGCTAGATCATCTAGATCATCAAGATCTTCAAGATAATTTATTTTTTTTAATATTAATATTTTTTAACATACCTTTCATTCCTGGTAATCTGATATGTAGTCTTCCTAACTCTCGTAAATGTAAATTATTATTATTACGCATGTAAATAATATATTCTTTGCGTTTTTTTAATACATTTTTCCAAACTTTTTGAATAATTCTTATCCAAAAAGTTTTTAAAATAGCAATTGTTTCTCCTGTTGATAAAATAATGCATTCTGCAATTTCGGGTTTAATATATTGTTTGTTTGAAACAATTTTAATATAATTGCGAATTGTAGGATGAACATTTAACTGAAAAATCAAATGACGATTACATAAATATAAATAATAAATTCTTCTATGCATATTTATAGAATCATTTATATCATCAAAATCATCAAAATCATTAATATTAAATTTTTCAGTTACCATGTAATACGTTTCAATATTTGCATCACTTTCCTCTGTTTTACCATGTATAACAGGATGATGTAATTCGCATAAAATAAACTCATATTTATTCATTAGTAATAAAATATTTGTCTATTTATTTATTAATTAAAATAAATCAATTTTTTTACATAATAATATATATAGATATAAATGAGTATTTCAAGTAAAACTTCCAAATTATTAACTAATAAATATGTTTTATATTTTGTTTTATTTTTAGCAGTTACAACTCTTTTTGGTTATATGTCTATGAATGATACTAATACTGTTATACTATTTATATTAATTGCAGTAGTTTCGCGTATTTTTACAAAAAATATGATTATTATTTTAGGGTTAAGTATTCTTATTACCAACTTGTTAGTTGTAACTAGAAGTCGTAAAGAAGGTTTAGAAGGTGCGAGTCCAAGTCCTACTAGTAATCCAAGTACTGATAGTCCAAGTCCAAGTCCAAGTCCAAGTCCAAGTCCAAGTCCAGCTACTAATACAAATGAAAAGAAAGAAGAGACTATACCAAAACCAAAGGAAGAAACATTTGAGAATGTAGGTAAAAAATTAACACCAAGTAGAATTGATTATGCATCTACTTTAGAACAAGCATATGATAATTTAGATTCTATTTTAGGAAGTGATGGAATAAAACAATTATCATCAGATACGCATAATTTAATGAAAAAACAACAAGAATTATTTAAATCTATGGAAAATATGGCACCTATGTTGGAAACGGCAAAAAATATGTTGGAAGGGTTTGATCTTAAAAGTTTAGAAGGATTAGCAGGTTTTGCAGGTGGATTTTCTGGAGCAGCTAAAAAGTAAATTATTATTTTCTTTAAATATAAATTATAATATTATATAAACTATGTCATTAGGAAGTTTTACATGTCCAAATTTAATAAAGTCTGCTTTTAACAATGTTATTGCATCAGATTTGACTAATGCTGTTTATGAATCTAATAATGGAAACATAATTTTATTATCGGATAATAGTTTTACATGTACATTTAAAATTAAAGATGTATCTCTTATTGTAACAGGTAAATATGATGAGGAAAAAAATACTATTACTTGTTATAATGAATTACTTCCTGAAGAAATTACAGGGGAAAATACTTTAATAAGTTTTGCATTAGTTACCGAAGATGGTAAAACAATAAATGGTTGTTCTTTATGTTCTAATTCTTGTTATGGTTCCAATGGAACACTTGCTCCAACTAAAATGAATATGACAAGTGTTTTATCTATTAAAGAAGAGGATAATAAATTATATATTGGTGAAATGCAATCCGATGATAAAACAACCTTTTGTAATTGCAATACAACTTTACCTAGAGTATGGCCTAAAACAGAAAATTATAAAAATGTAAATGATTATCTAATTGATTGTAGTAAATGTAGTCTATACTTTAGAAATACTTTATTGACTTGTACAATGACTCATTGTAATAGTCTAAATCAACGATTAACTAGTCTTTACTGTTAATAAAAAAATATTTATAATAAAAAATATTTATAATAAAATATATTTATTATAAAATATAAATATATTTGTATATTAATGAGAAAGTGTCCTCCTGGTGTTATATGTATTGAAAATATAACTATTATTATAATTTTTATTGTTATAGGAATTGTTATTTATTTAGTTTATTTAAATATAAATAACCATAATCGCGATAATAAAGAAATAATAATTAATAATACAAGTCATATAGACCGCGATCGTTTTCGTTTAATACCAAATTATCCTTATAATAATAATAATATCCCAGAAAATGTGTTACAGAATCCATATGCCCCACCTTTAAGCGATGATCGTTACTTTATTCGTCAACGAATTCCTATTAATGTTGCAACGAATGTAGGTGCTGTAGATACCGAATATAGACAACTAGGAATTTTAACACCATTAAATGGTACTAACAAAGATAATATTTTACCATTAATGGGTAGACCATTATTTGTAAACCGACAAAAATATCAATACTATACGATAAGTAATCAACATAACAATGTAAAGTTACCTGTTTCGGTAAAAGGACGTAGTGGAACAAATGAATATGGTGTAGATCAAGTATTTAATGGTGACACAGTTTATATTGAAGGGTATAATAGTGCATTTAAAGTTACTATTTATGATACAGATACCATTAAATATTTACCATTTTTATAAAATAGTTATTATTTCCAAACAATTAATAAATTACTTATTATAATAATTTGTAAAAATAATATCAAATAATATATTATGTTTTGTTTTCAAGTTATCTTCTATATTATAAACATTATGAATTAATGGTGATTGATGCAATGATTTAATATAATTATCATATTCTTTACATCTAACAAGTAAAGCACTAGAATATAATTTTTTGGATGAATAATTATATTTATTTTCAATATTATAATGCAACTTTTGTAACTGTTGATTAGATAAAAAATTACATTGATTTATAAAAATATCTTGTGCAATGCTTTTTCTATTAAAATGATTATCTATATCTTTATTTTCAATAACTTTATATCCCAAATAAGTATCCAATAAATATTCTCGTATTTCATTAGTAGCAATATAAATATTTTTTTGGGAACCTATTAAATTTATTACTAATGAAAATGGTTTATAACTTTTATACATACGTTATAGGTTAACTATAATATAAATATTGTCTTTTGTTTAAATATTATTATGAATTATTATATTTTGATTATGATATAAATATTAAAAAATATAGTTTATTAGTATAATACATAAAATATAAATGTGGAATATATATGGTAAAAAATATGATCTAACTAAATTTATTGAATTTCATCCTGGCGGAAAAGACATTATTCAAAAAACAAAAAATCAAAAAGATATTACTGCATTATTTGAAACTTATCATGCATTTTCAAATTTAGATAAAATAAAGCAGACTTTAAATAAATATGAAATTACTGATATAAATGATAATATAAATGATAATATAAATACAAAAGAAAAATATAAATATGATTTTACTAACTATCATAAATTACTAGAAGAAGTAAAACTATTATTTCCAAATCGTAAATGTATAAAATCCACGCCATTTTTTGTAATGATTGATTGTGTCATATTTTTAACTTATATTAGTTGTTTTTTTACAGGAATGCTTTCTACCTATTCACTATTTTTTCGCGCATTTTGTTCGTTTATTGCAGGATTGACTTATATTTCATTGGGATTTAACGTTATGCACGATGCATCTCATTTTGCTATATCTACCAATGAAAATGTAAATAATATTTTAAATAAAATTTGGCATAGTTGGGGTTTATGGAATTCTAAAATATGGTTTTATCATCATGTTTATAACCATCATTCTTTTACAGGAATAGAAAAAAATGATCCAGATTTATATCATTTAAGACCGTTTGGACAAAAAGTTGCAACGAATGCAAATGCAAATACTCGTTCTCAATGTAATAATAATAATTGGTTATTAAAAAATCAGTCTTATACGATACCATATTTTTTAATTTTATTTCCTGGACAATATTTTGGACAATGTATAAGTTATTTTTTAACTTTGTCTAAACAAAAAATTTTTACAATTAAGTTACATGATAAAACCCACTATGACGTAATTGATATTCTTTTAATAATTACAAAATTATTTTGTCTATATAAAGGTTTATATTTCAATACAATCATATATATAATATCTCTTAATTTTTGGTATAGTATAAATATTGTAGGAGATCATGATACTTATGAAACTGCTATAGAAAATCATTATAATGGAAATGATTGGTGTAAAATGCAAATATGTAACTCTGGTAATTTTGTAAAAAATAGTATGATATGGACTTATTTATTTGGTGGAATTAATTATCAAATTGAACATCATTTATTTCCGAATGTATCTCATATTCATTATCCAGCTATTTCTATTATTGTACAAAAATATTGTAAAGATAATAATATTCCATATGCTCATCAAAATAGTATTTATGAAACTTATCAATCATTTTTGAAAATGATGAAATATAGATCTATTCATTAATAATTTATATTTTTTAAAGTCTTATTTTTTAAATTATAGTTTTTATAGTTTTTATATGTTAAAACATTTTTTATTGTTTTTGTATTCCCAAGTTTCCTATTTTTCCGTGTTTGGTATTGAATAATTAATATTTTATGTATTTTTCCTTTAGTTAATTTCATTTTGTAAGTTAGTATATAGATAAATTATAATATTTATTTATATACTTATATTAATATCTACCTTATGAGTTGTCCAAATGCAAATTCACCTATTGATATAAGTCAACAAAATGTTGCTGGAAAATGTGATTTGAAATGTGATTATAATTATAAATATCCCAATAGTAGTTGTATAGCAACAAATCGCGGCGATTATATTTCTATATCTTATGATACTTTTTCTTCTTCTCCTGTAAATTATAATTCCATAGATTATAATGTGAAAGAAATTAGAATTTATCATCCATCGCTTCATACTTTTAATCAAAATAAATCAGTAGCTGAACTAATTATTATACATATATCAAACAAAGGAACGAATCCATTATTAGTATGCATCCCCTTAACAGAAAATAATACAAATTCTGATAGTTCAAAAATCTTAACTACTATAATTAATAATGTATCTATAAATGCACCTTCTAATGGAGAATCTGCAACTATAACTATGGATAATTTTTCTCTTAATTACTTTGTTTCAACTAAACCATTTTTTAGTTATACGGCTATTCAACCTTATCAACCATGCGTAGGAAATGTAGATATTATTGTGTTTCAACCTAATGTAGTAAATTCTTATATTTCAACAGGTTCTTTGAATAAACTTAAGAAAATTAACCAAACAAATTCTTATAGTACAAAAAAAGGACCATTATTATTTTACAATTCAAAAGGTCCAAATCAATCTGTAAATACAGGAAATGATGATATATATATAGATTGTAAACCAATAGATAAATCTTCCGAACAAATTTCAGTAACAAAATCTAATTCTAACTCTAACTCTAATTCATTAAGTATAGATTGGAATGCAATTCAAAATAGTTTTCTTTTCAAATTGATTATAGGATCTTTATTATTTGTTTTTTTAATAATGATATTTTATTTTATATTAAAATTAATTTCTGGAAGACCTGTTGAATTTAAAAAAAAACTTAATAATAGTTTTACACCAAAATCATAATAAAAATGATTTAAATAAATAATTTATATAAATCATTTTTATAAATTTTATAATAAAGAATTAAGTAAAGAAACTATTTGTAGTATTATATTTTTATCTATGACTTTGTCTTTTATAAGAGAAGTAGAAGTATCAGGAAAAAGTATTGTAGAAAATATAAAATCAATATTATTTTAAATTTAATTATTTAATATTATATATATTAAACAACACCTTGATAATTGACAGGTGCTGCATCATGCAAGTCATCTAGAATTGGTTTAAAATTATATTGTTGTTTATCATAATTAGAAGGACGCATTGGTGTCATTTTTTTCACCATTTCTTGTTCTAAAGTATAAGGAAATTGGTGTTGTGCAGAAAAAGGAGACCATTTTTTTTCTTCTGTTGGATAATAAGGTGCTAAAGAAGGATTAAACTCTACAGAATATCCATCACTTTCCAAATATTTGTAAGAAGAAGAATGACGTATTATTTCAAAAGCAACTATCAAAATAATAACACCTAGAATTGGATTAGAATGAGTAAATATAGCTATCGCTCCAAGTCCAATAAAAACCTTTGCAATTGGATTATTAATATAAGATGATAACATATAAGGTACTTTAGTACCCATTATCAAATAAATAATTAAAAGGATAGTTAATATTAATTGTCCCCTATTTTTCTTTTCAAATAAATTTTTCAAATATTCCATATATCATAATAATATATTTTATTCCTTGAAAAAATATACCTTTTTAAATAAATTGAAACAACATAAACGATTCTTACTAAATATAATATAATACCAATTATGAATGTACAAAAACTTATAAAAGATTCAAATCAAATAGAAAAAAAGCAAGAAATGCCTAAAACACTAAATACTTATTTAGGAACCAAAGGATATACTATTCTAAAATCTGAACTAACAAATTTACAACAATATTTTATTCGTAATGAATTAAATGTAAAACCATTTGTTCAAGGATCTCCTGTACAATCTACAAATACTTTTCCTGCATATAGAGAATCTAATAATAAAATATATGTTCCAAGATATTTTGGAGAAGAACATTTTGGTAAACCAAAACAAATAAAAATACCAAATGGTGAAGATATTGATATAAAATTTAATGGAGAATTAAGAGATTATCAAATTCCTGTAATAGAAAAGTATTTGAATTATATTAAAACAGTAGAGCAAGGTGGAGGGTTGTTAGATTTACCATGTGCATGGGGTAAAACATCTGCTGCTTTATACATTATAAGTCAATTGAAAAAAAAAACAATAGTTATTGTTCATAAAGAATTTTTGATGAATCAATGGGTAGAAAGAATCAAACAGTTTTTACCTGATGCAAGAATAGGAAAAATTCAAGGTCAAACGATTGATATTGAAAATAAAGATATTGTATTAGGAATGTTGCAATCTTTATCAATGAAAGATTACCCTGCAACAATGTTTGATTCCTTTGGTCTAACAATAATTGACGAAGTACATCATATATCTAGTGAAACATTTTCATGTGCATTATTCAAATTAGTTACTAAATATATGTTAGGATTATCAGCGACAATGAATCGGAAAGATGGGACAACTAATATTTTCAAAATGTTTTTAGGAAATATTATTGAAAAAGTAGTAAGAAAAGGAGAATACGATGTAATAGTGCGTGGTATTCATTATAAAGTAAATGATGACGATTTTAATGAAACTGTTTATGATTATAGAGGTAATCCGCAATTTAGTACTATGATAACGAAATTATGTAGTTATAGTCATCGTAGTGAATTTATTCTAAAAATAATCACAGATATGTTAAAAGAAAATCCTTCACAACAAATAATGATTTTAGCACATAATAAAAACTTGTTGAAATATTTATATGATGCAATAAGTTTTAGAAATATGACAACGGTAGGTTATTATATTGGAGGAATGAAAGAGCCAGCATTAAAAGAAAGTGAATCAAAACAAATTATCATTGCAACTTATTCAATGGCAGCCGAAGCATTAGATATTCGTACATTAACAACTTTAATAATGGCTACACCAAAAACAGATATAGAACAAGCAGTAGGTCGTATATTAAGAGAAAAACATTCACAGCCGGTAGTAGTAGATATAATTGATAACCATGAGATATTTGCAAGACAATGGGTAAAACGTAAAAAATTTTATAAAGCACAAAATTATAAAATTATTGAATGTTCTAATGAAAATTATAGTCCAAACACAGAAAACTGGAAGACAATTATGGAACCGAAACTTGTTACAACGAATATAAATGCATGTAAAAAGGATAATACATCATTAATAAAAAATAATAAAGATGAATTACAAAAAAATGAATTGCCAAAAGGTAAATGTTTTATAAACATTAAAAAATAAATAAAATAAATAAAAAAATATTTTATATGCATTTTACTGAAATATTTATTTTTTTATCATTATTTTATAAATAAAATTGAAATAGTATTTCATATTTCTTGAAAAATTAAAATACTTATTATCTATTAAAAATGAATTTATTTATTCTTTCACTTATTCAAAAAGAAATTGCAGAATACATGATGGATAAACATGTAAGCAAAATATTATTAGAAGCAGTTCAAATGTTATGTTCTGCCAAAAGAATTTTAGATCCAGATGCTGAAATAAATAATAAATTATATAAACTTGCTCACAAAAATCATCCTGTTACGATATGGTGTCGTAAATCAAAAGCAAACTTTATATGGACTCTTGATTTAGTAGAAGCATTACATAATGAATGGAGATTTCGTTATGGTCATCCAACAACAAAATTTCATAAATCTTATTTAATAGCTTTAATTTTGAGAGAAAATATGCCAAATGATGATAAATTTGAAGATGTAAGGTTAACCGAATTTGCTTTAGCTATGCCAGTAGAATATAAATCAAATGATCCAGTGGCATCATATAGAAATTATTATATGTCTGACGAAAAACAAAAAATAGCTAGTTGGAATAAAAAAAGAAATAAACCAGAATGGTATATACCTAAAATAATTTAATAAGATCCTTTAGATGGAAAACCATTATTTGTAAAACGAGAATAATTATCAACGCAATTAGTACAATTAGATAATACTTGATAAGGAGGTGGACTAGCTAATGCACTATCATTGGCAGATAAAGGACCACCTAAACTATATGTTTGAGTCATTGGAACATTGTTTTGATATTGTGCATATCCACCTCTTTGTCTTCTACTTCTACTTCTACTACTACTACGTTTACTAGTTCTAGTTCGTCTTGTTCTTCTTTTACTTTTATTAGATCCTCTTTTACCTTTACCTAATAATTTTCTTTTAAGTTTGGATAAACTATATTTTTTTGTTCCTTTCATCCTATACATATTAGATATATTTTTAAATTTACTTTTCAAATTATGAGTATTTTTTATTTTTTTTGCACCACCTTTTGTACATCCGGGTATATAAGATGCTGCAGCCTGGCGATTACTCAATGGTTCAGGTAAAACTGCAGGATTTATCGTACTTGGAATAACACGACTTGTAAACGCAATACCTGAAAATTGTGAATTATCAATATTTACTAAAGATCCATTTATATTATTATATGGAGTAGAATGTCCAACTTGGGCAAATCCCATTACTTGTTATATTATATAGGTATAATTAAATTTAATAATTAAATTATAAATTATTACATTTATAAATTATTATATTGCATATTAATTTCTTTCAAAGTAATAACTTTATCTTTTTTATCTGCAATAATCATAGGTGTCCATTTTTTAAATTTAGAATTATAATTGCATTTTATTTTGAATGATTTATTTAAAAACACAAATTTATCTATTTTATTATTTTCAAATTCCTCTTCATCATCGCTCTCTTCTAATGAATCTAAATTTGTATTTTCTTTAATATTTCTAAATAATTTATTCATAAAAACACTTGTTTTATAATCAGGTATGCATGCAATATCATAAAATATAAATTTTCCATTTTCATAAGTATGTAAATGATAAATATCGTTTTGTATATCAGGAGTTATTTTGAAAATTATGTTTTTATTTAATGAATTTTTATTATTGTTGTATTTGTTACCATTTCCCTGTTTATAATAATTTATTGAGTTAATTGTTTTTGATTGTTCTTGATTATTTATATATAAATACCGAAATTGAATAGTTTTTATTTTATATGGTAATATTTCAATATCATTTAATAATTTATTAAAGTTTTTATCAAACGAAATAATAGGTAATCCAAATATTAACATTGAAGAAATTATTGAAATAGACGATATTTCTTTATCTAATATATTTTTGAATATAGTTAATTTGTTATAATAGTTTTCTGTTTGTGGTATTCGTTTTCCTTTATAATAAAAAATATCTTCTATAGTAAAACATTTATTATTTTGATATTTAAATAAAGTTCCATAAAAAATAGTTCCACAATTACCATAACATAAGGAATCTGTAAAACTAGATATTACTATATAAATATTAGTAATAATTTTATTATTAGAAGCACTAGTTTCTAATAAATAACAAACATTTTGTGTTTGATAAGTAGTGAACCAAATAAAACAGTTCATTCCTTCTGGAATAGCTATCATTATATCATAATTATAAACCTTCTTATGCAATATAGTTTCATAAGAAAGTTCTATTTTGGGAAAATGTTTTAAAATACTTTCTATTTCTTCTTTTGCAATTAACTTCATAATTATATTATTTATTTATTATTAAATAATCTTTATATTATATTTAAAGATTATTTATTTATAAAATATAAATTATCATGATAGATGATAATAAACTAGATAAAAATGATTTTGATAATGCAATTAAATATTTTCAAAACATATTTAGTAATAATATATCCAATTATTCACAATATAAAATGGGTGCAACATTTATTGGAATTAAAACAAATATAAGTGGTATTTTAAAATTACATATTTATATTTTGTTTTTTCCATTTAGAAAAAGTGAATTGGTTGTTCCATATTCCAATAGCTTTCCAAATCTGTACTTTAAAGATATATGTTTTGATGTGGATAAAAGCTTTTATTTATGGATATATGAAGAAATGAAAAGACAAAATAGTATTATTATTATGTCATTAGATTCAAACATATTAAAAGTTGTTCCTAGAACAGGCGATGCATTAATAAGCGTTGATATAAATTGTAATGAAAAAAAAGAATGGATAGATTTAGAATATGAAGCATGGTATGAAAAAAAAATATTTAATAATGTGTTTACAATTCGCATTGTCAATCCTTATCTTTATATGGTACCATTCCCAGTTAAACCAATTATAATACAAACTGTAAAAAAAATAAATAACTATGTTCAAATATTATTATAAATTATAAATAACTGTAATTTTCAGAATATAATTCAGAGGAAGCATCGGCATATTCTTCACTCTTATTTAAATTTTTTTTAAGAAAGTTTTTCAATTCATCTTTCATTAATGAGTCCGCATTATTTGGTAATAAATCAATTTCAGTGTAATTAGAAGACAAAGATATTTCATTATTCACTTTGCCATTTTTGTTAGATAATACAGAATATATATTGTCGTATTTTTTAGAAGAATAGCTTACTAAATCTTTTACTTTTGGAATTGTTAATGTATCTTTCATATAGCAAAATAAATGATGTAATAAAAATATAAATATTAAAGATAATAAAAATATTTGTATAATCCAAGTTAACATATAATATAAAAATATTAGATTAAGTGTAATAAAAACACATTTAATTCCTGTTGTAAAAAAGGATTATTAAAATCTAGAGATTTAGTTGAATCTACATTTTTTTCATTATATTCCAAATAATAATCAATAGGAATGAATATTTTCGTAAAGTCATCTAACAAATTCTTTTTTTTATAATCATTATTATTTGCATTTTTTTTCTCATAAATACCATCTATAATTAATTTTATATTATTAATTTGATATTCATTTCTTGTAATAGATGAATAAATGTAGTTCACTGGTAATTGTGATAGTATAGGTATTTTTATTTCTTTTGTATAATCAATCAATAAATTCAATTTACCATAATTTATTTCTTCTATTTTTTCATCCATTGGTGGTTCTATGTAATAAATATTATTTTTTTCAATAGTATAAATATTATATTCATGTTCATGTGAATATAATTTTATTATATTTTTTTTAAATTTAAAATATTTTTGAAAAGATTCTATATGGTCTGTAATAGTTTGTAATGTAATATTTTTTATGTAAATTTTTACCATTTTATTTTGTTTTTCAATAATATTATATATTATAAACTATTTAAACCTATTATATATAAAATATACAATGCCTCAACTGGTTATTATAGTAGAAAAAAACGGTGATTTAAATACATATAATATTAAAGAGTATAAAGAAGAAGATTTATATAAAAAATGTGGTTTAAAAAAACCTGATGGATTTATTAAACATACAGATTGGAATGTAAAGTTGGAAGGAAAAAAATATCTTATATCTATGTATGGAAAACTAGAAGGTAAATCTAATACAGAAAACAAATATGATTTCCCGCCACCTATAGATTCAAAGTTATTTTTTGGTAAATGTTTATTAGTTGGATTTACAAAAAATGAATGTAATCCAAAAGAATTAACTCCTATTTCATTAACTCTTGTGTTATGGGAAAAAATATATGAAAAGTTATTTGGAGGTTTTGAAGATTTGGCTGTTTGTGCACTAGAAGACGATGAAGAAGAAGATGAATTGGAGAATATTCCTAAATCTTTAAAAACAAAAAAAGGAGGATATCTAAAAGATGGATTTGTAGTAGATAGTGATGACGATGAAGACGAAGATGATGAATATGAGACAGATGAAGGATCCATAGATGCACCAATTAAAAGTAAACAAGATAATGATGTAGATGAATTAATAATTGATGAAATAGGATCAGAATTAAGTGAAGAAGAATATGATTATAGTGATAACGAAGTATAGGTTAAAACGAAGTACAGGTTAAAACGAAGTACAGGTTAAAACGAAGTACAGGTTAAAACGAAGTACAGGTTAAAACGAAGTACAGGTTAAAACGAAGTACAGGTTAAAACGAAGTATAGTAATAAATTGTTTTATAATAAAATTGATATTGATTTAAATATAATTAATTAAATCAATATAACTATCTAATGTCATTGCGAAAAGTTGAAAATCCTGATAAATTTAGAGAAGCAATTAGAGAAAAATTAGAAGTATTATTTAATAATGATAGTTCTGATGAATGTTTAGATATCAAAAAACATGTTTCAAATTTAGAAAAAGGAATTCATAATTGGACATTAAAAGAAGCTACTAATCGTAAAGTTGTGAAAAAATGGGATAATCCTTATTTTGTTCGTATATATTTAGATCATTTAAAAAGTATTTATATTAATTTACAATCTAATACATCTTTAATAAATCAAGTAAAAAGTAGTTCTTTAAAACCACATTTAATTGCTTTTATGACACACCAAGAATTAAAACCCGGTAAATGGGAATCATTAATTGAAGCAAAAATAAAAAGAGACAATAACAAATTTGAAACTAATATTGAAGCTGCAACAGATACTTTTAAATGCAAAAAGTGTAGATCAACAAAATGTACTTATTATCAGATGCAAACTAGATCAGCAGATGAACCAATGACTACCTTTGTTACATGTATAGATTGTGGACAAAGATGGAAATGTTAAAAAAAATATATAAAATAAATTTTTCCTAATAATAATACAAATCCAATAAATAATAATACTAAATTTATATTATTATTTTTTTTTATTTTATTTGTATATTCATATGAATCGGAATAATCGTGATTATTATTTGTATTATAAATAATATTTTTTAAAATATCATCTGGGAATTCAATAGATATTTTACGTAAAAACATTGCATATTTATTTTCTTTTAATTGATTATTAATGTATTCTATATCTTCTTGATTGTTTGTAAAAACATGAGGACTTGTGGCATTAGACATTTTATCCCAGTTAGTGATAGTTCTAGATTTATTTATTATTGTCCATGGATTTGTTAATTCTTTAAATGTTTGTAAAATAATTGCAAAAATACTTTCATTTGCCAATCCTCCTTTACATATTTGTTGATAAATATCATTTTTTTTGCATAAAAATAATAAACAATTTTGTACATGACTACGAGATAAATTAAACCATGGTTCATTTGCTAAATGATATTCTTTATTTAAATATTTCAAATTCGCTCTTGAATGAATTTGTATATTCCAATAAGACGGTTTCCATGTTAAAAAACTTACAGAGTAATAATAAAAAAATAATTTACGAAATTGTTGTGGACTAATAATTGGCACACAAGATTCTGTTAAAAGACAAAACCATTTGTTATTTAAATCGTGCGAAAATGCATAGGATAAAATACCCATATAAGCAGGTACTACGTGAAAATAAGTTGTATTATTAATTTGTGATTTTGGTAAACAATATTGTTTAATCCAAGGACTCCTTATTAAATTCAAATCTTTATAATGAAAATACACATTTATTATGTCTTTATTATATTCAATCCATTCTTTCCAAATTTGTTCTTTATATAAAATATGTTTATAACTAATAATAAAACATAATGCAACTTTCATTATATAATATATTAAATAATTGCATATTTTTTATACTATATTTTTTGACTTATTATATAATGAAAATTATACTTATTATATAATGAAATTATACTTATTATATAATGAAATTATACTTATTATATAATGAAATTATACTTATTATATAATGAAATTATACTTATTTTATATGAGTATTAATTAATATTTATATAAATAAAGTAATTAATGATAAGGTATTTATTATATTTAATGCCTATTTTATTAAATTTAGGAATTATTAATAAATTAATGAATTATAATATATATTCACGTTTACATTTGCATTTACATAAAGAATTACATTATAATAAACAATTTTTATATAATGGTACAAGTATATGTAATAACTTTTGTCAAAATTATGATAGTAATAAAATAATTGCTATTTCTCCTGGTGGATATAAAGGATTTTATCAACTAGGAATTGCAAGTTATATTAAAGATAATTATAAATTAGATAATTATTATTTTTCTGGAGCATCTGCAGGTGCATGGGTATCATTATTCATGGTATATAAAGGAAATCATAATATTTTTATAAAGGATTTAATTGATTTTATGAATAATATAAAATCAAAAAGATTAGATTTTATTCAAAACCAATTAAAAATACATTTTTTAACAAAATACAAAACTAATGAATTTGATTTATCAAGAATTTTTATTGGAGTTGTACAATTTGATAAAATATATAAGATGCCTTATTTGAATATTTATACTAATTTTCAATCATTAGAAGATGCAATTGATTGTTGTATTGTTAGTTCACATATTCCTTTTATTACAGGAGGATTGATAAAAAAATATAATAATAAAATTTCTTTTGATGGTGGATTTAGTAATTATCCATATTTAAAAATAAATAATTTATCTATTGTATTAAATATTCATCCAAAATTATGGATTTATTCTGACTATAAAAAGCAAAAGCCTAGTCCTAATAACTTATCTAAAATATATAATTTTGATATATATGATTTCACAAATTTATTTTCTATTGATAACTTTAATTTATCCCAAATGTATTATAATGGATATAAAGATTCACAAAAGAATAAATACTTATTAGATTTATCTCTTTCTCCTTTATAATTTTATAAAATAGTATAAAAATATAATTTAATAGTATAAAAATATAATTTAATATATTATATCACTTTATAATGAAAAAAACTTATTTTAGTAAACTGTTTTCATTAGAAAATAATAATGACTTTCAACTATTTAATTTAATAAATAGTATTATTATTGCAATAAATAATAAAAAAAATGTAGTTATTGTAGACAAATTTTTAAATGATAGAAAGAATACTCTAATGACTTCTAATATTTCTGATATTATAAATTTAGAAAAATTCAATACTTTTTTGAAAAATAACTATAATATTTATATATTTGATAGAGAAAATTTAGACTTTCAAGTTCATTCTATTAAGTATGGACATTATAATAACAATATAGATTTACGAAATGAAATATTATCTCAGTTTTCTATTCCAAATAATTTACGTGTAGAAACAAATATTAATCTTAACTTCTTGAAAAACTACGATCCTATTCCAAATGTTCAAAAAAGTGTATATATTCATTATTCAATAAATAGTATTCATTTTAAAGAAATATATGATGAACAGGGATGTTATTTAAAAGAACCAATAATATTTAATTTAGATGATAGTAACTTTAAATATAATTCTTATACGTTATCTAATGTTAGTAATAATAATAATAATAAAAATATATTTGATGATATATTAGAAAATTTATGTTTTACCAATATATATGAAATAATTACTAAGAACTATTTGGAAATGAATAACTTGTTAGATACAAAAATAAATATAATAGATTTGCAAATAATTGCAAATAAAAATAGTAACAATAAAATTGAAAATAAATATATTTCTTTAATTGACAAATATATTAATATAAATGAAAATATTATAATTTTACCAAGTAATAATTTGGAAAATTCGTATCTTGATAATGAAATTATATTTGATTTTTTGAAAAAAAATGGATATAAATATTATATTCATCCGTATTTACCTGTACTAGGTAATGAAATAAATACTATTATTGATTTGAATTTAGGCTTAAAATGCAATAGTACTTATATTGGAAGTTTTAATATGCATAAATTATCTGGTTCTAGTTTTACTTACTCTTTAATTCAACAAATGCCAAAAGAATCTAAACATGTTTTAATAGATATAGATAATATTGATGGTAAGGAATTAACTAATTTTTAAAATGCAATATTTTCTAAATCTTTTACATTCCAATATTCACTTCCACCATTCGGTAAAGGTCTTCTAATTATAAATGGAATTCTTTTTTCACGTAATTCAAGTTCAGCAATTAAATATCCATCTATTACATTTTCAGGAACTTTTACAAAAGCAGTGCCTCCTGCATTAATTTGTTTAGCTCTTTGACCAAGAATTCTAGTTCTTTCATATTTTGTTAAATAAGGAATAGTTTTATGTAAATTATCAATAATAATATTATTTTTATCACGAACAACTTTCGTTAATGCTTCTACTTCATCATAATTATGCATAATACATTCAGGATGAAAATTCATAATATAATTTTTATTTATTTCTTTATCAAATTTTTGTAAATAATTTTCATCCTCTGTTTCCTCTGCTTCATTATCATATTCTAAATTTATATTTTCTGGTAAAGCTTTTATTTGTTTATTGATACCATTTTCGGTATTTTCATCTAAATCTAATTCTTCATTATCTATTTCATCATCATCTTCTATAACATTTACGTCATCATCTTCATCTTCAATCTGAAAATCTTGTACTCCTCCAATTTGAACTTCATTATCGTTATCAATTTCATGTTCATTTTCGTCATTATTGCTTGTAGTTGATTCACTGTCATTATCACTTGATTCATAATCATCATCGTCATAACTTCCCATTTTATATATAATATTATTATTCTAGTTTTTAATTTGTTATTTCAATTTTGTTTATAATTAAAAAATGATAAACAAAAGAAAATAAAAATAGGTATATTTTTATTTTTTTATAGAATAGTTATTATATATAAATATGAAAGTTGCTGTAATGATGTTTTATGATGATAATATTAAATATTATGGTGATATAAATTATAATATAAATAAATTATATTGTGAAAAGTATAATTTAGAAATTATTTTATCAAATAAACCAAGATATAATAATAGACATCCGGCTTGGGAAAGATTACCTTTGTTACTTGAAAATATTACAAATTTTGATTATTTAATTTGGATTGATTCAGATGCGTTTTTTTATAATGATGCAAATAATATTATTGATATTATAAATAGCAATAAAAATGTTAATTTCATATTTAGTAACGATATTGGCGATAATAATATAAACAGTGGAATTTTTATTGTAAAAAATAGTCAATATAGTATAGATTTTTTAACAAAATGGGCATATGATGAAGAATTATATAAAAATAATCCATATCCTTATTGGTGGGATCAAGGTGTATTAGTTGATATGTGGAATAAAAATATATTAGATATACAAAATAATTCATCGGTAATTAAATATGGTATTTTACAACATTTTTTTTTAGATGATAAACGAGATAATGAAACATATGTTTTTCATTTAGCAGGAAAGAAAAATATTATAAGGTATATAGTATCAAGAAATTATTTTAATAAAATAAATAACATTATAATGGATTGTATTGAATCAGAATATGAATATGAAAATAAAAATGATGAAAAACAAATGTATTTAGATGATTTAAAAAATATTATTATTAAAAGTAATATTCTTTTTGAAGGAAGTTGTTTTTATCATAATCATACATTAAGTATATTGCCAGAATTACATTCAAAACAATTAAATTTGTTTTGGTGTGGAAAACAAGCAGTTGAAAATATATGCGAAATTGGATTTAATGCAGGTCATTCAACAATGGTAATGTTATTAGGAAGAACTAATACACCGCTAAATTTTACTATTTTTGATATAGGTCGTCATTCATATACGAAACCAAGTTTTGAGTATATTAAATCAAAATTTTCACATGTAAATTTTGAATATATAGAGGGAGACTCAACTATTATGATGCCTGAATGGATAAATAATAATTCTGAATTAATGTATAAATATGATGTTGTTCACATTAATGGTGGTCGCACACAACACTGTGTCTCAAACGATATGAAAAATTCAGATTTACTAGTTAAAACAAATGGTTTAGTAATAGTTGATGATACAAATTGTGAGCAAATAAATGAATGTGTTAATTTATATATATCCACAGGAAATTATGTTGAAATTTATTTATTACCAACATATTGTCATCCACATAGAGTTATAAAAAAAATAAAATAAAATAAAATTTACCACTAAGCAACCGAATTAATATTTTGTAAAAACATAATTTTACGAAGAATTTATATACAAAATTTGAAAAAGTAATTAAGTTTAACTATCAATCTTCCAAACTAAATCACAAGTAGAACACAAGTAAACATATTTAATATTTATATCATCATATCTAATATAAATAATTTCTCTAGAAGTACCTTTCGTATTTGTTAAACATTCTGGATTAGGACATAAAATTTCTTTAATACGAGGTAAAGTTGGATCTAATTTTGTATATTTATTTATAAAATTTAATTGAGATTCATTTTTAACTTGTATATTTGATATATTAACATTGTCAACATTTAAATTATTATCTTCGTGTCCACAATTTCTACAATAATAAATTAATTTATTTGAGTCATCGCTGGAAATACGAATATAATACATATTTTGACATTCAATACAAAAGTGCATTATGATTATTATTATACTGTTATTATATATTTATATTATTATTTCAATTTTATTTATTTTCTTCAAGTAATTTTTTACATTTTGTTAATTCATTTTTTAATTTTTCATAATCAACAAATATTCTACTATTATATACAGTTGTATTTACATATTCTTTGACATCAATGTTATTTTGAATTAAGGTTGTTAATCTATCATAATTATTCAGAAATGTCTCCTTTATTATTGGATAAAAATTTTCAAATTGTTTTGGAAGATACTGTTTATTTACCATTCCACATATAGCAACTAAAATATTACCATACGTTAGTATTTTTATATATTTATTACAGTCTGGATGATTTTCTTTTATTCCAGGTTCATTTAATAATGGATTGTTGTTTAGTAAGCTACATAAAGTTAACAAAACACTATTTAATGTTTGACAAGAAGACCATTGATCTCCTGTCCATGTATTTAAAATAGATACACATACTTTTCCATTTTTATATAAATTAGGGTTGAATCTAATTTCTCCATTGTTTGTATAAAAATTTACTTTTGGAGGTGAAAATGGATAATTTGTTGGAAAATCAAATTCAAATAAATAAAATCCTCCACAGTATGGTGTATCAGAAGGTCCGATTATCATTGCATATCCTTTCAACATATCTTCATCATCGTGAATATAATAAATTCCATTATCCTCTAAAGGATTTTTTTTGATATAAGTAATATCTTTTATTAATCTGGAAATACTTTCTTTGGAAATATATTTGTTTATAGACATTTCAATTAAATTTTATTATAAATAATAATTACTAATTTATATTTATGTTAGTTTTAACTAATATTATTCAAAATTTTCATTTTTTAAATAAAAAAAAAATGAAATAGAAATATGTTTCTATATTATAGTAAACCTATGAATGCAATGTCTACATCATCACATTATAAAGATTTATCTGAATTTATGACAAAGCATAGTATATGCAGTAATAATAATAATGAACATCTAGAAGTAACTCATACTAGAATTGGAAACAAGGATCAAAATATTTATGGTGGTAAATTTCATATTCCTCCATCTGATTTACCATTGTTTTTCCGGTTATATTATGAGGATATTTTTGTAAAAAAGAAAAAAGAATATTTGACAGAAAAACAACAAAATGAAAATGGTCCGATTTTAATTGATTTTGATTTTAGATATAGTTATGATGTTACACAGAGACAACATACTTCTGAACATATTAGTGATATGATTCAACTATATTTAGATGAACTTAAGGATATTTTCATTTTTCAAGAAAATGTAGCTTTTCCGATTTATATAATGGAAAAACCACATGTAAATCGTGTTCAAGATAAAAATATTACTAAAGATGGAATTCACATGATTATTGGAATTAAAATGGATCATACATTACAGCTTATGTTACGTGAAAAAATTATAAAAAAATTACCAACTATTTGGGATTTACCTTTAATAGAGGATTATAGTAAAGTTTTGGATGAAGGAATTAGTAAAGGTTGTATTAATTGGCAGTTATTTGGTTCACAAAAACCTTCTAATGAAGCTTATAAACTAACTTATTATACAATTGCTACTATTGATTTAACAGATAATGAATTTATGACAGTACCACAATCGATTAAAGATTTTGACTATCATTCTGATTTATTTAAATTATCTGCTCAGTATCCTGATCATGCAAAGTTTGAAATAAATCCGAAAATTTTAGATGAATATAATAGAAAACTTGGTTTTGTTAATAATAAAAATAAAAAAAATAAAAAAGCAAACATTGTATTAATAGAAGAAAACGATGAACCAATATCACTTCATGATATACATGATTTAAATACATTAAATAAAGCAATGGATAATGTTCTTAGTAATTTAAAAACTTCTGAATATTATGTTAAAGAAATACATGCTTATACTCAAATATTACCAGTAAAATATTATGAAGCTGGTTCTCATTTGTTAAATAGACAAGTTGCTTTTGCATTAAAACATACAGATGAACGTCTATTTTTATCTTGGGTTATGTTGAGAAGTAAAGCAAGTGATTTTGATTTTCAAACAATACCATCTTTGTACAATGAATGGAAAAAATATTTTAATGCAAAACCAGATGGTGTTACAAAACGATCTATTATGTATTGGGCAAGACAAGATGCAAGTGAAGAATATGAAAGAGTGAAAAAATCAACTATTGATTATTTTATTGAAGAAACTATTTTAACAACAACGGAATTTGATTTTGCAATGGTTTTGTTTCATATGTTTAAAGACAAATATGTTTGTAGCAGTATTATTAACAAAAGATGGTATATATTCAAAAATCATCGTTGGGAATTGGATGAAGGTAATTCTTTGCGATTAGCAATTTCAAAAGATATGCATAATATTTATCAAGATAAATTAACGCAATGTTTATCTAATCTTCAAAATTATGAACCTGGTGATGAAAATCAAGTAAAAATACAAAGTAAAGTGAAAAAATTATCAGAATTATCTATTAGATTGAAAAAAACAAACGATAAAAATAATATTATGCGTGAAGCAATGGAGTTATTTTATGATAAAGAATTTGTTCGTAATATGGATGCTAATAAATGGCTTATGTGTTTTACAAATGGAGTCATTGATTTTAAGAACAAAACTTTTAGACAAGGATATCCACAAGATTATATTACAAAAAGTACTCGGATTCCATTTTATGAATTAGATAAATTAACTGACAAGTTAATTATGGATGAAATAAAAACATTTATGGAACAATTATTTCCAACAGAAACATTAAATAAATATATGTGGGATCATTTAGCATCTTGTTTAATTGGTGTTAAAAAAGAACATGCGTTTAATATTTATAGAGGAAGTGGTAGTAATGGTAAGTCTATGTTGACTGATTTAATGTCTCATACATTGGGTGAATATAAAGGAACAGTACCAATTACATTAGTAACAGAGAAAAGAAATAATATCGGTGGTACTTCATCAGAAGTAGTGGCATTAAAAGGAATCAGATATGCTGTTATGCAAGAACCGTCTAGTGAAGCGACCATTAACGAAGGTGTTATGAAAGAATTAACTGGTGGTGATCCTATTCAAGCAAGAGCTTTGTATTGTGATAGTGAAATATTTGAACCTCAGTTTAGTTTAGTTGTTTGTACAAATGCATTATTTGAAATTAAAAGTAATGATGATGGAACATGGAGAAGATTAAAATTAGTTGACTTTATTTCTAAATTTATAAGTAATGGTGAAGAACATACAGATGATACACCACATGTTTTTCCAAAAGATAAGGATTTAAAAGAAAAATTACCAAAATGGGCGCCAATTTTTGCAAGTATGTTAATTGAAAGAGCATTTATTACAAATGGAGAAGTAGTAGATTGTTTAGAAGTAGTGGAAGCTTCCAAGAAATATAGACAAAACCAAGATCTAATTAATGCATTTATTAATGAAAAGATAGTAAAATCTCCTGGTAATTATATTGGAAAACAAGGATTACATGCAGAATTCAAAATATGGTTTCAATGTACTTATGGTAATCGTAAAATGCCAAAGTTGACGGTATTAGATGAAGCAATGACCAAAAAATTTGGTATTAGAAGTAAAAGTAGTAATCCTAATTCAAATTCTATTGAATGGGTTAATGTAAAAATAGATACAGAAATAGATAATAATGTTGTAGATGAATTAGTGAATGAATAAATATACCTTTTAGAAAAAGGTATAACCAAAAAAATATACCTTTTGGAAAAAGGTATAACCAAAAAAAATAAAAAAAATATATATCAAAAAAAATAATAAAAACCCAATTTTTTATTATTTTTTATTTATTAGAAATCATTATTTTTATTTATAAACATCATTTGATCGTGAATAAACATCCTTTGGTTCAGAATAAACATCCTTTGGTAAAAGACTGAATATTTTACTAAATAAACTAAAAATAAAAACCGTGACTGGATCAATAATATAAGGAAATATAATCAATAAAATTACGATTATTATTTTTATTATATATGAAAGATTATTATTTAATAAAATAAATCTACCAAAGTATACCAATGCAATAATAAAATAACTCGTAACAAATATATTATACCATCCTTTTAAATTATCATTTTCTTGAATTTCATAATAAGACTTTCTATCATTTGTTAGAATATCTCCATGAGAATTTTTAATTTCTTTTTCAATAGTTTTATTTTTGGAAAGATAAGTTTTATATAATTCTACTGTATTTTTAGAATTAATGATATCATTATTCAAGTAAGAATTTAATATATGTGCTTTTTGTATTTCATTATTAAATAGATTAGTCATAGATATAGCAATTCCGTCTACTTTTTTTTTCAATTCTTGTTCTAACATATTATTATAACCAGTTTCACCTTGAGAAAATACATAGTAATTTTTTTTTGCGGTTTGCAAATTAACTGGCGCGACAACTACTTCATTTTGAGCTTTTATATATATTTGTTCTAAATTAGTCAATGTTTTTTGTTTTTGACAATCAGGTCCACATAATAAAGCATTTGTTGATAACTGTCCCAATGATTTTAATATATCATTAGTATTTTGTTGGTCATTTGGATTTGATACTTGTTTATTTTGTATATTACCCATTTATATTCTTATACATTTATAATATTTTATTCCAATTCAGAATATCCTAATTTAGGTAAATAATTATTACCTCCTGTTCTAAAAGATTCAGTTCTTAAACTGTTGGTTAAACTATCTAATAAATTTGTAGAAGATGATGCCAAACTACCTATCAAATTATAAGAAGAAGTATTTGTACTTGTACTTGTACTTGTATTTGTACTTGTACTTGTACTTGTACTTGTAGGATTGTTACAACTAGCTATAGGAACACATTTATTTTGTCTTGGATCGTAAATACTTTGTCCATTTATACAACATCCTGGTCCATAACATTCTAATGAAGGAATAGTCCATGGATTTGTTGCATTTGTATTATTATTAGTCGGAGCTTTAGAAGAATCAAACCCCCAATCATATTCGTCATAATTCATATTATCTCGTGTGGAATTATCAATTAGTTTATAACAAATACAAATTACTCCAATAGAAATAATCACAATTATACTCCAAAAATATAATCCATCTGGTAAAATTCCCATATTAGCAATGAAACTAACAATTAAAATAGGAATACACATAAAGACAATTATTTTCATAACATCCGTGTGAGAATTGTATTTTTTTCCATAATAAGTATTTATTTCTACTTGTCTTAATTTATTATATTTATCATCTTCAAGTAATTGTAATCTTTTTTTTGCTTGTTGTAATTCATTTTCCACTATATCTATAGCAATTATTTGTTCATCTAAGGTTATTCTTGAACTTGCTACATTATCTTTTAAAAATACATAATTATTCTTTAAATTATCATACAAGTTAATTTTCATTTGAGAAATTTGATTTATTTTACTGATTATTTGTGTTTTTTGGTCAACCGTTAAAGTATTACTGTTTGCATTAGTTTCTAAACTATTATATAAATCTTGTTCAATTTGTTGCAAATTGGATATATCTGATATTGTTTGTTCATTATATTCTTCCATATTTGAAATATCTATATTTGTTGGCATTATTATATAGAATATAGAAAGATAATTTTTATATTCTATATATTTTGATTTTGTATATTTTGTATATTTTGTTTGTGAATAAATGAAATAATTTTTTATTTTTTCAATGTATTAATTGTTGTAATAATAACTGTTAAAGCACCGATAGACCATAAAATATATTGATAATTATTTTTTAAAACATTTAAATCAGAATCAGAAACCATTGCATCTATATCTTCCATATTCAACATACTTTCCATTAAACTATTTATATTATTATTTATTATTTTTTCATTTTGTTTATCTAAGGAATTTGGATTTAATATATTATTTATTTTTCCTTTAATATTTTGATATTCTTTTAAATTATTTTTCATATTACCATAATCAGTATTCATTTTATTATATACATTATTTGTATTATTGTCTAATATAATTGCTTTTGATGATATTTGTTGTGATATACCAGCTAGTTGATTTTCAGCAGTTGTTAATTTTGCTTTATCAATTTCATTTACTAATTTAATACCACATTTTGTTTCAAGATTCATTTCAGTTCCTTTAATATAATTGGTATATTGAATAGAATTAATTGGATTCATTTGTTTTGAACATGTTGAATTATTAAATACTTGTGGTTTTCTAATATATAAATCACTTCCCGAATCTTTATTTATAAAACTACCTTGTGGGTAAACTGAAGAATTTTTCAACCAACAATTATTATTGTTATTATCAAAAACAAATCCAAAACAATTAGGATTATTATTACAATCAACCTTACATTGACTTACATCACTATTTGGTGTTAAACTAATATCATTTCCCCAAGAATTTGTATTTTTCATTAAATCATATCCCATGGATTTTCCAGTCATAGAACTTGGGTATTCATGTAAAACTGTATCTTCATCTATATATGCAACTTTTCCAATTAAACTTTTATTTCCTACTATTGGTAATTTATATACAGCATTTGATACTTCACCTCCGCCAAGTCCATAACTTTGTGGTTTACAATCAATTGATTTATAACACATTAATAAACTTAAATAACCATCTTGTTGCATTATCAATTTCATTGTTCCATCATCTGATCCAATCCATTCATTTATTTCTAAAGTTTCACCTTGTAATAGATAACATCTTCCATTTTTACCTTTTGACGAAACCCAATCTGGGTTAGAATCTCTTTGTTTCCCATGTGTAAAAGTACACCATAATGCATAACCTTCTATTTTATTAGTTGCACCTTTATATACACACATATTACCATCCGATTGTAAATATAAAAAACATTTACATGAATTAATAGAAGTACTACAATCATATATATAATTTTGATGTTCAGAACTAGATCCTGTTTTCCATGTATCTCCACATTTATATGCAGTATCATAACTTTTATAACAACCGCTTGCAGGATCACCAAAAACTCCATTATTAACTGGTACTAACAGTTGTGAAGGATTTCCAGCGGCTGATAATAATTGCTTTACTTTATTAGTAGCATTTCCAGTAACTATATTATACCCTCTACTAGAACAATTTCCTCCATATGTAGCAACTAAACCATCCGGATTTATTTTTCCACCGTTTTGACAATCAGCTATAGGATTTGCTGGATAACAAATAGGATTTTTTCCACTAGGTCCAATCATACACAATTGTCCATTGTTAACAAACGCATTCAAATAACCTGGAGATCCCGAGTTCCATACTGAATATGCATTATAAACTATTGCTTCTCCAAATTGTTGTATTTTACTAAAGTCATTAGAAACCATACATAATCCTTTACCATCGCTTCCTACATTTTGTATTCCAAAATAACTATATGCATTGTTCTCTGCATATAATTTACAATTTTCAAAAGTAACTGGAATATTAGTACTACCATTAATATTAGCATAAGTCATTGCAGAAACTGAATTATCATATGGTGGAGGTAATGGTGTTGGTGATCCAGTATAACTATAAATATCTGTAACTTGTTGTTGACTTAAAATTTTATTAAATGCCATGAATTGTCTTAAACCTCCACCATTTAAATATCTACCAGCTGTATCACTTGCTCTACCAAATGTATAACGATAAGAAGATAATGTGCGCCATGAACCATTACCGGCTGAATTAACCTCGCGAAATACTGATCCATTTACATAAAATTTAACTATTTTATTAACAACATCAATAGTATATGCAAGATGAATCCATGTATTGACAGAATTAGGACCATCTACAAATGACCAAAAATTTGGTAATGCAATAAATGTTTTTAAAACATTACTATATATATCACCTTGAAATACTGATGTATTACCACTAAATGTACCGTCTCCAATACTAACGGTTTCACCATCTCTAGTATTCGGAGGTATATATGCCCAGAAAGCCATAGATAATTGATTTGGTATATTAAATGGGTCAGAAACCATATAACCATTATTTGCAAAGGTAACACAATTTTTACCACCAATATTTACAGATGATGTATTGCCATATCTATTTAATTTTAACCTTGCTGATCCAATATCAGTAAAATTGAATTCCCCTGTTTCAAATGTATAATAAGTAGTTGCTTGAAATATGATACTAGGAGGTCCAGGTGGTGCAGGATTTTTTCTAAAATTACTATAGCATTTCAAATATTCAGGATTATTGTCATTTCCAACCATACTATTTACATAAACATTTTTACCTTCACTACCACAAGACTGGCCTAATTGCATAGGATTACCTACTAACAAATTAGGTCTTGTTTGTAAAAGTGCACCTTTTGTATTATAATCTTGAGCATTAGAAACACCTAGAGCATCTGTATATGAAGCAGGGCATCCATTTTTACCACTATTCTTATTATAAATATCCATATTAGGAATCCATTTATAATTACCCATTTCAGTTACATAACCTATTGCTCCTCCATCAATTCTTATATTTTTACCTTTATATGGATTACTTGAACCTTCGCGAAATAAAACATCAGAAGCTTGTGATGTAAGTTTTTGCGCAGCAGTATTATAGTTACTTCTTAGTATATTATATGTATTTGATAAATTATTATAAGTAACATTATCTTGTGTATTTTCATTTGTCGTGTTCAACTTATTTTTTTTTTCTGTTTCAAAAATATCAATAAATCCTTCTTTCATTTCTTTCATTTCTTTCATTTCTTTCATTTCTTTTTTATCTGTTTTTTTTAAAGATTTTTCTTTTTTTATTGTTTCATTTTTTATTTTATTTTGATAATGATTAAATTTTTTTCCTTGATTTAAAGATATTTCTATGTTCATTATTTATTATATATAAATACAAAAATTAATTATTTTTATATTTATCTAATGTTATGGAAAATAAATCATTTTAAAGAGAAGAGGTAAGAAAACAATAGGTATTAGTGACCACCAGTCTAAAGATAATAAAAGCATTACTACTAAAACAGTTATAATTAAAAATAAAAAGGAAGAACCTTCAATTTTGAAAACAACTTTAAAAATAATTGCTAAAAGTATAACTGCAAATAAAGTCCAAAATTTAAATAAAATATTTTCTTTATTTACCATTAAAGTATGATTTTCATATTCTTTTTCTAATGATTGATAATCATTTAAATTATCATATATTGTTTGTTGTTCTTCTAGTAACTTGGAATAATTATCAATTAATATTTTTTGTTTGTTATTTTTATCCTGTTGATTTTCTTGAACTTTTGGTTCTAATTTTTTAAATTCTAAATTAAGTTTTTGAACCACAATTAATAATTTATTATTAATAATTTGAAGAGTTAATAATGCTTGTCTTTTTGCAGGAATTAGTGCATAGTCAGATGATTGTCCTGAAACAAGATCTCCTTCGCCTGCTCTAGTATAACAATAATTACGATCTGAATTAAAAGTAGCTCCAGTACAATTCATATCTGATGCACACATGGTTTCACAATCTTCCATTGATTGTACTATACCTTGTTTTAACGGACCACTTCCCCAATAGTTTCTTCCTTTTAATTGTGCAAAATCCGCTATTTGATTATTATTAGTTACAGTTGTTTGTGGTGGGTAAACAGTATTAATAGCTGTAGTGGATGTATTAATTATAGCAATTGATTTAACTGCTCCACTATTTGGAACTAATGTCCAGTTCCCTCCGTAGTCATTATTCGGTGTTTTTGTATATAGCTGTCCATCTGTACCAACTCCGACCAATGTACCGTCTGGTGCAAATGATATTGATTTTACGCAACAACTATTAGCTACACTTTTCCATAAAGTTGTTTTTAATGTTAAATAACTGTCTTTCATATATAAAGAATTATCTGTTCCTACATGAAACACTTGACCTTGTGGAGAAATTGCAACTGCTTTACAATATTCCCATTGATTCGGATTATTTGCTGGTGAATCACCTGATAAATTAGTACCTGGCGCAGACCATAAAACCTTATCGCCTGTCCCGATCATAACTGCTACTGAACCATCAGGTGAAAATGCTATATCATTTTCACAACAACTACCAGGTATTTCGGTAAAAGTATAATCTGTATAAGATCTTTTATAAACTATTAAATTTGATGTAGTTATAGCATAATACATATTATTAGCTGGATTAAAAGCACATGCAATTAAATTTCCAGCAGTATCATTATTTAATCTTTGCCATGGTGCATTTAAATGTGGTCTATAATAATCTTTGCCATCTAAACCTATTCCTACAATTCCATAACTAAATCTTTGAATTGTTTCTTTATACGGTGCATTAAAATTTTTCTTTTTATAACATCCATAATTTGTACCATCAGAACTAGGTTGGGGAATTAAATTAGCAATATTAAATAAAGCACAATCATAATTACCATTTCTATCTCTACGAGAAATATCATAGCCACCACAATAAGGATTTTCATCGCATAAAGCTTGACATTGTTCTTTTGGATAATAACCAACCATTTTTGGCCATCCAGATTGATTCCATCCGTCTCCTCTACAATAAGTATTAGAAGAACCATTAGAAGTTTTTAATAATTCATAATTGGAAACTGCATTTTGTTGATATTTATTTAAAACATTTATATAAAATTGGTAAGCTTCTTCATATTGATTTAAAAGTGTTTTATACTCGTTTTCTAAAGTTGAAATATTAATTAATGATGTATTTTGTGAATTAGACATTAATATATATTAATATATTAATATATTATAATTAAGAATAAATATAACGATCTAGTAAAGATCTAAATTGATAACCTGATACAAAAGAAAAAATCATCCAATAGCAAAATATATATGGCTTTTTAACCATAGTAAAATTGGTACTAGTATTATTACTAGTACTATTTATAATATCCATTTGCAAATCTTTAACATAGTTAGAATTTATTTTATTAAAATCAATATATTGTTTACTTTTATTTTGTTTCCATCTTTCAAGATAACTATTATTTAATTTTAAAATATAAATTTTTAAATTTTCATCAATTGAATTAGAAAATTTATGATAAAACATTATATAATACAAAAAATATTAAAATATATAAATTTAATCCTATATAAATTTATTTATTCAAATTTCTTAAATTACTTGCAATTAAAAAACATAAAATAATAATTCCAATAAATATTTCTATATTCCATAAGTATTGTTTATTATACATAATGGTAGTTTCATCTAACATTATAGAAGAGCCGTTATTACTATTTTTTAAATTAGAAAATAATTTAGATAATTCTTTATTTAAATCTTTTTCAGTACTCAATTTTATATTTACATCATTAATTAATTTATCTAATTGATTAATATCATTTTTGATTAAATTAGTTAAATCAATTAAAGATTTATTTGTATTTTGTAATTGTGTTTCTGCATTAAAAAAATAATTTTGATATTCATTTACTTCTGGATTTTTATTAGTATAAACATAGTATTTTTTATAATCATCTATTAAAGAAAAAAAAGTACTAGATAAATTATTGAGTTGTTCATTATATTTATTTGTTTGTGGTTGATATTCTAAATTGATAGTCATTAATATTATATTATATTATTCAAATATAAAATATTGTATACTTTTATTTTATATTTTTTAAACACAAATTCTATAATAATTAGAAATAATGGATGTTTTACTTGGTCTTATAATTTCACATACTTCACCTGGGCGAATTCCAATTGCTTTTGCTACAGGATCAAAACGTGATAATTCTGGAAATTGTGCATCATTCATAATATTATAACGTTCTTTTATAACATTCACATCCGCTGTACTTATAATTTTATGAGGTGGAACTAAACTATGCTTTAAAATATTGAACTGCAATCGTTTCAAACTTTCTATAATAATAAAAATTCCATCTTGTTCCCATGTTTGTTTTAATAACTGAATCATTGTTTCATTTGGTTCATCTTTTACAATAATATATAATGTATCTTCCTTGGTTAAAATTTCTTCCACATGATATAAATCATCAATCATTTCTTGAATATTTTGAGGACGTAATGTTTTTGCTAAATAATATCGTATATATATTTTATTTTTTCTTTTTGTTTTTTCATTTTCATTGTTTTTCTCCAAAATCATATCTAGTTGTTTATTAGTAAACATTGCATTAATTTCATTGATACTAAATTCAAAATTATCATTTATATTATAATCTTGTGTTTCCATTAACTCTAACAAAATATTTCTAGATTTATATATTGAACTAATTAAACTACTTGAATTATTAGACGCCATTATAATATTATATTTATTACTTTTATTTTGTTTTATTTCAATTTTATATTTAATTATAGCAAAACAAAAAAATATAGTATTAATAAATTAAATGATATCATTAGATATTGTTGAAGTATTGTATAAAATTTAGATTTGAAAGTGATAGGCATAATATTCGTTATTCCAACCCCCGATTGAATAGTAGATGCATACATGATTAAATCTATAATTTGTATTTTATCATTTTTAGCTGATACATTATAAATAAAATCATCTGTTAAATATATATAAATAATACTAAATATTCCAATACTTATAAAATTTAAAAAAATAGCTGCAAATACGTGTTTCATAAACTATATAATTTATACAGATAATAAATAATATAAAGGATATATATATTATTTCATTATGAATATTATTTATAAAAATAGTCAGCGTATTTTAACTAAAAATTATACAAATCAATATGAAAATAATCAAGTAGATATTAGTGATGGATCTATTGTTGAGTATACCGCTTATTATTATCCAAAAGTAAATACTATTTCTGAATACGCAAAAGTTGAAACAAAATTTATCGGAAAAGTTGAATGTGAAAAATCTAGATTTTCTGAAATTATTGGAATTTATATTGCACCATTATACATATGGAGTCACATAGATTATGAATGGAAAACAATAATAAATTATACTTATCCTACATATGGTATAAAGTATTTTGTATATCCACATTTATTATTATTACCAGGTAAAAAAAGTAGTAAGAATCCATTATATTTTTTAGAAACTGTAAGAACTGCAAATTTGTCAGATTTTTCACATATAGAAAATACTTTTACTTTGTAATAAATAACTAATAAATATTTGTTAGTTATATCCATCAAATTGAGGAGTACTTTTTTCACTATCTGTGTCTCCTTCATATTCTGGAATATATGTAGTTTCATAAGCGTTCAACATTCTTTCTACATCTTCTCTTCCTTGTTCAATTTCTTCTTGTGTTAAATTATTATACTTTTCTTCTTCTTCATCATAAACACCAATTTGACTTATTAATTGTAAAAATGGAAATTTTTGCGAAAGTTTATTGAATATATTAATCTTATAATTATTTTCATCTTCTGTATATTCATAACTAGTTAATATTTTTTTTAATAATCTTAATTCTTCTGTATTATAGCTACCACCTTTCATAAAATATTTTATTTTTCTTGATTTTCTAGATTTATTTTTAAAATATTTCTTAGTTCGTTTATTCGTTTTAGACTTGTTCAATCGTTTAGACTTGTTCAATCGTTTAGACTTGTTCAATCGTTTAGACTTGTTCAATCGTTTAGACTTGTTCAATCGTTTAGACTTGTTCAATCGTTTAGACTTGTACATTTATATTATAGTGAGATAAATATATAATATAACGGATACATTTATAATAGATAAATCAATATAAAAACATTTTTATATTATTGATATAATATATAATTTAAAAAATTAACTAATAATGATGTCTTTTTTTTGTATATTATATACATTTTTTTGTTTTGCAAATAGTATTCATTTTATTCAAAAATGTCTCACTAAAACCCAATGGTCTTTGATAGATCGTTTATTAGTAAACCCAAATACAACTACTTATTATAAAAATAAGATATATGATATTTTATATAAATATTATCAACAATGGGCATTTACAAAAGCATATAAATTTAAACAATTACATCAATATAAATGTAAACATATATCTATTTTTGAATTAAATAATTATGCTTCTTATGGATTATATAAATCTATAACAAAATATAATACTTTATACAAGTATCCTTTTGATAAATTTGCAGAAATTTATGTTCATTCAGAATTAATAAAAGCAATAACAGATTTACATCCTATTTCTCGTATTCCTAAGCATGAAAGAAAAAAAGGTTACGGTGCAACAAAAAATAACTTTAAAAAATCTAAAATTCAATTAATTGGTGAAAATGAATGGATTTTTGATAAATTAACTAAGGGAAAACAATTGGAAAATTTACCATTTGATTATCAATTGTATAATGATATTTTTATTCAAATATGGTTAAAAATAAATGAATTAGATACTTTTAAAAAAAGAATTATGGCTCTGAAATATAATTTCTTTTTTGAAAAAATACGATCTAATAAAGAAGTATCTGAATTGATGGGTTGTTCTGAAGAATGGGTAAGGCAAAATATAAAACTTACATTATTGCATTTGAATATTACATGTTTGTATATTCCAAATACAAATTAAATTAAATTAAATTAACATGTTATTTGAAATGATTTAAAAATTTTCATATATATAAATATAAATATATGAATATTAAACACAAAATCACAATAATAGGATATACTAGTTGGTGTGGATTAGGATTTATTCGTGGTATAAATTCTTATAAATATAATCACGAAAAATATGATGAAGATAAACCTTATTTATATTTAAGTTCAATTGGTAATGGATTATTTGGAATAGTTATGTATGGGAATCCAATACTTTTACCTATTTGTATACATAAAGAATTATATAGATTAGAAGTTAATATAAGAAATTTAGAAGATGAAAAAAAAAACACATTTTATAATGATATATTTTAATCATAATGTATTTTACTATCCTGTGTATACAAAAGGTTTTCGTTTTTGATTAACACTTATAAAATTTATAAAAAAAGTTTGTGGTTGTACAATTGGATAATTAGCTTGGACTAATGTACCAAAATTTGGACAATTATTAGGTACACCTCTGCGATAAAAAATACTGCTTGTTGCAATTTTTCCCATGGTATGATATTTATATAATAGATGATTATTTATTTATTATATAAAAATTGAATTTCAATTTAAATCACGACAATTTTTTTTGTATTTTCACTAGATTTGTCTTCTTCCGTATCTATTTCTGTTATAACAGGTTCTTCTGGATTTAGAATATCATTAGATGGAGTTGCAGTTTGTGTATGTGTTTGAACTGCTTCTTGTTCTTGTTCTGGAAGTTTAATATAATTAATATTTTCAAAATCTAAGTTAGGATTATATTCTGGAGGACTAGAAGGATTATATGCTGGACTACCAGTTGCATATGGAGGACTAGATGGCGATGGCATATATGCTGGACTACCTGGTGCGTATGGAGGACTTTCATTAGGATTATATCCTGGACTCCCATTAGGATTATATCCTGGACTCCCATTAGGATTATATTCTGGAGGACTAGATGGGATATAAGCTGGACTTCCTGGTGCATATTGAGGGCTAGATGGCGATGGCATATATGCTGGACTAGATGGTAATTGGTTAATAGGTATTTCTTCTATAGGTTCTTCTATATGTTCTTCTATTGATTCAGCTTCTTCTTGTATTTTATTTAATTCATCTTGTTTCTTTTTATCATTAATAACATCTTCATTAATTTTATTTATTTTATTATTCAATTGTTTTTTATAATTAGACATAAATTCATCAAATTTTTCAGTAGGTATTTCTTCTTCTAAATGTAATAAATTTTCAATGTTATGAGACTGATATGATAAATTCATTAATTGATCAATATTATCTTCTGTAATTAATCTCATTTGGACATTCATCACTTGCAATTCTTGAATTAATAGTTTTAATGCATACGGTATTTTCACTATACTAAAAGATCTCCCATAAATACTGAATACATCTAATACTAACTTACCTTCTATTGTTTTATTAAATACTAATGGTCCATCTGCAAATGGACTTAAAAATAAATTCAAAGAAGGATTATAAATAGCAATAGATCCTGATTTATTACATACTGCCATATAATATTGGTCTCCTCTTATCATATAAGATTCTGTCAAAAAATAAGATGCACCATGTGCTAATATTCCATCACGTTCCATTTCTCCTATTCTTAATCCACCATCATTGGCTCTACCTTGAACAGTTTGTCTTGTTAGAGCAGTTCTAGGTCCTAAAGCTCTATAATTTATTTTATCTTTTACCATATGTTTCAATCTCATATAATAAGTTGGTCCAATAAAGATTTCAGAATAAATTTGTTCTCCATTCATACCATTATACATTAATTGATTACCACTAGAATGAAATCCTACTTTTGTTAACATATGACCATATGTTTCTGTATTTGCACCTTTTGTTGCAAACGCAGTACAGTCTCCAAACGCACCATACATTGCACATGCTTTACCAAATAAACATTCAATTAATTGCCCTATTGTCATACGCGATGGAATAGCATGAGGATTAATAATCAAATCTGGTCTAATCCCATCTGCTGTAAATGGCATATCTTCTTCAGGAATAATTAATCCAATTGTACCCTTTTGTCCATTGCGCGATGCCATTTTATCTCCTATTGCAGGAATACGTTCTTCACGAATTCTTATTTTTGCAATTCTAAATCCTTCTTCTCCTTCAGTCATAAATGATTTATCAACAAATCCTAATTGACCTTTTTTTGGTTTTACCGAATTATCTATATACATATCTTTATTTTCACTTGTAGAAGTTAATTGACCAATTAAAATCATTTTATCATCTAACGGTGTATTTTCTTTTATTAATCCCCATTTATCTAAATGACTATAGTCATATCCAGGTTTTAAACCTGATACATTTTGTTTAGATTCAATTTCGGTAAAAAAAGAATTAACAGTGGTTCCTGATACTTTAGAAGATTCTTCATGTGCCTCATACATAGAAAAGTAGGTTGTATTAAATAATCCTCTTTTTATTGATCCTTCATTAATTAATATAGCATCTTCTACATTATATCCAGAATAAGACATAATTGCAACAATTGCATTAACTCCATATGGTTGTTGTTCACGATTTATATATTCTAAATAACGTGATTTTATTAATGGTTTTTGTCCATAATTTAAAATTACTCCCATTTTATCAATACGCATTTGGTAATTAGAATGGAAAACTGAGACAGCTTGTTTACTTTGCCCACATGAAAATACATCACGAGGTAATTGGTTATTTTCTGGAAATGTAATAGAATTTCCCATAACACCAAAAATTAAAGATGGGTCAATTTCACTATGAGTATAAAATTTATTATCTTTGAATTCGTCAGGAGTGGTTGCAATCAAGGAATTTTCTTCTTCTGATGTATCAATATAATCAATAATACCTTTATTATTTTCCAAAAATTCAATTATATTATCCATTGATTTTTTATATAGAATTTCCGTATTATATAAAATATTGTTTTTTACATTAAAAAGAGTATCTTCTTTTTCTTTAAACCCTGCAATTGCCTGTTCCCATGTATATTTGTTTGATTGTATTGTATCTATTATTTTTTTATAATCATAACTTACTTTACCATCTAAATTACGATAAAAAATTGGTCTTGAAACTCTACCGTCATCTGTGTATAAATAAATAATATTTTCTTGATAACTAAATGTAATACTTGTAAAAATAGGAATAATTCCATTACGGCGAAATAATTTCAATAATAAAACAGTTTCCATTGGATTATCTATAATACCAATCCAATTACCATTTATAAATACTTTAGTATTAAATGCAATATAGTTAGGACTACATTCTTGTAATAATTTTAATGGTGTGTTTGCTCGTAACCATTTTATTAATGGATAGGAAGAAAACCCATTTGTTATTGCAGTACTAATTGCCATATGTTTATGCAATCCAACATTACCACCATCAGGAGTATCTACTGGATCAATATAACCCCATTGAGATGCATGTAATAAATGAGGTGCTACTGCTTTAGAACTTGAGTCCATTGGTAAATTTAATTTTCTTAAATGTGAAATAAATGTAAACCAAGATAAACGATTTAAATCTTGAACAAGACCAAGTCTTTTGGTATTTGCATCTGCACCCCAATTTCCTTTAAAACCTTTTTTAAATCCTAATTCTACTATTCTTTCTTTAAATATATCTTTTACATTGTTTTCAATTAAACTTGGAAAATTATCTCTATATTGACCAATGTGATAATAATAAACTTTATCAATAGTTAACGCAATTTGTTTTTTTTGAATTAAATAATATTCACGAAATAATTGATAAATTAAATTTCCAGAAGTTTCTACTCGCTTGAATTTAAAATTATCACGATCAGTTGGTTTTTCTTGTTTTACAAATACTTTCAACATTTTAAATACCATAAAACCAATAAAATATGCTTTATCTAAAAAATTATCTTCGCCAATGTGAGGTAAAAAATAATTCAATAAAATATCTTGTAAACTTGATACAGTTTTATTTTTTGTAAATGAAGCAATAAATTCTAATGCAATTTCTTGACTAAAAATAGTTTGTGCATCATGAATAGAAGGAATAAACAAATCAACCATTTTTTCATTTTGTTGCAAATCTAATAAACAATATTCTATTATTTTTTTATCCGATATAATACCTAATGCTCTCATTAAAATAAATAATGGTATTGGTTTTCTTACATTTGGTATGTCTACTACTATTTGATTATTAGAATATCTTAAATCAGGCGCAACTATTTTTACTGATGTATAACGAATGGGTTTGGATGCATCTTCTGAAACTGACCTTATTTCTGCTGAATAATTATACATTGCATCTTTATCTTTAAATTCTCTAACATATAACATATTATTGGCAAATTTTTCTTGACTTACAATTACTTTTTCTTTTCCATCTATAATAAAATAACCACCCATATCATTACGACATTCTCCTAAATTAAATCTTGCTTCCGTAGTTAAACCTTTTAATATACATAAATTAGAATGCAACATAATTGGAAATCTACCCAAATAAATTTTTTCAATAATATTACTATGTTGTTTTTTTTCTTCTCCAATATAATAACTATATTCTACTTCTACATCATAATGAATAGTTACACCATATGTCATACTTCTTAGACGTGCATCATTTGGATATAAATAATGGGTATATGGTTTGGATATTTCATTTATTGTATTTTCATCATAAATTACAGGTTTACCAAAATATAATTTAGTTCCATCTTTTCCTCCCAAATAAAGTAATAATTGATTTCTATTAGTAGAGTCAATATTATCACTATCATTACGCTCTACATACCGAATTGGATTATTTTCGCGAAATATTTGAAAAATACCCCGACTAAAAAAGTCATTATAAGAGTCTAAATGATGCGCAACTAAATTATAAGGATTATCTTTAAAATATTTATCTATTAGATTCCATGAAATAGTATCCATTTATATTATAAATAATATTTTTTTATAACATTATTTACAATTATTATATTAATTAATATATATGAAAAAATACTAGAAAGTCAAAAAAGAATTAAAGAATCAAAGAATCCAAAGAATCCAAAGAATCCAAAGAAAATATAAAACTACATTTTCTAGTTCTAGAAAACATATAAAAAGGAGGGGTCCATGCTATAAATAGTTATAATGAATTGCAAAATTATTAAATTAATATTTTATTTTATTTTTTTTAGTTTTATTATTGGAAAATTTATATAATATTTTTTTATTATATTTCGTTTGTTTACTTTTACTTTTATTCATATAATTTCTTTTAGAAATTTGTGTTTTTATATTATTAAATTTGGTTATTGAAAAATTTGTCCAAGGCTGTTGTGGTCTATCATTTAAATATGGTCTTAAATATGCCCATTGTCTATGTTCATCGCAAAATTTATCTTTCCAAAACGGAATTCCACATGAATCACCAAATCTTAAACAAAAAGACATATGTTTTGCCATGTTTGTATCACATACATTCCCATCTAGAGCTCCTCTTGGTTGGAATGGTTTTGGTCTAGAAGGATCAGACATATATTCTCTTGCATCCATTTCATAATGAGAACAAACTGTTCGTGAACATGGATTTTCTTTATTAAGATAAACATCATAATGATCAGCTAAAATGATCTTTGCTAATTCAATATCTAATTTTCCTTTATATTCATCCATTAAATCATCTAACCTGACACGTCTTGCTCCCTGATGTCTTCTTATATCATCAAATCCTTGATTTACACATTCTAAATTGCGTATTCGCGGATCATATGTTCCATTAAATCCAATAAAATATCCATTTTTTGTTTTTTCTACATTATGATATTTTAATCCTAATTCTAATCTTAGAATCTCATTCGTATTTATATCTCCAAATAACCATGTATTTGCATAATCACCTGAATTACCTTCTACTAAATATTTTACATAATCATCTAAAGAATTGCCATACTGCATTGCTTGTCTAATTCTACATGAAAGTGGTAAATTATTTTCATATGGTAAAAAACCACCAATCGTTGTTTCAGTTCCAATAATTCCTTTACTTGTTATAAAAAAATCCGTTCCTGACCAAATCCATCCAGGAAATCCTTGAATTAACATTCTTGCACCTTTAGTCGGATTTAAATCTAATATGATTCTTGCGAATTGTCCATCAACAAAATTAGAAAAGTTGTTATGACCTACTACAATTTTACCATCTTTCGTCCAATCTCCGTTTGCAATAAACGCACTACAACGATCTTTTGCGCCACCTTCACCTCCTGGTCTTACATTTCGTTTTACGCCATCTTCGTCATCATGATTCGGATACCAGTATTCAGTTAATAAAAAATAATTATTCCAAGCAATTATTTCATCTATATCCATTTTAGTTCCTCCTGCAATTAATCCTTCGCTTACACCTACCATTTCTTCATAAAATTCTGGATATATATTCATTATTTTTTCCTTTAATAATATTTTTCCTGCTTCAATAAAATATTCCCATTTTCTTCCATAATCATTGTAAACTACAAATTCTATCATTTTTTTTACTTTTTTCATTTCATCTGCAATTAAATATCCATATGCATATCCTCTCTCTTTTGAATCACCTTTTACAGATACATATAACCATCCATTTTTTTCATAGCTTAATCCATTTTTTATTTGTTTCATTTAGTTTAATATTAATATGTTATATTATGCAAATAATATAATATATTGTTAAATTATTTATTTACCTTGATCTAAATCCTTGCATTGTTGTAGTTGTTTCTTCTTCCTCTTCAGTTTTAGGCGTTCCAGTATTCATCATTCCAGGAGGTATCATTCCAGGAGGAATCATTCCAGAATTCACCATTTCAGCAGGTATCATTCCAGTTGGCATAGCATCCATTCCTTCAAATACACCAAAAGTAGTACTAGCAAAAATAATCGCAATTAGTAACAAAGACAACCAAACTATTTTCATATTTATAGATCGCTTCATATCTTATAATATTTATAAAGAAATTAATAAATTTTTTAAAATTTTAATTAATATTTTTAATTAATATTTTAATTTTCATTTTACCATAATTTAAAAAAACAAGATTTTGTTTTCAACGATGATTGTAATTTAATCATTTCAACAACAATATCTATTAATCCATTGCAACTTTGTAAAAGTTCTGGACTTGATAAATTATTTTTAACAAGTAATGTTTGAAGAATATATTTTAAAATAGACCCAATAGAAACTACTAAATCACTTACTTTAATATTAATTTGTTGATGACTTAAAATATAGATATGTTTGATTATTTTAATCAATGGAGGAATATCCATAACATCAATTTTTCCATCTTTTATTATTTCTAAAATACAATTATTAATATCATCTAAAGAACTTGGACTTTTAGATATTATTTCCTTTAAAATATTGATTTCAGATTCTGATAGACTAATAGTTGCTAAATTTTTAGTAATTTCAGTATTTAATAGTAAATTTGATAAATTTTGTAATAAATCATGTTCAACTTGATTATCATTACCAACTTGATTATCATTACCAACTTGATTATCATTACCAACTTGATTATCATTACCAACTTGATTATCATTGCCAACAATTGGTACTTCAATTTCGTTTACAACTATTTCTTTTTCTTCTTCTTCTTCAACAGGTAAATCTAAATGTAAATTAAATAGTTCTTTCTCTTGATCATTAGAAATAGAATTCATAATAATATATTATATTATACTATTAAAAATTAATTAAAAGAAACAAACTCATTTATTGATTATTCATTCATTAATCATAACTAAACCAATAATTACAAAAAATAAAATAAATGGCAATAATACTAGCAACCATGCTATACCTTTATGTCCATCTTTACATATTAAATTCAGTATCCAAGTGAAAAATAATATATATAAAATCTTTGCAATAAATATTATAATAGTACTTGGAACTTTAACTGAAAAACTACCTAAAGTATATTTACCATTATTACCCAAATTTTGAATAATAGTAACAACTAATGCAAAAATAGATATATAAAAATAAAATAAAGCTGGAGTGCATAAATCACTTAATTTTTTTGGAAAAGCCATTTGATATATTATTAATAGAAAATATAATAATCTAAACTGTTTTCATCAATGCTCTTAAGTTAGATGCATTTGAACTAACTAGTTGATCTTTATACGGTAATGGATTTACAGGTGCTTGATAACCATTTATTGCATTATAAGCACTTCCTGCATTAAACCCAATATCTCTTCCTAAATTTACTAAATCTTGTGGTATCAATGATGTCAAGGCATTTCCACCTCTTTTACCTCGTCCTCGTCTTTTTGTATTTTTTATTCTACCTCCTCTTAATTTCATTGCAGTTTGAGGATCAGTAGGATAAGTATTATAAGCTAAATAGTTACGATCATTACTTATTCCATTTACACCTGGCCAGTCTTTTACGGATGTTCCCCACGGTTGTCCTACAAATGGTCCAGGAATTGGTCCAGCAGGTTTATAAAAATGATTACCTCCTGACTGCATAGGTAACAAATGATTTGTACAACTTGAACAATTTCCTCCTCTCATACCTTTTTTACTACAAATTACACATTTTCTACCTAAACTATGTTTATGTTTACGTGTTCTTCTATTTTTATTTCTTTTAGTTTTCCTTATATGTTTTTTACTTTTATGCATCTATATATATTAGTTTAGAAAAGGTTCTAAAATAACATAATTATGATTCATAATCAATATCTATTGTATTATTAGAAATTGGAATTGACTCATTTATATTAGTATTATCATTTAATGAAGTACTATTTTGAATTTGTATTTCTTTTTTATAATTTGGTATACATAATTTGCTTTTTAATTTACTTTTTATTTCAGATAATTTAGGAATTTTAGGAAATGGAAATATTTTTTGTGTGTAATATTTACCAGAAATACCACACAATTCTGGATCTTCTCTAACAAAATTACAAAATCTATATTCAACATTTCTTTTACCTGATACTAAATAATTCCATTCTTCAAAATTGTCAGTTTTTTTTGGAAAAAGTCTACAACGACCAACTTTATTGTTACATCCTGGAACACTAATAAAATGTTGACAATTCACACAAAATTTTTCATTAAGTGCATCTAGATTTTTATTTAAAATTAATAATCCGAATAAAAAAAACAGCAAATACATTATCAATACTTATTTATTATAATAAAAATGTTTTTAAGTTTTTTATAATTAAAAACATTTTTTTAGAAAGATAATAATGTATTATTACTCAATATCTACATGTGTCAACATATGTCTTCTGCAACACATTTTTTTTAGTCCTAGTTCATCTAATACATGTCCTTCTGGAGTCTTTTCACTAAATTCTTTAGTTAAATAAATTACCTTGTCAGTATGCAAATCTTTTTGCAATTTCATTTTCCTTACTTCTTCACAATAATAAGTATATTTATCAGCTAAAACAGTTCCGCATGTAAAACATTTAATTGGGATAATCATTTGACTTGTATATATTATTATCAATTAGTTTTATTTTTAAATCAATTTTATTTGTTTTTATAATATATTAATATGACATATCAACCAAAAAGTACTTATACAAATACTAGTATAACTGTTAACGGATTATGGTATGCAAATCTAGATACCAATTTGATTGATATAACTTCAGGATCTGGTTATACTATAAATATAAATCCTGGATGTTGTGGTTTAGGTGGAGGTGGGAGTGGAGGTAGGAGTGTAGGTAATTCTACATCAATCGGTTTAAATGGTAAACATGGAATATATAATAGTGTAACTATAGCTAATATTTATAATTATGGATGTTTAGCTGGAGGTGGGGGTGGTGGAGGTGGAGGAAGCGCGGAAGGGCTTATTGGAGGAAACGGTGGTAATGGAGGTGGTGGTGGAGGTGGATGTGGTAGTACTGGTACTGCTGGTAATGGAGGAGGAGCTTCAGAAAATAGTTACATTTCATTAGGGTATAGTGGTGGTAATATTGGAGGAGGAGGAGGTGGTGGATATGGAACTGATAAAATAAAAGATAATAATGGAGGAGGAGGAGCTGGACCATTATCACCTTCATCTGGTTCATCTGGAGGCGACGGATCTAACGCTCCAACAACTAATGTACCTACAATAAATAATGACACTATTATTCAAGGAGGCCAAGGTGGTGGTATATCAGGTGCAGCAGGAGGATTACCTGGAGTAAATGGTGGAGGAGGAGGTGGCGGAGGAACTGCAGGAGGTGGTGGAGCCGGTGGAGGACGAGGATTTTATGGTTTTAATGATCTATCAGGAGGAGGTGGATCAGGAGGAGGAGATTCTGTTGGTTCAGGAGGAAAAGGTGGTTATGGAATTTATAATACAAACACCATAGTAAATTTATATAATGCTCAAGGAATATCAACTACAACTAGCGATGGTATATCTTATGGACCATTAATCTACGGTGGTTTACCTGGTGGAGTTATAGAAAATTATTATATTAAAATTAATACTTCATCTGATTATGGACAACTATTTAATAGAGGATTTTCTGCAATACCAGGTATTAAAGTAAATTTTAATATTGACCCTGCTTCTGATTTAACTACGGATGGTATATATTATAATGTTTTATATGGCATAACACCTAATTCTGATAAAGGAACAACCACATTAACTAATGGCAAAAAATGTACATGGACTTTAACTGAAACTGCAACTTCTTCTGGTATATATAATTTAGCTGTAACAATAGTTGCTATTATTATTGTAAACCCTGTAGGATTTAAAGTTTTATCAACAAAAAATTATCCTGCATTGACTGATCTGTCGTCAATATTTCAAGGATTAAATGGTACAACCACACTAAATAAAACTGGATTTGTTTCTAATAATGGTAACTTTACAAATAAAGATTTATCTGAAATTTATCAACCATTATCATCAAGTTCTACTCAAGCCCTAGCAACTGGATATACAACTACTAAAAATAGTTATGCGGGAAAAGATTTATCTGCAATATTTGAACCATTGTAAGTTGTAAAATATTAAGGAATGATAAGAAAAAATAAAATACTTTCGGTAATTATTATATTATATTTTACTAATATATAAAGAAATGCCAAGAAGAACTAAATCTAGAAGAAATAGAACTAGAACAAGAAGAAATAAAAGAAGAAGTCTTTTAAGCGGGGTTACATCTACTACTGGAAGAGTTACTAGAGGAGTTACATCTGGAATAAGTAGTGTTGGAAGAACTGTAACTGGAACAGCTAAAAAATCAGTTGGAAGTTTTTTTGGACTATTTGGAATGAAAAAATCCAGAAGACATAGACGAAAGTAAATAATTTTTATACATTTGAAACTTTTACATATTCACTACTTTAATATATCAATAACTTTTATACATCCACTACTTTTATCCCTTTACTAGTTTTCACTTTTTTTTGTTTCGTATTTTTTTTATGAATTTCATCATGGCATTTTTTGCATATATTTAGCAAATTTGCAGGATGATTTTTATGAAATACTGTATTTTCAAGAGAAATTAAATTATTATCATTTGCATCTTTTTGATATTGCATATGATGAACTTCTTCTCCCATTTTGATACCACATTTTTCACAAATACTTTTTAAAAAATCCGTATTATAAACAGATTTTTTTTGATCTAAAATACTTGCAGATTCTGGATGATATTTCATACGAATATTATTCGCCAATTCTAAAAATTCTTGTGGTAAATTCAGTGATTTGCATACTTCTAGACCATACATATTATTTCCCGGGCCATCTTTGATTTTTCTATCATAAACTAGTATATCTTTTGCTTTATCATAAAATACACTCATATGATTCAATTGAACATTTTTCAATAATTGAATTTCATCATAGTGAATTATTTCATGTAAATGTGTTGCAAAAATAAAACTTGCTCCGATATCTGATAATTGTTTTATACCTGCAACAAAAATACTCGTGGCTGATATACTTTCGGTTCCTGAACATAATTCATCTCCTAATATTAAGCTATTTTTATTAGCGAGTCTTAAAATAGTATTTAGTTCTGACATTTCTACTGCAAATGTAGATAATCCTTTAAATATATTATCATTGCCTAATATTCGTGTAAATATATATTTATAAGGTTTATATATAAATTTAGATGCAGGTACATATAATCCAGCTTGTGCCATAATTACAGCAATTCCAAGTGAACGTATAAAACTAGTTTTACCTACTGCATTTGTTCCATATAATAAGATACCGTCTTTTAAGGGGGTACCCCCCTTATGATCCTCGTTTTTTATTGACAAGGGATTTAATCCAAGAATTATATCATTTGCAACATATAATTCATTCTGCTGAATATGTTCTATTAAACAATGTCTAAGTGATTTTACATCAACAAAAGATTTATCTACATCTGAATTGATAACTGGTTTACAATATCCATATTTTTTTGCAATTACTGCTTTTGTAAAGATTACATCTAACAAAGTAATAAATTCTGCAATAATATCAAATTGTGTTTGAAATCCTATTAGTTGATCTAATATTTGTAAATATACTTGAGTAATTGTAGTCATTAATTCACTCTTTAAACTAGAAACATTTTTACATATATATTGAATTTGATAACTAGTAATATATTTGTTAGATGAACTATGTTTCACAAACTCAATTACTCCATTCTTTATGTCAAGGTCAAATGTTTTTTCGTTAACATCTTTGGAATATTTAAGTGACACTGTATTGACATTTTTATTTGCCTTTTTTAATAATTCTTCTAATACTTTACATCTTCTTTCTGTTGCAATTAAACTAAAATTATTTTTCTCCGTTTCATTGATTTTAACATATTCAGTTTTATCATCTTTACTTTTTTTACTACTTTTACTATTATTTTCATACAAACTAATTAAATCATTAAAATACTTTCTACATGATTCTAATTTATTTTCAGAGTCATGTAATAGTTGTGTTTTTTCATCCAATATAATATTTATTCCAAATTTAATAAAATTGGTTTCTAATTTTTGTATTGAATCTATATCTTTACATAATTCCATTATCAAATTACTATCTAGAAAAGCACTTAGTTCTTGTATAGTATCTAACAAATTTATATATTCTGGTAATTTACCCTTTAAATATTCGTTCAAAGTTGCATCTGTAATAATAATATTATATATATTTTTAATACAATGTAAACTATAAAATAATTGATATAAATTTTTAGGTGTAATTTTTTTCATAATAATTTGCCGATGAAATTTTGTTAGATCTGATATTTCTAACAACAATGGTTTTATTTTCAAATATAGATCCATTTTAGTCAAACAATATTCTATAATATTATATTCTTTTTGTAAATAATTTTCATCTGTAGTAGGATTTAAAAAATGATAAGTAAATTTTCTTTTTCCCATGGTAGTTACACAATCATTCAACATTTTCAATACAGATGAATATTTTCCTTTAAATTGATCATCAATAATATTTAATTGTTTTAAAGAATGATTTGCAAGTATTAGTTTATCTCCAATATTTTCAAGAATCGGTTCTTTGATTTTATGAATTAAATTTGGATTATGTTGATAAATAAAATCTAACAAAAAACATAATGACTGAATAGCTATGGTGTTTTCATAAAAAGATTCAATAAAACTAGAATAATCATTTATATTGTAAAATTTTTCTAATAATTCTTTTTGATAAATTTGTTTTTCACAATTTTTTGCTCTTTGTTTATTTTTGTTAGATATATCTAAATTTACATCATCTAACAAAGAGACAAAATGAATAGATTGACTTTGAATATTGGTATAATTTATAATATCATCAACTTCTTTTTTATTTAAATTATGTATAATAACTGTTTCGCTAGGGTTATAGGAAGAAATAATTCTTTCTAATTCATCAAAAGTAGTTGGATTATTAATATATATTTCTTTAAATTCAAAAATACATGTTTTACCAGTATATATATCAATAATTGCAGTACCAACATAAATCCATGGTTTATTTTTTCCCAAGATACTATTTTTCCCCAAGATACTATTTTTACTTAAATGTAGCCAAATACAACAACTATTGTTTGTTATATTATAACTTTCACATGAAAAATAAGTACCAGGTGAAAAAATACCAGCTAAGCTTCTTTTAATATCTTCGCCTTCACAAATTTCATCTTGTGTAAAAACAATAGAAGTAAAACCAGCATTTTGTAATTTGTTGATATATTTATCTAAAAACATATCTTTAAACCCAGCCATTTTAACATGTTCTGTACCAACACATACTTTTTTATCTACTACATTTAAATCGCATATTTTAGAAAATTCCATAATTTGACTACCATATATGGAATTATCATTGGATTTTTTTAATCCATAAACTTCAAAAAATGCACCTACTTGCATTAAAACAATAGAATTTTCACCATATTCTTGTATATATTTGTTAGTTTTATCAAAATAATCTTTTATTAATGCCATAATATTATATTTATTATATATTATTTATCATATTAGCTTTATATTATCTTTATTTAATATTTTTTATACCCGTTAACACAATGAATTGTTCTTCTGTTCCAGTTCCATCCCCTAATGAAAAAATTTTTCTTTTTAATGAATTATAAAATGGAAGAGAAATCAAATTAAATTTATAATAAATTAATTTTAATATATTTAGCATCCATGTAATATAAAATGGAATACTTATAGTTTGATTTTGAAATTCAATTATATCATTTTTGAATTTTTCATCATAAATAGCAAATTCAATCTGCATTCCATTTCTATGATATTTTAATTTGTTACCGTATGTAACCGTATTATTTTTTTTTAATTTCCACAATACTTTTTTAAATTTATCTTTGTCCACTTTTAAATAATGTTGCATTTTAACCATTACACTTTTTTCATTATCTGTAAAGATTGCCACATCTATATCACTTTTGCCGGGAATATAATCATCTCTTTGTACACTGCCATAATAATAAAATGGTATATCAAGATAATTACTTAATCCATTTAATAATTTTTCTTCTTCTAAAGTTAATTTGTTTTTAGTAGTAGTTTCCATATATATTGATATGTTTACTATTTTACCAAAAGAAAAATATTATTCATTATTCTCTTCTCCATTCAAAAAATTATGCAATAAAATATCTGTATTTGTATTAGTTATTTCACCAGCAAGTCTTGCAGATTCATATGTTTTTCTTAAAACATCATTTGGTGCAGTTGAACCAACTTTTATCATACCATGATTACGAAGATACTTTTTTACATCTCCTATACTAGTTTTTTTCAAATCTTTTTGTGCATTTAATATATTTTTCCTTGTTTGTTTATTTTTTATTAGTATGCCAACTTTTCTGTATATATTTGATTTACCTAATGTATATTTGCGTCTTATTGTTTTTTTAATATATTTTTTAGGTTCTATTTTTGTATTGATTTTATTATTACTGTCAACTATTATATCATTTGTATTCAGTACATTTGCACTCATTACATTTGCAGGACTAGGACTAGGATGAGGAAGAGGAACAGGACTAGGACTAGGAACATGAACATGAACAGGACTAGGAACAGGAACATGATGATCAATAGAATTATTTATTTCATTTTTTATAGATATTGGATTAACAATATTATCATCTTGAATTTTAATAGGACTACTATTAATAACTTGAGTAGTAGGTTTCAATTCTTTAGATTCCGAAATATTATTTCTTGTTTCTAAATTTTTTAGTTTATTTTTAATCAACTTTAATCTTTCTTCGCGAGATAATTCATGTTTTAAATTTGAATAATTATTTGGATTTTCAACTATAGGGAAAGAATTAATATCATTTTTTCTAGTTTGATTATTATTATTCCAAATACGATAAGTAGGTTTTTGTCCACCTCTTAAACACCCGTGAGGTATTTCATTATCTACACGATAATTTAATTTCATACTATTCATATTTGCATAAGAAGGAAAGGATGGCTCTAATTCTGGAGGTAAATCTAATTCTACATGAGGATAAGATGAAGATGTATAATCATAATGATGACTTTTTAAAGTATGGTTATGGTTATGATTTTGAGTAATAAATTCTCTACTATTTAATTTACTATTTTCTTTTTTATGTTTTTTAGATAATTCAGATAAGTAGTCTAAAGCACCATTGAATTCATTTGTATATTCATTATTATTATGATTATTGTTTTTTAAAAGAGATTCTTTATCTTTAATTTCTTTATTTTTATGTTCTTTAATTTTATTTAAAAGCTTATTTTTTAAATTATTAGGTGATATAATTGGTGTAGGAATTTCTCTTTTTTCTCTATTTTTTCTTGTTTTATTTCCAGCTAATTTAAATAATTCTGGATTAATTTGTATGGTTTTTTTTTGATTAGACATATATATCTTATATGTTAGGATTTATATAAAAAATAAATAAATATAACTAAAGTTTCGGTATATTCCTATTTTTTTGATTTTTCATTACAGTCAAAACATTTCATATAAGGTGGATTTACCCATTTATTACAAACATAACATTTATTTTTACAATCAAAACAAAATCTATAAGGTCCTGATAGTATTTTTTTACACTTTTCACATTTTGGTTTACATGCCTTACAATTGTTTCCTATTTTATCTACTTTATTTATATGACATGAATTACAATAAATATATTTAGCACATTCATTTAAACAATGATTATACATATCACACTTTTCAACATATTTTCTACAGTATTTACATTGTTCAGGAATAATGTCTTTTTCTAATAAACTACAGCATTGCTTACATACAGTAATTAATTTATTATTTTGTTTATTTTTTAATAAAAATAATTCTTGTTTTGATTTATTACTACAACAATAACATAAATCAAAATTTGGTCTTAAATTATCGTCATTATTATCTTCTAAAAATGTTTTATGAATATCAAAGTTACCTCCATTATATGTAAACTTTTCTTTAATATTATCCCAGGATTCTGATTCTGATTCTGATTCTAATACTGATTTTTCATTATTATTTTTTGCCATTTTTTCTTTTATTTTTCTTATTTCATTATTTTTTTTCACAGTATTATAAGATTTATTTTGTTTTATTTCTTTTTTCAATTCTTTAATTTTTTCTATTAATTGAGTTTTTTCAGCACAATCACAACCAATAGCCATATGTAATCCTGTATCTTTATTAAATAATATTATTAAATTAGAAGGACTACATTCATGATTACATGCACATTTAAATGGCCCTTCCAAACCTTCTACGTTATCAGATGAAAATAATACTAATTCTAATCTATCTTTAAAACTTAAATCTAAGATTTCTTGAAAACTATTAAAATTTTCAATATTGGGTACTAAAATAGATATCATTATTGCAAATAAATCTGGATGAGAACTAGAATTTAGTTTTCCTGAACTTATATCAATCATTTTACTATTTTTATATATATATTTTCTTATTTCTTCTTGACTTGGTAATAGATAATCTAGATTTGAATTTAACATCATTGATAAATCTATTTCTTTTTTTAATTTATTTATAAAAATCATGAATTTTTCATTAAATTTAATTCTAATTTTACTCATAAATTCTTGAATTGCGTGCATTTTAAAAATTATAATTAATAATATATTATTTTTATACAACTAAAGTCTCTATTTTTAATTCAATTTTTATTTTTTATTTTATATGTACATACTTGAAATTGATTTTTTTATTTCATTATCATTTTTCAATTTAATTATATTTTCATTTTGCAAATACATTTCATATCCTTTTTCTACATCTTCCAAGGTAATTTTTTTTTTAATTATATCTAATTTTCCAAATATTCTACGACTATGAGCTATTGTTGTTTTTGCTAATAAATTTTCTATATCTCTTCCATAAAATGGAAAATATTCTTTATTTTTTTTAAACCATTCACTTTTTAATGTATTTGTATCTATTTTCCATCCAATATCATTTATTTTTTTCATAAAAATATCATATAAATCCTGATAATTATATTCATCTACTTTAAAACGCCAAGGAAATCTTGAATCAAGACCTTTATTATAATTGAAAAAACATTCTTCTAATTCTTTTTCATATCCTGCAATAATTACCATGATTTCATTTTTATGGTCACTTAAAGCTTCACATAAGGTATCAATACATTCTTTAGAAAAACTATCTCTTTTTTCTGGATTTCCCAAGGCATATGCTTCATCAATAAATAATACTCCTCCTAAACATTCTTTTATTACATCACGAGTTTTTATTGCAGTTTGACCTAAATATCCTGCCACCAAATCACTTCTCGTTACTTTTTTGAAAGTACCTTTTTCTAATAAACCCAAGTTACTAAATATTTTTCCAATTATTTTTGCTACTTCTGTTTTTCCTGTTCCAGGAGATCCATAAATAACCGTGTGTAAAAAATCACCAGAAGAAGACTGTAAATTTTGCATGTAAAACAATATTTGATCTAAAATATTTATTTTGAGATTTTTCATACCAATCATATTATTTAAATCTTCTAACGGTTCCTTTATCTTATGTAAAATAGATAGATCTACATTGTATTCTATTGAATCATTTAACGGATATAATTCAATTACTTTTAATAAATCGTTAATATCTTTTATTTCTAATTCAATATTTACTTGTTTTATTTTTATTATTGGATTTGTTTGTGAATTTGTTTCTGAATCTTTAAAAATTTTAATTTTTTTATATTTAGTATTTTTATTATTGATTGGTTCTTCTAATTCTAATGAAAATATATTAGGATTTAATATTTGTTTTCTTTGTAAGAATGTATCTTGTTTTTTTATAAATATATCTTCGTAATTTTTGTATGTATTTGAAATATCTTTTAGTAAAAGATCCATATTTTCATATTTATTGTTAGATACGTTTTTATTATTATGCAATAATTCATTTGTTTTATCCATTTGTTGTATAAAAGAATTAGAATTAAACATTATATAAGTTATATAATAATATATTTATTAGTTATATTTATTACTATTTATATATAAAACATATCTAACAATAATAAAAAGAATTAAAGATATTTTTTTATGAAATAAAATAAAATAAGAAAATAATGTTTATTTATAATAAAACTATTTTAGTATCTAATTTAAGTGAAATAATTGAATTATTAAATAATAGTGAGGATGTTAGTTTATATAACTGCAAATGTATTTATGAAACACGAATTGCAATACAACATAAACTTGTAAAAAATAAAAATATAGTAAACATATGGAAAACGAATTCTTTATTTGATTATTGGTATACCGATTATAGTTATTGTGGTAAGAATTTTATTGGATGCTTTGATTATACTATTTATGATTGTCATATCAAAATAAATCATTTATCAATAAATGATGGAGAAAATCATAATTTATACGATAATCCATTAGATATAGACGATTCTGAAGACTTAATTAAAGCTTGTATTAATTTTGTGAAAATAATTGCGATAAATGAAAATAAAAATAAAATTATTCTTGATTTACATTCTAATTTACGACTATATGAAAAATATTATTGCTATGAAGGATTTAAAATTACAAATCGTAAGTGCTTAGATAATCCTTATTGGTTTGAGTCTGAAATAAATTTATAATAAGTGCAATAAATAATATATCTTTTATAATAACAATTTAAAAATAAATTGAAATGTAATAATAACTGAATAATGATATCAAATAGCGAAATGACAGATACAAATATTAATAAAGATAAAATTATAGATGAATCAACTCCATTTGATATTATCAATGATCCATATATTGAAACACCGTGGAATATAATTGAAACATATTTCAAAGACAAACATTTAGAAAGATTAGTAAAACATCAACTAGAATCTTTTAATAATTTTGCAGGATATCAAATTATTAAAACGATTGAAATGTTTAATCCAGTAAATATCAAATCTGAACAAGATTTTGATCCAAAATCAGGTAAATATTCATTAGAAATTTTTATTACATTTGAAAATTTTCATATATATCGTCCACAAATACATGAAAATAATGGTGCAACAAAATTAATGTTTCCTCAAGAAGCAAGATTACGTAATTTTACTTATGCGGCTTCTATGACTATTGACATCAATATCAAATATATTGTTAGAACAGGCGAAGGTCTAGAAAATGCGAGTACTTTTTATAAAAATTTACCAAAAATACATATTGGAAAATTACCAATTATGTTGAAATCTAATATTTGCGTTTTAAATCAATACAAATATGTTGAAAATATTTACACTGGTGAATGTAAATTTGATGCAGGAGGATATTTTATAATTAATGGATCTGAAAAAACAGTATTAGGTCAAGAAAGAGCAGCAGAAAATAGAGTTTATTGTTATAACGTTAGTAAAAATAATACAAAATATTCATGGACTGCAGAAATTAACTCTATTCCTGATTTTAAATGTATATCGCCTAAAAAAACAATACTGATGATTAGTTCTAAAAATAATGGTTTTGGACATCCTATTTTTGTACAAATTCCTAGAATAAAACAACCAGTACCATTATTTATTGTATTTCGTGCATTAGATATTATTTCAGATAAAGAAATTTGTGAACATATTTTATTAAATTTAGATAATAAACAAAATAAAATAATGTTGGAAAGTTTACAAGCATCTATTATTGATAGTAATAAGTATTTAACAAAAGAAGAATCTATTAGATTTATTACAAGTCATGCATTATATACACCCATCAATATGGATAAAGAAACAGGTGCAAGAAAAAAACTAGAATTTACATTAGATATTTTGAAAAATGATTTATTTCCTCATTGTCATAATATACAAAAAAAAATATATTTCTTGGGTTACATGACAAATAAAATATTACAAGCAAATTTTGAATGGATAAAAGGAGATGATCGCGATTCTTATCTGAATAAACGTGTTGATTTGACTGGTCCTTCATTGAATAATTTATTTCGTAATTATTTCAATAAATTAGTAAAAGATATGGAAAAACAAATTATAAAAGAAATAAATACCGGTAGTTGGAGATCAACAGAAGATTATTTTAATATTATTAATTTGACAAATATTTATAAAATTATTAAATCAACTACCATTGAAAATGGATTCAAAAGAGCCCTTGCAACAGGTGATTTTGGAATTAAGCATGTAAATAGTAATAAAGTTGGTGTTGCACAAGTTTTAAATAGATTAACATATGTTTCTAGTTTAAGTCATTTACGTAGAATTTCTACACCTACAGATAAAAGTGGTAAATTAATTCCTCCTAGAAAATTGCATAATACATCATGGGCTTTCTTATGTCCCGCAGAATGTTTTGACCCTGAAACTCCAATCTTAATGTGGGATGGAAGTTGTAAGCTTGCTAAAAATATTATTATTGGAGATGTTCTTGTGGATGATCTTGGAAATCCGACAACAGTTCGTACTACTTGTTCTGGATCAAAGAATATGTATGATGTTATTCCAGATAAATCTAATTTTATGAAACATAGAGTAACTGACAATCATATTTTAACTCTTAAAATACGTGGTCACAAATCAATTATACAATCAAATAGAATAGATAGAAATTATACACATATTGTAGGATATTTTAATCGGGAAGAACTAAAGTTTCAAGAAAAATATTTTGTTTCTTTAAAAGAAGCAGAAGAATTTGTAAATAGTTTTAATGATGATGATACTCTTGATATTACTATTGAAAAATATCTTAAATTAAATAAAAAAACAAAAGATAATTTAGTTATTTTCAAAACAGAAGGTATTCATTGGCCAAAAAAAGAGGTAGCGTGTAGTAAGTTTAATTTACAAGAAGTAGGTATTGGACCTTATGTTGGATGGCAACTAAATGATAAACGTGGAAGATTCTGTTTAAAAGACGGTCTAGTAGTCCACAATACTCCAGAAGGTCAATCCGTTGGAATAGTAAAAAATCTTAGTTATATGACACATGTAACTATTCATTCAAATAGTTTATCATTATATGAATATGCAGCTCCTCATATTACATCTGTTGATATATTAAAACCAAGTGATATATTTCAAAAAGTTAAAGTATTTATTAATGGATCTTGGGTTGGAATTGCAAATGATCCGTTGTATTTATACAGCTTTTTAAAAGATTTAAAATATAAAGGAATTATCAATATTTATACATCTATTATATTTGATTGTAAAGTACAAGAAATAAGATTATGCAATGATAGTGGAAGACTTACAAGACCATTATTAAGAGTAAAAGATAATAATATTCTAATTACCAATGACATCTTGAATAAATTGAAAAAAAATGAATTAACTTGGGATGATTTATTTACCAGTGCAAAAATAGAGGAATCTGTATTAGAATATATTGATCCTGAAGAACAAAGTTTCTCTTTAATTGCAACTAAACCAAAAGATCTTATTCCAAATCCTGATTCTAAACAAATTTTCCATTATACTCATTGCGAAATACATCCAAGTACTATTTTTGGAGTTATTGCATCATGTATTCCATTTCCTGATCATAATCAATCTCCAAGAAATACGTATCAATCAGCTATGGGTAAACAAGCTATGGGTGTTTACGCTACAAATTACAATGAACGTATGGATAAAACAGCATATGTTTTGAATTATCCAACTAGACCTTTAGTTGATACTCGTATTATGAATATGATTAAATTAAATGAAATTCCATCTGGATGCAATATTAATGTTGCAATTATGACACATACTGGATATAATCAAGAGGATTCTTTACTAGTAAATAAAGGATCTATTGAAAGAGGATTGTTTCAAGCAACTATTTATCATACTGAAAAAGATGAAGATAAACAGAAAATTAATGGTGATGAAGAAATTAGATGCAGACCTGATGCATCTAAAACCAAAGGAATGAAATTTGGAAATTATAATAAAGTTAATAGTAAAGGTGTTATTCCAGAAAATACACTAGTAGAAAATCGTGATATCATTATTTCTAAAGTTACTCCTATTAAAGAGAATAGAAATGATCATACAAAAGTTATTAAATATGAAGACCAAAGTCGTATTTATAGAACAGTTGAAGAAGTATATATAGATAAGAATTATATTGATAGAAATGGAGATGGATATAGTTTTGCAAAAGTGAGACTGAGAGCTGTTCGTCGTCCTGTTATTGGTGATAAGTTTTGTGCATTACCAACTCAACAAGTTCTTACTAATGAAGGATGGATTGAAATTAAAGATATTGATATTTCAAAACATCAAGTTGCAACTTTAGATGCAAATGGTAAAATGTGTTATGAATATCCTACTGCAAAGTATGAATATGACCATGATGATAAAATGTATTCTATTAAAAATAAACAACTAGAAATTGTATGCACTTTAAATCATAAATTATATGTAAAAAAGAGATCAGGAAAAAAATATGAATTAATTGAAGCTCAGGATGTAATGGGAAAAATGGTAAGATTTCAAAAGACAATGGAAAATGTATATCAAGATATTGAATTCTTTGAATTAGGAGATGAAAAGTATCCGATGGATGATTGGTTGAAATTACTAGGAATGTTTATTAGTGACGGATATTGTAATAATAATATTGTGTATATAACTGCATTAAAAGAAAGAAAACGATTATATTTAGAAGAAATATTTAAGAATATAAATATAGAATATAAATATAGCGAAGACGGAAAATATAGATTTTCCGGAATTAAAAATAAAGATATAGGTACAGAGTTAACAAAATTAAGCGTAGGAGCATTAAATAAGTTCTTACCTGACTATGTTTGGAATTTGTCTCAAAGACAATCTATTCTCTTATTAGAAGGATTGTTACAAGGTGATGGATCATCTATGGAATACAAAGGAGAAACATTTGATCGTTATGGAACTATTTCTCTAAAATTAGCTAATGATATAACAAGATTAGCTTTACATTGTGGTTGGTCTGGTATTGTAAAGATTAGCGGAGAACCTACTGGTATAGCTAGAAAAGGCGTTAGGAATTTAGGATCTAGAGCTGGACAAGAAATATCAGTAACCCAACAACATACTTATTATAAAGTAAGTATTATTCGTAAACAAAATGAGCCTTGGATCAACAAAAAAGTAAATGATTCTAATGAAGAAAAGTTAATTGATTATCAAGGGAAAGTCTATTGCATTGAAGTACCTAGTTCGCATACTTATTATATGCGTGAAAGTAATTTTAGTCCTTGCTTGATAATAGGCAATAGTTCTAGACATGGACAAAAAGGGACCGTCGGTAACATCATCCCAGAAGAAGATATGCCATTCAACAAAGACGGTGTAAGACCTGACATTATCATTAATCCACATGCAATTCCATCTCGTATGACAATTGGACAATTGAAAGAAACCCTTTTAGGAAAAGTTTTAGTAGAATTAGGATTATTTGGCGATGGAACAAGTTTTGGAGATTTAGATGTAAAAACCATTTCAAAGAAATTATTGGATTTAGGATATGAATCAAGTGGAAATGAATTATTATATAATGGATTAACTGGAGAACAATTAGAATGTAATGTATTCATGGGACCAGTATTTTATCAAAGATTGAAACATATGGTCAACGATAAACAGCATAGTAGATCTATTGGTCCAATGGTAAATTTAACAAGACAACCTGCAGAAGGTAGAAGTAGAGATGGTGGTCTAAGATTTGGTGAGATGGAAAGAGATGGTATGATATCACATGGTGCTGCAAGATTTACAAGAGGAAGAATGTATGATGCATCAGATAAATATCAAGTTTATGTTTGTAAGAATTGTGGACTAATTGCATCCTATAATGATCAATTACATATTCATCATTGTAGAACATGTGATAATAGAACAGACTTTGCATATGTGGAAATTCCATATGCATGTAAATTATTATTTCAAGAATTAATTACAATGAATGTTGTACCAAGAGTTATTACTGATCATTAAATAGTTTTATATCTTACAAAAACAATATAAATTACCAAGTCGATTAGTTTTACACGAGCCTATATTATTATCAGTACAAGTACATATTGTTCCCACAACAGCATCACATGATGCACCACAGCAATTTTGTCCACCATTTAAATCTGTACTATATAATTTAACACTAGCCGATATAGCATTATTAGATATAGTATTTATTAATATTTGATTAATATTGAAACTCATTTCAATATATTTATTTTTTGTATTAGTTTTTGTTATAAAACTAACCGGAATGTTATATTTACCGGAATATGATCCATCATCTAATTTTACAATAGCTACTTGAGATTCTTCAACGCTATTATATGTAAACTCTCTTGGTATCTCGTACCATAAAATTTTAGTTTCTGTATTAAAATAAGTAACTATAGTTGCAATTTCTTCTTTTTTATTGTTTCCTTGATAAGGAATTTTATAAGTAGTTATAATTAAATTATCTTTTATTTCAAGAGAATCTTTGTAATTTCCATTTATTAAATTATCTGCAAATGAGTAAATATATGGAATTTGAAAATAAGTAGGTTCAAAGCCTTGAATAAGTGTTTTTGATACTAAACTAGTAATATAAGTATTGACATTAGAAACAATAAAAGGAATAGAATAAGATAAATCAATGAATTCATTACCAGAATTACTTATGGCAACTTGACCATTTGTTGTAAAAATAGGAAGAACGTCTGAAGGAGAAGTAGAATGCGGTTTTGCAAAAGGATAATGCATTATATATTATTGTTTTTTATTTTTTACAAAAATAATTTGATTCTATTTACTTTTTATTTCTTTTTGTTTTATTACGACCATATTTGCAATATTGCTTTTGTGAAAATCCTTTTGGTTTTCTACAATTGATACTTTTTTTATATTTATTAGACCAATGTCTTTTTCTTTGTTTTTTTGTAAACATTATGTATTATATATAATATAATTTACTATATAAAATTGATTTAAAGAAAGTTTTGACATACTTTTTATAAAAGTATAATGGATAAAGAAATAATCGCTAAAATATTTGATGATAAAGTGTTAAATGAATTGGATCCAAATTTAACTTTATTACCGGATAAATTAAAAAGTGATATTTATGAAAAGTATTTTTATCCTAAAAGAATTGTTAAAGCTTTGTTAGAAGAATTAGAATCTCATGAGTCAAAAATATTAAATATAATTAATTTACTTCCTATTTTACGAGATGTTTTAAAAGATGAATTAGCTATTGCTTATTTGTTGGAAAATTATCTTTATATTTGCCCATATCATGATTATAAAAAGAATATATTTAAAGCATTATACGATGATATTATTGTAAATAAAATCAAACACTTTGTTTTAATAGAAGATCCAGTAGAAGATTTTGCATTAACTTGGGTACATTATATGTATAAGTAAGGGACTTCGCCCCTTATGATCCCCCCTCCCCTTTTTAACATCTTTTCTCATTTCTTAATGTGTGTGTATCCAACAGAATAATTTTTAACTGGTATATTAGAGTTATTACATATAATATTAGTTTGATTAATACAACATGATATACAAAATAATTCGGTTTTTATTAAACCATCTAGTATTTTTTCATATATTTCATACTCATTTATCTGTTTTTGTTTTTGTTGCAATTTTTCATATTCTGAGTGAACGATAAAATAATCTGGTTGCATATTAATATTACAATTACGATTTGAACAAGTCAACATTTATATTACTATACATATTTTATCTTTATAAAATATTCGCAGTAGATGTAAAAAAGGGATCATAAGGGGCGAAGTCCCTTATTTAAAAGGTATTTTTTGCACTATATAAGTAGTTAGAGCACATAAAGTTCCACCCCATAATGTATCCATTAAAACTGTTAAAACGGACCAATTCTTAAATAATGCCCAATTAGTAGTTTCGTAAACACCGTATACTACTAAACCAAATAAAAACGCATCACTTGTACTCTTCTTTGGTCCAATAATAAAATAATTAAGACCAGTAATTAAAAATATATAACAAATAAATGCAGCAACTATATTCATTTTAATAGGACTATTTTGAACTTTTTGAACTTGATTTAAAAAATAACCTTTCATTAAATTTAAATAAATACCATCAATAGCTACAAATAAAATAGCAGCAATTAAAAAAGAAAATTTAAACATATATATATATAAATACCAATATAATATTTTCTTTTTTATATGTTTTTTTATTTTGTTAGTTTATTATGATTAAAGATTCAAATATTACAATTTCTTTGGGAAATAGATGTGCTACTTCTATATGGGCAGTAGATAATAATTGGAGAGAAACTAGACAAAATGGGTATAAAACTTGTCCATTTGACTTGTGTGTTACTAATTATAAAGGTATAGTAGAATGTATAAAAGATGATTTTGTAAATTTAACGAATCCGCGTTATATATCTTTAGAATATTACGGATTCAATAGTATTCACGTTGATAATGCTTTTGAAGGACAACTATTAATTTATAATACAAAATATAGTTTTTGTTTTAATCATGAGAGTCCTTGTCATGCAAATTTACATTTAATACAAGAATGGGAAAAAGGACCTACACATTTTATTGATAATAATTATCAATTATTTATAGAAAGATATAATACAAGAATACAAAATTTAAAAAATTACTTACATTCTAATAAACATATTTATTTTTTATTCAAATGGGATGATAACAATATGCAAACAAATGATTGTTTAGAATTGAAAAATGTATTGAAAGAAAAATATCCTAAATTAAATTATTCTATTCACATTATTCAATAAAATTTTATATTTTAATATTATATACATTATGTCAAATAGTATTGGAATAGGATTTAGCCCTAGTGTTGGAGGAGGATTAGGTGATCTTGGTAGATTCATATTGGGAATAGGTAAAGATATTCCTATCATTGTAAAAGGAAAAGCTACTAATGGAATAGTGTTAGGTGGTGGAATCAAAGGGAGAATGCCTCAATCTGATGTTACTAATTATCATGATGATGAATTTGCTCAAACAAGATTTACATTAAGAGAAGCATGGAATACTACTAAATATAGTGGACAAAATGGACTAGGTAATACTAGAATTATAACTCCATTTAGGGCAGTTAATAATGCAGGTGATGTTTTAAGTAGAAAAAATTATAGTTGTGGAGGTTCATGTCAATCGTTTCAAAGTAGACCAAATTTAAACGGATTACGACAAAGGTTCGGCTCAATTCAAAATATTTGTGATGAAACTTTAATTCCGCCAGCCGCTTGTAATGTTAAATATGTTTATGATTCTTCTAATTATACAACTTTTTTAAAACAACAAGCTGTAAATCGTAATTATAACGATCGTTCTTTTGGTGGAAATGATTACTCTACATCTCAAAGTGCAATACGAGCTATTAAACGTTTTTAAATAAATTTTAATGTAATTTATTTTATTTTAATGTAATTTATTTTATTTTAATTTATATTGTAATTCATAAAGAGTAATGAAATTTTCAGGCCATCTTTTCCAAATTGGTAAAAATACACGAAAAAAATATATATGAAAAAGAGGATGACAACTTGGTTTTACTTCTATAAAAATCTTGTATTTAGATATTATTGCATGGATTATATGAAAAGATTTTGGTCTAGGAACGTAACTAAAAATAATATTGAGAATTTCATTAGGTAAAAACATTTTTTAATCTATAAATATAAATATAAATATAAATATCAATATAAATTAACATATATAAATTTAAATATATAAATTTATATATAAAATGGAAATTAATTATGTGTGTTCCTTAGGAACTTTATGTCATACAGCATCTTTTATGCAAAGAAATAATATGAAAATTGCATCCTATCCATTTGATTGGATTTTCTCAAATCATCAGAATATTATGCATTGTGTTGAAACTGGTTTTAGTATTTTTCTTGATAAAAATTATTATAAATATATATCAGAATCAGAATGTGGTCATTATTATTATGATCAATCATTATGTAATTCTATGTGGAGACATCATAATCCACTTACAAATGATGAACATTATCAATATATAACTCGTTGTGTAAATAGATTTCAACAATTACTTCAATTCAAAGAAACTAAATTATTTATAATGACCTATGTTAATTTTGATAAAATGTATGAAAATATTATGATGGATATTGTTGATTTTAATAATAAATTTTCTAACTATGCTACTAACTATATTATGCTGGTTATATTTCAAATTAAAAAAAAAAAAAATAGTCATGTATTTAAAAATATAGGTAATATTCATTTTCTACAATTGCATACTACGTCAGATTCAGCTGGAACGTATTTTTATGATGAAACAGATAATATATATCTTGATAATATCATTAAACAAAAATATAATTTCAATTTGTTACCTGTTTAATAAATATTTTATATGTTTATAATATAATGAAATAAATTTAAATATAATTTAATATTTACAAATAATGACTACTACAAGTATAAATCAAAATATAATTAATATGTTTATTTTTGATAAATTAAAAACAGGTAATCCCTTAATAGATGCTTTTACAACAACTATTACAATAACTATTATATCTTATTGTTTTCAATTTTTATATAACTTTGGAAAAAATAACTATTCCAAAATAATATCATTTAATTTTACAGATATTTTTTATACAAAATATATTGCAGAATATGAAGGTAAAATTTGTTCTACTGCAAGTTCATATGACTGTCATATTTATCAAACAGGAACTTTTAGTCCATCATTTAAAGCTTTATGGAAACATATTATAGATAATATTAATACAAATGAAAGTATATATAAAATTCAAGAATTTAATTTTAAAAATTTTTATAATAATAGTAATAATCATAAAAATAACGAAGAAACTGTCTATATTGTGAGTCAATCAAATAAATTTATTATTTCAAAAGAAAAAGAAATTTATGCATATACTTCTATTAATTCAGAAAAACAAAATGACGATAATCGTAATCAAAAACATCAAAGTAAAATAGAAAAAATTAATATAACTATATTTTCTTATAAAAGCAATATTTCAGAAATTAAAGATTTTGTTGAAAATTTAACACAAAAATATTTGGCATCTATTATTGATTCTAGATTAAATAAAAAATTTATTTATACATTAATAAAAACAAGTTTTTCAGAAAATAAATATGAAATGTGGGATGAACATATATTTTCTACTACCGTTAATTTTTCTAATTTATTTTTTGAAGAAAAAGAGAGTTTTCTTAGAAAATTAAATTTTTTCCTGAATAATAAAGAATGGTATTTTGAAAAAGGTATTCCATATACATTAGGTATAGGTTTACATGGACCTCCTGGTACTGGTAAAACTTCTATTATAAAAGCATTAGCTATAGAAACTAATTCAGATATTATTATTTTATCAATGAAATTACTTAAAACAAGAAAACAATTATATAATACTTATTTTGAAGATAGATATAGTATTGATAATAAAAAAGGAAGTGTACCTTTTGATAAAAAAATAATTGTATTTGAAGATTTGGATTGTATAGGAGATGTAGTTTTAGATAGAACTATGAAAAAAGACAAATCCAATTGTTATATTTTAGACGAATTAAATAAAAATAATCAAACTAATATAGCAAATATAATTGATAAAATTGCAGATGAAAAAAAAGAAGAGGAAATGGACAAAATATTCAAATTAGCAAAACCAAATCCAGAAGATGAACCTATTACTTTAGATGATATTTTAAATTTATGGGATGGAATTAGAGAAACTCCGGGTCGTATAATGTGTATTTCTTCTAATCATTATCATGATTTAGATCCTGCATTAATAAGACCTGGTAGAATTGATATTAGTATGGAACTGTCTTATGTTTCACATAAAATATTGAAACAAGTATATGATCATTTATTTAATGAAAAAATAGATATTGATGCATTTCAAAATGTAAAAGATAGATTTTATTCACCTGCAGAATTGATTTCTATTTATATGAATTCGGAAAGAAATCCTGAAAATTTTATAAAAAGATTGGAACAAAATGAACATTTGAATAATTATACCTTTTCTAAGTAAAATATTATTTGTTAAATATATAATAAAATAAATAATGATGACACGTAAACGAAAAATAAATGATACGTTTAGTATATCTGCATCTGTAAATAATATATCGGAAATATCTCTTCTTATTGATGAAATTAAAAATTTACTAACAGAAAAAAATATTTTTATTAATGAAGAAATAGATAGAGCTATAGAAAAAAGAAATATAATAATTAAGTTATTGGATAAAAATAATAATATAATTGGAAAAATTAATGGTGGGGTTGAAGAATATAAAATTATTGAAAATGGTGAAGAAATATATAAAAATGCATTATATATTGAGTGGGTAAAAGTGGAAGACAACTATAAAGGTTATAATTTAGGCATATTTCTTATTATTTATTTCATATATTTATGTAAAATTAATTTTAGTGATATTGATTATGTAGTATTAGAAGATGATACAGATGAAATAGATCCACAGAAAAATATATATGTTAAATTAGGATTTATATATCAAGAAACAAAAGAAATACAATTAGATAATGGACAAATAATAAATGTTATGAGTCAACCAGAAATGCAGTTAAATATAAAAGATTTTTTAAATAATGAGTTAATAGAAAAATTAAATAAAATAAAAATTAGACTAAGAAATTTGGTAAAATATGAAGGAGGAAAAAGAAAGAAAAAAAGAAGAACAAGAACAAGAAAGGCAAAAAAAACAAAAAAAATAAGAAAATATAGAAAAAGTCGTACGAAAACTTAAATCATATACTTTTAGATATACCTTTTTTTAAAGGTATATATATATATGACTACTGCAACTGCTTATGGAATTTCTAGATCAATTGGATCCATGACATATGATAATTATGTGAATGCACCTATCTTTGGACCATTAAGCACTAATAATTATCCTTCTGTTATTCCATATCATAGTTATGGAGTATTAACTGGTATTAGACCAACACCTCCTCAATTTTATCCTTCCCAAGCCCCTCCTTATGCCGAAGAGAATACAAATGCAAGAAAACAATATTTAAGATCTACTGCATTTAGTGTAAATCAATTAGCAAAAGAAAAAGTAGCTGGTAAACTTTCACCAACTAACACATTTTTTAATTTTTCAACAGGAAAACATGTACCTGTTTCTAGTCATATGAATTATATTGTTCCAATTCCTTCCTCTATGCGTACGAGTCAATTGAAAAGTGTTGCAGTAGGAAAAAGTGCTTATAAAGTTGGATTACCGGTTGAAGCACCAATATCAACAAAGTGTTATTATCCTAGTGGAACAAGAACTAGTTTGCAAAGAGCACGCTCTGGAGGATGTGTAGCACCAAAAAAAAAAGGAGCAATACAAAATTATAGTTTATGTAATGGAAAAATATGTGCATGGGGTGCACTTCCGCGACAAAATTATTAATATAATAAATATAATAAATAATAAAATAAATAATAAAATATTAATAGTAGTATATTGTATATTATAATGGATAAAACGATAATTATTAAAGACAATATTTCTATTAATATCAATAATATTACACCTGAAGATAGATCAATTTACGGAGTATATTTTATAAGCTGTGTAGGTTGTTATTTAGATATAATTAGAGAACAATTGGAATTCTTTATAAATACGGAATTATATAAAAAATCAAAAAAAATTATTTGTGTTATATGTTCTTATTGTCATTATAACTATCCATTACAAAGTATGCTTTATCATTTAGATCATTTACATATAATGCAACTAGTAACAACACCTGATAATTTATATGAAAAATTTGCAATTAATAACTATAAATCCTATTTACCAGATGATGAAAAATATTATATGTATTATTTTCATACAAAAGGAGTAACTCACGGTAGTGATGAATATTATATTAATATAAGAAGAAATTTATTATTTTATCTTTGTCAAACGGATATTACATTAAAATTATTACAACATGTAGATGCAGTAGGATGTGACTTGTCAATATTTCCAAAAAAACATTTTTCAGGAAATTTTTGGTGGTCTAAATCAGAACATATCAACACGTTAGAAAATGTAGGCGATGGATATCTAGCACCTGAAATGTATATATGTTCTAATCCAAATAATATTTATATATCTTTATGTCAAAATGCAAAATCAGATAAATATGCAGAAACAGAACTAAAATCTTCAGATGATGTTATAAATCAAATAACATCAGTAGAAATTGTAAACTGGTGCGATTTAAATCCATACATAACGGCTTTATTATAATTTTAATTATAATAGTTAATTCCGATACTTTAGATTTATTTATATTATAATTTCTTTGTCTATAATATAAATGAATAAATCAAAAAAAAACAACAGATATAGAGGAGGTAACGGTGATAATTCAAATGGAATTATGAGTTTTTTTTCAAATGCTTGGAATGCTACTAAAAAAAATAGTCAAGGATTAATAGATAGTTTAACAGGAAATAATAATACAAATACTACTACAAATACTAGTACTTACAGTTCTAATTCTAATTCTAATTCAGGAAGTTCCGCTTATGGAAATCCTCGTACTAATTATAATACTAATCCTATTTCCTCATCAACTTCAGTATCAAATAGATATAGTGTAGGAGGTAGAAAATTAAAAAGAAAATATAAACGATTATCAAAAAGAAGTGGTTTGCGTAATACTGCTTTAGTAGCAAAAACAACTTATTGGATTAATGGAGGAAAAACAAAGAAAAGAAGAAGAAGATATAAAAAATAAATAAAATTACTTTTTTATTTTAAGCATTGTGCAATATAAAATATAAATAGCTAAAATAGATAAACTAGTAAAATATCCTTTTACAATAATGTCATTTATAATTGGTTTATTTTTTTCATTATTGTATTCATTATTAATATTAGAAAAAGTTTCTCTGCATGACCGTTTATTAACAGGGTTAATTTTATCAGGAAAAATACATGGATCCATATTTTGAATATCAACTAAACTAACATAATGACTTTCAGTTGATCTATTATTATTAACATCTATTGTTTCCATAGTTAAATTTTGGCAGTCTGGTGTTCCACCAGTTAAAAATGCTTGCATTATTTTGAATGGGTTAAAATAATTTAAGTCACTCATTGCACCTGGAATAAGACCAGTAAATTCAGAAAAATTTACTCCCATACCAGAAGAAATAAAAGGAATATTTCCAACTGGGACATTATTTATATATATATATCTATCTACATTATTTTTTGAATTTATATCTCTACATTTCGCACCAGTTTTTAAAAAAAATTTATTACCTAAAGGTCGTCCAGTTGCAGATGCGTTTCCTTTTCCATCAACTAATATTTGTGTATAAGACACTAAACCTTGTATATCTTTCGCTAATGCATTTAAATTTCCATCAGAAGACATACCTAATTCACGTGGTGTTCTAATATATTTATAATAAGGATAATCAGGACCTAATAATTTTTGTTGTACACCATTTACATCTTTCAATACATCTTGAAATAAATTTGACATAATATATTTTATATAAGTATATATTATTTTCATAAAATTTTTATAACCATTTTGTTTTTTGATATTAATAGGTTCCAGTTATTTTAGGAGTTGCAGGTGTTGGTGTTGGCGAAGCTCCTATTGCTTCAATTGCAGTAGTAGCCTGTTGTTTAGCTAAACCGTACAATTGTGTGTTAACAATTTCCATTTGTGAAGTAAGATCGTCCACCCTTTTTTTCAATCCAGGTATTTCATCTACTTGATCTTTTAAAAATGCAATATTACCTGCATTTTGTTGAGAAAGAATTAATGCATTATCATTAGATATTGGATAATTTTTATAAACAACACTAGGACTAGGACTAGGACTAGGACTAGGATTAGGACTAGGAGTACTAATATCTGTTAAACCTTCTCTTTTATTCCATTCTAAATATATGGAGTATAAAACTAAGTAAAAAAATACAATAATCAAAATATTATATATAATCATCGGTTACACTGATATATAAATATATAATATTTATTTTCTTGTCTTTTATATATTACAATGTCTAGTGCATTTTATCCACAAGGTATGAATACATATAATAATAGAGTTCCTCAAGGAGGATATGAATCATGGAAAGGATCCGGTGTTTTTAGTAATCCCGTTGGTATTACTAGTGGTAATTTACGACCGTTAACTAACAAAGACCCATCTAATGATGCCATTTATAAATTCGGTTTACCAAGACCTTTGAAATGGCAATATAGACGTGGTATTTCTGTTCCAGTACCTATTCCTAATCAAGATCCAAGTATTAACAATAATTTGTTAGGTGGTGCTCCAGAAACTTATTATTATTCTAATCGTGAAGTAAAATCATCTATACAAGATCGTATGGTTGGACAATTAATGGATCAACCTGGTAGATTTACTGTGAAAAATAATAACATCAATGAAGTATCTGGGATTGAACAATTGGATAAAGATTGCAAAACTTGTAATGGTATAGGTATAGTTTCTAGTTGGTATCCTATTAATAACTTAACTGAAAAACCACAATCTAATGTAACAAATCCCCTTTTATGTTGTAATCAACAAAGAAAAGCAAGACGACGTGTATTACCTGCAAATACTAATTTACCAAAAACTTATTTTACAACTAATTCTCAATATTTATTTAATCGTTGTCAAACGTTTGATCAACGTTCTTTTAATTTTGTTAAAGGAACAACTGATCCTGTTTATTATGATAATATGAAAAAATATCCATATGTCTCCGATGCACTACTTGCAAACTCTAAACCAGGAGATCCTTTATCTGGTAGTAATTTATATGTTGCCAATTGTAATCCTAATTTTGAAATTGTTTCAACTGTAAATTTAAATATCATAGAAAATATAGCATATATTTTATTAAATGAAGGAATAATTACTTCTAGTGAATATGATAACTATAAAAATTCAAGTATTTATACAATAGAAGCTTTGGTAGCTTATATAAATACTCTATCTGATTCTACCAAAGAAAAATCACTTGCTATAGTTACAGAAATTATAAATTTAAATAGTATTAACAACAATAATAGTAATGGTTCTATTTTACATGGACCATCTAATCCAAAAGGTTGTAAAACTGTTGAATATAAACCAAATAACCCTCAATTCGCAAAACAAGGCGCAGTATCAAGTAGTACTAGAATATTGAAATTAAATGTAACTACAATTGAAAAAAATGCAGCTAGTATTAAAAATAATAAATCTATATTTAATGATGTTGGAGTTTATAAAGCACCAAATATTCCATTTATATATAAATCAAAAGTTCCTTATTGTAACCCAGGATTATTTACTAAAAATGGAAATCCAAAAACATGTTTTAGAGGACAAAATGATTATACCAATAAAGATATATATGATCCATCTTATTCTTTTGGAAATGTAGTAAATCAATTATCTGATATGTCTTCTATTATTGGATAAAAAGTTATTGTAAGAATACTTTCGTATGACTCATCGGATAAAAAATAGCGGACCAACTTCGTTCAATATAATGCCCCACTTCTGGATTTGCATGAACTCGTAATTGTTTTAACAAAAAAATATATCTTGACTTTGCATGTTGAAGTATATCGCGTTTGTCTATGGAAAATATACTATTAATTGTATAATAATTTATTTTTTTATTTCCAAAATGATATTTGAACCATTTACTATAAGGTCTTATAAAGGAAGGTTTTAATTCATTATTTGTATATAATTTAGCATTATTTTCTTCTGACGATAACCAATTATCTAATTGAAAATTATGAAACTTATTCAATAAATTGGGGGTATATTCTCCAATAAATAATGCATGTTGATAATTATTTCTTTTAATTGCATTTAATATGTGGATAGCTTTCCCTTTTTTATTTGGCATATGAATAGATCCGGGGAAAAAAATAGTTATGTTAGATAATTTATCGTAATTATTTACAATATGATATAAATAGGTATGGTCGCATCTACCAACATTAGGTATAGTAATAATTTTATTAACGTTTCTTTTTTCAAAATCTGTATTAATTCCTTTATTATAAACGGTATATTTAAATTCATTAAATGGTTCTTCTGTTATCCAATGCAAATCTTCATTGTATCTAGAAATAATAATCTCTATATTTTCCATGAATATATTATATTATATAATTTATATAAATTTTTCCATATATTATTTATTTTGTTATTAAATAATATATAAAAATAAATGTATTATTTATCTATTTTATCTATTTTTAAAAATGAAACAATGAATTTAAAAGTTTGGCTAGAACATTATATATGGCAAGGTATAGAACATTTTTATTTAATTGATAATGGAAGTAATGATAATCCTTTACAAATTTTACAAGAATATATTGATAAAGGATTAGTAACTTATTATTATTTACCAGAAAAATATAAACAGGTACAACATTATCAATATGTATTTGATCATGCAAATTTAAAAAAAACAACATATTGGTTAGCAGTTTGTGATTTAGATGAGTTTTTTTATGGTGTTGATCAAAGATTATCTTTAAAATTGAAAAATTTAGAATATTATAATATTATTTATTGCAATTGGCTTATGTTTGGTAGTGATAATCTAATAAAACATCCAGAAGATATACGTACAAATATTATTCATCGCGAAGAAAAGTTTCACATAAATACAAAATATATATTTAAACCCAGTTATATTATATCAAGTTCTCAATTAAATACACATTATTTAATGAGACCAAATAAATATCAAAAGTTGGAAAAAATACATTTGGCAAATAAATTAATAAGATTAAATCATTATCCAATTCAATCATTAGAATTTTTTGAAAAAGTAAAAATGACAAGAGGTGATGTTTTAAATAAAACTGTGGATAATATTCGGGATAAAAATTATTTTGATTCATATAATAAAAATGCATGTTTTAAAGATGATATTTTAAAAAAATTAATTGAAAATCCGCCTTTAAATTATTAATTATTTACAATATAATTAAAGTAATTCCGAGTCATAATCCATTTCACAGTCACTAACTACCGTTTTTTCACTATTTTTACTATTATTGTTGTTTAAAAATATATTTAATTTTTCCATAAATTTATTATGAGGTATTTTATATTTATCACACCACTGAATACATTTTTGTATATGATTTCTTTTTAATATTTCTATTTTATCATCTTTATTTTTATTTTTTACAATATTTATGATTTGATCTAAAGCTTCCAATTGCTGTTGAGCAATTACAACATTAGATTCTTCTATTTTATTCATAAACAAATAAGATATTTCATTGTCAATGACAGATTCAATAGATAAATTTTTTTCACTATAATCATTTATATTTAAAAGAATTTTATACAATGTTTCTTCTAAATTAACTTTTGATAATGAATTTGAATTATTATTCATAAATTTTTTACATACAATAAATCGTTCACCTGAAATAATATTCGTAACGGATGGTTTTATAATCATTACTTTTTCAAAAATATTTGTTAGTAAATATAATATATCTACTATAGATTTATGAATTAAATTATTAATTTTAATAATGCTTATTCCTTCATTATTTTGATACTTTACTATGATATAAAATAAAAATATCATATAATTTGTATAATTATCAATATCTAAATAATCAGTTTTATTAGATTCAAAATATAAAAAATCATATTTTATTTGAGACTGAGATCTATTATTACGATTTCTTATAAATTTATCATATAAAAGAGTAATATTTTCATTCAAGTTTATATCATTATAATCCTCTCTTAATATACTTAATAAATAAATGGATGAATTTGCATTTGGACTTACATGTAAGTTAATCATTTGTTTTTTTTTTAAATTTTCATTTATATTACAGACATGAAATAATTCAAGTAATTCAAAAAATATATTTGAATCAGGTTTAACCTTACTTACTGATAATGAATATCCAGGTACATTAGAAAAAATAAATTCATAGGTATTTACTACTTTACTTATTAAATTAATAGTATATTCAACTGCATTTTCATTTAAATCTTGATTTTGATTTTGAATCATATTTGTCACTTGATTACTTATATTGTTTAAAAAATAATTAGTACTTTTGGAATTACAAGGTTTTAATAATGATTTTTCAGTAAATAGTAAATTAATATTTGGATTTATTTTATTTTTTGGTAATATATAATAATTCATAAATAATAAATATTGGCTTAAATGTTTATACCTTTTCTCATTAATTTATTTTATTCCTCAATTGTAAATTCTATTAACTTATTTTTACGAGATGTTTTTTTGTTTTTTATTATTGGTTTCTCTTTTTTTTCTACTAATTGTATTTCTTCTTTTACTTTCTCTAATGGTGGTTCTTCTATTGGATCCGATTCTACTAATATTAATGTTTTATTCAATTTTTTCGCTTTAGGTTTTGATTCTTTATTCGCCTGTTTCACATAATTAATTGCTTTTTTAGATTCTACTTTTTCTAGTTGTAATTCTTCTAATGATTGTGAAATAAAGGATTGTGATATTTTTTCTGCATTAACAGTTCTAATTTTTTTATAAACAAAGTATCTATTTAAAAATGAAATATCTCTTTCGTATGCATTCATATAAGGTGCTTCTCCATAATCATTTTTTTTACTCGGCATTCTTGTTATTTCATTCATCATCAAATTATACAATTCAATAAACATACCACTACTCTCTGGTAAACCCAGTTTTTTTGAATCTTCTGAACTTATCTTGACAAACCCATAATCTTCCATAATTCTATTTAAATATTCATAATTAACCAAGTATTCTGAAATTAATTGATTAATACTTTCTTGGTATACATCTATTTTATACCCAACACAAGTTTCATCATCTGGAAATATATCCGAACTATAATCTTTTTTCATTTGCCAAATTTTTTTACCTTTTTCATAAATATCTACACTTTCTCCTTGATTTACCTTATTTAATTTATTAAAAACACTTTTACCATCATAACTTGTACCAATAAAATATCCTCCTAACTTTGTACATTCTGCTATATTTCTTAGAAAACTATGTAGCGTATTTACATTTTCAAACATATAATGAATTGCAAATTGACATGAAGATATATTAAACCCTTCTTCTCCTTTACCAAATTGTCTTACTACTCCTGCACCTAGTTTTTCTTTGGTTCCTTTACCAAACACAGCTTTTGTAATTTGAAGAGCTTTATCATTTAATAAAGCTTCACCTGAACGAATATTCAAGGCACTATTTCCATTTACAAATAATGCATATGGCATTGTTTTAAAATCTTTTTTATAATTTAAAAATCTTGCACATGCACCATTGAGTCTATTTTCTAAATTATCTTTTGCTATATCTATTCCAAATACAAAGGATAAATTAGAAGAAATCCATTTTGGAAAATCACCTCCTTTTCCGCATGCATAATCTATGAGAATATCTCCTTTATTTGATACACTTTTAATCAATATTTTTTTAACAAATAAATTATGAAAATCTCTTAAACCTTTGGTATCGTTTGAATCCGAAATACGATTATAATAAATATCATCTTCTTTTAATTCATTAGGTATATTTTCTCCTGTACAAATCATTTCTTTTGTAATTGGATTATGGATAGAATACCAATTATCATTTGCAACATTATAAGAATTACCATAATTTTTTAATCCTTGTCTATATTCTGTTGTCTTATCATATCTTACTCTTAATGGTATCCATCTCCACAGACCCGATTTAGATAAATCATATTTAAATTCAACAATTGTATTATCTTCAAATACTTGTCGTTCTTCCGTAAACATTTGGAAATTATTATTTTCATCCTCTTCTAGCAAAACATTACATAATCCTGCTGAAATATCATATGGATCTGTTGGGAAAAACTGTACAGGTTTATAAGTATTTTCACGATTTGTTTCATTTGTTTTAAGACTAGGTAATTTATCATCCAACACATCTTGGCAAGGATTTATATAACCATCTTTATTTTCATCAAAACCACATCTTAAAACTAATGTTTTATATTGTACAAACTGACTAACTAGTGAAGTATTTAATCCGTTTTCAAAAATAGGAGTTACTACATCATTTCCTTCTGGACCTTTTTTAGTTGTAACTAAGAAATCAATAGTATTATATTCAGCCGGTTTCCATTTAAAAGAATATTCCCATGTTATTTTTTTTAATGGACCAGCTTCATCTATCTTATCAGAACCAACACCTAACATCATTGGTGTAAAAATTAATCCATCTGTATTATATTCATATAAATCATCATCAATATTACGTAATATATAATTACATGCATCAAATATATTATTATTATCTACATTATTTGTTTCTTTATTAACTATTGGATAAAATTTTTTACTTGTAATTTTTATTGGCGCAACAGATAACTTATCGGATTTACCACTTGATATAGAATTTATATTTAAATTATTTATTAAATTTCTTAGAATAGGTAATCTTACTTTTTGCATATTTTTATCTTTTTTTATATCAGACAAAATAAACCCATAATTTCTTACATCATGATTATTTACAAAATAAATATCAAATGCAGCATACAAATTAATGAAATTACCAATTTTATTATGTAAAATCAATTCTCCATCTAATAAAGAATTATAAAATTCTTTCATTTCGGTTTTTGCACCAGTAAACATAACCGACATATTACTATTTATTAGATAAATTCTGCCATTTTCGTTTATAAATAATAAATTACGACTACCGTCTGCTTTTTCAGTAACAACGTAATTATCCCTTATATTTGGTAGATTTATATTTGGATTTATTGGAGCAATATTTTTTATTTGCAATGTTCTAGAAGATGGACCAAGAAAGTCACTAGGATAAATACGTTTTTCCGGATTATATTTTTCTTTATGTATCATTTTCATATATTCATGCAAAACTTGGTTTTGTTCCTTGTATGATATAGGATAATTTGAAGATTGTAGTCCAGATAATACGTTTTTGGTTATCTGATCAATTCCTTTTACCATATCTTGAGGAGTTTTATATAGCAATTTTGCATCTAAATTTAATAACTCAACTTCTATTTCATAACTTTCTGGATTATTAAATACATTAGAATCAGTTAAATTGTAAGTTTTTAAATATCTGCCATTTTGTCTTGTAGAACTTTTTACAATACTTAAATCAATACGAAAAGGTAATCCTTCTTTAATAAAAGAAACACGATTTATGTAACGAAATGATTTTTTTGTTTTTAACCAATTTTCTACTATATCTTTTACAAGTTTACTATTTTTATTAATAACTTCTTCATTTGCATAAGAAACACGAAAATTAAAGTCATCAAAGTCAGCATTTTCTACTCTTTCATTATCTATAAATATTGGACCTTTTTTTCTAAAAGTAACATTTTGTAAATAATTAGATATATCATTTGTTGTACAATAATCTTGTACTGCATTTAATCCATCTATTTCACTACGAATATTAGATGATTTAAATTCGCCAGTTCTAATATCTAAAAATTCAGATTCTATTTTTAAAGCATAAAACCCTTGACTATTAACTGTAGTAAAACCTAATGATTTTAATTTTTTTATTACATTATCATAATCTATTCTATTTAAATGTTTTATACCTTTTGTTCCAAAACGAATCTCAATTTCACTATCATTTGCATTATTTGCATTATTTTGTAAAAATATATTACATATATTGAATAATTGTTCGCGTGGTGAAACTTTATTATTCTTTTTGGTATATATATGTTTACTCATTGATAATTGTATATAATATAATATTAAAATATATTTTTATATTATATTCTTATTCAATTTTTAAATAAAATAAAATAATTAAATTAAATAATATTAGAGCGGTGTGTATTTAAAATGCGGATTTATATTTATAATATATACGATATTATATATATTATAATGGGAAAATGCGAAACTTCAACAACATCTATTGGTATAAAGATATTATTATCAGACCTTATTTTGCAAATAAATGAAAAAAATTTTGATTTGATAAAAGAAATTCTACGTAATGGCTTTATTTCGGATGAAAATGATATCTATAATGATGTATATTCGGATATTATTTGGTGTCATAGACTACCTAAAAATTACTTGGAATTTAAAGAATTTTTGGAACAAGAGTGTAAAAATAAAGGTTTATATTTTAGTAATAAAATAGAATTTGATTTAACTAGTGGATGTTTATTTGAAAAAGAATTGCTATTACCTATAAAAAAGATATTGAAAACAGAAAGATATGGATACCATAGATATGGAAGAAATGGTAATTATTGTCCAATAGATTTTGATTTATCTGTAGATATAGAAAAATACAAAGAAATAGAAAAATATACAATTGTTTTTATTTTAGAACAATACACTGGTTAAATATACAAAAATTAATCGGTATTTAAAATACACATTGCTCTAAATTAAATAAAATTAAAAATTCAAAATGATTATTTCGTAAATTTCTTTTTTGGTTTTTTTTTTATTATTTTCAGAACTAATATTTATACCTAATTTATTTGCAATTTCAGTTAATTCATCTAATTTATAAGAAGTCATTGACTTTATAGAACTATCTATATGAGTTAACTGATAATAATTTTCACGAAACTCTTTTATTTTGTCATCTGTAACTTTTATATTATTTAAATCCAATATATATTTTAATGAATTTGAATCTTCAGGTTTTTTTATAATATATATATCATTTTCATCATTATAAATGTATTCAAATACTTTCTTTTTATCAACTATAAGAATATTTATATTTTCAATAATACATAATGCTACAAATGTTTTTAAACTGATTTGTGCTTTGTTTGCCAAATCATCTTCTAATTCATACAATGGTTTTATTTTATTAATTTTTAATAAATCTTTTTTGGAACGAAGTAATTCTATATACTTGAATTTCATTTCTTTTTCAATTACAAAATGTTGATTTCCAATCATATCATATTTATCTATACCCATTTTAATAACATAAAGACACCAAAATAAATTATCTTTTAAATGACATATAAATGTATCTTGTTTTTTCTTTATTGCGGTTACTTGATTATTATTTTGATTATTCTTATAATTATTATTCTTTGATTTTACTTCTTTTGTTAATTTATCGTCTAGATTATGACTTTGTAACTTTGTAAACCTTGATAAATTTTTAGTAAAAAACATGAAATTTTGCAAATCATTTATAAATTCTGTTTTTATTACTTGTTCTGGTACTGATAGTGATACATGAATAATAGGACTTTTATTATTATTCATATTATTATTAGTTATATTTCTATTTTTATTACTATAAAAATTATTTGTATTAGTAGTTATACTCATATAAATATTCTTTTATATTATTAAACAAAATTATCTTTATTATCTTTTATCAAAATAAATATTTTTATAGTTTTCTTTTTCTTGCTCAGCCTGATTTAACTCAAATTCTTGTGTACTAACATAGTTAATATATACTTTTAATTCTTCAATGACAGAGCTAGATAATTCAGTTAAATTAATATGAATTCCATATTTGTTTTCATTAATAATAATGTCTTTATGATTATGTAATAAACGTAAAACCTCCACTTGATTGAATTTTGGCATTTTTTCAATTTTTTCTCTTATGTTATTTAATAACGGTAAATCATAATCTTCTTCTTCTATTTGTTCCATAATTTCACTCATTGTATTTTACTTATTTATTTATTAAAAAAATATATTTAAATGTTTTTAATAATGTTTATTAATTTATTATAGTATATTTTTTACTAATAAAGATTTTAAACTATTTAATTGATTTGTTAAATTCTCATTTTTAATATTCAATTCTTGTATAGATTTTACGAGAACTGGTATTAATGCTGCATAATAAACTTTCAAGTTTTCTGGATCTTGATCCTGTACTAAATTTGGAATAATAATTCCTGAAGTTTTTTGTACTTCTTGTAATTCTTGTGCAACAAATCCGATACCTTTTTCTCCTTTTTGTTCTCCATCTCTCTTATCCCATGTCCATCTTAACGGTTTTAATTGATTCAAAAATTCTAAACCTGCATCTAAATTTTCTAAATCTGTTTTATCTCTTCCATCACTAGATCCTGCTGCACTAATTAGTCCTGCACTTGTTATGGTAATTGTAGTACCATCAGGTTGGACAATTCCATTTGATAATGTAGTTGCAATTGGTAATTGTGTCCAAGAAGCTGAACTAGAACCATCTGTTGTTAACACATATCCTGTAGTACCAGAAACATTAGGATAAGTAATTTTTCCTAAAGTTAACGTTCCGCTAGTATTTACATTTGTTATCTTTTTATTTCCAAGATTAATAGTATTAGATTTTAATACACTTGCACCATGCCCTATTGAAACTGTATTAGTCAAGTCATCAGATGGTCCAGCTCCATTACCAATAGAAATATTTTGAATTCCACTATATACTTTACTGGATGAATCATTTCCAATAGATATATTGTTGGATCCATCATAAATATTACATAGCGATTTACTTCCAATTCCTATATTTCGTGATCCAATAGATCCAGTTACACCCGTAGCTCCAGATACACCAGTAGCTCCAGTTCCATATAAAGAACTATGGCCTATAGCTGTGTTATACTCGCCATTTTCAGAAAAATATAACGCATATGCACCAAGTGCTACATTATAATTACCATTTGAATTTTTACCTATACTTTGACAACCTATTGCAGTATTTTCATAACCAGTTTTATTTGCATATAAAGATGAAAATCCTATTCCTGTATTATTGCCACCAGTTGTATTACTATATAAAGACGACTCTCCATTAGCGGTATTATTGTTACCGGTTGTATTTGAAGTAAGTGCATCAGTACCAGTTGCTGTATTACCGGTTCCTACAGTATTTGATAATAATGCTCTTGCACCAAATGCAACTAGACCTGAACCTTCTACAAGACTTGTTAAAGCATTTGTACCTACTGCTATATTATCATTACCAGTAGTTAAAGATGATAATGTAAGATATCCGTGTGCAGTATTACCTGAACCGCTTATATTGGAATATAATGATGATTGACCGCTTGCTGTATTTTTACTACCGGTTGTATTACTAAACAAAGCATTATCACCATGAGATGTATTTGCAATTCCACTTATATTATTAATTAGAGAATTTGTTCCTGTACCAGTATTTTTGTTTACAATATCAACAAATAACCCAACTCCTGTTGCACCTTGTTGACCTTCTAATCCTATAAGACCTTGCAAACCTGGCAAACCTTGTAATCCAGTTGCACCTTGTGTGCCTTGCAATCCTTGTAATCCTTGTAATCCTTGTAATCCTTGTAATCCTTGTAATCCTTGTAATCCTTGTAATCCAGTTGCACCTTGAAGACCTTGCAATTTGTTTTCAGAATTAACAATAGCTAAAGTAACATCAACTATATTTGCATCATGTTGAGCGACTTCATTTGCAACTAATTGAGCTAATCCATATGCATTATACCATGCATCTTCAAAACTATTTTCTGAACATGCAGAAGCAGATGCAGTAGCAAAAACTGGAAATCCTCCTTTAGTATATGCAACACTATTTGCACTAACCTTATTGGAAAAAGGACATTCGCATAAATCTTTCAAACAAGAACATTTATCCATTGTTATATTTTATAAAAATAATATAAATAATTATAAAATTATAATTATTTTACGCATTTTATAATTCCCTAAACGATGATCCTGAAAAAATTGGTTCATTCCAAAATTGCGTAAAACCATACTTTTTCAATGCATCAAACGCAAGAGTCGTTTCTTCATTGGATTTCCAAAACGCATCTCTATTTTTAGATAAAACATATACAGCAAAGTTATCTGAAAGTTCAATGGGGATAACGGGTAAAATAAGAGGTGCTCCAACAATAATGGTTTCAAAACTTGGTGAAATATAAATAATCCAATAATCACCTTCCAATAGGGGTGATACGGAAGGAAAACTAACAGTACGACATGTTGGAATAATTGGATCACGTGCCCGGCTTTTTCCCTCAATAGTTACAGGATTAAATTCAGTATCATATGCATTATTTATAACTTTAACTGTTCCATCAAGATTTAATGAGTAATTTGCATTAACAGAACTATATGTTATTCCTGTTCCAAATAATCCAGTTGTTCTGGAAGTTAATACTTGATCCCATTTAGTACAAAATTCATTTACATTGAATCTTTTTACAAGAGATTCAACCTCTTTTTCACCTACAAAATTTTTATAATATTGAACAATAATTTGATCTTCTAACTTTTTAAAGTTTTCCATTATCAATACTATATTATTATTTTTTTATTATTACAAAAATATTAATTACAAAATATTGATTACAAAATATTAATATATATAAAATGAAAACTAAAAGAAAAAATTTATTATTTGATCTACCATATGAATTGCAAATAAAAGTATTTGAATTTAATACAGAACATAGAAAGAAATTATATTCCTCTTTACAATACATAAAAAAAAGTAAATTTTGTGATTTTGATTATTGTAAAAAAATAATTATGAAGACAAAATATGGATGGATTTGGGGTTATTCTAAATCTCTTTGTAATTATTGTTCAGAAGAATGTCGTAAACAAGATATTTTTGAAGATGAAGTAGATGTCTATTAAAGTATAATTCTAGGTTTAGATTTGTATTTATTTTTATTCAAATCTTCCTCTTTTGGTAAAACAATTTCTGCAATAATAGATATATATTTATCATTCAATTCAAATCTTTGTGCAATTACACGAGCAGTAAATTTATCATTCTCTTCAATAGAATTAAAATAATCATTTGCAAAATAATGATCTCTTGCAATAAATAATACAAAAGGACTAGGAATTTCTTCTGCACTTTCAGCTCTTATTCCTGCTTTTGTTATATTTTTTGCTGTACAATTTAATAACATACCTGAAACTGGAAAACAAACTTCACATTCATATACTATTTCAAAAGATATTTTATCACCTTTTACAATTCCACTTGAATAAGTTATAATTTTTACTGATTTAGGTTTCACATATCCTTCTACAATACATTTTCCTTCTACAATTGTAATAATACTTTCTTCCAATGTTTGTTTCAAAGACTTACTTACAGCTGTTATTGGTAAAATTATATTTTGTGTAATTAAAGAACGACTATATACATTTTTAGTTTCTTTAGATTTATATTTTTGCTTCATTTTAATATTATTATTATCCATTATACTATATTGTTATATTCTTATATTTATATAATTTTAAATATAATTCAATTTTTTATCAAACTTTGTATTATTAAAAGTAGTATTATTTATATGTTGATTTATATATATGTTTATATATTTGTTGTTATAATCATAAATCATATTTTGAATAAGTAATATCATAAGTTTAATCAACATCTTTATGTAAATTTTATATATTTATTTATTTATAAATATATCTTTCAATTTTATAATTAAAAATCATTAATAACCGCTAATTCAGTATTTAAAAACCATGTTTTTCCATCTTTATTTTCTCTTTCATAATTTCGTAAAATAAATTCTTGTAATATACATAGTTCTTGTTGAACAACTCCTCTTGTATTTTCTTTTGTGTATTTTTTATCACCAACAATTTCATTCAATACATCTATTGTTTTCTTTTTACCTGCTTGATCACATCTAGATCCTGTATTTCTAGTTCTAGTAGTTTCCTTTATCTTGAAAATCATATATTTATTTTTATCTTCAAAACCAATAAATCCAACATGATTATTTAAATTATTACGTAGTTTATATTTTTCATTAATCAATGGTATAACATCGCGAATATCTTCTGGTTCAGCATCTATCCATAAATTATTTTTTAGAACGAATAATTTTAAATTATTACTTCTAGATGGACCATCAAATAATACGATTGCCGTTATGTTATTGCCGTGAATGATTTTATCACAAAAATACTTTTTTATTTTAACTAAAAATATACCTTGTTGTTGATTTTGGCTTTGATTATGTTGTTTGCAATTTATATTTAAATAATTAAGTAATTCTATTTTTTCATTATACATTAAACTATCTAAAATATGATCAATTAAATTATCTTGTAATATATCAATTGGAATTCCTTCCTCTTTCATTTTTTTTATAACAATACCACAATATTTATACCAATCACTTTCTCCTCTTTCTACTTTTGTAGTACTTTTTGTTATATCATAATTTTTAATTATTTCATCTAATATTTCTTTGCCTTTAGACTTTGATTCTGATTCTAATTTATGTATACTTTGAGTATTATTAATCTTAGTATTTGATTCTTTTTCAATATCTTTTAATGATTCAATAGTAGATTTTGTTATATCTTGTTTAATATCTATATTTATCATATTATGTTTATAATCAATTGGAACAGAACGATCATAAATAGATATATTATTATAATTCAGTTCACTTGGTTGAAATAAATAATATTCTCCAATATTAATTAAATATCCTGTACGCCCATAACGATCTAAAATATATTCTGTTGTATCATTTATCATTTGTGTTAGTGCTGCATATATTTGAGAAGTTGGATAAGGTTTCGGATTATTCAAATAAGCAAATAATTCTTTTTTTGTATAAAAGTATCGCTCCTTCATTAATAGTCTTATTTTTTGAATGATTTTATCTGAATTAACTAACATAAATGTTTCATTATAACTATCTAAATTAATTCTACTATCTTCTACATCAAAATCTGGTAAACATTTAAAATCACATGTATCCATATAGTCACAAATTGCAGAATTTGGTGCATCACCTACTTGAAAGTGATATATAGTTTTACCATCAGATAAAATTTGAGTTATACTTGTATTTGCATCTATCTTATTAAAATTATCATTCGTGAATTCTGTTTGTTCATGATTAATGATACAATCAACCGATGTCTGTTTTAATAATCTAGTTATTTTACCAATTTGCACTGCTTTTATTTCAGCAACACGATAAACATATAAATCTACAGATTCTTCTTCTGGATTATTTAAAATAGTTCCATGTAAAAATATTTCTACATTTCTTTCTTCAAATGGTAAATCTTTATGACTTAAATTTCTCACTGCCCTTCCAGTAATTTGTTCAATGCGATTCATATTATACCATGGTTCCATAATATGTGTTTGTCTTATTGCTTTGAAATCTAATCCTTCTGAACCAGCCTGTGATATCAATACAACTTTTATATTTTCGCCATCTATATTATCGTCACTAGTTAAAGCTTTCACATCTAAATCATTATTTGGAGATATTCTTGGATCTCCTGTAATCATTGCATATCTTGCTGGTTTGAAATCATTCTTATTTTTTTGAGTATGAGTATTCGGTTTCATTGTTCTAACATCTACAATTTCAGTAGGTGGAACTTTAAATAAGGATGGTGTTTTATTATTTGCTTTGGTATTTTGATATCTTGTAAATCCCATTTCTTCTAATGCTAATGCAACCGGAATCAATCCTCCATCAATATATCCGGAATATATTAATATAATTCCTTTTCCAACTACATTTGTTTTTGCATTATAAATATTTTCACAAATAGCTTTTATTTTACAACTATATTTACCAATTTCTGATGGAGAAAATATTCTTCCATATTTCTTAACATTTTTATATTCAAAAGATCCTTTTTGAGCAGGTGTAATTGTATCTACATAATTCATCACATTTTTAAGTCCTAAAGTCCCTGTTAGTAATCTTGAATCAATTTGAAAACCTCCTTTTTGAATATTTTTTTTGACTTTAATAGGTACTTCAATTTCAAATTCTTCCAAGGAAGAAAGAGATTCTATTGTTTGATTTTGAGAATCCACTTCTGTATGGGTATAAATAGTTGGATTAGAGTTAGAAGCAACTTCTGTATGAGTATATGGATTAGAATTTGAGTTTGAAGCAACTTCTGTATGGGTATAAATAGTTGGATTAGAGTTAGACGCAACTTCTGTATGGGTATAAATAGTTGGATTAGAGTCTATTAATGTGTTTTCCGATAAAATTACAGGTTCAGGTTGTATAACTTCTTTTTTCTTTTTTGGTTTTACTGGAACTTCAATTTCCATTTCTTCTAAAGAAGACAATGATTCCGGAACAGGACTACTTGTTGGACCATTATTAAGTATTTCAATTACATTATTACTTTTTTCTAAATCTTCTTCTTCTTCATCTTCCATAATTTGAATATCTGGATTTTCAGCTTCTTCGTTATCATAAATACAAGGTTCTATTTTTTCCACTAATAATTCTAAATCATCTACTGGATAAACAATATTTAAACATTCAAGTGGTATTTGCAAATCTGTATATTTAAAACTATTTTTTTGTTGAAATTCTGAAAAATCTTTTTCATTTCGCATCAAATTCATAACATATTTATATCCTAAATCTTGGTAATCTCCAATTTTATTTAAATATAAACTAATTTTATTAATTTTTTTACTATTAGGAATTAATTTACAATTTAATTGATATTTTGGATATTCCTGTATATTATGAAATGTATGTTTTGGTGAAAATATATTAGGATAAACACGAAATGGAAAAGTATATGGATTATCTCCTCTTACATAAGAAACATATCCAGTTACTTTTCTAACAAGTAAATCTTTACCAATTTCTTTTCCATCTTTATTTTTTCTGAATTTACCATCATTATCAAATATATCTTTTATATTAATAAATCCTCTTTTATCATTTATATTCATCAAATTAATAAGCCATATTATTTCTTTATAATTATTAAACATTGGAGTTGCAGATAACAATAATAAACGGATATTTAAACAAACAGTAACAAGATACATTAAATTTTTAGCAACTGTTGCAAATTTTTCATTATCATCGGATATACGCATATTATGAACTTCATCTATAATAATTAATGTATTATTGAATTCTTGTTGCAAGTTTTTTATTTGTAAGTTTTCTTTTCCTTCTCCAGCAGTTTTTACAATTTTATTAGAAAATTGTGTATATCCCATGAAATCATAAGAAATATTAATTAAATTTTTCACTTCACTTATTACTTTATCTTTTGTTAGACCTTTCATATTAGTTGGATTAATTTCTTTTAATAATTTATTTCCTATACATCCTTTGATAGACCAAATACCATCTACTAATTTTAACTTTCTTTCATCAAATAATTGCAATTTAAAATTATCTTGTACATTCGGACTTGCAACAATAATTATTTTTTTAGAAAACCCCATTTGATTTAAATAATCACGCATTTCTTCGGCCACACCTATTGCGCTGCAAGTATTATGAGTTACAGTAAAATCACCCATAACATATCTACAATTTCCATCTAAAGTAAAACCATAATATTTATTTTCATCCACATATTCAACATTTATTTCAGTTAATAATACATCTTTTTCATCTATAATATTATTGTTATTTTTAAATTTTTCACTAGGAATTTTTGTTAGTTCTCCATAAATAAATATTTTATATTGCACACTGTGCACAATGTATTCATCTTTTTCAAAATAACTATAAAATCCTAAACTTCTAACAATAAAAAGAATATCATTACATAGCGTTTCACTTCCAATTGAAATTACAAATTGATTTAATATTGGATTATAACTACCAAATGTGTCAATAATTCCCCCAAGAAGTTCTAATCTATTATACGTAGAATTGCATTTATAATCATGATGTATTTTTGCTATATTATATTCTTCAAGATATATCATGCCAAACATATACGGATGAATTGGTAAACATTTTTCTGGAAAATCAATTTCAACTTTATATCCTTTTAATTCATTTCTTTTCAATTGAGGTAATTGTAAATAATCATTTATTGATATTTCAACGATATTATCATGTATATTAGTTTTTAAACATAAAATATGTTCTTGATTTACTACATATGGGTCTCCTCTAATTGGAGTAACTTTATACATTTTGTCTATACCTCTGGCTAAAGATAACACAGTTCTTGGTTTTGAATCATCTCCCATAAGTAAGTCTCCTTCAACAATATCTTCTACTAATTTTATATTTCCATCATGCATCATAATTGGTGTACCTTTCGCATGACATTTCCCAGAACCTAAGCCATGATACAATAATAAACTATTATAAGGAGTTTGAAATGACATGAAATTTCTTGTAAAGGCTTGGTGTGGTGACAATTCAAATTCAACATTACTTAAACTATCAACATATTTCTTGATATCATGTATCGTACCATCATATTTTGTATCACTAAATTCTTTTTTTTCGGCAATTTTTATGTTAAAATTCGGATCATCTAAATTAGGATATAAAAATTCATTTAAATGAGAATTTTGTTTTAAATTCTCGCTATTTTTAAGTTCATTAATTAGAATTAATTTATTGTTTTCTTTATCCATCATTTTTCTATCAAAAATATTTATCTTTTTTTTATTTATTTTTGTTTTTTTATCATTCATTTATATATATATAATCTATATTCTTTATATATATATTAATATAGCCTGTATTCTTGCAGAATTGTATTTATATTTACAATTAATGTTTTTTTATCTAAATTATATGGTCTAATACATTCTAAACATTCATTCAATGTCTTCCATTCTATTTTACTTACTTCACTCTCTTGATAATTTGATAAAATATCAACTGTTTTATTCATATAAGCCAAATAATATTTATGTTTATAAGATTTATGATTAGATCCAATAAATATTTCTTCTAATGGCATTAAATTTTCAATTACATTAATATCTTTGCTTGAATAACCAGTTTCTTCTTCAAATTCTCTTATTGCACAGTCAAAGTCTTTCTCTTGATAATTACGTCTTCCTTTTGGAAATTCCCATTCAGTTTCTAACCATTCAGATGTACTATTTTGAATCAAATAGTCCAACGAAATAATTTCGTTATTAACTAAAATTCCATTTTTTAAAAGTTCAAATTTTTTTTGTGAACTATTTTCTTCGCTTTTATATTGATACATATTATTTGTATCTCCCCACATCATTTTCCATAACTCTTCAAAAGAATTATCTTGAATACGTTGTTTTTCAATAGTAGACATTTCATTAAATATATTTTGCAATTGTTCTTTATTATGAATTAAATATTTACCTCTTAAAAAATCAATGTATCCAAAACTATCTTTTCTTCTTATCATTAAAAACTGCAATCCTTTTTCACTTGATCTAAAAACAATAACTCCATAACTTGTAATAGGAATCTTACATTGATGAAATAAATGTCCTTGTTTTCCACAATTATTACATATATTATTTTTATTCATATTTATCTTTATTTATACTATCATAAATATAGTTCTTTATGTTTAAATAAAAATCTTTTAATATTACTTTATTCTATGATTCTTGATCCTAATGTTTGGGGACCACATTATTGGTTTTTTTTACATACAATTGCATTAAATTATTCACAATATCCTAATGCAGTTACCAAAAAAAAATATTACGATTTTTTCTCAAACATTCCATTGTTTATTCCTGTAGATAATATTTCTGTACAGTTTAGTAAATTGTTAGATGAGTATCCAGTTACACCATATTTAGATTCACGTGATTCCTTAATAAAATGGGTACATTTTATTCATAATAAAATAAATGAAAAATTAGAAAAACCAAAAGTTTCATTAAGTGATTTTTATATTAATTATTATAATTTATATAAACCAAAGATTATTTCAATGAAGGAAATTTATAGATGGAAAGAAAAACTAATTTATACTGTTGTTTTTATATTTATTGTCTGTTTGGCTTTGTATTTATATAATAAATAATTAAATTATACTTTTTTAATTTAATTATTTATTTATTTATTTATTCTTATTCTTATAAGTTTTTACTCCTCCTGTTCTTTTTCTTTTATTTTTTGATGTAAAAGTGTTCATTATTCTTCCAAATACTGATGGCTTTTTTTCTGGCGAAGAAATATCTTGTGATTGTATGTTGTTATTTGTTTTATCTTGAAATGAATATGATTGAATATCCATTGCATTATTTATTTTATTTTTTTCTTCTTCATATTCTTCTCTTTTTGTTCTTTTTTTTTCAGGAGAAGAGGCCTCAACTTCTTTTCCCTCTATTTCCATTGCATTTGATTGCTCTGCGTTTGTGTCCATTGCATTTGTGTCTTCTAAATTAGTTTGTGCGACTATTTGATTATTGTCTTGATTATTGTCTTGTATATTATCAAATAATCTATTCCAAACAGAATTTATAGATTCATTAAATTTATTTTCTATATTTCCTTCTGTATTATATTTTTGTCTTTCTACATTAATAAAGTAACTAAAAAATTCTTTAAATTTTTCTTTACTTTCTTCATTTAAATTTAATAAATATTTATCTTTCATAATATTGTATAATGTTTCTTCAATTTGATCAAGATAATTATATTGTTTTTGTTTATCATATCCTTTTTTTCTTATAAAAGAAGAATTATTATTTAAATTTATAATTTTTTTACTTATGTCAATTAATAATTCAGCTGTAAAAGGAATATATATATAATATATAGGTGAATTATTAACCGTTTTATCTCTTTCATAATAAGCTGGATATTCTGAATCATTTATTTCATTATTGAAATAATTAATAAAATTAATTATATAACTTCGTTCTGTTCTGTCTGAAACATTTAATTCTATTTTTACATATATATCATTTTCTATACCATAATAATTACTTATATTACTTATTATACCAAAGTAATATTTTACCTCATTTATCGGTAACTTTTTTAATTTTTTTTCATCGTATATTAAATTATATGATAATTTATATTCATTTTCTAAATTATTATTTTTGTTAGTTATCTCTTTTTCATAATCTTTAATAATATTTTTAATTTCATCATCATTATAACTATGTATACCTTGTGGAAACAATTTTTTAAGTATAGTATTACTTATTTGAGAAGTAGTATAATTAAGTTTTTGTATAGATAAAAGTACTTGTTGTTCGTTGGATGATAAATTACCATTAAGTTTTTTACCAATTATTGTATCCAAATTTTGCTCTTCTTTTATAATATTTTCATCTAATTTTTTTAATTCAAAATTATATATATCATTATATAACAAATTTACAAAATATTCACTTATGGATATCGGTTCTAGAATATTACTTTGTTGTTCTAACAATATACATGTTTCAGTTAAACTAGGTAAAATATAAGGTAGAGATATAACTTCAGAACTTAATTTATTTTGAAAATCAACTTCTTTATTGGGATTATTGTTAAAAAAATTAAGTATAATATTTTTTATTTTTTTAGATAATTCATTTATTTTTGTTTTCCATATATTTTGATTATTATATATAGATTTCATTTCAAAAAAATACCATAAATTATCCCATTTTAAATTATTAATATCTGGATTACTTTGTTTAATTTTTGATTCTGTATATAGAATATTTTGAATTAGAAAGGTTTTTATGTTATTTAAATATTCTTTTATATTTTGTTTTTTTGTATTATCATCTTTATATTTTCTTTCAATTATATTATTAAAATAATCATTTATAAATTTTAATTCATCAAATTTTAATAAGTTTTCAGGATTTACTATAATTTCAGTATTTTTATATTTTTTAAATATTTCTTCTGTAAATACGTTAGCTAAACAATATAACATTATAAATTTTCCATCTAGTTCATTATTATCAATAAAATTAGTTTCATAAGAAAATTTTGTATATCCAAATTTATTTGAACATAACGTTGTTGGACAATATTCTATATTTCCTGTTAAATATTCAATTAATGGCACCGCAAAAACATAAGAATCTATAGTACATATTGCATCTATAGGTTTCTTATTATACAATGTTCCATCTTTAATAAGTTGAATAACAGTTTTATCACAAACAGTTTTTAAAGAAATTAATGAGGTATAAATTAAATTTTTTAATTTTTCATTTTGTATTTCTTTTACAATTGTTTTATTTTTTTCGTTTCCATTTAGATTACCTTCTTTTTTATTAGTATCTTCATCTTTATTAATAAGTGAAATTATACTTTGAGGTAATGATAATGTTTGATTATTTTCTTTATAAGAAATATTTAATATTGTTATATTATTTTCTAAACTTCCAACTCTTACTGCCTTACTAATAAATTCATCTGGTAAAAATAATAAAATATTATTTAATATTAATTCTCCTTTTAAAATAACTTCCATTGAAAATCCTGCATTTTCAATTGTTATTTGAATATATGTTTTAGATAGTTCTTTATTATAGTTAGTAATCATTGTTATATTTATAAATCCAGCTATATTTTGACTCCATTTTATTTGTTCACTTGCAGTCGCTAAACTACATTGGCCTTTTGGACAACCATCTATCGCTCCAATTGAATTACTTAGGATAGATTCAGGTAAAGATAATTCTGATACGGATAAATTATTATTAATTGTTTTTTGTTTTTTATTTTTATGTTTTGTATCTTCATTCTCTTCATCATTTTTCCCTAAAAAAAACTTATCTAATCCTCTACCCGATTCTCTATAAAATGTTTTTATATATTCAATTGATTTTTTGTTAGATTCAGTTATTACTTGAAACTCTGGTATATCTGGCAATATTAAATTAAAGTTATTTCTTAATTCTAATGTTAAATATTTAAATACACCCATTTGTAATTCATGTGATTTATCAACATTTATATTATGATTTGAAGTACATATTTGTTGTACATTATCAAATATTGTTAACCATTCCTTTTTTTTGTCTTCAGGAAATATATCTTTTATATAATCAAAACAAATTCTAAAATCATGTACCATATCAATATAATCTGACTTAAATCTAATTTCATTAAATAAAAACTCTAATTCATTTTTAGCTTTTAGATTTGTTTTATTCTCTAATATATTTTTAATTTGTGATTGTAATTTATCTAAAACCAACTTATATGGTTCATCGTTTATAAAAATTGCGTCATTTTTAATAGGTACATTTGTATCATTACTACTACTATTGTTATTAAAATTTATAACTAAATCTAAATTTGAATTTTTCGGTATATTATCAATTATATATTGATTTAATATGGTAATATTAGATGCATAGGAAATACCATAATTAGCATCAATAGACGATTCGTTTTTTTTATATTGTGAATAATTTGTATCACTTTCATTTTTTACAGATGGTAAAACAGTATTATAATTTATTATTTCTTCTTTACTATTTTCTACATTAATATTTGGATCACCGCCCGATTGAAAAAAATTATTCATAATTATATTATATACTTAAGTAATATTTATTTTATTATAATTATAATTATAATATATGAATATTTTACTATTATAATTATATATGAATCATTCATTAAAATACAAGATACTTTTACTTAAACAAAATAAAACTAAAAAAAGAAAACATAATTTACAATTTGGTGGTTTACAATTTGGTGGTTTACAATTTGGTGGTTTACAATTTGGTGGTTTACAATTTGGTGGTTTACAATTTGGTGGTTCAAATCAAGATAATAATAATAATAATAAAATAAAAGTAATTGAAAATCAAGATACAATATATCCCAAAGAATTTATAGGTTATAATGTTATTACTTCTAATAAAGATAATTTGGATGATTTAATTATAAATGTTGAAAAAGAAAGTGGTTATTTAAATAGCGAAAATAAATTGGACTATTATAAATTAGATAATCAATTATTAAAAGATTTGAAAAGACAGGTTACTTATATAAATAAAGATAATTTACTAGATAATTTTAATAATAAATTAAATGATCCATTATTTAAATCACAAATATTTAATTTACAACCTTTATCAAGTGTACCAATTTTATTTAATACTAATCTTCAAAAATCTTTTCCTTTAATAAATGTTAATAATGAAGAAATAAATGCTATTTCACAAATTGCAAATGAAACCTTAGGAAATTCCGAATTAATAAACGAATGGGCGTTAATTCCATTTTTTGATGAAATAATTAATAGTAATGAAATAACAGATATAGAAGTTTTAAATAAAATAAAATTATTTAGTCAACAAAGTATTTCTAAAACCATATTGGATATTTTACAAAATTATGTTGCATTTGATAATGGTATTCATGTAATTAGTAATTCGGATACTAATACTAATGATAATTTATCTAAAATAAATATTAATATTAATAATAATAATTCCAATAGTGTGATTGTTATAAATGAACAATTATTTTCGTTACTTGTTTCAAGTAACGAGTTTATCATTGCAAATATTAATTCATCTATGTATTTTGATTTGAGTAAAAATTTGTATTATTTAATGTGGAAATTAGAAAATTGGCATAATTTAATAGTTGAAAAATATTATAATTTGATAATTACAAAAACTATTCCCAAAGATATTTTAGTAGCTATGCAAAAATATATATATAATAATTTAATTTCAGACAAGTATCCTCTTTTACAAGAAGCATTAGTACTATATTTTGAAAAAATATTAACTTCATCTAATGATAATAATTCAAATTTGTCAAGTAATCAAATTGATTCTATTAATAATTTAATTGAAAATGCATTAAAAGCAAATAAATTGGATGCTGAAATTGCAGAGTTAATAAAGAATAAAAATACAAATGAATCTAATGAAAATGATATTTCTGAATCTAAAGATAATGAAGAATACAAATCTGACGCTGACACGGATACTATGACTGAACATAAAGATAGCGAAGGTCCTAACCTATTGGAAGAACACAGATTAGAAAAAGATCAAGTGGTAGCAAATGAAAAAGAACAATCTCTAGCTCAAGTAAAAGAAGCAAATAAAGAAGACCAATCAGTTGCAGATGAAGAAGTACTAGTAGATGAACAAGCAAATAAAGATGATGAACAAAAAAAAGCAATATTGAATAATGATATGAAACAAATAAAGGATGCTAAAGAAAATCTAGAAGATGCATATCAACAATACCAAAATGATCACAAACAAATAATATACTCACCTTCTACTTCAAATCCAAATAATACAGATAATTTAACAAGTGGATTAGCTGTAGCTGGTTCAGTTGCAAGCTTAGGTGCAATTGGTTCTGGATTATATTTTGCATTACCTTTACTATTAGGAGGATCAAAGAAAAATAAAAAAAAATATAATAATAAAAATAGTAATAAAGTAATAAAAAAAACAAGAAGTAATAAAAAATAAATATACATAATATATAACTAAATTAATCCATGAAAAATAATAAATTTAATAAGACTTATAAAAGAAGAAAAAATAAAAGTACTAGAAACGAAAAAGGTGGAAAAGTAATTGCATCCGGTGGATTTGGTTGTGTATTTAGACCAGGATTAAAATGTAAAACAAAGAAAGTTACTAAACCTGGAGATATTACCAAATTAATGACGAAAAAAAATGCAGTTAATGAATACAAAGAAATAAGTAAATTTAAAAATATATTAAATCATATACCGAATTATACTAATTATTTTTTAGTTGATGGATTTACTATTTGTGAACCGGATATATTATCTAATGAAGATCTTAAAAATTATAAAGAAAAATGCAGAGCATTAAAAAAAGTAAGTATTCATGAAGATGTCGTAAATAGTTCTTTAAATAAAGTGTTAGCATTAAATATGCCAGATGGCGGTAAAGACGTAGGAGATTTTATTGATGATAATAAATCGGAAAATAAACTAATACAATTGAATAATTCTTTGATTGATTTATTATTAAATGGTATTATTCCTATGAATAATTCAAACGTTTTTCATTGTGATATAAAAGAATCTAATGTTTTAGTAAAGGAAGAAACGAATAAATTATATACACGATTAATAGATTGGGGATTATCATGTGAATATAATTCTAAATCAAAAGAATTAATACCAAAACAACTAACAAGACGACCATTCCAATATAACGTACCTTATTCTATTATTTTATTTAATAAAGAATTTATTAATAGATATAATAAATTTCTAAAAAAAAATCCTGATATTAATTTTTTTACCATTCGTGAATTTGTAGTAAATTATATATTAATATGGATAAATATTAGAGGTGCTGGGCATTTGAACGCAATTAATAATCAAATGAATAAATTGTTTATAAATCAATTACCTGTTCTAGATGATATACATAAAGAATATTTTATTGAATATGAATTTACTTATCATTATATTATTGAATATATTTCAAGAATATTGGAAAAATATACGAAAAAAAATAAAATATATTTAAAAGAATATTTCAAAGAAGTTTTTATACATAATATTGATATTTGGGGATTTGTTATGATATATATGCCTTTTATTTCTTTTTTGTATGATAAGTATCAAAAATTAAATGTTTACGAAAAACAATTATTTCATCAATTAAAATATATTATTGTTCATTTTTTGTTAGAAAAACCATGTGATATTATTGATACAAAACAATTATCTATAGAATTGAAAAAAATAAATACTTTATTTAAAGAATCGGATGGTTTAGCTTCCATATCTGGTTCTGCATTTAATACTGATGCATCTTTTATCAAAAGTAATTATAACTACAATTTGTAAAACATTATATCATAATATATTAAAAACATTATGATATAATTAATTAAAATGTCTAATAATGAAATAATTTATGCTCTTTGGTATTACACAAAAGATGGAGAAAAATCAACAAATGCAATTTCTAAAGATCCTGAAATATTGAATAAATTACATACAAATGACTCTTTTAATCCTAATAGTTATTACCATACATATAAAAAATTAATCAATAGAATTACAGTTGAACCTATTCAATGTTTTATACTTTTGGGAAACAGTTTAATTGAATTAAATAATGATAATTGGAATATGATAGAGTCAATTAATAATGGTGCATTTTATGCCTGTTATAATACAATTAATAACCAAATATATGATGATTTAATTTTAGAAGAAATATTGATTTATTTATCTAAAGAAGATCATGAAACTTGGCGTAAGTTATATATTGAAAATAAAGATAATAATTTAAACGAAGAAAAAACATATCCTTCTTTTTTTTATACCGAAACTATAAGCAATAATAGTGTAAATCTAGATTATTATTATGAAGAAGGTATTATGAATGCATGAATAAGTGTTTGAATTGATATACAATTAATTATCAATAAATTATATATCAATAGTATAATATAATATAATATTATGAAACTAGAATTATTTATTTTTGGTATTACTGGATTTTTACTATATAACGCCTATCATGATGGGAAATATACCAAATTTTTTATGTCTTATAAAAAATATATTCAAATGGGAACTATAGCTCTTGTTGGGTTATCTTTATATTTAATGATTAAACGAAATCCATTGCAATCTAAAAATTTGTTATTATGTGCAAATAATATGGTTAAATATATGCCAATTGATAAATCATCTATGGATATGATTTCTCCTATATTTGATTTTACGAATAAAAATACTAGTTTTATGCAATCATTTAATGACGAAGATCATGATGAAGGAGATTATCCTGGGGAAAGAAAAATTTTGAGTTCTGGGTATACGAATACATTACCATTTACAAAAGCAACTAAACGTTCTGTTAGTGAAACAAAGAAAAAATATGTGGCATCAATGCAAGATTGGAAATGTGGTGAATGTAAAAAACAATTAAATGCATGGTTTGAAGTTGATCATAAAATAAGACTTGAACATGGTGGAGGTAATGATGTTCAAAATTTAGTTGCATTATGTAGAGAATGTCATGGTAAAAAAACTGCAATGGAAAATATGTAATTAAATTAAAAAAATTAATATTTTTTATTCAAACAATTTATTTAATTTATTATAACTAGTTAAAGTATTTAATTTGCATATTTTATGTGTATTAACTAGCGAACATCCATCAGATTTAGTACAAACTTCTAAACAATCATTCATTTTTTTTACCCATACTATACATTTTTCGTTAATTATTTTATTATCATCTGTTTTTAAGTATGAAACTTTATTATTTTCCATAATAATTATTATAATTATATAAATAATTTATATTTATATGGTTATAGTAATATATTATACTAATATAATATAATATTGATCCGTATGAATAATCTAAAAGACTCAGAACCATTAAATGCAAATTCTTTAAGACAAAGATATATATTACAATTTGTTTTATTTGTTATTATTGTTATTATTTTGTATATATGGAATCCTATCGGTTTATTTACAACCTATGTAGGTCCAACTATATTTATAACCCTGTTTTTAGGTATTTTTTTAATTACTATGATTGTTTTTTATGATTATTTGTTTAAACATCCTGGAATTTCTAATATTCCTAAAAATTTTTCATCTAATATATTTTTCATTTTATTTGCTTTTTTAATATCAACAGGTTTAATTTGTTTATTATTATGGTTATTTGGAATGTTTTCAAATAAAAATAATGGTAATAGTAATGGTACAAGCATTATTCAATTTATAATTAATTTCTTTTTATTATTTGTGATGTTGGCGATTGTTTATAAAATACTTTCTCTTACTCCACTTGGAAAATCACCATTTTATAAAGTAGTTTTATATAGTATATTTTATATACCATGTTTATTTATAAATTTATTTGAAATGATAGTAAATGAATATCACAAGACAACCAAAACAATAGTTATTTTATTAGTAATTGAAATTTTATTGATTATATTATACTTTATTTATCCATCTATAAATACTTCTTTTTATATTCAAGGAGGTAAACAATTAATAAACTTACCTGTTGATTTAAATAATTCAAATACTATTGCAACTTATCAAACATTAAATAATAGTGACAAGTATAGTTATCAATATGCAATTTCTTTCTGGTTTAATATTGATTCATTACCCCCGAGTATTAATAAAAATTATTCTAATTATACAGATATATTAACCTATGGCGACAATCCTTGTATTCAATATAATGCGTCTACAAATACATTACTTGTAACTGTTAAAAAAAACAATGATAATAATATATCCGTAGTTGATTTAACCCATCAATTAGAACTCAAATTAGATAATGCAACTAATGGGGATGAAATAAATAATTTAAAAGATCAAATTAAACAAACAATTCATAAAGTAAATACTATACCAATTCAAAATGAAATAGACAGTAAAGGTAATAGAATTGTTTATTTAAAAAAAAATATATTATTACAAAAATGGAATAATTTAATAATTAATTACAATGGTGGAACTTTAGATATATTTTTAAATGGAAAATTAGAAAAATCAGTTATAAATGTAGTTCCTTATATAACTTATGATACATTAATAGTTGGTTCGGCGAATGGTTTAAGTGGAGGTATATGCAATTTAATTTATTATAATAAAACATTGGATATATTCAAAATAAAAAAATTATATAATACAATGAAGGACAAAAATCCGCCATCTACCTCTGATAATAATAAAAATATTATATAATGATTAAATATTATATCTTTTAGAAAATTTATACATGTATAATATATAATGGATCTAAAAAATATACTTTTAATAGTTTTTATTATTGTTTTATTATACATTCTTGTAGTCTATCTTACAAAAGGTAAAGATACTTTGACCGGGATGATGGATGGAAAAACTATGCAAACTATTAGTTCTTCTGCATTAAGTATTTCTGGAACAACGGCTAGTACAAGTAATTTTAGTTATTCTATTTGGTTTTTTATTGATAACTGGAACTATAGATATGGTGAAACCAAATGTATATTTGGAAGAATGTCTAGTGATGGTACAAATTTAAATCCATGTCCTTTAGTAAATTTAGGAGCAACTGAAAATAATTTGGAAATATCATTGCAAGTTTATCCTGGTGCAGATACAGTTTTAAGTGCAACAGGTAGAACTGCTAATCATACATGTAATGTAAATAACGTACCACTTCAAAAATGGGTTAATTTATTAATTAGTGCTTATGGAAGATCTTTAGATGTATATATTGATGGAAAATTAACAAGAACATGTATTCTACCTGGTGTTGCAAAAATAGATACAAGTACTAATGTATACGTTACTCCTCAAGGCGGATTTTCAGGATGGACCTCATTATTTCAATATTGGCCAAATGCAACAGATCCACAAAAAGCATGGAATATATATAAAAATGGTTATGGAGGAAGTATGTTCGGTATGTTAGGTAAATATTCTATTAAAGTTGCATTAATGCAAGGACAAAAAGAAGATATAAGTTTTGAAATTTAAAACCTTTTTATTTTATAATATATATATAAGATGAGTAATTCTAGTTTATATTCTATGAAAGGAGGAGACGGAATAAAAGAGTTTTTAGAGTCAAATAGTTTAATTGGACAAATCGCATTTTTATTACTTGTGTTGATTATCTTTATTATATTATTACACACAGGTATTTCTATTTTAGGATGGTTTTTTAATAGTGTTAATAATTCACCAAAATTAATTGATGGAATGGTTGATGCAAAACAGCTTGTTGTTATTCCACAAGATCCATCTTTTCCAAACTCTATTACAATTCATCGTTCTGTTAATGCCAATGATGGAATAGAATTCACATGGTCAGTTTGGATTTATATAGATGATTTTACATATAATAATGGTAAATATAAAACTATCTTTTATAAAGGTAACGATGGATTACAAACTACTGGATTGAATTTTCCGAATAATGCTCCTGGATTATATATAGCTCCTAGTACTAATGATTTAGTTGTTGTAATGAATACATTTGATGTTATTAATGAAAAAATTACTATTCCTAATATTCCTATGAATAAATGGATCAGTGTAGTAATAAGATGTGAAAATGTTGATTTAGATATTTACATTAATGGTTTAGTCACTAAAAGTCATGTATTACACGGAGTTCCAAAACAAAATTATGGTGATGTTTATGTTGCAATGAATGGAGGATTTTCCGGTTTTATTTCAGATTTGTGGTATCATAATTACGCATTAGGAATTTCGGCAATTCAAGATTTAGTAAAAAGAGGGCCTAATACTAAGATGACTGGTAAGAATTCTTTAAGTGAAAAAGATCCTAATTATTTGTCTATGAGATGGTATTTTTATGGTGAAGGAGATCAATACAATCCAACTCCTAATTAATTTATTAGATTAACCAAAAAAAGAAAATTATACACTGAAAAATTTTTATTAATATAATAATAAATTAATTAATAAAGGTATCTAAAATATATATTTACCAAAATGATAACCGTGATTGAAAGATATTTAAATTCTTTATCTGAAGACATATTAATACTAAAAATTCAATATAGAGATATAACTATTTTGCCTGATATAACTAGATTTAAAAATCTAAAAGAATTATATTGTAATGATAATAAATTATCTTGTTTACCTACTTTACCGAAAAGTCTAGAAATATTACATTGTGGTAATAATACATTAACTTGTTTACCTACTTTACCGCAAAGTTTAGAAATATTATATTGTTATAATAATAAATTAACTTGTTTACCTACTTTACCGCAAAGTCTAGAACTATTAAATTGTTATAATAATATATTAACTTCTTTCCCTACATTACCACAAAAACTAAAAAAAATACATTGTTCTAATAATAAATTAACTTGTTTACCTATTTTACCAGAAAATTTACAAATATTCCATTATTTTAATAATCCTATTTATAATATATTGGATAATACAAATAGTAATACTTTGATTAAAATAAAACTAAATATAAAAATATTAAATAATTTTCATCATTTATATAATTGTTTACAATTTAAAAAACAATTTACAAAATGGTTATGGAAAAGCAGAGAAAAGAAAATTATGGAAAAATACCATCCAAATTATTTATTGGAGAATTTAGATGAAAATGCAGATTTAGATAAATTTTTAAATGATTGGTATTAGTACTTTGGTAGTTGATTAAAAATATTTATAATTGTAAATTTTAATGAAAGTTCCTTTTCTTTCTTTTTGGTCGGTGTAATTTATAAAATAATCTACAAAATATTTTTAGATTATTTATTATTTGTCTTTATATATAACAATGTCATGTCTAGGACCATATTATAGTCCAAATCCTCCCCGTGAATGGTCGCGAGTTCAAAATTATTGTTCTTTAGTTTATGATAATCCACCTTCTACTGTTACATTGCCTTTAATTGGAATTACAGTTCCTTATCAAGCGAGTTTATATTATGCAGATTTAATTAGAAAAGGAAATGTTCTTCAATATAAAAATAATAGTTCCAATTTGACAAAATCTCAAAGATATTCAAAAATTGCCCAAGGAAAGTGGACAAATCGGAATACTACTTGGGCAACACAAACAGTTCAATATTCTAATCCAAATATAAAAAGTTTAAAAAGAGTTGGTAATATTAATATTAATATTACCACGGGTAATACAGAAACTACTTTACCTGTAACTTGTCCAACTCTACCGAGTATTAATAATCAATCTTTACCTTATATTATCAATGGATCAGGTTCTGATATAAATCCTGTTATTCCACCACCTCCACCTCCTGATGTTACAACAGGATATAGTGGTATAATTCCATCGGTTGCATCAGATCAATCTGATAGTCCTGTTGTTATACCAGACTTGGGTAATTTAATATGTAATACTCAGGAAAATATTTGTACAGGAGAAACAATTTCTCAACCTGCAAATAGATTTTTTCATCCTACTACTGATTCTGATGTACCTGGTACTATAAAAGAATTATATTGGAATAATAGAATTCAAACTTGGTATCCAAAACAAAGACTTACTATGAATAATAGTGGTAATAAATGGCCATATAATAGTAAATTTATTTTACCAGCAAATGGTTTTAATCCTTAATTTTTTATTTTTTATTTTAAGCGCGTAAATTAGGATTTACACAAACGTCATTTGTTGGAAAAATATCTCCTGACATGCAAGTATCATTTAAACCTACTTTCATACAACTTCTTATACCACGATCTTCTCCTATAAGACACCATCCAGCTTTTCCAGAGCTTTTACTTGTTTGCATACTACTATAAGAATCATCTGGTTGTACATCATTGGGTGTGTTAGAGTCATTTAGCGCTTTATTTAAATTTTGATTATTATTATTGATATTAAAATTGGTATTTGTATTCATTAGTTGATTTGTTGGATTTTGTATAGATGATCCTAGATTAGCACCTCCTGTAACAATTGTATTAGCAGCTACATCAATTCCACTTGTTGCTCCTTGAGCTACTACTTCTACTGTTTGTTTTGCAGTATCTGTAACTGTATTTGCAACAGATCCAGTTATTCCACCTGTTAAATTATTAAATAAATCTACAAATTTTTGACTCCATACTGCAATGAATTCAGTTCCTTCTGCTAAATAAACAAAAATATTAAAACCTAAAATTGCTAATACAAAAATAATTAATATCCAAGTTATCCAAGATATTTGTGGAAACCATGAACTGGAATTAGTACTAGAATTGGATGAATTTATATTATTATTAGAACTAGAACTAGAACTAAAATATTCAAATGGATCAGAACTCTCTTCTAGTCTATTCAATAAATTGTTATTAGAATTATTTGCACTCATCTATATATTAAAAATAAATATATTAAATTTTTAATATATACTTTAACGAAAAATTATTTAATAAAAAATATTTAATGAAAAGTAAGTAAATATTCAAATTGATTTATATTTCCTAAAATTTCGTCTCTTACATTTAATAAATTACTATTATTTGTTAGATTCAAGTCGGCATCTTTTGTCATATTTATCAGAAACTGTTTATATTCACCTATTTTTTTCTTGAATGGTTGTACATTATTGTAATCATTTAATGGAATAGATTTTGTATTTGTTAGATCAACTCTATTTCCATGTTTACCTAACATAATTTCTACAAATGTATCAATATTTTCATTCAATTTAGTATATAGTTCATCTGTTGCTTTATGCTCAGCATGACTATGTGTTTTCCAATGATATAACTTGACAGTATTCAACATTTGCAAAAAAGTTAAGACAATTATCTTTTGACTATATTTATAATTAAATTTTTTATTTTTTCGTGTTTTATTATTATTTCTATAATTAGTTTTTGAATAAGATTTCATATATTATACTATATGTTAATAAAAAATAATGAAATAGTATAATTATTTAATTTGTTATATATTCTAATAATAATCATTTTTAGTTTTTATGAAGATAAATTATCAGGATTATAGCAAAAATAGTAACTTCTGTAAGATCCGCCCTTCGCTTCACCACAGCTTATACAAGGTATAGTACATCCTGATTTCTCTCTACATGTAGTAGGATTATTACCCCGTACTGATGAAAAAGTCCCACCTTGAGTAGGAGTTAATAAACAGTTTGGTTCTGGGCCATATGCTGCTGTAGCAGTTATTTGACCATCTACTGTAATAGTAAAAGGGAATTCTTCATCAAGAAAATCATCTACTTCAATTTCAATAAACGATACAGGAATTAATATTTTACCTGAAAAAGATAGATCTTCTAATTGAATAATGGATACAGAAGCTTGATCTTTACTATTATAAGTAAATTCTCTTGGAATTTCATAAAACAATATCTTTGTAACTGTATTAAAATAAGTTATAATCGTTGCAATTTCTTCTTTAAATTCTCCTTTGTAAGGAATTTTATAAGTAGTAATTATTAAATCTGGTTCAGTTGAAACAGATGAAGTATAGTTTCCATTAGATAAGTTATCTTTTGAAGAATAAATATATGGAATTTGAAAGTATGTTGGTTCAAAATTTGGTATTAAAGTCTTGGATACCAATGAAGTTATAAACACGTTTGCTGCAGATGTAATAAAAGGGAATGCATCTCCTAAATCAATAAAAGCATTTCCTAAAGAAGTCGTAGTAACTTGTCCACTAATAGTAAAAATATTACTCATTATACTATTATTTATTATAATTATTTTTACAAAAAAAAAATGTATATTTTTTATAACCTAGGTATAAATTCTGTTTGAAAATTATTCATTGTTTCTAGTTTTGCAATGGTTTTTTCCAAATTAGAAGACTTTACATTTTGATATAAATAATCAGTATTTGGGGAATGTTCATTCTGTTTGATTTGTTTATAAATAGTATTAATTTTACTAGTAATAGATGCAATTTTAGTTTTATCCTTAATCATTTCATTTTCTAGTACAATATTTTGGGTTAGAATACTTATTATAAAATATAATAATAATTTCCGTTTTTTATGACAATTGCTTGAATATTTAAGACAAAATATTTTTAATCCACTACTAACAATTTTTTGTATTAAATTACTTCTTTTAAGAGATTCATTTAAAAAAATATCCCATATTATCCATATAATATCCATTTGAAGTTTAGAATCTACATTTGCAAAAGTTCTTCTTTCGCATTTGCATTTTTCTTTTTGTATTTTACAAATATTTTCATATTCAATAATCCATTCCATCCAGTAACATGCATTAATACAATGTTGACTTTCATGAGATAAATTATAACATAATTCATTAATAGCAATAAATAATTCTTTAGGATCTTCTGGTTTATAACAATCTTTTCCATAATCAACATTTGGTGCTTTGAATCTTTCTACACGTTGAGTCATATCAAAATCTTCTTTTTTCATTTTTATTTCAGCATAAGAATGACCTTTTTTAGATTCACATAAAATACAAATTATTTCACAAAATAATTTTCTTATTTTTTCACTATTTCTTAATCTTAATTCTTGATTAGCATATCCATTATTCATTATTTCTTTGAAATTATTCATTCTCAAATCTAAATATATAATTAATTTAGGATTACCAATATGTATATGTTTTGAATAAAAACTAATAATTATTTCCCATAAATCTCCATAATGACCACTACATATTAATTCAGCTGCCCAATAGCAAGAGGGTTCAATTTTACAATTATATAAATTATTTAGTAATTCTTTTTTAACATCCGCTTTTTTAAATTCAGAAAATGTAATACCTTTGAACTCTGATTTTTCTCTTATATCATTAATTTCACTTTCTTCCATTATTATTTATATAAAAAAATTATACAAAAAAAATAACAACAATACATATATGACATTTCTAAAATATATAAACAATCAATTAAATTCTATTTCTAAAATTTATGATAAAAGTTCTATATGGGGAAAAATATTCATGTTTTCTCTTTTAATTGTTTTGTTAGTTGTTATATTTAAAGGTCCTAATAATAATTATTTAAAAGAAGGTTTTGAACAATCTGAAAAATTTATTGTAAAAACTGGTTCTGAAATTTATGACGATTTTTATGCTGATATATATGATTATTTAGTTTATAATAGAATAAAAAATGATTTTGAAGTAGGTGAAATAATTAATGCATCTGGTCCTACAAGTGAAAGTATTGTATTAGATATAGGATGTGGTACTGGAGAACATGTGAATGAACTAGGTAAAAAAGGAATTGAGGTAATAGGTGTAGATAAATCTCAAGCAATGATTGCAAAAGCAATGAATAAATATCCAAATCATAAATTTCAAGTTGGTGATGGTTTAAACAGTGATTTATTCCCAGCAAGTTCGTTTACTCATATTTTATGTATGTATTTTACTATTTATTATTTTAAAAATAAATTAGCCTTTTTCAATAATTGTATGAATTGGTTAATGCCAGGAGGATATTTAATTGTGCATTTAGTAAATCGTGATGAATTTGATCCTATATTACCTCCAGGTAATCCATTATTATTGGTTTCCCCGCAAAAATATGCTAAACAAAGAATAACTACTACTAAAGTAAAATTTACCGATTTTTCTTATCATGCGGATTTTAAACTAGATAAATCAAATAATGTTGCAAAATTTGTAGAAAAATTTACGGAAGATAAAAATGGTAAAGTAAGAAAAAATGAACATGATTTATACATGGATTCACAAGAAAGTATTTTAATTATGGCACAAGAAGCTGGATTTATTGTAGAAGGACAAGTGGATTTAGTAAAGGCGCAATATGAATATCAGTACTTATATATATTGACAAAACCTAATTAAATTAAATTAAATTATAATATAAAATTTAATTATTGTTGTGAATTGTGATTTGTGTTTTAATTTCATTTAAAAGTTTATCAAATGTATCACTTTGGAAATATTCTCTAATATCTGTTCCATTTTTGTTGTCGTAAGTTTGGCATAAAACAGATTCATTCAACATTGTTTTTATTTTTTGTTCTAAAACAGTAATATTATTTATCTTTTTAATAGATAAATATCTGCAATGAGGATCATCATGAAATATAATATCTGGAAACTCAAGTTTTAGATCTGGAATTTCCGATAAATAATCAAATATTCTAGTTTGTTTGTTAGAATAACCTAATTTGAAAAAATGTTGACCTAGTTCAATAATATAAAAATATCCTTCTATTTTTTTATCGCTAATACTTTTTGTTGCGGTTGGTTTCATTTGTACATATTCATCTGGTAAAATAGGCATATGTTTATTACAATAATTTTTATATACATCAGTTAAACATTTAATACAATTATGTAAATTACTCATAGTAGCTAAATTGAATTGTGCTTTTAAGCCATCTAACTTTAGATGATATTTTGATTTAGTAGATTGACATTGTAAAATAGCTCTGTAATTTTTATTACCGGATAAATTTCTTTTACAAATTTGCCATTCAACAGGTTGATCATTAATAAATGTTCCGCCAATTTCAATAAATAAACCTGCATATGACTCTTCTGATTTACCAACAATAGAATTCGTTTTTTCTTCTTTATTCATTAAAGATGTGTTATATTGAAATAATGAAAAGTCTGGTTCTGACAACGAATTTTCTATTTTTTGTCTAATAATAGAATTACCATTTTTACCAAATTTATAAGTATTATTATCTATTTTAAATATATATCCATAATAAACATCGGGATTTATTATTATATCTATTTTTAATTCATTCTGTTTATTGTTTGTAAAACCAATTATATCAATATTTTCATTTTTGATTTGTTTAAATTCTGTATATCCTGGTAATTTAATGTATAATTCAAGACCATTGAAAATTTCATTATAATATTTGATTTGTAATCTTTTTATAATATCGTCAAAAATATAATTATTATTTTCATCTTTATATTCGTGCAATAAATTAAGATTCATCATTTTTTTACAAGTGAAAATAGTTTTTGCTTTAAATGGATATTTATCATCATAATTAGTAAATATTTTATCAAGTGTCTTTGGTATATCTTCTTCATCTTCTTCTTTAACAAAAGACGTTTCTCTGTGTAATATTTCAGAAAATTGAGTTGAAGATATTTCATCATTAATTTCTGCATTCCATATTTCAAATGTATTAATTTCTGAAGTGTAACATTTTTTATTTTTTTCATTTTTACTTATATGTTTCCATCGTCCTAATGCTCTAAATTCAAAATATTTTAAACCAATTCCTTTACTTGCAATATTATTAACACTTGATTGCTCTTTGTTAGTATTAAACCAAGTAACCATTCTATCTATATTTTCTTTTGTAGCTTCTTCAGAATAACCGATAGTACATGATTGATTATGCAAATCTATATCAATATATACTTTGTTAGATTTAGAATGTTTCCTATCATCTATAACTTCATACATTGTCATGATAACTGGTATATTTTCCACTCCTCTGATTTGACTTCTGATAGCGCCTTTTTCAATAACAACAGACATTTATTTGATTATAATTATATATAGTATAGTCTCTTTATATTGTTTTTAATTTCAATTGAAATATTGTATTTTTCAATTGAAAACGCGACAAATCAATTTGAATTATTTTTCAATAAGGATTTCCTTTGCAACTTTGGTTATAATTTTATTTACATTAATAATTTGTTCTTCTTTACAATCACCAATCATACAATTAGAAAGTAATTTCATATATTCATCGTTTTTATTAGAAGAAGTATCTTTACATAATGGATTTTCTTCAACCCATGAAGGTATATTTTGAATATTTTTATGAGTGATTTGATAAATTGCATTTTTCATTTTCTTTTTATCACAATCTTCTTTTGACCATTGATTTTCATCTTTTACATAAAGTGTTTCTCTTTTAAAGTCACTGCAATGCACAGGTCTTTTATAAATATCCAATTCTTTCAATCCGTTAACAATAATTTGACTTATACCTTCTACATATCCTAATTGACCTACTTTTTCTAAATCACATAATTTCAATTGAAGTGAATGAATAAAATCAGTAATGTTCAATGCATCCTTACATTGTTCATTTAAAAAGAAATTCAAATTAAATTTATTATGAATTGTATTATTAGTGATATGAGTTCCTTTTTCTTTGGATAATTCAATAATTTGTTTATTTTGATCAATAATAATTTTTTGCATTTCTTTATTTTCTTGGATTTGTAATTTAAATAGATCTATTACTGATAAATTATTTTGAACTAAAGTCTGATTGTCTGAATTTGTTTCTCTTTTTGCATCACATTTTTTTTGATGTTTACATAATCCTGACTGAAACTGGTATATTTTTCCACAATTACACAAAAAAGAAATTTTACCACCTTTTACCACCTTTTTGTTATCCATCGTTATCCTTGTGTGTTTTCCTGTGGACAAATGTTTGCAATATAAATCTTTTCGTGATGTAACATAGTCACAATTGTTGCAGTAAAAATTTTTTACCACCTTTTTTACCACCTTTTTGTTATCCATTTTTATCCTTCTATATTTATAGAAGAAAATAATTTTTAATATATTTTAAAAAAAAATATTTTATCGTAATAAAATTATAATTATTTTTTTCGTAACTCAAACCATTGAGACCAACAGCTTCAAAAAAACAAGTTTTTCCAAAACTATTTCCGGATTTTCAAAAATGGACAAAAATAAATGTCCAAAATTGACTTTCGAAAATACTTTTTGGAAAATTTAGTTTTTTATTTTATGGACAAAAGGGTACATCTATAAAATAAAGTGATGAATATTATTCTTATTTGTTGGTAGTGCATGAATGCTATTATATCTTACAAATCCTTCTGCTAAAATGTACCAAGGCCATTCATCTTCTAATAACAGATCTGGAAGCTTAGTTATATTAACATAAATTAATAAAGTATCAATATATATATCATCTTTTATTTCTGGTACAGAATAATAATATTTATATATTTCTTTAGAGTGTAAACAAACCATATATCCTTTTTTCAACCATTCTATAATATCTCTTAGACTATTATTAGTAACAACTAGTTCGTTCTTTGTCTGCATAATTAAATAATATATTTACTTTTTTAATATAATTTAATAATATATGTTTAATTATTTTAACTATTTATTTAATCTCCTGTATAAAACTAATAAAAATAATATAAATAGTACAATGAATAATACAAATAACAATAAAATGAATGATTTAACAAAAGAAAAAGAGAAAATAGATCAAATGCAAATTCTTGAAGAAAATAAAGAAAATATAGAAATAAAAAAAGAAAAAATACAAATATCAGAAATAGAAAATCAAATTATATTTGAAATTACATATAATAAATGTATGGAAATATTATATGATTGCGATATAGAATATTAAAAATATTCTAATAAATACATATACATTATAACATAAATAAAATGTTAGAATATATTTTGTTCATTTTAATTAGTTTATTCATTTTAATATACATATGTATCCGTTTAAAATTTAAATTTTGGTATTTGCAACCAGTATTTCATTATTATGATTTTTTTTATTGGTTTAGTAGTTGCGGATTTATAAGAAAAGAGTTGCCTGAAAAAAATAAATATACAAATTTTAAAAATATACAATTCATTCCTTTCCATAAATTGAATGCAAATCCAAATGGAAAACAAATGAAAGAATTTATATATTTAATTCAAAATAACTATTTAAAAAATAAAGATAATCATTTTTATCCCAAAAAAGACAATATTATTCCATATTTTAAAAATCATTTTGCAGAAAGTTATTTTTCATTTTATTACGAAGACATTTTGTTAGAAGATATTAATAATAAAGATTTGATTCCAGATAAAAAATTAATTGCAGTAATGACTACAAGACCATTACATGTATATATAAAAAATAAATTATTAGATGTTTATTATGTAGATTATTTATGCGTAGATAAATTATATAGACATAAAAATATTGCTCCACAATTGATTCAAACACATGAATATTTACAATCTCATTCTAACAAAAACATTGCTGTTAGTTTATTTAAAAGGGAAGGAACATTAACTGGAATTATTCCTATTTGTGTTTATAAAACATATTGTTTTTCTATGCTTCATTGGTTAAAACCAGAATCTTTATCAAATGACATAATTTTATTAAAAGGAGATGGTGAAAATATATATTATTTATATAACTTTATAACGGAAAATAAACATAAATGGGATTTATACATAATACCAGAGATAAGTAATTTAATTGAATTAGTAAAAACACAAAATATTTATGTTTATATGATTATGGTTGAAAAAGAAATTAAAAGTGCTTATTTTTTTAGAAAAGTATGTACTTCTATTTCAAAAGATAAAGAAGTAATATCTTTTTTTGCATCTATAAACTCTAATTTAGACAAAAATATATTTATTCATGGATTTAAAGTTTCTTTAAGTAAAATAGTACAAGAATATAAATATTTTCATTACTTGTGTATAGAAGATATTAGTGATAATAGTAAAATTATTAATAATTTACTTATAAAATCTACTCCTTCAAGTATTGACGCTACAGCATATTTTTTTTATAATTTTATTTATCATACATGTTTATCTAACAAGTTTTTTATGTTATCTTAAAGATTGTTTATAAAAAATATAATTATAATATATCATGAAATTTAATATGTCTGGGCAAGAATTTTTTGGTGAATTAATTGGAGGTACTATATTAATATTATCAGGGTTTATATTTAAAAATGGTTTTATAACTGGAATTACATTAGCATTATTAATTATTATAGGTGAAAGTTTTTATAGTGTTTCTTTTAACCCAATGATAGCTACAGCTCATTACTTAAGTGGGATAATAAATTTAGAACAATTTAAATTCCATTTATTTGCAGAATTATTAGCTGCTATAATAGCATTTATAATTTATGATAAATATTTAAAAAAAAATGGTTTATAATAATGTAATTAATTATACTTTCTATTTTTTTTCATAGATTTCAAATACTTTTTATGTTTTTTGTTAGTTTTTTTATGTCTTTTCATTGTTTTTCTTTTTGTTGTTCTTTTGTTAGTTTTTGTTGTTTTTCTTTTTTTTCCTCCACCTGAGATATTGGCTTTTGCAGGTACAATTACACCAGCTAGTCCACCTTGTCCATTTTGGCAATGAAGTGCACCAAAATCAGCTCCACGAGTTGAACCTATTTTTTTTACTTCATTCAAACTTATTACTGAAATCAACATTTTATCTAATAAAGGTATAACATGATAGTATTTATTTTCAGAATTTAATATATTTGCAATTCCATCTAAATATATAAATTCAGGCCAAATACCTATTTTATCTCTAGGAACATCAATTCCTATTATTTTTAAATTAAATAAAGGTAGATTTTGAACAATATTAGATGTATCTGTATTTCCTTCAGCATTTAAACATTCAAAAACTATTCCTTCTTGTAATTGTTGATTAATAGTACTTTTAGAAACTAAAAATTCTTTATCTTCATAAGAAATAACAATATTATCATTATCTTCATTGATAAAATCTGCAATATTTTTATTTTCTAATAAAATTGGATCATAACCTTCTTTTGTCATATCTATTATTTTATCATTTTCAGGTAAATCTGGTACTATAGGCATATCTGCATGACCCCATACAACTTCTTTTTTTTCTTCTTTTCTTCCATATAAACTATCATTTAATTCCATTTCTCTCATTAATTGATCTAATATTCTATAAACCTCTACTAAATCATTATCTAATGCTAAATCAAAAGCTGTTTTTCCACTATTATTTTTTTGAAAAATATGTAATGCCTCAGTTGGGAATTGATCAATCATTGTTAATGCAATTTCATTTAAATTTTCTTCACAAGCAAGCATTAAAGGAGTCTCTCCATTATTATTAATATGTTTTAAAGAAATAACAATACTTGGAAATTCCAACATTTTTAATGCAATATCTTCAGTATCTTGTCTGCACGCATACATTAACGCATTCATACCATTATCTTTTTCAACAGAATTAATATTAATATCTTGTTCATTATTTTCCAATATTTTAAATGCAACTTCATCATCAACTCCGCTTACTAATATTAATGCTGTAATTCCATCCCGATTTGCATAATTTAATAAAATTTGATCAGGAGGAAAATCAAGTATTTTCAAAGCAATCTTTTGCCAAGATTTATAATTAGTTGGGTTTGAATATAATATTTGATCACAAACATATATTAATATTGTTTGATCGGTTGATTCATCAATTATATTCAAAGGTTGTCCAGAATCAATATATGTTTCTAAAGAATTAGGAGTAGTAAATGTAAAATTTGTCATATATATATTATCTTTATCTTAATTAAATTTATATTTACACTGCTAAAATAATAAATTAAATACTTAAAAGTATCTAATTTATAAAAATAAAATTATCTAACATATTTACCAACACGTGCAAAACTATCTACAATAAAAATAATGAATATTCCTAAAAAAGAATAAAGTACTACTTCTTCTGTAACATTATTTGTTTTTTCATCTTGTTGTTCTTCTAACAAATTTATCATGTAGTTTAATTTATCTACTAATAATTTGTAGTTTTCAGAAAACTGATTATCATTACTATTATTGTTTAAATTATATAAATTATTATTATTATTTGCAGGATAGTAAGGTTTATTATGTTCGGAAGTTACAGGATAAATACTATTATTACTTCTTGTATTATAATTTGGTATTAAATTTTGATAATATTTTTCCACAGCTTTATCATTTAAAAAATTATTTTTTAAAGTTTGTAAATCAACAGTATCATTTTCCATAGGTTCAATTTGTGAATTTATATTAGTCATATTTTCTTTTAATTTTGTATTTTCTACTCCTACAGAGGTAGGAGGATTCATAGGTTGAAAATTGCCTAGATCATTTTCTTCATAAGAAGAATTATGAATAGATTCTAATACTGCATTTACTTTTGGAGAATTATAATCATTTTTTTTCTGTGTTTTATTATGTATATTTCTTTTCTTATTGATAAGTGTTTCGTTTGATTGATTATTATAAGAATCATTGTTATCATTATTTTCATTATTAAATGGAGCAGCATACATTGCTAAAGACATTCTTCTTAATAAAAAAGAAGATAAATATTTCATGAACAGTCTGAAATTAAAAAAACGAATTTCAATAAAATATATTCCTTTATTAATATAATATAATGAATAAGTTAGATAAGATTCATGGACTATTCCTATTATTTGTTTTGTTGGTTTTAGTGTTAGTTATTAATCCAAGAATAATAAAAAATATTTATAATTCTTTTTTAGGAAGAATAATTTTAATTATTATTGTACTATTTTTTGCCATGAATAGTATGACTTTAGGATTATTAACTGCATTGGTTTTTATTATAGCTTCTAATATGGTATTTAGAGAAGGAGCAGTAGGTAATATGGATTCTACTATTAGTGATACTACACAAGTAGCTGATGCTACAGTAGATACAAGTACAAGTACAAGTACAACTATAGGAACAAATAATAGTTCTAAAGATAAAGATGGAGAAAAAACGGGAGTTTCTGTTCTTTCTGATTCTTTAGTATCACAAGAAGATTCTGCTAAGTTACCAGTTAGTTTACCAGGATCAAGTGAAAATGTTTTACCATCAGAAGGTTTTCAAAGTATGTATGCATCTTTTTAATTAAAAAATTAAAAAATATATTTATAGTATGGATATAATAAATATATTTATTTGTATTTGGATACTTTTAATATTACTAATTATATTTCAGTCAATTGATAATAAGAAGTTTTTTGTTAAAGAAGGATTTACTCCTAAAATAAGGAGTTTCTATCATCCGTATGTAAGAAATTTAAGAATATATACAGAAAGTTTTATAAATCAATATAATGATAATTATTTTATAAAAAAGTTGAAAAGTCTTGGTATTTATTAATTTTGTATTAATAAAATATTAATTTAATATAGTAAATAACTATGTTTATGAATATATCTAATTATGTAGGAGAACATGTTAATTATTTAAATAATAGTAAATTTTTTGCAGGAGTTATAATGATTCTTCTGAACGTTGGATCAAAATTTATTCCTATACAGTTTAGTAAATCAACAGAAGAATATTTAAAAATGTCTATCTCTAAACAAATATTGGTTTTTGCAATGGCATGGATGGGTACTAGAGATATAATTAGTTCGTTCTTATTAACTGCAGCATTTACAATATTATCAGACCATTTATTTAATGAAGAAAGTACATATTGTGTAGTTCCAGCAAATTATAGAGTGTTAACTAAAATTTTGGATAAAAACAATGATGGTATTGTTAGTGAGGATGAAATCACATCTGCTATTGCAATATTAGAAAAAGCAAAAAAAGAAAAACAAATGAAAACACAGAAGGAATCCTTTGCATTATACCATGAATATATAAACAAATATTAGTAAAAAGTCAATAATAATTTTTATTATAAGTGTATACATATAACAAAAATTTATTTGCTCCAACACGGACTTGAACCGTGGACCTTTGGCTCATAAGACCAATGCTCTAACCAACTGAGCTATAAGAGCTATCTCTTTGTATAGGGTTTGAACCTACGACCTTTCGGTTAACAGCCGAATGCTCTACCAACTGAGCTAACAAAGATTTAATACCTGTCCCCCCCGTATAGTTATATATTATATTCTTTAAGTGTTTTTTTTAGTAATTAATAATTGTAATTCATATTTCTTCTTCTAAAGGTATTTCTTCTCGTTGGAAATGTATTTCTTCTCGTTGGAAATGTATTTCTTCTCGTTGGAAATGTATTTCTTCTTGTTATATTTCTTCTCGTTGTATTTCTTCTTGTAATATTTGATCTGGGTATAAGCGTATGTTTATAATTTCTATATTTATCAGAATTAATTTTTTTTGTAGAATTTGTCACAGGTTTATTGTTTATTCCTAATAATTCAGCCCATGATTTTTTTAAATTAATAAAACTTGTATTACATGCCATTTTATATTTTGCATCCGTTGGTATATAATTGCCTGGATATAAATCTAAACCGATAATAATATAATATCCTATATTTAAATTTGCATATAAATTATAACCAATATTTTTATTACCTCCTTTTAATTTTGTTAATGGATATACAATATCAGGATCAAAATTAGTTCCTTGTCTAACTTCTAATGGTAAAGATTCTAATTGTTTCTTGCCACGCTGCATTTGATTTTGATTTATTTTTTGATACGTTAATTTTCCCATTTTACGTTGATAGTTATAATAGTGATTGATAGGAATCGTTTTTTTGTCAATTTTCCAATTTCCTTTTTCCCAGTTATTTGCAAATATAGTATAAGGTTGATTATTTATATAAAATATATTATTTGATTTAAATAAATTATTTAATGTAACTTGAATATTATTATCTATAATACCTTCATCTGTAGCTTCTACAATATTTTTAGTTGGTTCAAAAGTTTCACTTCTTAGTATAAGAGATTTAAATAAATTTATATCAAAAAATTGTAAAATTTTTTCTTTTGGAAGAGTTTTATCAATGATATTTTGAGATAATTTAATTAAAGGATCAAAATAAATAGTTGTACTTTTTATTTGCCGAATCGTCATAGATGGAGAATATTTTATGAATTGACGACCTGGAATATTTGTATTAATATATATGGTTAAAGTATTTGGAATAGACATACTTATATTAGATAAATACATAAAAAAAATTATTATTTTTTTAATTTATTAATATATGAAGAGAGTAGGAATATCATTAGGAATGAAATGTGATGCAGCAGTGTGGGGTATTGAAAATGGAATTAGAGAAAGGAAATCAAATGGTTATAATACTTGTCCTTTTGACGAAATGTTATCAAATTATCATGGAATATTAGAATGTTTAAGAGATGATTTCAAATATTTTTGTGATACAAAATATTTGGAAATTATACATACTACAGATGGACCTTTTATATTCAATTCCAAGTATAAGTTTGCATTTAATCATGAAAGTCCTGGACATAATAATTTACATGTAATTCAACAATGGCCGGAAGGTATAAATCATTTTATAAATAATAATTATGCTCATTTTATTAAAAGATATAAAAAAAGAATTAATTCTTTTCGTAAATATTTGACAGATCCAAATAACTATATTGAATTTATTTTACAAAGATATAATACTTTTACTTTAGATTTATGGCAACTAAATGATATATTACTCGATAGGTATCCTCATTTAAAATTTAAAATTAATATTATTTTTATAGATAATATTACTGCACATAAAGTATTAAAATTATTGCAGTTAAATGAATCAGATCCAGAAATTCAACGACTTCAATATTGGATAGAAACACCGACATATAATTATAATAATGCATTTACGAATAAAGATAGCAAAGATACAGACAAAGATAAAGATAAAGATAAAGATAAAGATAAAGACAATAAAGAATGTATTGACTATTTAAAACAAATGAGTGAAACAATACATAATTTAGAAAAAAAAATAGCTAGTTTGCAAAATGTTATATCAGAATTAATGAATTAAATAATTTATGTTTTGTTCCATAAATTCGTTAACAAGTTCTATTGGAATTTCATTAAAATCCATTAGTTTTTTATTAAAAATATATTTATCATGTGCATTATGTTTTATTAGTTGTGATTCAAATAGTTGTTTATTATTATAATATTTCAAAGCAGTTTTTGGACCACATTTTGGAAAAACAGAAGAAATATTATCACTAGTATCTCCCATTATTATTTTACAAAATAAATCGCATTCTGGATTATCAATACCAGTATCATTATTACAAAGATTACTTACCCATTTAGATTTAGATATATCAACACAATCTAAATTAAATATTTGTACCCGAGTTTCTCTTAACTGTAAATAATCTTTATCGCTTGCAATAATAGTAATATTACAATCTGGATAAATATTTAAAAGATGTTTACATGAAATAGCAATACAATCGTCTGCTTCTAATTTTTCATGATATAATATATGTTTTACTCCCGCTTGAATAAATAAATCTTCATCATAAACCATTTTGAAAATAGGACCGCCTTTGAAATCATTTCTTATACGTGTTCCTTTATATTCTGGATATAATGCAGTGCGCCATATATGTTCTCTTTTACAATCTTTTCCAACAATAAGTATTGGATTATCTATATTTAATCTTTTAGAAATAAGCTTTATTTTATCAATAAAAGTTTTTTTGAATTTTTCTACAAAAATCTCATTATTTATTGGTTCTTCTATAGGAATATTTTCATTATTCTTTTTGAATGTATGATTCCACCAGTTAATAATAGAATAATATCTGTAAAAACACATGTAACTAGCATCAATAAGAATAAATTGGTGAGTCATATATAACAATAATGAAGATTATATATTACTTTACATTTTTTATCTAATCAATTTTTTATTTTATTTTAAACTTTGAATTCCTTTGGTAATATTTTTATATACCTTTTTAAGTAATGTACCGATAATTTTTTCAATCATGGTAGGAAATTCAAAATTGTCTTCTAATTTAAGATAAGTAACCAATTCAAATTTTCCAGAATGAATGGGAATACATTTTATTACAGCATTTGTAACAGGTGCAATAATTGCTTGTTTACAGCTATTTTTTAATAACCCATATTCATTATTTATTTTTCCATTGAAAATAATAGAATTTCCTATTTTTGATTTTATTATTTTTAAACAAATAAATCTTTGTAAAAATCCCATTGTTTTGAAGATTGGTTTTATAAGTATATATAAATTTGCTTCATTCTCGTTTTCATCACTAGCATCAAGGTCTATTATTTCAAATAAATTTTTATTTATTGAATACATAAAATATAATAAATTAAAATTAAATAATTTTTCTACATTAATATTATTGTTTTCAATAATGCAGTTTATTCTATAATTATTTTTTTTTTCACGAACAAAAATAAAATTCGCATTATTTATTAATATTTTTTCATTTAAAGTTTCTTCTTGTAATTCCATTTAATATTTATATTATTTTATTTTATTTATATTATTTATACTATTAATACTATATAATCTAATCTAAAAATTTCTCTAAATATCTTGGTATTAAAGCAGCATCGTTATAAATTATATTTGGATTAGTTAATTTATTATTAGTTATGTTTTTATTTGCATTTGCTGTATTCGGATAAGAATTCTGATAATTATTTATATTTAATGTGTCATAATAGTGTGTTGTTTTAAAACTTGTATCTTGGTCATATATTTCTAAAATTTTACCTACAACTTTACTTCGCTGAATATCTTTATTTTTTAATTCAATTACTTGTATACCTGTATCTTCAATAAATGTAGATAATTGATTACCTATAGGTATTGTCGTATTATGTAAATAGGTATTTTTAATAAATTTATTGCGATAATTATAAAATTTTTGTAAAAAATCATTCAGTCCACTAATATTGGGTTTATCGCTTTGTTTTAAATCACCGTTTATTACCATTTTACTATTTTCACCAATTCTTGTAGTTAACATTAACATTTGATTAGGAGAACTATTTTGCATTTCATCTGCAATTATAAAGGCATTTTTAAAGGTCCTTCCTCGCATATACGCTAATGGTGAAATTTCAATAACATTATTCTGAATTAATTTTTCAATATCTTTTTTGGAATATTTTTCTTCAAAAACATCAATAATAGGTTTGATCCAAGGATCCATTTTTTTCATTAAATTACCAGGTAAAAACCCAATATCTTCTTCAACAGGAACAACTGGTCTTGTAATAATAATTTTTTGAATTAAATCAAATTTTAATAATTTAATTGCTTCTTGACAAGCAAGATATGTTTTTCCTGTTCCAGCTGGACCAAATACATATAATATTTTTATATTTGGATCTTGTAAATATTTAATATATTGTTCTTGATTATTTGTTCTAGCACCACTACTACTGCCACTTCCACTTGTAACCGTAAAATTTGGATTATTTTTTTTCATAAAAATACTATTTTTTTGTAAATTATGTTTAATAAAAGGAAATAAACTATTATAATGAATAAATGAAATAGAACGATTTAAAATAAACAAATTAAGTAATACCGATTTCAACATAACTAATATTAATTGTATTGAAACCAAATCTTTATATAATAATAAAATAATATTATTATATAATATAATATATGACACAAGTAATTATTATTAAAGTACCATCTGGATCACCTGCTCCAATGGGATATCAATTAGTTAAAACGTTAAGAGGTTTAGATATTTATCATAAAATGATAAACAAAGTAACAACCGAAGAAATAAATGATTTAGATAGTATGTTTAATAATTTAGGTATAAAAAATGAGGATATTGCAATTGTCCCAGCAGATAATGAAGATGCATTTTTAAATTCATTAATGCAAGGACTAAGAGTGGGAGGAAAAAAGGGACGAAAATCTAGAAAGGGTCGTAAGTCTAGAAAAGGACGCAAGTCTAGAAAAGGACGAAAATAGATAAATAATATGAAATATTTATATTTATATTTATATTATTTATTAAATATTACTTGATTACAAGTCTAAACTAATTGTATTTTTATCTGATTTTTGTCTTCTTTTACTGCGTTTAGGAATATTACTGTCACTTTGTAATTCTTTTAAATCATTGATACTAATTGTACTACTATCATTTGTATTAATTCCTAAACTAATATTTTGATTATTCATATTCATATTTACATTATTTTTTGATTCTTGAATATTAATTGTTTTTGTTTTAAGACCTGACAAAATATCACTTATATCACTTGGACCTTTCATTTCTGGTCTTTTACTTTTTTCAGAAGGTTGAGGTGTCGAGTAATTAATATTTGTACTGAAATTATTTTCTTTAATATTTATTCCATCATCTACAAAACTACTTTTTGCCATTGTAATATCAGGACGATTTGCATAAATATTATTACCTCCTCTATTTACTGGCGGAGGAACAGCATTCGGTCCTTGAGTCGCCATTGGTGCAGGAGGTCCACGCATACTTTGTTGTCCAGGTAATTCATTTGCAGGATTCATTAAACCATTCATAAATCCTGAAAATCCCGGATTCGTTTGTGACATAGAATTAACTGCTGCTGATTGAAAAGAACGCATCAAATCAGGATTTTGACGCAAAATATCATCCATTCCAGGCATAGCTGATTTAAACATAGTATTTGTCATATGAACCATCATAGCACTACCACCTAATTGGAACAACAATTTTAGTTCTGGTGCCATAGAAGCTTTTGACTTGTATTTTTCATATAGTTCTGCAAAAATTTCATCATAGTCACTAATATTTTCATTTATTTGTTCACCCCATCCATCTATTTTAATATCAAACGGATCAAAACGATTATTTAAAAATTCTAATCCATTTATAACAGCCATCATCATATTTCCTTGAAATTTAACTGAATTTTGCTTAGATTTTTCTTCCATAATTGTTTCATATTCGCCTTGCATTTCTAATAAAGATGATTCCATGTTGTATTTTTTGGATAACTCAACTCCTTTTTTTTCTAAAGCCTCTAACTTTCTTAAATATTTGAATTTTTCTCTTAATAATTCTTCTTTTGATAATTGAGGTTGAGAAGAAATATTTTTTTCAGGATTAACTGGTATATTATCAAATTTATTATATCCATCCCATGTTTTGTTATCATTTGATCCAGAATCATATGTAGCGCTACCTATTTTTATATTTTCATCAAATTTTACAGAATGGTTATGGTTATGCCTATCATTATTAAAAAAGTCGGAATCAAACTTTTTTGAAAAATCATTATTAGAATTTTCGTCTGATAAATTATTTAATTCATTTTCTAAATTATTTAAATCATCAATATCAATATCACTAACTGGTTTATTATTTGATTCTTTCATTTTATCATTCATTAATAATTCAATACCTCCTCCAAAATTTGTTGATTTCAAAGATTTATTATTACTATTACTTGTGCCTATATTGTCATTAAAATGTTCATCTAAACTATCAAAGTCCATAGATATATCTATAATTTCGTTATCCATTTTATTATGATAAAAATAGAACATTTAATTTTAAGTAGTACGAATTAAAATATATATATTTTAATTAATTAATTTAATTTATGATTTATATACCATATACCTTGTAAAAAACAATCTGCTAAATCATCTTTTTTTTTATGAGTTTTGAACATTTGAGACCATTTGTCATATTTAAAATCTTTAGTTATCATATCCAAACATACTTCAATACTTAGTTTTTTTCTTTCTTTATAACTAACTTTTTCATGGGAAAAATCTTTTAATTTGTTAGAAGAACTAATAAAGTCAATTTTAATATGGTTATTTTTCATTATAAAATATTGCGATAACATACCTTGAATCGTCTTCATTTTATTTGCTAATGGTCCAATTTGATTTTCAATTATAATAGTGTCAATATTATATAAATGTTCATTAAATATTGAGTCAAATTTATGTTGTATATTTTTTCCTATAGTTACTAAATTTACTTTGGCTGCTTGTTGATGTTGAATTATATCAAAACAATTTTTATTAGAAAACTCTTGAATAATGTGAATTAAATCTTGTTTTTTACAAGGTTTTTCATAAATAATATTATATTTATCAGCTATAGTGAACAAATTAAACAATTTTTGTTTATTCAAAAATGCTGTTTTAAATTCAGGAATAGGTAATAGAAAATTTATTTTTTTTGCATGTTTTAAACAATAACATTTATTATCTTTAATAAATTTTGCAGATTTGTTACATAATCCATTTTTGTCTTGTTCTATGCAATTTAATTCTATTTCTTCTGTTAGATCAATATTATCCCATTTTAATATTTCATAATATTCTTTATCTGATGTTTTTTCAAATAAGCAATAGGATAAATTTTTGATACCAACATCAATACTAACAAACTTCATTTAAATATATATATTTTATATATTTAAACCTTATAAATTTAAGTAATTTTTTTCAAATAGGAAATACATTCGATTATATTTTGTATTCTATTACTATTGTATATCACGTTATATTTATTGTCACAAGAATATAGATTTCTATCTAAAGATTCTTGTATTTCATATTTATTATTTTCCATATTTGTTAATAATTCAGATAATAATAAATGATTAATTTTAGATTTGGCAATTTGTTTTAATTTATTTATATTTCCATTACATATTTCTTTTATAAAGTCAGAATTCATAATATATATGTATAAACATATTTTATTACTATACACTATTATACACTATACTTATAAATTATCAAAAATTAACAGTTGGTATAGAAGGAGAAACTAGTCTTGCATTTAATTGTTCTCTTGACAAATAATTTTGTTTCAAATCGCTATTATTATATCCTACAACTGGTTTATTTTTATCATGAATAGAGTTAAATACAAAAGGATTTATATTAGAATTTATATTATGATATGTATTTGGATTATTACCAGAAGAAGCAATAGCTTCCATATGATTATATTTCATTATTTTATTTGCATTTTTTTGTAGATATTCACGATAATTCCAATTACTATGAATACCTGCTTCTTTCTGTATTTGTTGATTAATTACTGCTTCAGGTTGCCAACTAGCAAAATTTCGTCCATCATTCATTAAAGGAGGCATATTGAAATGTATATTATTAGATCCTGAATTTAATGACATTTATTTACTATAGTATAATATTATTGTAGATAAAATTTATTAACAATTTAACATTTTTAATATATCATTTTTCTTTAATTTAGATGCATCATTATTTGAAAGTATACCTTTTTCAACAACGATACTTCGTAATTTTTGGACAGACATATTTTTAAAAGAATTTACATTTTCATCCATTATTCCAGGTATGTTTAAATTATTGAATAGACTTTTATTATCAGAATCATTTTGATTTGTAATTTTTATACATTTAGTTTGAGTACTTTCTATAGTTTCATCGTCAAAATCATCATCATCAACACTTTCTAAATCATGATTTTGAGATTGATCTTCATTTGTAAAATTATTAATTTGAGAACTAATATCAATTATTTCATTTATGTTTTGTCCTAAATTAATATTTAATTTTTTTATATTTTCCTCTTTGTCCTCTTCTTCTTCCTCATCATCGTCTTCTTCATCAGTATCATCATCCTCAGTATCGTCATCATCTTCCTCATCGTCGTCATCATCATCAGAAACTTCAATTAACGAAGGATACGAATTATTTGGAATAGAACCATAACCACCAGAGTGATGATTATTTACTGGAGATTGTAGTTTACTTCTAACGAAGTTAACTTCTTCTGCCATAGTTGCAATCAATCCTAACATAGAAGAAATTTTATGATCTTGTTGAGATATTCGTAAGTTCATATAAAAAATTAGTATACTGCTTACTAATAAAAGTATTGCTAAAGAAATAAAAAATGAAGTATTAAGTATTTCAAATAATGCCATTATTAATAAAAAAGAATATATTTAAATTTCTAAGGAAACGAATTATATTTATTGGTTTTATCAATAATTTCACTTGGATAATTCATATCACTTAAAACTTTAAACCCTCCTTTTATTTCAGATATTCCTTCCTGAAGAATATATTTATAATTTAATTTATTATTTTCATCTACAGTCTCCATGTTGTAATTTTTTATATGTTTATTATTAGATAAGTGTTTACAAACATTTATATAATGTGTTGTTAACATACATTTAACATTATTAAAATCTACAATATATTCCATAAAAGCCGTTGCACTTATACTTGCTTCTTCAGGATTAGTTCCAGAATATAATTCATCAAATATACAAAAATGAGTTTGTTTTTTGTTTAATTTAATGACATCTATTATTTCTTTACATCTTCTTGCTTCAGCTTGAAATAAACTATCTCTACCAGATGTGTCAGGTATATTAAGATAACAATGTAAATAGTCATAAGGTATAATATTAGCAGTTGAATAACATCCGCAACCAAATTGCTGAGATAAAATAATATTAATTATAGTAGTTTTTAATAAAGTGGTTTTACCTGATGCATTAGGCCCGGTTATTATATAATTATAATCAAGTTTATATGTATTTTTTATTGGTTTACTATTCATTAAATTTGGATAATATGCCTTTTTGAAAAAAGTATCTTTTTTTGATTTATTTGATTTTTTAATTATATTACAATAATTAATATTTTTCAAATAAACATTATTACATAAACCTTTTATATTATTAATATATCCATTAAATCCAAACGAATATAATAAACAATCATTATAAATTTTATTATCATATAATTGATAAAAAGTATTTAAAATATTACCTATTTCTAAAAATTTAAAGACATTTACTTTAAATGGAGTAATTAAATCTAATTTATGTTTAAATTCTAACAAAATATTTTTATTTCTTATTACTTCTTGATTGAACACATAATAACTGGTTAATTTGTTAGTATTACATAAGTAAGAATCCATAGAAGTAATAGTATAATTTATATAATGTTTAAACTTGAATAAATAATCGTGTATTTTTTTAGTATTTGAATAAAAACGAATACAAATAAGAATATTTTGATATATAGAAAATATATAAAATGCAACAGATACAAGTAAATATATTTTTTGCATCGTATCTATTTCGTTAAATTCTGTAAATATTTTTCCAATTGCATGTTTGGATATAATAATTTTAAGAATATCTATATATTGGTTTATCGTTATGGTTAATCCCTTAAGTTTGATAATAAAAAAAGGAATAATTAAAATAATAATTGGTAAAAATAAAGATAAAATAGGAGATATAATATTATATAAACTCATTATCTGTAGAAAACTTGCGTTATTATTTAAAAATTTGCCATATTCCCAGTCAATAAATAAATATTTTTCACAAAATCCAGTTTCGTTTTTGATTTCATTCCATGTATCAAAAATTTCTTTGAATTTATAAGAATCCATTTCTTCTTCTGGATTTTTGAAATTTTTTAACATATTTTGAGTATCTTTAAGAAATGTTGTATCTGTTGTATAATTTTGTGCAAAAGATTCTAACATTAATTCTCCAAAACAATTATCTGGTAGAAAAATGTGTTTATAAATACTTGATTCTGATTCTGATTTATCAATAGTTTCTACTAATTCCAAATCTTGGATTAAATTGTTATTTAATTCTTTTTTTTTATTATTATAAAATATTGGTAACTTGAAAACATCTTGTATTTTTTGTGACATTTTATAATAATTTATATATAATTATAATTTATTATACGAATTATAAAGAATAATCTAATCTAATATAATTTAATGTATAAGTCAACACAATTATTTTTTTACGATTTATAACTAAACAATAAAATTATTAGAAGGCAACTCGTCTATTTGTGTATTATAATATTGTTCAATTTCTTTAATTTTAAATATATCTCTTCTTGTAATAAAGTTAATTCCTGTACCTTTTCTACCCCATCTTCCACTTCTACCAATACGATGAATATATGTATGAACATCTTTTGGAATATCAAAATTTATTACTGTACTAACTTGTTGAATATCAATTCCTCTTGCAGTTACATTAGACGATATTAGTACTCTTGCTTTTCCTGTTCTAAATTCTGTAAATGCAATATCTCTTTCTGATTTATTCATACTACTATGAATTGCAGATACCGGAAAATTATCTTCTTTCATTGCATCATATAAATCAATCACTCTTTTTACACTATTACAATATATAATACATTGGGATAAAGTAATAAATGAATATAATTTTTTTAAATTTTCATATTTATCATGATCACTGTCAAGTGCAACATAATATTGACGAATTCCTTCTAACGTCAACTTATCTGGAGTTACACAAATTTTTATTGGATCTCTCATAAATTTATTGGTAATATTATAAATATGTGAAGGTAACGTTGCACTAAATAATGCAACCTGAATATCATTATTAAAATAACGAAATATATTATAAATTTGTTCTTTAAAACCAGAAGACAACATTTCATCTGCTTCATCTAATACAACTAATTTCAAAGTTTTATAATTAATATAACTACGTCGCATCATGTCATAGACTCTTCCAGGACATCCAACAATAATATGAGGGCAATTTTTTTTTAATAATTCAATATCATTGTCAATAGAAGATCCTCCGACCAATACTTGAATTTTTAAACCTTCCATCATGCAACCTAAACTTCCAATAACTGTTGCAATTTGATTTGTTAGTTCATGTGTTGGACTCATAATTAATATTTGATTAGTTGATTTTTGTAACTCAACTTGCGCTAATGCTCCTATAGAAAACGCAGCAGTCTTTCCAGTACCAGATTGTGCTTGTGCAATTATATCATGTTTTTGAATAATAGGTATAATAGATTTACTTTGAATAGGACTAGGGTTTTCAAAGCCAAATGAATAAATACCTCTTAAAATACAGGGATCTATATCTAACTCATCCCATCTATTTATTATACTTAATTCATTATCAATAATATTATTCTCTATACCAATATTCGCATTATCAATGTCATTTAAATCTGTAACCATTACTATTTATACAAATATTAGGTTTAAGTGTATTTATTTTAATATAATATAAATAAAAAAATATTATATTAAAAAAAATTGATATAAATGAATATTTAATAATTAAAGTAACCTTAGAATGGATATAATGAAATATAATTTACAAGATTTTATTAAAATATCATTTAATGGATTTGATTATACAATTCCTGAAGAAACCGTAAATTTAATATCTTCATTAGCTATTGAAGTTGGATCACCTAGTTATATAAAAACACCTATTTTTAAGAAAAAAGATTTAATAAATGATAATTTATTATCAACAAATACAAATACAAACGGAAATACAAATACAAACGGAAATAATTATAATAATAATAACAATTATAATAATAATAACAATTATAATTCTAAAAAGAGAAAAGGAAATAAAGGAATGGAAATTAATAATGAAGAATGGGAAACTTTAAGAACATTTCAAGTAACTAAAATAGAACAAAAAACAGGAGTAGATGGACAAATTGATGAAATAAGATTGATTTTAAATAAATTAACAGATAAAACATTTTTAGATACATGTACAAAAATTAAACAACAAATAGTTGAAATAGTTCAAGAAAATATAAATAAAGAAGATTTAAATAAAATAGGAAAGTCTATTTTTGATCTTGCTTCAACAAATAAATTTTATTCTAAAATATATGCAGATTTGTATAGTGAATTAATACAATCATTTGATTTTTTAAAACCAGTACTTGAATATAATTATAATTCTTATATAGATATTTTTAATAATATTGAATGTGGGGATGCAGAGAAAGATTATGACAAGTTTTGTGATATAAATAAAGTGAATGAAACAAGAAAGGCTATCAGTATGTTTTTTGTAAATCTTGGATTAAACGGTCTTATTTCAAAAAAATCATTAATAAATATAAATCATACATTATTATCTAATGTTATGAAATTTATTTATGAATATGATAAAAAGAATGAGGTAGATGAGTTGACTGAAAATATAGCAATTTTGTTTAATAAAGATATTTATAAATCTGACGTGGATTTAAATAATAATGAATTATTAATTGATGGTAAAAATATTGTGGAAATAATTACTATGTTAGCAAAAAGTAAGAGTAAAGATTATAAAAGTTTATCAAATAAAGCTATTTTTAAATATATGGATTTAATAGATATGTAATTAAATTAAATTAAATATAAAAATATATAAATTAATATATTTATAAAATAGTAGTATATGAGTAAAGAAAATATAACTTTTTTTTTTAAAGATAAAGACGAAGATACCAAAAATAAAAATTTAACACTAGATTTTGATGATTTAATAAAAGAATTTGATTTAATTAATCCAAATGAAATATCATTAATAGATACAAATAAATTTACTGTAAATAATAAAAATAACTCTTTAGAATCACATAGTGTTAGTGAATTACAAAAAATTTGCGAGTATTATGATTTATTGAAAAATGTTAAACTTGCAAAATATAAAAAAATAGAAATAATAAATGCAATTAAATTATTTGAATCGGATGACTTTAATAAAAACGTTGTTGATAAAAGAAAACGATTATGGGGATTTATGAACGAATTGATGTCAGATAAAATAATGAAAAAATATATAATATGGAAATAAAATTTTTAAATAAAAAAATTATAAAGAATATGAATTTAATTGTAAATGTATTAAATATTTATAAAGTATTATATATAAATACTTTATAAATATGGTTTTATCAAAACTGAATAATAGTGTTAGTTATCCTGAATTAAAAAATATTGATAGTAATGATTTAAAACAAGAAATGAATTTGTATCAGATAGTTGCAAAAGATTTGAATATAATAATTGCATTAGGAAATGCTAAAAATACATTTGCTGATAAGAATATTACTTATTTTCCAATTTATTTAGTTAAAAAGAATAATAAGGTAATTCAAATAGGTGTATATGAAATTCCAAGTACAAATTTGTTAGAATATATGGATGAAGATAGTTTGATAGAAATAGAGAAATTAAATGATCCTTTAATTTATACCTTTGCAACAAAAGATTTTATTGAAAATATCAGAATGATACCAGAAGAAGAATTGGAAGAAGAATCAAAAAATAAGAATACAAAACAAAAAGATAAAAAACAGAGAGAACAAAAAAAACAAAAAGATAAAGATATTGAATTAATTGAAGAAAAAGAAAGCAATGTAATTCAAAAACAGATACAAGAAATTCCTGATATTAGACGTGATATATTTACCAATAAATTAAATGCTCATGTGCCAGCATTATTAACATTAGAAACAGATATAATATCCAAAGATATTAAAGAAAAATATCATGAATCTAATAATGATACATGGATTCAAAAATTTATGAAAAATAATAATTATAATATTACTGATAATGAAGGCGGCGGAGATTGTTTATTTGCTACAATAAGAGATGCATTTGATCAAATTGGACAAGAAACAACCGTAAATAAATTACGTAGTAAACTTGCTTCTGAAGTAGATGAAAATGTATATAAATTATATAAAGAACAATTTGATATGTATTCTAGTGCAATAAGTAATACTACAACTGAATCTATAAAATTAAAAAATGCATATGATAATTTGAAACTAAAATTGAAAGAAACTATTGATAGAGAACAACAAAAACAAATAAGTTTTGAAGCTAAAAAAATAAAAGAAAAATATGAAAATTTGAAAAGAGAAAATGAATTATCGAAAGAGTTATTGTCTGAATTCAAAATAATGAAAAATATAAATAATTTGGAACAATTTAAAAAAATTATTAAAACGTGTGAATTTTGGGCAGATGATTGGGCAATTAATACATTAGAAAGAATATTGAATATAAAAATAATTATTCTTTCTAGTGAAAAATATAGAGAAAATGACTATGATGCTGTATTATTTTGTGGGAATATGGTGGATCCTATTATTCAAAGTCGCGGCGAATTTGAACCTGAATATTATGTAATTATTGAACATACCGGTAATCATTATAAATTATTGAGTTATAAAAATAAAAAAATATTTGTTTTTAAAGAAATACCTTATGATATAAAAAAAATGATTGTAGATAAATGCATGGAAAAAAATTCGGGTATTTATACTTTTATTCCAGAGTTTGAACAATTTAAAAATTTATTAGGATTGAAAAAAAATACTCCTAGTTTTGAGGAGTTAGGTGAAGCAAAAATATTAAATTTATATGATGATAATATTATTTTATCGTATTATTCAAAATCAGCTGATAAACCATTACCTGGAAAAGGTGCAGGTGAAAAAATACCATCTGATGAAGCAATACATTTTTCTGGTCTAGCAAAAATTTCACAATGGAGAAAAAAATTATCTAATTTTTGGATACAACCATTTATGTTAGATGATCATAAATGGTCATCGGTAGAACATTATATTCAAGCATCAAAATTTAAAAAAAATAATCCGGAATTTTATTTATCTTTTTCTTTAGATTCAGGTACAGAGTTATCTAAAAATGCAGAAATGGCAAAATCTGCCGGAGGTAAAAGTGGTAAATATAAAGGTGAATTAATAAGACCAAAAAGCGTGGAAATAGATCCAGATTTTTATGAAAAAACGAACGAATTATCATTAAAAAATGCAACTGCTGCAAAATTTGAACAAAATCCCGATTTAAAACAATTATTAATACTAACAAGAAATGCGAAATTAATACATCATAGAAGAGCAAAAGAACCAGTTATTGCAGACGACTTGATGGTTTTACGAGATAAATTGTTGAAAGAAAATAAGTAAATAAAAAATTGATTTATTTTTATTATTTATATCTAATAAAAATAAATAAAAAATGAAGAATTTTAATATTGTATTTTGTGATAATAAAATGAAAGAAGAATTGACTATTGCATTTAAAAAATGTTTTGCAGGTTATCATTTAATGAACGCTTCTCCTGTTAATGAAACTGTTTGGGAAGATTTGAATGAATTAATTTTAACGACATGTGGTATTGAAGTAATGAATAAAAGTAATGGTAGTCATTTACCTGGAATGGATATAAATTGTTCACTAGGAAGATTAAGTAATAAATCTGCAAAATATGATAATAAAAAAAATATATCTATAAGTTCTTATAGATTGACAACTGTTTGTAGTGATAGAAGGCGTGGAATACCTGAAGATATTATAAAAGAAATACAAAAACGAAAAAATTTTGATTATTATTCATGTATTATTAGAGATGATAATAAAGAAAATAATATAATAAAATATGATTGGTTAATGATCCCGGCAAATTATAAAATAATGGATCCATCATCATATGATTGGATTCCTACTATTGGACAGAAGGGAGATAAAAAAGATACACAGGTAGGATGGCATACAAATGAAATTAATGGATCAAAAATGCGAATTGTCTATAGTATGTCATCCCAATTATGGATAGATATAATTATGACCGATGAGTTAAAAGAGTTTATTATTGCATCTACAGAAGTTAACAATATTCCCAAATTAAATTATTTGCAATTAGTAGATATTGTAAATCTACAAAAATAAATTATTTACACTATTTTACATTTTTTATACGCCGATTGTAAAGCTTTTTTGAAAATCTAAAATATGATTTTCATTTGGATAACCAATTGGATTACATAAAAATGAAATTTCATTTATAATTGCATTAGATGGTGTATGAGTATGTCCATATATCCAATATTTAATTTTAGTTGCATTTATTTCAATTAAATCGTCCATATTACAATAAAACCATTGATTATAAGGTTGCATTTTTTGAGTTTTATATTTTATATCAATCAATGAAAAAGAAGGAACGTGATGTGTTATAACAATACAATTTTCGTTTTTTTGTAATGAATCTTGTAAAAAATCAACACCTAACATATTTAATCTATTATATTGAATATAATCAAAATTAGGTATATTATATATATCATTTATTTCGTAAGTTGGATTTGTAATTTTACTCCATAATGTAGTTCCAATAAAACAATAATTATCATAAATTTCATAATTATTATTCAAAAAACTTATATTATTGAATTGTTGAAAATATACTTCTAAAAATTCATTTGTTTCTTGTATCGTTTTTGTTTTATTATAATATTCATGATTTCCTGGAATGTAAAATGTTTTTTTGAAATTTTTACTTATATAGTTCATAAAAATATTGTAATTTTTTTGATATGGATTACCAATGTCTCCTGCTAATATACATATTTCGTTTAAACCAGAAGGAATAGTACTAATAAATTTTTCTATTTTATTTGGTTTAATAAATTCTAAATGTAAATCAGAAAGATATCTCACTTTCATATTATTATTATAAAAGATTTATATTTAATATCTATTTGTAATATTATACAGCATTTTTAGCGTATAAATATTATATGATATGATATAAAATTGATATAAAATTGAAATAATATAGAGTTAGTTCATATTATTAATATATAAATGAACTATACTCATAATTTAAAAATATTATTATTAGATAATGAAGATAATATAGTAGATGATGTGGATTTTTTAAATGAAATAAAAAATAGATTATGCGAAAATAATTCAATTATGTTAGATTGGAACGGAAAACAAAAAAACATTACAATAAAGTGGGAACAAAAAGAATTAAGTAAGATAAGTAAACTATTTATGGGAGATTTATTTGCCTCTCCAATATACGAATTTGATAGTATTATTTTTAATCACACAAATAATATAATAACCCAAATACACATAAATAGTAGTAGTAAATATAAAATAAAATTTTATATATCCAGGATAATATGTGACAAAAAAATTGATAAAAATAGTTGCGGAGTTATAATTTAGTTTAATGATTTTATTATATATTATTTAATCTTTCATTTGCAATCATAATATAATCGTTATTTATTTCAAAACCTATAAAATCTACATTATTTTTTTTTGCAGCTACACATTCTGATCCTGATCCTACAAATGGAACTACTAATAAAGTTTTAGAATCATTTTCTTTATTTAAAGAAGCTTTTAATAATGTTTCACATAATGTTAATGGTTTTTGAGTTGGATGATCTACTCTTTCTTTTTTACCAGATCCTCCTGCTAAGGCTGGAATTTTAATAACATCTCTCGGTAAAGCACCATCTTCGTGCGCATTATAAATAGTTTCTTTAGTACCATCACTAAATCTACCCTTTGTTGATTTTCTAACTTTACCAGCTGCATTTTTTTTGAATCCTTCCGTATAAGGTTCTCTTACATCATCTCTATTGAAAACCGGTTTATTTTTATAACAACATAAAATACTTTCATGACTTCTTTGCCAAAAATTTAAAGATGGTGTAACTTTATTTGTATAATGCCAAATTAACCATCTAACATTATAATTTATTCTAGTTCTGATAAATGCAAGAGTTTCACTAAAGCCATATATGTAAATACTACCATTAGGTTTAATTATTCTAAAACATTCTGTTATCCATTGGTCACACCATAATAAATAATTTTCCATAGTTTGTTTATCACTATTATTACCAAAATCTTTGCCTATATTATAAGGTGGATCACAAATAATAATATCAACTGTTTCATTTGCAATTTTTTTCATACCAATAATACAATCTTCATGATATATTGTATTTATTTCTAAAGGTTCATATTTAGTTACTTGTAATTGTACTTCCATTGAAGATATTCAGAATATTTGTAAAATAGTATAAAATAAATAATGAAATCAATTTTAAAATTATATTATATTTGGTAAATAATAAATTATAAAAAAATAACTTATTATTATAAATGAAACTAACAAAAATAAGTGAATTACTTATGTCCTTTTTTATAAAAAATAAATGTATAAAACCAATAGAACCATCAAAAAAAACAGAAAAAATATTTACTAATTTATTTATGGAAATGAGAAATGCTGAAATTTTTTTAAATGAAGTAAAAAATAAGGAAGAGTCTAAAGGATCTGGAACTTTTTATAATTTAAAAGTAAAAGAAATCCAAAATTTTAAAGATATACCTAAACCAACAACTTTTGCATCTCACGGATTTCCTTCAGATATAAGAAAATATATTGACGATAATATTACAATGGAACTTGAATATAATATTTTTTTGTTAGATAGAAAGATTAAAATTTATTTTTTATTAGAAGAAAATGATAATTTGGAAATATACAATAATTATGTAGATAATATATTATTATGGATAATTTTGTTAAATGATTATGCATCAAAAGAGTGTGCATCGCAATTAACTATTTATTTATATTTTACTTATTTACGAAAAGAAATCCCAAATTCTAATATTACAGTATTAAGCGAGTCTCATGCTAATACAGCTTTTACAAAAACTTGTCCAAAAAATTCAGAAATAGTTGTTTATCGTAAAGAAGAATGGTTTAAAGTATTAATTCATGAGACTTTTCATAATTTTGGCTTGGATTTTTCAGATATGAATAATGAGAAATGTAATACAGGTATATTGAATATTTTTTCAGTAAATTCAGAAGTAAATTTATATGAAGCATATGCCGAATTTTGGGCAAAAATTATAAATATTATATTTTGCAGTTATTTGTATTTAAAAAATAAAAATAATATGGAAGAATTTTTAACAAATTGTGAATTTTTTATAAATTTTGAAATATTATACAGTTGTTTTCAAATGGTAAAAGTGTTAGATTTTATGAATATGAATTATAAACAATTATATCAAAAAGGAAAGAATAATGATATTGTGAGAAATACTTTTTATAGAGAAAAAACAAATATTTTAGCTTATTATGTAATTACCTTTATTTTATTAAATAATTATGATAGATTTATTGAATGGTGTAATATTAATAATTTATCTTTATTACAATTTAAAAAAACAATTTCAAATCAATTAAATTTTTGTAACTTTATTATACAAAAACATCGTTATAGTAAAATGTTGGATAACATTAATTGTATAGAAATATTTTATAAAAAACTTAAGTCTAAAATGAAGAAAAATATAGAAAATAAGAATCAACTAAATTATATATTAAATAATTTAAGAATGACTATTTGCGAACTTGGTTAAAATAATAAAATTGAATCTTGAATCCAAGTTATACAATTAATAAACCTACAATACAATACAAATAAAAATGGGAATAAAAAATTTAAATAAATATTTAAGAATGAACTGTAAAGATTCTATTCATTGTATATCTTTGAATGAATTAAGTGGTAAAAAAATTGTAGTTGATATATCTATTTATTTATATAAATACGAAGCTGAAAATGCATTGATTGAAAATATGTATTTATTATTAGCTATATTCAGAAAGTATAATATAATACCAATATTTGTATTTGATGGAAAATCTCCAAATGAAAAAAAACAATTAATTCAACAAAGATTTGAATGTAAAATAGAAGCTGAAAATCAATATAATATTATGAAACAAAAATTATTACATATTGACGATGATGATGAAAAACAAGACGTAATGGAAACGATGAATAAATTAAAAAAAAAAATGGTTTATATTAATAAGGAAAAAATTGATAAAGTAAAAGATTTAATTCGTTTTTATGGTGCTAGTTATTATGATGCTCCTAATGAAGCAGATGAGATGTGTGCTTTGTTAGTTATACAAAAAAAAGTATGGGCTTGTTTAAGTGAAGATATGGATATGTTTGTTTATGGATGTCCTCGTGTTTTAAGATATTTTAGTTTATTAAATCATACCGTAGTTTTATATTCATATAAAGGAATTTTGCAAGAATTAAATATTCCTTCTAATAATTTTAAAGAAATTTGTATTATATCTGGTACTGATTATAATATAAATACAAATACAGATGATGATTATAATATATTTCATTTATTCAAGTATTTTGAAATATATAGAAAAAATATAAATCAGTCTTCAAGTTTTTATCATTGGTTGAAGGAAGACATAAATTTAGATTTAGATATAGAATTATTATATAAAATACAAAATATGTTTGATTTACTTGGAAAAGAAAATTTAAATATGTTTAATAAAATTAAAATTACAAATACATGCATTGAACATAATAATTTGCAATATCTTTTAGAAGATAATGGATTTATATTTGTCTAGAGCTAGAGCAATTATTTATTTTTATTTTTTATTTGTAAAATTCAAATAAAAATAAAATTGAAATATAAATTACTTTTAATATAAATAGTAAATAGTAAATAAACAATTAGATTAAAATGCATGCAATTATTTATATATTATTGAGTTTATTAAGTATTAATATTGTAAATGGATTCTACAAAAAAACACATTTACAAAAATATTCCAATTATAAATTATTTAAAACATGTTTTTCAGATGATGAAAATAATAATAAAATAAATAATAAAATACTGTTTAACAATTATGATTATATTGAGAATGATGATAAACCACTTTACACTTTAATTTGGTATGACTGTGAAAAGTGTGCAAAGTTATTAAAAGATATGGAAGAGTTAAATCTAAAAAAGATTTATATAAATGGAGGATATTATTTTTATGATATTTCTGATTCAGAAGGTGATTTTAATGATCCGCTTATGTACAAAGATGACGAATTAATAGGAGATAACTTATTTGATATTTATACTGAAATTTATACTTCAAATAAATAAAATTATGATACTTGATCAACTAAATATAATACATTGGTAACATCGTCATATAAATATGGTGTTACATTTTTTTCTTTATTTAACGGATATGCATAAAAGTATTTGAATTTTTTATTATGATTATAAAAATAACATTCTGTATTATTAGATTTACAACAAGGACAAGAATCATATAAATTTAATAAAGGATACGACTCTTTGTAATTTTCAATAGTTATTTCACACCATAAAGATTGTTTTTGTTTGTCATTCATAATTGTATTTATATAATTATGAATATTTTATTATTATGTTTTTTATATTTTATATTTTTTAAACACTAGCTGTAGTAGTCAAAACAGGAACAGTACCAGGAACAAGCTTTTCATTCTTTTGAAAGTGTGGACTCATAAACTTTTGTAAATTGAAATAAGTTAACTCATCAGTCTTCTTTAACTTCAATAGAGAAGACAACTTGTTATCAGGATTGATCTTTCTTCCATTCTCCTTATCTTGAAGATCATGAGCTCTAATATACTTATTGATCTCACGAGTAACATCAGTTCTTGCCATTTCAGTACCAGTCGGCTTCTCCAAAAATTTGGCTAGTTCATCACTAATACGAGTTGGTTTAACAAATCCACTTGGAGCTCTGTTTCCAGACTTTCTCTTTCTCTTGGAATTAGCTTTTTGAGCAACCTTTAGCTCACGATTGAATTTCTTTTCCAAACCTCTATATTCATTCTTAAGAGAAGAAACAATTACACTTAGTTGGTTTAGTTTAGCCATAAACTCAACCGACTGTGCAGTAATAGATGCTTCCAAATCAGTAGTTTCTACAACATCATCATTGGTTGTAACTGGAACTACAACATTGACATTAGGTTGAGGAGTTACTTCAACTTTTTCAACAACAGGTTGAACAGTCTTCTCCTTCTTTGATTTCACAACCTTTTCTTTCGTAGATTGAAGAACAACAGGGGTATTAACAACATCAGTTTGGACAGTTTCAGTAAGCTCTTTAGGTTTGCTAATTCTAGGCATCTCTATATCTTATTAATAGAAGATCTTTTTAAATGATTTAACGCATAATATATATTATTTGTGATGAATATAGATCTATAAAGTATAACAAAAAGATTGGTATAACCAAGGTAGTGAATTGGATGCATCTGGATTAACTAAAGTTAACGCTCCGAGAACATAATATGCTCCTAAAGATCTATTTTCACGAATAGCTGAAATATTAACTATTTTTTCTAAAACTTCTAAAATATGTTTTTGCATATTTTCAATATTTTGACATTCAGATAAATAATTAATAAAATTAGATCTTGGAAAAGGATTTCCTAAAGGAGGGGAAATTAATATTTTCATTTGTTGAGATAATTCTGAGCGAAATGTCCAAATATCTAAAAGTTCTCTTGCAAATTTAATTAATTGACTTCTATTTAAACTTGTAAACCATGATGCATTTGTATAATTTCCTAAAGAATCTATTTCTTGAAATAAAGTTAATATTCTTAATTCTAATGATTTTTCTTGTGTTATTTCATTAGATATTTCTGAAATATCTGTGCAAATGCAAATATTTAATGTTTTACTTAATCTCAATAAATTTCTTAAATTTTCTACTACTACATTTGTAATAGGTCGTCTATTGTATGGATTTTTTATAATTCCATTGGATTTATAAATAAGATTATGAAGAGATAGTATATCAAAACCATATACAAAACCATCATCATCTTTAAAACTGAAAAATTGTTCTAAAGGAATATCTTTAATGTCATCTACTGTTAAAAAATCAGTTTGATTTACACATAAACTTCTATTATTATATGCAGGACCATGATAATTATTATAATTTCTTTGAATAATACCTCTCATTTTTTTCTGTATCTTATTTGCAAAAAACGAAAAATATAAGTGAAAAAATAATCTATTTATTAATTGCGTTTTATTTCCTGTTATTTTTAATTTGTAATGTTTTACAAACATTTTTAATTGATTTAAATTATAATTGTATTTGTATAAAAAAGAATATTCATTAAATAATGGAATATGTATTTGATCATTATAATGATCAAATTCTAATTTTTCATATTTTTTATAATTCTTAAAAACTTTATTATTGTTTTCTGCAAGAGTTAACATATATTCTTCTATGTCATGTTTATTTGATGCATAATTTTTGTTTACTTTCATGTATTTATAATATATATATATTATAAATCTTTTTAATTGTTTTATAAATAAATACTTATATTAAATTATTACCATTTTACATGTAAATTTTATAAGTTTTTCAATAATTTTATATTATAAAAAAAATTGATTTAAAGACTTGTTCGTAATAAATAGTATACATAGAAACATGGCTGATACAATCGTTGACGGAACACTATTTAACTCTAATAATATTAAGTATACCTCTATCAAGGTTAATGATAAAGGTGGTAAAAGTTTGAATATTTTAAATAAGTATACTAATACTGGTTTAAGATTGGCAACTCCATTAATGTTGACGTGGGGTGCACAAGAATATGTTAATCCAGAAGGTAATGGTAATGGTAAGTATGAAACTTCTTTGCAATTTCCTCAAGAAGAATATGCAAATGAAGATTGTGAAGCATTTTTAAATAATTTAATTGCATTAGAAAAAAAAATAAAGGATGATGCTCTGATTAATTCTAAGGATTGGTTTGGCAAAGTACATAAAAGTCCAGATATTATTGAAGAGTTATTTACTCCTATGTTGAAATATAAAAAGATCAAAGGAACAAGTGAATTTGATTATACTAAGAAACCAACACTAAGATTAAAATTACCACAATGGGATGGTGCATGGAAGTCTGAAATTTATGATGAAGATGGTGAAGCACTATTTCCAAACAAAGAAAATCCAAATATTACTCCTTTGGATTATTTGAAGAAAGGTGTAATGATTGCTGCGGTAATTCAATGTGGTGGTATTTGGTTTACAAATGGTAAGTTTACTGTTACATGGAAATTAGTACAAGCTGTGGCAAAAAAACCAAAAGCATCTATTAATGGTCAATGTTTGATTAAATTAAAGCCTACTGATAAAGAAAAATTAAAATCAGTAGAACCAGAAGAAGTAGACGATGACGTTGCATTGGCTAGAGTTGAAGAATCAGATGATGAAGATCAATCTTTGCAAGTAGAACCAGTAGTACAATCTGTAACAGTTTTTGTAAAGGCTGAAGAAACAGTTTTAGCTCCTGCTCAAGAAGTACAACAAGAAATAGATAGTTTAGTTACTAAACCAAAAGAAAAGAAGAAGATTATTCGTAAGAAGACTTCAGATGAAGCAAATTAGTAGAATAGATAATTATATATTTAATCCTTCGTATACATTTTTAATTTAATTTTTTATTTTAATAAAAAATTAAAATACTTTTTTTTACTTAATCAAGTAAAAATAATAGTTACAATTATATCACTTTTTTTGTTAGTATCATACATTTTATTTTCTATAATTTGTGAAATACCTTGTTGATAAAATATATATATTTGTGTTTTTTTTAATAACAATTTTTCTAGAGGAATCTCAAATGATTTATTGCCTAATATAAATGAAATATACTTAGATTCTAAAAAATTAATAAAATTATCAATGTTAACTTTCAATTCAACTAACAAATTGTTATTTTCATCAATATTAATATTATCTGGTAAATCAGGTATACAAAATACTATAATATCATTATTTTCTTTACCATCAAAATATAATTCATTATGCCATAATGGTACTAAATATTTTTGTTCATTTATTATTAATTTATAAATATTATTTTCAAATAAATCAATTAAACTTGGATTTAAAATAAAAATATTATCTTTGGAAAATTTTTCTATTATTATATTTCTTATATTTTCAATTATAGATGAACTAACATAAAGAATGTTTTTGTATTTACATAAAAAATGATAGATTTCTAATGAGGTATCTCTATCTAAATCTTCAAATAATTTGTTAGATATTTCTTTACAATCTTTCATTATTTCTTGTAAAATATTTATTAGAATTTCTTTATAGGTTCCTTTAATAATAGTTCCGATAAACATGTTTAATAAATTCATATATTGCATATTATATGAAAAAATATTATCACTATTTCCATTTCCATTTTCATTTTCATTTTCATTTCCTTGATCTTCAAAATCCAGATTAGAAACTAAATATCTATATCCTTCATTAATTTGTTGGAATTTTATAGTTGCCTCAAGTGTATTACCATTTTTATCAGGATGATGTTTTAATGCACTTTTATGAAATTTTTTTTTAACATCATCTTTTGTAAGTTTTGACAAATGATCTATCTCTATATCTAACAAATGACACGCATCATTAATATCCATGTACAATAGTTATTAAATAAAACAAATAATTCTCTAAATGATAAATTGGTCTATAATTATTATTATAGTATTGCAAAAATTGATAAGTTTTTATTAATAACTTTGATAAATCTGTTTTTATTTTGTTTCTAATCATAAGTTCTTTTAAAATATACCATATACAATCAGCAATATCTAAATTGTATATAAAAATATCATAAAGTAAATCTCTAAATTTTAAAAACTTTATATCATTATTAATTATTTCATCAATTATTTTATTACAAATTATTTTATGAGGATGCATTAATTCATTTATAGATGTATGCAAATTTTTAATATTCATAATATTTTCAATTTTTAAATCTTTTATTAACGGATCTGTTATAATTTTAGAATAAGCTACTTTGTTAGGACGAGATATAGATATAACTTCACAACAATTTAAAATGTTATCTGGTATAAAAGAAATTTCTTCTGTTAAAATAATATATTTTATATCAATCATATTATTTATATTTTGCATATAACTATAAAAATTTTCTAATAGTTCACTATGTATGTCGTGAAAATATTTACATACAATTATTCCCGATTTTTCATTTTTTGCAGAAATAATATCAATAATTTGTTGATAAATATCATGCCATAGCAATTTTGAATTACAACCTAATAATGACATATCTACCTCATAATGTATATCGCTTATTTTCAAAAAAAAAGGTTGTTTATTGAATAAAATACTTATTTTTTTTTCATATTTTAATTCAGAAGGACTATATTTTTTTATGCATTTTAATAGTTGAGTATATTTACCAACTCCACTTGGTCCAAAAAAAATAATATTTTTAAAATCAAAAATATTTTTAGGAAAGTTATTAAATATTTTTTCTAATTTTGGATGTAAATTATTTTTTTGAGAAGATATTATGTAGTCTTCAAAATGTGTTTCTAAAAATTTCATTAACTTATATAATACTATATACAATTTTTAATATATTTATTTTATAACTTATAACTTATAACTTATTATTTATAATTCAATTATAAAACAAATTAAGAATAAAATTACTTGAATATAATATACATTATAAAATGAATATTATAAAACAAATAAATCAATTTGATATTGAAGATGTTTATTTTTGTAATCCGATTAAGAATAATATTGTTGCTGATGGAACTTTTATTAGAATTTTATATTCTAATAAATTATTTATATTAAATGGAGTTTATTTATTAATATCATTTCAAAATTTGTCTATTGAAAAATATTATAATAAATTTAGATGTAATTTTGATACTAATAGTCATAAAGAATTAATTGAAAAAATTCGCATTATAGAAGATGATATTTTATCTAAAAATAAAATTATAGATAAACTACCTATTTATAAAATCTATGACCATATAAAAAATGGAAATATCAAAATATTTTCTGATAATATTGAAAATATTCACAATGAATTTATATTAAAAATATCAGGTATTTGGGAAACTGAATGTAACTATGGAGTAACTTATAAATTTATTACTATAAATAATAATTTATAGTTATTAGTTTTATATTTTGTCACGTTATCCATCTGTAGAAAAATATTTTAATGTAATACCTAAAGTTACAAGTGTCAACAAATTGAAAATAGATAATAATAATAATTTTAAAAGTGTTACTTTATTTATAAATCCATTATCCCGGAATGCTTTTTGTTTTGTTGCAACAAAAAATATCCATACTTGTAATAAAATAAAAGTAACGGATATAAATGAAAACATGCTGTAATAATCAGATATGCGATTTTCAGCTATTTTATTAAAATATATACTTACTAATGCTAAAGAAAACCCAAAAATTATAATTAGTACTATAAAAGGTATAAGTGTAAAAATTATATCCATAATAGATGGATTTTTTATACCTGTAGTAATATTTGTATATGTTAAACTTGCTAATAATAATACTGCACATGTTGATGCTGCATAACCTGTTATAGTACCAATTAATGCATTTTTATTATGAGTTCCTAATGTGCATATTACTACTATTAACCCTCCTATAATAAATGCATAACTAATATTCAATATATTATTAAATAAATATTCATCTATCATTTATAAATATTATGTATATTAATTATTATTGTCATTTTTATAATTTTGTTTCATTTTTTTTAATTTAAATTTCTGTTTATCTAACTCTTTATTAGTATTTGATAATTCAGTTGTTAGTTTATCTATTTCAGTTTGCATTTTTTGAATTTTATGTAATAATAATGGAATTATTTCTAAATAGTTAATAGATTTGTAATTTCTATTATCTTGTGTTGAATGAAGTAAATTTGGTAATAATTCATTTAGTTGAATTGCATCAAATCCATAATGTATCAAGTTATCATTTGAATAATTATATTGATTACATGATATTTGCAATAATGATTCACTAACAATATCTGGAATAGGATTAATATTTTGTTTTATATATTTATCGCTTGGATTAAGTATTATTCCATCCACATATAAATTTCCAGGAATATATACATTTGGATAGTTACTACTAGAAGGTTCTAATACATTTGAAGTAAAATAATTAGAAGCATTCCATAAAGATGGTGGATTACCTTCAACAAAAGTTTTTATATAAGCACTATTATTAGGTTGTCTTCCTACATAATTAGCTTCTGAAAAAGACATAGGTATAATTATATATATGATTAATATTTATATATATATAATTTTAATATTTATATATATAAAAAAATAATATTATTTAATAATAAATGAATAAGTATAATTTAAATAATAATCATCCATTAATTCCAAATCAAAATCAATATATATGTGAAAAAAAATATATATCTATTCATTCTATTGATAGAGACAATTTAAAATATCCAAATGCATCGTTATTTGAAATTGAATTACCTCAAGATTATTTAAATGTAGAAACTATAAGATTACACTCTTGGTCTTTTCCTGCTAATTATAGTGTATTTAATAGTAATGCTAACAATTTAATATTTGTATTCAAATTCACGGATATTTATAATCCAAGTAAATACGGTTATAATGATCCATTACAGAATGCTATTTATGCTGGATTAGATTATCAATTAACAAATTATTATGATTATGTAATATGTATTGAAGATGGATTTTACAATCCTAGTCAAATGGCAATAGAACTTAAAAATAAAATGAATGCAAAAGTAACAGAGGATTTAGTTACATTTTTTAAAAACAATGAAGATTATAAATATGCGTTGGAATTATTTACTGGATATAATGAGTTTGAAGTAGTATATAATAGTGTAGGACAAAAACTATGGTTTGGTAATAAATCAAGTGGGTTTGAATTAATTAATGACTCGTGTTATTATATTATTGACAATTATGCAATTAATAACTGTATTAACGGACAACGAGTTTTACCAAGTTTTTATAATTGGGGATTACCGTCTTATTTAGGATTCACGCGATGTCCTGAAAAAAGTATTTGTACAAGTAATCCGAATGATTATAGATTTTTTTATTTGGAATTAAATTCAGGCTTATGGATTACACCATCTACATTACCTTATGCAAGGGTCCATTATTTATCTGCTCCATTAAAAATAAATTTCATGGGACCATCATATATATATATGGAATTAGATTCTAATAGTTCATTAAATTGTATAGATGAAACAGAACCATTTCAAATTGATAAACTATCATTAACAACGAATCAAACCAATGGTATTGTTAATTCTGCTTTTGCAAAAATACCTATTCCTACTACACCAATTTCACAATGGTTTGATAATGAAGATATTACTCCATATAAATGGTTTGATCCTCCTATGGAAAGAATTAGAAAAGTTAAAGTAAAAATGAGATATCATGATGGAACGCTGGTTGACTTTTCTGGATTTGATTATTCATTTATGTTAGAACTATCACTTTTAAGTCCTCAAATTGGAAGAAATGCAAATATAAAAAAAATGTGTGGAGTATATTAGAGCAACGCGTATTTTAAATGCCGACTTGGTTAAGCCTTATAATCCTTTATTATTACACCTTTTCTCATTTAAAATGCCCATTAAAAGCAATAAATATTGTTAATTATAACACGACCATTCATCGCGATTTTCAGATAAATTTTTAGTTACTTTACCTTTTCTATCATCACTTGTCCATTGAATATCAGCAATATAAGTTGTATTTATGTTATATTCAAATATATGAAAATCACGACTAATTCCAATGTGATAAGTTCTATCAAAATAATAATAATAACCATTTTCAATCAATTGATAAAAATTATCTTTATCAAATACAAATATTCCTTGATAAATAATTTTATTTGTGAAAAATTCAAATAATTTTATTATAGTCTCATGATTTAAAAAATCATCATTTTGATATTGTATATTAATTTTTGACCCTTTATAATCATCTAATGAAAAAAATGAAATATATTTAATTTGGATATATGGATTTGGATTTTTAAGCAAAATCTTATAATAAGAACAATTATCTTTTGTATTAAAATATGGAACATTAATAACCTCTTGGAAATCATCGGAACAAAAAGTATAATTTTCATTCAACCATTCACATAATTTTTTATTTTCATTATAATGTGGATTATGTAGATAATTACTATTGTTATATTTATTATATAATAAAAATTCATCAAATTGTGGCTGAATATTAATATTCATTGTTATAATATATCTTATTATAAAATCTAAGTTATATTTTATAAAACGGGCATTTTAAATGAGAAAAGGTGTAATAATAAAGGATTATAAGGCTTAACCAAGTCGGCATTTAAAATACGCGTTGCTCTAAATAACTATTATTTAAACAATTTATAGTAAATTTTCATTTATAAAATTATTTATATATACTCCATTCCTTATATGAACACTTCCATCACTTAAATCTTTTCTTAAAAAACCATTTTCATCTATATAATTATTATAAATATCAAAAAATATATATTCTTTTTCAATACATTTTTCTTTTAATTTTTCGTTAAAATATAAAGTGTATTGTTTTCGTTGTTCATCAGTTCCCAAAAATGGATATTCTGGATTTTCCAAAGTATTATATATTTGAATAGGTGGAACAACATTATACACACATAATTTTTTTAATTTGAATTGTGAAACGGTTACATTTAATTCAATTGCTTCAAAATAATTATCAACAATATTGTTTATAATATCTTGATATGTTGTTGTTTCTGTTATGTATTTATTAATATGACATCTACAATCTATCTCGCCTAAACAAAAAATAATAGTATCACCATCTTTAATATTAAAGTTGCGAATATCACATCTATTTAATTTTTCTTTACCAAAACTATAACATAAAAGCGGACCCAAATGATGATTAATGATGATTAATTATTCCAGACCAACCATTATACGAATGACTATCTCCAAATGTATGAATTGACATAATATATATTATTATTATATTTTTATTATATTTTATGAAACAATATGATAAGTGTCACTAATCCAATCTAACAGTAATTTTTTATCACAATTAATACAATCTCCTTTGAAATTTGTTAGTTTATAAAATGCTGGAGTTTTCATTTTATTATTTTTATAATAAATATAATTTCCATATTGTCCACATCGGATACTTATATTTTCATTCACTTGTCTTAATAATCCTACAGGTTTGTTTATATCTAATAAATTATCTTTTTCTAGAATTTTTATTACATCTATGTAATCTATATTTTCAATAGGTCTATTTCCAAATTCTTTCATTGATTTTTTATTATTACCCCATTCTACATAAAGACCATACTTTCCTTTCTTTAAATATAAATCAATACCTTGATATTTTCCCAATTTTTTCTCTTTCAAAGAAGAACTATCTAACAAATTCAAATCCTTTAAATCACGATCATCGTGTATTTTTATTTCACATTTTTGTTGATATATATTCATATCTTTTACTAAAACATTTATTTCTTCATAACATTGTTTACATAATTCAGTATGTTGTTTTTTACCTATTGCAATTATATCTAATTCACTTTCCATATTTTTAGTATATTCATAATCAAATAAAGAATTAAAATTTTTAATTAAAAATTCAATTACTAAAATACCTAATGGTTGAATAACTAATTTATTTTTTTCATTTCCAAATTCTTTTTCAATTATAGTTTCGGAAAGTTCATTTTCTTCTAATGAAAATTCTTTACATGTTATTTTTCTTCCTTTTATATTTTCTTTTAAAACATATTGTCTTTCTTGTATTTTATCTATTAAACTTGAATAAGTAGACGGTCGTCCTATTTCCATTTCTTCTAATATTTGAACCAGTCTTGCTTCAGTAAAATGTAATTTATTATTTTTAATTATAACTGTTGATACTATTTTTTTATATTCCATTGGTATTCCTTGTTTTAAACCTAACAAATAAGAATAAGTAGAATTAGTTGCTATTTCTTTTTCTTCAATAATTTTCCATCCTAAAAATATAGTTTGTTCTGATCTATGCTTATAAACTCCTTCAAATGCAGAAATTTCTGCATTTATATAATTTGCATTACAAGGAGACATACAACTTTCTAATGTTTTTTTCCATATAAGATGATAAAGTTTTTTTGATTTTTCAGATATTTTAATAGATTTGTTAGTTTCAATATCTTTTAACTTGATATTTATTTGAACTGGTCTTATTGCTTCATGTGCATGTGATTCTTTATCTCCTGAAATAGAGATACAAATATTATTAATTTCATTATGAATATATTTATTATCATTAAATTCTTGTAAAATAAACTTTTGAACCTTTTGTAAAAAATATTTACTATACTTTTTGTTATCTGTTCTCATATAAGTAATTAAACCATTTTCATATAATTCTTGTGCATATTTCATTGTTTCTTTAGGACCAAAATGCAATTCATTACTTGATAATTGTTGTAATGTTGATGTAATTAGGGGCATAGGAGGGTGATATGTTGCAAGTTTTGGCGATGCAATAGTAAAGATATGATTAAAATCTAGAGAATTTTCATAAAAATCTAATAATTCTTTTTCTGTTTCAAATTCTTTAGATAATTCAAAAACTATATTTTTATTTGTAAAATATGCAACGGTATTATACAAAAAAGTAGATTTATTATTTTGTATTTCTATATAATTATCATAAATAATTCTTAATGCAACACTTTGACAACGACCAGCAGATAGTCCATTTTTATACTTTTTAGAAAAAGAATTCCATAAAATAGGGGAGATAGTAAACCCAACTAACAAATCCAGTATTTGCCTTGTTTTTTGTGCATTTATTAAATTTATGTTTAAAGTTGTAGGATTTAATACAGCATGTTTAATAGCCTTTTCTGTAATTTCGTGAAACACGATTCTTTTGGTAGTTAAAATAGGTAAATCAAATAATATACATATATGCCATGCTATTGCTTCCCCTTCTCTATCATCATCTGTTGCTAAAATAACTTCTGTTGCATTTTCAACTTCTTTGCGTATTATATTTATTTGTTTTTTTTTTATCGGTTCATCTACAATAGAATAATTGGTTTCAAAATTATTATTAATGTCAATATCGTGAAGACTAGGTAGTTTTCTCAAATGCCCGTAAGAAGCAATGCATTTATATTCATTACCCAAATAAGATTCAATTTTTCTACATTTTGCAGGTGATTCAACAATAATTAATTTTTTATTCATTTATTAAATAATTCATGTTATATTTAAACCTTTTATGTAATTAAATAATCAATAAAATATTTGTATATTGTATATAATGATTATCTTTTGTTTACCTTATATATTTTGGGAAATATTAAAGTATAATATTTATTTGTCTGATTTTAAAAATATGATTAAAAATATTTGTATATATATATCCAAAGTAAATATATTTTACATTAAAATATTTCAATGGTTTACTTATAACATAACAAAAGATGAAGAAATAAATAAAGATTTATACACTTTTTTCTCACAATATACAAATTCTGTTCCTTATCAAGACTGTGATATAGATTATGATTCTATTCAGTTATTAATACAAAATACAAATACAAATAATGATAATTTCACTATAAATATGAAACCAATCAACACTGGAACTATTGCATTAGTATTTGAAGGATATTTAAATGACAAAAAAATAGTTATTAAAGTATTAAGAAATAATATTAGAAAACAATTAAATAATTTTTATAATGATATGGAAAATATAGGGAATTGTATAAATTTTTTTAAAAAAATAGAATTTTTAAACTATATAATTCCATTATTTAGTTTTTTAAATACTAATATACTATCAGAAATAGTAAGTGACTGTAAAGAAGAATTTTTATTACAATTAGATTTAATAAATGAAGCAAATAATATTGAAAAATTTCAAAGTTATTATAATGATTGTAAAAGTATTAAAATACCTCATGTTTACAAGAAATACACTTTAACAAATAAAAATGTTTTAGTAATGGAATATATTACTGGTCATAAAATAATTGAGAATTCTCCACAAGAAAATTTAATTTATTTAGAAATAGTTCATAAATTTATTTTATCATGTTATTTTTTTAAGAATATATTTCATTCTGATTTACATCTTGGAAATGTGTTTTTTATAAAAAATGAAGATGAAGATACTAAAGAATTTCAATATAAGTTAGGTATTATTGATTTTGGATTAGTTGGTTATTTAGATTCAGTTCATGAACAAGATTTATTATATGACGTAATGGTAAGTTATTCAGAAAATAATCCTTTAAAACTAATAAATTCTATTTTTGAATATCTTGAAGTTATTAATAAATTAAAATTTGATGATTCTTTTAGAGAAAAAATATACGAGCTATCAAAAGATCTAAATATATTCAAATCTTCTTCTTCAACGATTACTCATTATGAAATAATTACGTTTATTCAATTATTACAAAAAAATAATTTAAAAATAAATAAAAGATTATCCTTTTTATTATTATCTGTTGTATCACAATGCGCGACTATAAATAAATTAAAAGAAAATACAGTTAATTTAAACTTAAATTTATTAATAAAAAAAATAGTTGATAATTTATTAAAATAATATAAAAATATTATATATATTATATAATATAATATCATGATAACCGTTTCAAATGATAATGATGTAAAAATTGAGATGAATGATGATAATTTTTATCAAGTATCATTTTGTACTACTTTAAATTCAAATTCTAATATTCGGGAAATTATGAAACAAAACAAACTGTATGAATTATTAAAAGTTTTGAATGTAGATATAATTGAATTATTTGAAATGGAATCAGAAAATGGTATTGATAATATTAAATATGTATTTAATTTTGGTAATTTTATGTCTGATTTTTTTGAAAAAAGTGAAGAAGTTAAGTATTGTTTAAATGTTACTAATTCTACATTGCAAATTTCTGAAGATAAATATGAAATTAAAGGTACAACAAACGAGAAGAACTATAATGGTTCAATTAAATTAGCAAAAATTACAGATATTGTAATTGTATTGGAAATTATAAATGAAAATGTCATTGTATTTTTGAGTTATAAAAACAACGATAATGATTTTAATAAAATACAGAAAAAAGCTCTTGTAAATGTAATATCTAAAATTTTAGGTAAATTAAAATTATATTTAGAATAAAATAATTACATTAAGATTTATAGATAAAATACAAATTTATATTTTATCTAGAAATATACTATTTATTTAATAATTCAATTAAATCATTTATAATATTTTGGAAAAGTAAAATAATATTTCCATCTGTATTTACATACTCTTTAGTAACTGATTTAATTAAATAATTTTTAATTGTCGCATTCAAAGTGTTGATTTTTTGAATTATATTATTTATTTGGGTTTCATTTAATATAGAATCAATCTTATTTTTATTTACAATATTATTAATTTTTTTAAAATTAATAACTGAATTATTAGTTTCTAAATTAACCAAAAATTTTTCTTCTATTAATGATAATATTGTTTCAAAATGTGTTTTTATAGTTTCATTCTCAATACTACCAATGGTATTATACAACATTTTCATTACATTTTTTATTTTGGATTTATCTTCTTGATTCAAAGTAGTCCAAATAATACGAATTTTTTCAGCAGTTTCTTGATTAATCATTATAATTATAGTTAACAAAAATATATTTACAAAAAATGGTAATTACAAAATAGTAATTACAAAATAGTAATTACAAAATAGTAATTACAAAATAGTAATTATTATAATTTGCATTAAAAAATGTAAATTATAATATATTCATAATTTATAGTTATGAATATATTCATTATATTTGCTCTATTATTTGAATTAGGACTTAGTTTAAAGATAAAAAATTATATTTATATGAGTTCTCCATTTAAAAAAAATTATAATCCATTTGGTCAAAAATACTATGAGAATTATTTAAAAAAATTAAATTCAAAAAATATAACTATTCAAAATGAATCAATAGATAGTTATTATCCTGAAATAGAAATAAATATAAAAACAAATAATAGAGTAAAAGGTTATAAAAGAAACAACTTAAATCAACATCAAACGCAATATAATTCAGATACTAATTCTGAATACTATGATTTATTTGGAAATCCAGTATCTTATAATTCACAGAATAAGAAAAGTGAAAATTTTGAGGTTATACAAAATTTTAACTTTTCTTTTAAAGATATTGGAGGATATGATAATATTAAATCAGAACTATCGCAATGTATTGATATACTAAATAACTATACTAAATATGAAAAATATAATATTAGAATTCCTAAAGGATTAATATTAGAAGGACCGCCTGGAAATGGTAAAACATTAATTGCAAAAGGGTTTGCAGGTGAAACAAATACAAATTTTATTGCTGTTTCCGGTTCACAGTTTCAAGAAAAATATGTCGGAGTTGGACAAACACGCGTCCGAGAATTATTTAAATTAGCTAAAGAAAATGCCCCCTGTGTTATTTTTATTGATGAAATTGATGCAATCGGTCGTAAAAGATCATCTGATGGAGAATCATCTTCTTCTGAAAGAGATAACACTTTAAATGAATTACTTATCAATTTAGATGGATTTAAAACAACTCCTGGTCTATTTCTTATTGGAGCAACAAATCGTATTGATTTGTTAGATCCTGCTCTATTAAGACCAGGGAGAATTGATAAAAAAATATTTATTGGTTTACCTGATTCCAATACAAGAGAATCTATTATTAGTCTTCATTTAAAAGGTAAACCATATAATTTAAAAACAATAAATATAAAAGATTTAGTTGATTTTACAGCAGGGTTATCTGGTGCGCAAATTGAAAATTTATTAAACGAAGCAATGTTAAACGCTTTAAGAGCAAATCGTGACATTATGGAATATCAAGATATTGATATAGTAATGAATAAAATGATGGTTGGTTGGCAACCAACTGAACATCAGTTTTCATCAGATATAATAGATAGAATTGCTATACATGAAATGGGACATGCAATTGTTGGTTATTTTTCTAAACATCATTCTAAAGTTAGTAAAGTAATTATTAATTTATCTGCACCAAATAGTCCAGGATATACATTATTTGAAACTACTACTTCTTCTATTTCAACTCGTGAAGCTTTATTTGAACATTTAATGATTTTGTTGGCAGGTAGAATCGCAGAAGAAATATTTTATGATGTATCTGTTACTACAGGCGCAATTAATGACTTTCAAGAAGCATTTAAACTTGCTGAAAAAATGATTATCTATTATGGAATGGGTAAAACTCTTATTTATCCAAATTTAAGTGATAAATATAAACAAAAAATAGATGATGAAGTCGTAAGTCTTATTAGAGATGCATACCAAATGTCCAAGTTAATATTAGTTGAATCTAAAAGTTTAATTTATGAATGTGCAAGTATTTTGAAAAAAGATAAAATTATTAAAGCTGATAAATTAATGGAAATAATAAATAAAAACCATAGATATTTATTATAAGAAAAATAATTATATTATCTAACATTTTTTAAATTGCTTCCATGATATTTCTACTTGTGGTTTTATAAATTGATTTTCATTATTAGTATCATTTTCATTATTTAGTTTTTCTGCTTTCTTTAATGCACTATCAACATATATTTTTTTTAACAAAGTACCTACTTCAAAAGATCCTTCATGTTGATCCAATTCTCCTTTTTCAATTTTTTCCAATACATCTATAAATTGAAATAAAATTTTAATATCTATTTCATCTTTTCTTATTTTGTTGTATAAATCAGTATAATAAGTCCATAAAAAATTGCATTCGCTTACACCTTCATAGTTTAATGTATCAGGATCATTTGAATATTTATTTTTTAATAACATTAAATTTTGTATATCAGATCTTAAGATACTACTATGTTTTAGATTTCTTATTAATTGAGTTTGATCGGAAACATTATTTGTTTTAATCATTTGCTGTAGTTGAAGTCTAGCTTTATCGTCCATATGTTTATTTTAGAATAATTTTTTTAAACCTTAATTAATTATATATATATAATATATATAATTAATGACGAATACAAATGATATTGCGTTCACAGCACCAGGAGTAAATGCTCCTGTAGTTTCACCTTATCCTGAAGGTGCTTATAGTCCAAGAACAGCAGGTATAGTAATTACGAATAATAACAATGATCTCCAATCACGATTAATTGGAGCAGTGCATGGTGGTAAACGTTATAAAAAAAATAAACTTGTAGGTGGCAATACAAGTAAAATAGCAGTTCCAACTATGCAAGTTCATTTTCCAGAACAAGGTGCAGGAAATCAAACTGTAAACGGAAACATAACTGGTACAACTAAATTAGGCGCAAATACAGCTACAAACAGTGTATTTGATGCATGTATTGGTCAACCTGCATCTTGTACTACTAATATGATGAATAAATTAGGAGGTAGTATTAAATATAAAAGAAAGTATACTAAAAAAAGAGGAGGTGTAAAATGGGGTTGTTATAGTGGTGGTAAAAGTAAAAGAAAAAATAAAAGAACGAAATCAAGTAAAAAGAATAAAAAAAGATCTAAAAGAAATCATTGAATTATGCAAATAAAAGATGTAAAAAATATATAATATTTATATAAGGTAATGCCCACTAGTCAAAATTGGATTAATTTTATTTATGTTAATTTAGGATTTATTGCACAAGTAATCGTAATGTACTATTTTACTGCTCTTATTGAAATTAAAAAAAATTGGCCACAATATCGTTGTAATCCTATTTATATGCCATTATCTGATAATATTGCAGAAGATTTTACTTATTGTGTTCAAACAACACAAATAAATTTAATGGGATACTTATTACAACCATTTACTTATCTTATATCAAGTTTATCATCTATTGGATCTCAATTTAGTGATGATATAAATGGTATACGAAGTATGTTTGATGTTGTTAGAAATTTTATTACAAGTATTGTTGAAAATATTTTTGGAGTTTTTAGTAATATAGTTATAGAGTTTCAAGAAATTACTATTGGAATTAAAGATATGCTTGGTAAATTAATTGGAATTTTAGTTACGTTTATGTATATGATGGATGGTGCAAATAAAACTATGCAAAGTACATGGAATGGACCGCCTGGAGAACTTGTTAGAGCATTATGTTTTCATCCTGATACATTAGTAAAACTTTATAATAATAAAATTGTAAAAATGAAAGATCTTGAATTAGGCGAAATTTTGCATAAAAATAGTAAAGTTCAAGCTATTATTAAAATTGATAATAGTGAAAATAAAGAATTGCTTTATAAAATAAATAATGGTATTAATAATGACCCAATTTATGTAACCGGAAGTCATTATATTTGGAATGAGCCCTCTAAATCTTTTATTCAAGTAAAAGATTATAAAGATTCAGAAATACAAAACGATATAACATCTAACTGGTTTGTTTGCTTAATTACTTCTAATCATATTATACCAATTGGAGAACATATTTTTTGGGACTGGGAAGATGATCATTTAGCAAGTATTAAATAATAAATAAATAAATAAATAATACATTGAATGTGTTATTTAATGTATTATTTATTTGATTATTATCGGATTATTATATAAGATAAGAATATGAATAATTCAAATAATAGTATATCTGATTCTATTAATAAAATAAATAAATTATATGATAAATTATCCTACTTTGATTTATATGGAAGTTCAGTTTTATGTTTTATTATAATTACAATAATAATATTTTTAGTTTATTCTTATTCAGTTGTCATGATAAATGCATTATCAATTAAAGCTGATTGGGTAAATCAACGATGTAATCCAAAAGTTATACCATTTGCTGGATTTATATATAAACCAAAAAATAAAAGCGCAATAGAATTTACAGGTGATAATTTTAATTTTTGTATTCAAGATATTTTACAAAAAATTACTGGTTTTGTTATTCAACCATTTACTTTTCTTTTAAATTATCTAACAAATATTTTTAATCAATTAAGCAATGCAATTAATATAGTTCGTGATTTTTTTGCAAAACTTCGTACTAATTTTACAAACATTGCAGAAAATATTTTAAGTCGTATTTTAAATATGTTGATTCCTATGCAAGAAATATTAATAGCATTACAAGATAGTTTTGCAAAAGGACAAGCCATTTTAACTGCTGGATTATATACTGCATTAGGTTCTTATTACACACTACAAAGTTTATTAGGTGGAATAACAAATTTAATTATTAAAATACTAATTGTAATGGCATCAATGATTATTATGTTTTTTATTATACCTTTTACTATTCCAATGGCGATTACTCTGTCTGGTATTTTTTTAGCAATATCAATTCCATTAGCAATTATTGTAGTATTTATGACTCAAGTTCTTCATATACGAACCGATTTAGATATACCTGAGTTACCTAAACCACCCAGCTGTTTTGATAAAAATACAAAAATTCAGATGTTGGATGGATCTTATAAAACAATAGAAAATATACAATGTTCAGATATTTTATATAATAATATAAAGGTTACTTCAAAAATGAGGTTAAATGCAAAGGACAACCCTATGTATGAATTAAATGGAATAATAGTAAGCGGTAGTCATCGTGTATTCCATGAAAATAAATGGATTTATGTAAAAGATCATCCTAGTATTAAACTTATATTAAATTATTCAGAACCTTATTTGTTCTGTTTAAATACAACATCTAAAAAAATAATAATAAATGATTTGATTTTTTGTGATTGGGATGAATTATATGATAATAATTTAGAAAAAATATTGAATTGCAAAATAACGAATAAATTAAAACATAATGAAATAATAAAAGAAACTACCAATATTCATTTTTATTTAGATAATGGATTTCCAGGTTATACAAATATAACTCTTGAAAACGGAACAATTAAATGTATTCATCAAATAGAAATAGGTGATATTTTAGTTAATAATAATGTTGTATATGGAATAGTAGAAATTGATGCAACCGATTTATCTATATTACCGCATGAGTATTTAGGATCAACTAAATCAAATAATAAATATGATAAATTATATCACTTTTTTACTAACTCTAAAAAAATAAATATTGATTCAGTGATTTATGGTGATTATAATTCACTTATTGATTTAAAATTAACCAAATAAAAATTATTATCTAGTAAATATGTATAATATGAATACTTCTATTTCTATTGGTTCAACAAAATTTACATTTAGAGTAGAAATACTTATTTTAATCGCATTTGTTTTATGGGTATTGTTTGCTCATGTGTTATGCTCTTGTGCAAATCCTAAAATTAATATACGAGATGGTTTTTTTTCGGATGTAAAAAAAGATGTTATAGAAGGATTTGGAGGTAGTAATATACCTTATATTTCACAATATGAAAACTATAAACATCCTACTGTTTTGGATACAAATAAATGGCCAATGCCTACCTTAACTTTTACAAAAGGTGTTAAACCTGACAAAGCAATAGAAGATATATGGCATCGTAAAAAACAACCTATACCTTTACCAGAAGGTGAACTAAATATGTTTGAAACCACTCCTTTTAAACCAGAATGTTGTCCAAATACTTATTCAAATAGTATGGGTTGTGCATGTATGACAGTAGATCAATATAGTTATTTAAGAAAGCGTGGAGGAAATAATGTTCCTTATTCAGAATATTAAATAAAATACATAATAAATAATAAAATATATTTAATAACAGCATAAAAATATTTTATAAAAGATATATATATTGTTATATTAATTAAATGAAATTATATTCTACATTAATTAACTATGCATTTAATTTTGTTATACAAACAAGTAAACAATATAATATTGACGATTCGCATTCATTAAGACATAGTATGGAAGTATTTCAATTTGCCAATAAAATTTATAATCATGAAGTTATTAATAATCCAATTTTAGTTAATCAAAAAAATATAATTATGTGTTCGGCAATTATTCATGATATGTGTGATAAAAAATATATGAACGAACAAGATGGAATAAAAAATATAAATAGTCATTTTAAATATTTTTTAAATGAAGAAGAACTTGATGTTGTAAATAGTATTATTTCTACAATGTCTTACTCAACTGTTAAACAAAAAGGATATCCTGATCTAAAAGACTATAATTTGGCATATCATATTGTGAGAGAAGCTGATTTATTAGCAGCATATGATGTTGAAAGATGTATAATTTTTCAAATGATTCATAATAATACAGATTATCAAGATTCATTAGATTATGTAAAAAAATTATTCAATAATCGGGTATTAAAATATATAAGCGATGAATTATTTATTACAGATTGTGCAAAAAATATTGCAAAAGATTTACATGAGAAATCATTAATAAAATTAGAAGAAATAAGTTGTATAGAATTTAGTTTGTTTTAATTAATCAAAAGTTGTTTCACATATTTTACAATACTTGATTCTTTTAGAATTTTCACCTATATCAATATCATCTTCTTCTATTTCATGAATACATGTTTCATTTATTAAACTATCTATATCTTTTATATAATGTTTTATAAATTCTTTCATTGATATAATATCATTTGTATATTCATTTAGCAAATTTACAATATTGTCACTTATTACATTTGTAGTTTTTTTTATTCTTTCTTCTTTCATTGAATTTATTAAATCTATTAAATTATTATAAAAGTGTTCATTTTTGTGTTTTAATTTCAATAACAAATGAATATTTTTATTTGAATTATCAGACATTATATAAATAATATAATAAATATTTATATTATTTATATTAATCATTTATCCTGATTCAATATTATTTCTTACTTTCATACAAGTCATCTTTTATCAATAAATATTTGTTAGGTGTTTCAAATAAAATTTCTGATAATAAGTATAAACGAAGATGTTTATCCAAATAATTTTTACAATCTGTTTTAATATAATAATACTTTGTATACTTTATTTCATATACAATTTCACCTAAATAATAAGTTTCAAAAAAATCTTTCATTTTTAAACTATATTTATCAGGTTTATAAACAATTATTTTTTTTTTATGTTTATCAAATTCAATCATGTATAACGGTTTTTGTTTATTTCCAATAAATATAATATCATCTATCATTTGTATATTTATATGTATATACTATTAATATAATTTTTAGGTATTAATTATTTATATTTTTTTTATTATTATAATATATTATATGAGTAGAGCTTCAAAATGTCGTCTTATATGGGATCCTGTTAAAAGAAATGATTGTTACCAAAAAGAAGAAGATAATGCTAACAAAGATACGGATGTATATGGTTTAAATAAATATACAAAGAATATAGACAAAAATTCACCTTTAGCAAAAATGTCTTTTCAGGAATTATTAGAACATGCAAAAACACATTTGGGAGGAAAATCTAAGAAGAGAAAATTAAATAAAAAATCCAAATCAAAATCTAAAAAGTCATTACGCAGAAAGAAAATTAATAAAAGAAGTTATAAACTGAAAAATAAGAAAAATAAGAGTAAAAAATATAAAAAATAATTAAAGGCGCGCTTTTAAATCTTCAAGGCTCTAAATAAAAAAAATTAAAGTATATAACTAAGAACAAAAGTATAAATTAAATATATAAATCTTTATATCTAAAATTTTCATTTTTATTTATTTTTACTAACTTATCTACTATATCTTTTGTTACTGTAAATGGAAATTCAACTTTAATAGACATATCTTGTTCAAACAAATTAGAATCTGGTTTCATTAATCTATACAAATTCAATTTTGTATGAATAATTTCTAAGCATCTTTTTAAGTTTCTTACTCCATCTTCTTTATCGCAATAATTTTCAATAATATAATGAATAGAGTCATCTGGAATACAAATATCATCTGTATTAAACTTTACTTGTTCTCTAATTTTTGGTAATAAATGTTGATTTGCAATGACTGTTTTTTGTTTTTTATCATACCCTTTTGTTTGAATTCTATACATTCTATCTTTCAATATTGGATTAACCTTAGTTTCATCATTATAACTGAAAATAAATAAGCATTTACTTAAATCAAAATCTATTTCTGAAAAGTATTTATCATGAAATTGACTATTTTGAGTAGAATCCGTTAAATGAGTCAAAATACCTGCAATTTCTTCTCCTTTTGGAGTATCGCTAATTTTATCAAGTTCATCAAAATAAAACACTGGATTCATGCATTTACTATCAATTAATATTTGCACTATTTTACCCCATGTACTTCCTTCGTATGTATAAGAATGACCTTCTAGAAAACTACTATCAGTAGCTCCACCTAGTGCTATAAAGGAAAATGGACGATTTAAAATTTTACTTATTCCTTCTTTTACAAGACTCGTTTTACCAGTTCCTGGTGGACCATGTATAGCAATTGCAGTTCCAATTGCCTTTGGATTTGTTATTAATTGACCAAGCATTTGCATTATTTGCATTTTTGCATCATTTAATCCATATACAGCGGAATCTAATATTTGTTGCGATGTTTCCATAAAATCGTGGCATTTATTAACACCATCTTCAATAGTAACTGGCAATGATTCGGTACGATTAAATGGAATTCGCATAAAAGTATCAACCCAATTTTTTATCTTATAAAATTCACCACTACCAGGCTCCATGTATCTTAATGATGTAATTTTTTTCATTGCAGATGCTTTATATAAAGTTGGAATACTAGACTCTAACAACGTTAATCTATACGGTTTTTCAATACGAGAAATTGAATTTATTTCTCTTAATTCTTTTATTATTTTAATTTGTTCATCAGGTTCCATTTTCTTAAAGAATGCAAAATCATTCATTGTATTCTTATCCAGTAAAATTTGACGAAAAATTCTTTCGTTTTTATCTTTTTGTTTTTGAATTTTTTTTTCTGATTTTTTCTTACTATTATTTATTTTGTCTTCACATGCTTTTATACACTCTTCAATAATTTTATTATCATTATTCGTATTTTTTTGTAAATTTTTTAATGTTTCAATAATTTCATTTTTACTTAAATCTACTGTTGGGTTTTCTTCTTTAGGTTTCTCTACATTTTTTTCTTTGCTAATTTCTTTATCTGTTTGTTTACTTTTTTTAGATATTTCTTTTGTATCTTTTTCTCCTTCTTCTTCTTCTTCTTCACTATCAGAACTAACAGGATCATCTTCATTTTCTGTCGTCCATTCTTCATCTGATTCATCATACTCTTCTTCATCGTAATATTCTTCATCATCATATTCATCTTTATCTTTATTTCCACCTATTGTAAATATAATATTGAATTTTCTATTTTTTCCTTTTATGTCATTTAGATATTCTTCTTCTTTTTCAGAAGAAGAAGAGTCTTCTTCGTTTGTATCTTTTTGTATTTGTTTTTTTGATACTTTTTTTTCATTTGATTTAGATTTGGTTGAAGTTTTTTTATTTTTTTTAGATTTTGTATTTTTTGGTTCCGTTTCTTCTTCAACATAATCTGAATCTTCATCTGATTCTTCTTCTTCATATTCTTTGTTAATTACTTCTTCTAAATGTTTTGCATTCTTTATTTTTTTTGTTAAAAATTTAGATGGAAATATTTTATTTAAAAATTTCCGATACTCATTCATATCCATGTCATTTTCTTCTTCAGATTCACTGGAATATTTACTTTCTACATCACTGTCACTATCTGAAGATTCCTGATTTTGTTTTTTCATCTTTTCTTGAATACGTTTAGATGATCGTTTAACATTTTCTTGTTTTTTAGACTTGTTTTGCGATTCTTTAACCATTTATTATATTTATGTATAATGTTTATATTTTTTTTTATAATCAATTTTTTATTTATTATTCAATAATAAATAAAAAATATATTATTAAAGTAATTTAAAGAAATAAAAATATATATTTTTAATGGAATTTTCCAATACAACTAATTATGAATTTCATGGTCCAAGTTATTTAATTGATGATGTAAATGTAAATGTAAATAAAATTAATAATTTAATTAGAAAAGAACAATGTGGAGATAAAGAGATTTTTATTTTAGGTAAATTTATTTGTTATATTGCAGTTCCAATGGCAGGAGAAATATATGATCACGGAAAAGCATTATTTGATAATGGAATTATAACTTCAAATTATTTTTCTTATGTTGTAAAAATTTAAAATCTTATTTTTCTTCTTTTTGTATATGTTTTCTTTTTATATGCTTTTTTATATCCACCTTTTTTCGTTCTTGCTTTTTTAGCAGGCGGACCTTCTGTTATTATATTATCTCTTATTTGATTTATTAAACTATACCCTTCTTCTTTATTCATCCCCATAGAACTCATATAATTTAAAAATGTATTTTCATCTTCTTTATTATTACTTGTTGCGAATTGTCGCATTTGTGTTGCAGACATTGCATTTTCCGGTCTACCTACAACAAATTTTTCAAATTCTATAGAAGGATCCCATTTACTTAACATATCTTTGAAAAATGCAAAATCATTTTCTCTATCTCCTCCAATAACAAGTATAGTTTTTAGACCAGGCCTTGGATAACCATATACATCAGTTAATATATATTTTAGTTTAGCTATAATAGGGTTATACCCATATATACCAGGATCAGTTATATCATCTAAACATACAATTTCTGTTTTTATATTTTCTATTTGTTCATTTTTTTCAGGATTTTTATATATTAACAATTCTTTTGCTGCATCAACACCATAATTATATAATATTTGTCTTTTTTCTTCACATTCAATTGGATTTTTTATATTATCAAGAGTTGCAGATAAAATTACATTTATTTGTGTAACATTTTCTTTAATTGCTATATTCATCATATTCTGTAATAAATAAATATGTCCAGGAGTAGGTGGATTCATACGTCCTATTGTGAAAATAACTGTATTTTCAAAATTAACCATACTTTCTTTCTATTATATACATTGTTTATTTTTTAGTTAAAAGTTCGTAAAAATATAATATTATTTTTCTTTTTATGATATTATATTTTAAAATAAAATTGAAACAAAACAATTTAAATATTATCATTGTATTATAATAAATGGCGAAAAGTATGAAAAATTTAAATAGTTCTAAAATTATTGGTATTCAGTTTAGTATTTTATCGCCAGAAGAAATAAGAAAAGGTTCTGTGGCAGAAATAACTAGTCGTGATACATATATAAATAACAAACCTGTAATCAATGGACTTTTTGATCCTAGAATGGGTGTGTTAGATCCAGGATTGATTTGTCCAACCGATGGTTTAGATTATATGCAAACACCTGGTTATTTTGGACACATGGAATTATCTAGACCAGTATTTTATATACAATATTTGTCTACTATCTTGAAATTATTACGTTGTGTATGTTTTAAATGTAGTAAGTTATTAATTAATAAAGAAAAATATAAACAAGCATTGAAAATGGCAATGGAAGCACGATGGAAATATGTATTTAGTTTAGCAAGTAAAATAAAGAGATGCGGGGAAGATATTGATGATGGTTGTGGATGTTTACAACCGCATAGAATTAGGAAAGAAGGACTTGCATCTTTATTTGCAGAATGGAAAAATACAGAAGAAGATGAAGAAAATATCGTGATTCCATTAACACCAGAATTAGTTTTGAAAATATTCAAGAGAATATCTGATGAAGATGTCACTTTTATGGGGTTTAGTCCTTTATGGTCACGTCCTGATTGGATGATTTGTCAAGTATTGGCTGTTCCTCCACCTGCTGTTAGACCATCTGTTAAACATGATGCACAACAGCGTTCTGAAGATGATCTTAGTCATATTCTTGTGAATATTATTAAAACGAATAAAACATTGCAAGAAAAATTAGATAATAATGCACCTGCAAATGTTATTAATGATTGGACTACTGTTTTACAATATTATGTTGGATGTCAAATTGATAATAAGATCCCTGGTGCAAATCCTGTTGCACAAAGATCAGGTAGACCTTTGAAATCAATTAAAGATCGTCTAAATGGCAAAGGTGGTAGAATGAGAGGGAATCTTATGGCGAAAAGAGTAGATTTTAGTGCGCGTTCTGTTATTACTGCGGATCCTAATATTTCCATTCGCGAACTTGGTATTCCTTTGAAAATTGCTAAAAATATTACCAAACCTGTATTAGTAAATCGTGTTAACCATGCATTTTTAACCAAATTAGTACAAAATGGTCCAGATGTCTATCCTGGTGCTAAAATTTTGGAAAAAAGAAATGGTGAATCTATTACTTTGCGATATGTAGACAGGAATTCTATTATTTTGGAAGATGGTGATACTGTTCATCGTCATATGATGGATGGTGATCCAATTCTATTTAATAGACAACCTACTTTGCATAGAATGTCTATGATGTGTCATATTGCTCGTATTATGAAGCAAGGTGATACATTTAGAATGAATGTAGCTGATACTAAACCGTACAATGCCGATCAAATTTTTGTTACCATTTAAGGTAACAAAGCCATCTGGGTTGGTAACAGGGAGCATTAAAAGTGTGCTACTCCCTAGTAAATAAATGATTAAATATAAGAGGCAAATTATTTAAAGAAATATTATAATAATAATTAAATGGAAGAGACAAAGCTTAATAATGTCAAATGTTGTAATAAATGTTTAATATATAAAAATGATAATGAATTCGCAAATAAAAAGAATTTTTGTAAATTATGCAGTAATGAACAAAAAAGAATAAAATATAATGAAGATAAAATAATGCGTGATTCTAAAAATGAGAAAAGAAGATTAATTTATAAAGAAAATGAAGAATATCGTAAAAAATTAATTCAAAATGCAAGCGAATATAAGCATAATAAAGTTATTATAAGACAACAATTTAAATCATTAGAAAAACAACAAATAGGATTATATAATAAAAAATGCAATTATTGTTTAGAAATAAAACATCAAGATAGATTTAGATATAATCGTCTAAAATGTAGAGATTGTGAAAGAGATGAACCAATATATAAATTTAAAAGAACAGTAAGATCTAGAATATACATTTCATTAAAAAAGAAAGATAAACATACAATTCATTATTTAGGTTGTAATTCTAATGATTATTTAAAATGGATGTTGAACTACAATACACAATTTACTCTTGATAATCAAGGCCAAGAATGGCATATTGATCATGTCATACCTTTATATTATTTTGATTTAGAAAATGAAGATGAACAATTAATTGCATTTAATTGGAGAAATACAATGCCTTTATTAGCTAAAGAAAATCTATCAAAAAATAAGAAAATTATTAAATCACAAATACAACAACATTTAAATAAATTAAAAGAATATCATAAAGAACATAAACTTGATTTGCCTCAAGTATTTATAAACTTATTTGCGAAACACCTTGATGACGGGAATCCCTTAAAGCTTACACTACCACTTACCAATGGAAACATTTGTAAGGATCTCGGTTAATAGCCGAACCCGATGGTAAAAAAGTGCAAGATGATTACTGAAAAGTATGAAATAGGCAATCCGCAGTGTTACTTCCTAACTTCGTTATGACAGAATATGGAAGGCATTCAGAGACTGAACGGGTGTTTGTTCAAAATGAGGGTCTAGTCAACCTGATTGAATATAAGATACAGTCCGACCGTCTGGGAAACCTTACGGAGTTATCGTTCGATGGCGATGAAATGAATTTACACATGCCACAAGATGCAGAATCAGAAGCAGAACTAAAGAATTTGGCAGCCGTGCCTTATCAAATAATTAGTCCTGCAAATAATGCATCTATTATTGGTATTTATCAAGATTCTATGCTTGGATCTTATCGTTTTACAAGAGAAAATATAAATTTTACAAAAAGAGAAGCAATGAATTTATTAATGATGTATAATAATGTAAATACGGAAGCAATTAAATCAGGTAAAACATCCAATTTTGATATATTAAGTCAGATATTACCTCCATTATCCTTAAAAGTAAAAAATAAACAATACGATGGAGATAAAGAAGATCATAAAAAAACAAATAATATAGTAGAAATAAAAGATGGTAATTATTTAAGAGGTCAAATTGATAAAGGAATATTAGGATCTGGTACTAAAGGAATTATTCATCGTATATGTAATGATTTTGGTAATATGGCATCGTCTAATTTTATTGATGATTTGCAAAATATTATTACAGAGTACATGAAAACTAGTTCATTTAGTGTTGGTATTAGCGATTTGATTTCAAATAATAAAACAAATGATGAAATTATAAAAGTAATTACAAATAAAAAAATAGATGTAAAAAATCTTATTGATCAAACACAACTTGGTGTATTTGAAAATAATAGTGGTAAAACCAATCAAGAAGAATTTGAAACAAAAGTAAATAATATTTTGAATCAAGCTGCATCAGAAGCAGGTAAGATTGGATTAAAAAGTTTATCTACAGATAATCGTTTTGTAATCATGGTAAATGCAGGATCTAAGGGTAGTGATCTTAATATATCCCAAATGATTTCTTGTTTGGGACAACAAAATGTAGATGGTAAAAGAATTCCTTATGGTTTTGATGATAGAACATTACCACATTATACTAAATATGACGATTCTCCTGCATCAAGAGGATTTGTGGAAAGTTCGTATATTAATGGTTTATCACCTCAAGAATTATTCTTTCATGCAATGGGTGGTCGTGTTGGTCTCATTGATACCGCTGTTAAATCAGTCACATGGGAAACTCCAATTATAATTATTGAACATAGTCAGGCTAAATATACAGAAATTGGAAAATGGATTGATAATCAATTAGATGCAAAATCAGAAGAAGTTCAACATTTTACTGAGAGACAGATGGAATTATTAAATATTAATGAAGGAGATGTATTTATTCCAACAACAGATGAAAATGGAATTGTAACTTGGGGAGAAGTTACTGCAATTACTAGACATGATCCTGGAACAGAATTATATGAAATTAAAACAAGTGGAGGAAGAACTGTAATTGTAACTGAAAGTAAATCATTATTAATTTGGAATGAAGAGACAAAGAAACTAAAAGAAATGCCAACTCCAGAAATCAAAGTTGGTGATTTTGTTCCTGTTACAAAGATACTATGTACACCACCTGTAACTACAAGTGAGATAGAAATGTCAAAATATTTACCAAAAACTGAATATATTTATGGTACAGAATTTAATGCTGCAACAGAAAAAATGCATGTTGATATGACGAATCGTAATAAAATACCTAGTGGTTGGTGGGAGGAAAATAATGGTAAGACATTTACTCTACCTTATTCAAAAAAATCTTCTTTACAACGAACAAATACAAGATCAAATATAAAAAATATTCAAAATGGATATATTTATCCATTTCATGCTACAAGAACAGATACATTATTTCCAGATAAATTTATACTGAATGAAGAGAATGGTATTTTCATTGGTTTATTTCTAGCAGAAGGAAATGCAAATAAATCAGCAGTCAATATTACTAATAATAATGAAAATATTAGAACATTTGTTAAAAATTGGTTTAATAAACATAATATATGTTGGACAGAAAGACAAAAAATAAATAAAATAGGTGGTTTGACTACTACAGTATCAGGAAATTGTTATTTATTAACTATCTTCTTGAAACAATGGGTTGGTCATAAAGCAGAAAATAAATATATTCCTTCAGATGCATTTATTGCCCCTGAAAGTTTTATTATAGGATTATTGAATGGTTATTTCTCCGGTGATGGATCCATTTCCAAAAATTCTATTGATGCTAGTTCTGCATCTAAAAGATTAATTGAAGGAATAAATATGTTATGTTCAAGATTCGGTATTTTTGGAAAGACATCTAAAAGTCAACTAAAATCAAATAACTTAGGTACAAAAAATATAAAACCAAGTTATCGTTTGTCTATTCGTTCCCGATGGGGACAAATATTCAGTGAAAAAATTACATTATTAGAAAATACGAAAAATGTTAAATTGAGAAATATTGTTTGGAATAATTCGCATCGTAATTTTCAAACTTATAATGATGTAGTTTTAGACAAGATTATTGAAATCAATATAATTGATGTAAAAGATCATCCAAAAGTATATGATTTGACTATACCTTCAACATTGAATTTTGGATTAGCAAATGGTCTTCAAGTTAGAGATACAAGTAGTACAGGATATATCCAGCGAAGATTAATTAAAGGATTAGAAGATTTAATGGTAAATTATGATATGACAATTAGAACGAATAAAAATAAGATTGTGCAATTTTCATATGGAGATGATAATTTTGATACTATTAAAGTAGAAAATCAAGAATTACCACTTGGTGAAATGAGTATTCAAGATGTTTATGCACACTATAATATACCAGAAGAAAACAAGAAAACAAAAACATTGTCAAGTATGTTTATAAAATCAGCATTAACTAGATATAGAAAACAATTGGATGCAACCAATAACAAATGTAAAGAATATACTGACTTTTTATTAGACATGCGAGATAAAGTAGTGAAAAATATATTTAATAATAAAGAAGAAAAAGTCGTGCGTGTTCCAGTTGCATTTAGTTATATTATTAATAATATTATTGGACAACAAAGTATAAATTCTAATTCACTTGTAGACATTACACCATTAGAAGCATTTGATTTGATTGAAGATGCATTTAAACAATTAGAACAAATTTATTTTGCAAATCCTAATTTATTATTTAAAGTATTATACTTTTACTATTTGTCTCCAAAAGATCTATTATTCAATAAAAGATTCAATCGTAAAGCATTAGAGATATTATTAGAAACTATTGTTTTAAGTTATAAAAGAGCAATTGTTGCGCCGGGTGAAATGGTTGGCATGATAGCTGCTCAGAGTATTGGTGAACCAACTACACAATTGACTTTAAATTCGGTAACTTACGAAACATTGATTATTGTAAGAAATAGAGAAGGTATTATCAATAAAATAAGTATTGGAGATTTTACAGAAGAAAAGATGAAAATTGCATCTAAAACAGAATATTATAAAGATAAAGATACAACTTATGCAGAATTAGATGATTATTATGAAATACCTTCTTGTGATGAAGATGGTAATGTTATATGGAAGCGAATTGAAGCAGTAACAAGACATCCAGTTATTAATAAAGATGGATCTAATACTATGTTGAAGATTACAACAATAGAAGAAAGAGAAGTAATAGCTACAAAAGCAAAATCCTTTTTGAAGTTGGTGAATAATAAAATTGTTCCTGTAGATGGAGATACATTAAAAGTTGGTGACTATTTACCTGTTTCTAAGAAATGTATTGATTTTAATCCATCCTTTAAATTAATTTTAAAAGATATGTTGTCTCCATCGGAATATATGTATGGAAGTGAAGTATTTAAAGCAAAAAAAGTAATGCATGAAAATAAATGGTGGATGACACATCAAGGAAAAACATTTATCTTGCCATATACAAGAAGTGATAGTTTTGTAGCTAAAATAAACGATAAGATAAGAAATGGATGTAGTTCTAAAACTGTATTAAAAGACAATTGCATTTATTCCAAACAAACAAATATGTGTCATTATACTATTCCTGAAGAAATACCATTGGATTATAATTTTGGATATTTAGTAGGTGCATATGCAGCAGAAGGTTGTATGACTAATACACAAATATCTATATCCAATAATGATGTTGAATATTTTAAACCTATATTAGAATTATGTAAAAAATGGAATATAAATACAAAAATATATAAAACAGAAAATAAATTAAAAGAAGGATGGACTACACAAGATTTAAGAATATACAATACTTTAGTTTGTAGAATCTTAGAAAATTTATCTGGTAAATTAAGTCATAATAAATTTATTTCTGACAAGATAATATTTTCCAATAAAGAATGTTTACTAGGATTTATGGATGCATATATTGGAGGAGATGGATACATTAATGTAAAACAAAAAATTATATCAATAAGTTCAGTCTCGCAAAATATGTTAATAGATGTTCAACAAATATTGAACATATTAGATACATATAGTTACATTAAAAAATATAAAAAACCAGAAACAAATAATAGAGGTAGTAAAAATATCAAACAATTATATAATTTAATTATACCTGGTTCACAATTACATAAATTTGCATCTATTTTGAATATAAAAATAGATTATAAACAAAATAATTTGTTGCATATTTTGAAACATAAATATGTATATAATATTCATAAAAATGATACAATTATACCTGATGAAATAGATGGTAATATGATATATAAAGAAAGGGTATCAAATGAATGTAAAGATATTTTATTTGATAAAATTAAAAGTATTGAAGAAGTTCCAAATACAACAAATTATGCATACGATTTAACTATTGAAGGTACTAGAACTTTTAATATATATAATAGTCTTGCGATGTTCGATACATTTCATTTTGCAGGAGTAGCTTCTAAATCTAACGTGACACGTGGTGTGCCAAGAATTGAAGAAATATTATCTTTATCTGCAGAATTAAAAAACCCATCTTTAACTGTATTTTTGAAACCAGAAGATGAAACGGATAAAGATAAAGCACATTCCATTATGTATATGTTGGAACATACCAAATTGCAAGAAGTCGTTAAATCTATTAATATATGTTTTGATCCTGATGACTTGAATACATTAATAGAAGAAGATAAAGATACAATGACACAATATCGGGATTTTGAGAGTTTAGTTGATAAATGTTTAGATAGTCAAACAGGATCAGATACTGAAAAGTCAAAATGGATTATTCGTATGGAAATAGATCCAGAAGTTATGTTGGAAAAGAATATTACGATGGATGATATAAATTTTACTTTAAATAGTGTTTATCAAGATGAAATATCATGTGTATATTCAGATTTTAATTCAGATAAACTTGTATTTAGAATTAGAATGAATAATATATTAAAACAATCTGCATCTAAAAGTAATTTATTGAAAAAGGGTAAAGTCAATCCACTAGATCAATCTGATCAAATATATATCTTGAAGAATTTCCAAGATCAGTTATTACAAAATATAGTTTTAAGAGGAATTAAAAAAATAAATAAAGTGATTTTACGAAAAATCAAAGATAACTTGGTAGAAAAATCAGGATCTTATAAAAAACAGGAAATATGGGTTTTAGATACTATTGGTACAAATTTATTGGATGTACTTGGACTAGATTACATTGATTCTACTAGAACTTTGAGTAATGATATTATTGAAATATTTGATGTATTAGGAATTGAAGCTGCAAGAAGAACTATTTATAATGAATTGGCAGATGTTATTGAATTTGATGGAACTTACTTGAATTATCATCACATGGCACTATTATGTGATAGAATGACTGCCAATATAAAATTAGTATCTATATTCAGACATGGAATTAATAATGATAATATTGGACCTATTGCAAAAGCATCTTTTGAAGAAACTCCTGAAATGTTTTTAAAAGCAGCAAGACATGCAGAGCTTGATACAATGAGAGGCGTGTCTGCAAACGTAATGTGTGGTCAAGAAGGATTTGTAGGAACAAGTGCTTTTCAAGTAGTATTAGATATAAAAGAAATGAGTAATTTGGAACAGAAAATTAGACATGAAATTTCAGATGCAGAAGAAATGATAAATAAAGATCTTTTCGGAACATTTGATAATCCTGAAGATCCATGTTCTATCAATAAATTATCTATTGACAATAATGTTGTTAATATTAAAACAGAACAACTTGGTGAAGATAATGATGACTATAATCCTTTTGAGTAAATATTATAAATTGTAAATATAAATTGTAAATATAAATTATAAATATAAAGATTTTAATAGAATAATATAATAGTAATAATGAATAATTTTTGTTATATTGCACATAGTTATATAAAAACAACAAATATAAAAAATAAATACAATTTTTTTTTAAAAAAGATCAACGATTATTTTATTTTTTATTGGAATACTTTTAATAATATAGAGAGACAAGATATAGATAGTTTTCTTATTTTGGACATTATGTACCAAGTAATGATAAAAAATAATAATAATAAATTTAAAGTTCTCAATGACATTTTAAATAATATATTTATGGATGAAATATTCAAAGAAAAGTATTTAAATATTTTTTGTAATATACAAAAAACATATCATGTATTAAATAAATTTGTTTATATTTGTAAAATGAAAAAAGCAAAAGTGAAAGTAGATTATGATTTATTATTAAATCCAATATCAGAATTAGATAAAGATATAATTTGCATTATTCAAAATAAATTTAAATATATATTTGCAATTCGTGATTTGGTAAATATAATAGAAACTTCATTATCAAATGCTCCTGGATTTTTTTTACATGTATTATCACCAAAAAATCCATTTAATAAAATTCCTTTTTCAAACACAAACTTGTACAATATATATTTTAAAGTAAAACAAAGTAACTTTACTATGCCAATTTTATTTCATTTGTTTTTTTTAACACATTTTGATAAAGCCAAATTTTCATTAGAATATGAGGCTATTATTCGTGATTATGCAATCAAAAAATTTGTGTTTAAAAGTAATTCTAATATTTTACGAAAAGAAATACTTTTTATGTTATATGATAATATTTATACAAAAAAATTATATATTGATAAGGATTTTCCAGATGATGTTTTAGTAGAAATAATGAAACCATTTTTATATTACTATTATACATATAAGTATGGTGTGACTGGAACAGAAAAATTTTACTTGTTTAAAAATGTGTTATATTTTAAATTAAAAGTATTTTATAACTATAATGCAAATTTTGGAAGAAAGTATTATAATGTTGTAAATAATAAAAAAATATTAAAATTTAATACAAAACATGTATCTTTTGATGAAATTCAATCAAACAATCTTCATTTATATAATATCAACACTGAATTAGATAATGAAAACGTGAATAATAATCGTGACACAGATATAGAGTCTTCAACATCAACATCAACTAGTTCTGGTTCTGTACAATCAGAAGCTGTAGAAAATTATGCTGAACAAAATGATGCAGAAGCTAATGATAATGATAATGATAATGATACTTCCACTACTAATACCAATTCCAATTCCAATGAATTAGAGTGGGAACAATTAAATAATTTACTCAACTTTGCAAATTTAAATAATAATTCTGACTCAGATGTAGATTCATATTAATATTACAATTTTTATTTTACGCCTTTTTATATTAGAAAAACAAATTATTTGTTATTATATAAAAACATAATAAAAGTATTTTTTATATAATAAATGGAAAAAACCAAAGAAGAAAATGATAAAATATATATTTTAGGCTCAATAAAAAATATTGATAGTTTTATAAGTAAAAATGATTATAGAAAAGCATTTGGATTACTAATTGCTGTTCTTGAAAGGCTTGATGATGGTAATCAAAAAAACGAGGTTATAGATTATTATAGTAAAAAAAATATTGGTTCCAGATATGAGCGTTTTTAAAAATGTTTTCCCATGTAGGTAATAAGTATTTTACTTCCTAGTAAATGTAAAAAGGTATGAATAAATATATATTATATCTAATTTGTTATTTTTATATTTGTTTTTTATTTTTTCTTGTAGTTTGTTTTTTTGTTGGTTTTTTAATTACTTCTATTTCTAACTCCATTGGAGTAGACTCTCCAAGTATATCTTCTTTTTTATTTTCTTCTTCTTCTAATACTAATGTTGGTTTTATTTTTTTAGCTCTTATTTTTTTTACAGGTTTTTCTTCTATTTGTATATTTTCATTTTCTTCTACAATTTCCAATTCAATATCTTTATTTATTTTTTCTTTTTTATTGTATTTTTTTCTTATATTTCTTTTAAATACTTTTATATAATCTTCTACTGTAATATGATTTTCTATAGCATGAATTATTTTTCTTCTACATTCTTCTTCTGTTAGTTCATGTAAAGAAATATCCATTTTACCATTTTTATTTAAAATTATTTTAAAAATAGGAAATATATTCGTTGTTTGTGTAGAAACTACAATAAATAAATAATCACTATTTTCATTATTTGGATAACAAACAAATTGATTAGTTGTGAATCTTGTTTCAGGTATGTGAAAAGAAGAAATAAAAATAGATGCTATTTCAAATTTATTTAATAAAATCCATATATCAAAATTCGTAAAGTAATATGTATCAGATACTAACAAATCCATTATATTGATTGTACCAAACTTTAATTTATTTCCATCTTCTATTTTTCCTTCTTCAATCAAAATGTCTCCAATTTTATCTACAAATATTTTTTCAAAATTATTTGTGTATTTTTTGTATTCTTCTAATAAAATATCTTTAATTTCTTCTATAGAAATAATTTGTCCTTTAATTTGTTTAATAACATCAATCATCATATAAATTCCACAATTTTTAGTACCATTGTATTCTATTTCTTTATAATCAGAAGGAAAACAATGATTCCATACTTTAGATGTAATTTTATTTGTTTTAGATGCAACACAGTCCCGACTTTCACTTACTTGATTATTATCATTTATTTTAACTTCATTAGAAAACAAATGACTTATTATTGGTTCCGCAGAATCAAATGTATTATATTTTGCATATTCATTTATTTCAGTTGGAATTAAATTTTCAAAATATTCATTATTCAATAATGTTTGGAGTATTATTATTTCATCTTCTTTTAAATTATATTTTAATTGTCCAAAAGATAAGTAAGACTGTGGTTTGAAAATAAATGATTTTATACGATTATATCTTATTAATTCATCTGCCATTTTTCCGTAATAATATTCTTCATTATCTTTATTACTTAATAAATTATTTTTTGGTAAAATTATACCACATTTGTCATTTGTAAACATGCAAATTGGATTACTAGTGCATTTTTCTTCAGATAAAGATATACAAGAAGTAAGTTCTTTGAAGGAATTATATTCAAAACCACTTTCTTTTGTAATAAATATTATATATCCATCACATAATTCTTTTAATAATTGAATTACTTCCTGTAACTGTGTATTATATATAACCATTTTTTTATCACATAACTGTTGAATTATTTTTCGTTTATCACTATTTATATAATCATTTAATAATATACGAATTGTATTACGAAAAATATTATAAAATTGAGTTTCTAATTCTATTCTTTTAATGTAATCTACTCTTTTTAAATCAACATTTGTATTCATTTGTGTTTTTATATCTGCAATTAAATAATTATTACTATTTATCTTTCGTATATTATCTTCTATATCTGACTCTGGAATTGGTGGATCAATTTGAACAAATTGGTTCGTTTTTGTTAAAAAGCCAACTATTACTTTATCTTCTATTACTTTACACAAATCTGTTCCATCAATACACTTTCCAAATTCATTAGATTCAGGTTCTTTATATTGATAATAGTCTTTTAAAAAAGAAATAGTATTGTCATAAGATTTCCAAATTTTATCCGTCATATAAACTGAATTAATATCACAGTTATCTATATTTTTATTATTTATATTTACATTTTTATTATTACATTTTGTTTTAAGACTTGTTAAAGAAGATGGGTAACATGGAATAAATCCATCTTCACCTTTGTTATTTTTACACAAAACACCAATAACTTTACCCTGAAAATTTAATACTTGAGTATTTACTTGATAGTTTTTATTTTTTAAATCTATTATTAAATCATCTAACAAAGGAGGATTCTTAAATTTATAAATATTAGACATGCTTGAAAAAGGTTTACATTTATGATTTAAAATATTTTTTATCATTTTTCTTAATATTACTTGAAAAGAAGTTGGTATACTTTTATCATATTCATCAAAAGTTTTAATAATAAAAATTCGCTTTTCTTCATTACGATAAAAATAAATTGGTTCATAATATTGATCATGTTTTATCAAAACTAATGTTTTTTTATTTGAATCATAAAATGTATTTGAATAGTGATTAGTAGGACAAATCAATTCAACATTGTTCGTTTGATCATTATTTAATATTTCCAAAATAACTAAATTAATTCCATTTTCAAATAACATTGGATTTGGTTTACATATAATATCCCATAAATAAGTATAGTCTATTAGAACTGTTGGATTTAAAATAAATAACTTGAAATTTTCAAATGCTTTTACTACCTTTTGGAAGAAATCCAAAGTATACATGTTGGAATGTTGAATTTTTTTATATATTTCTGAATTATAATACATTGTTTCATCTATCTTTGTATCTAAATAATCATTTGCAAAAGTAGTTACTAAGTCACCATTTTGATAAGTTATAAACTTATCTATATTAATTGCATCTAGTATTAATTGTTTCATTATAGAAATGGACGGAACCTCATAATTTGCGTCTGGAATAAATTTAGTAATTCGTGCATTTTTTGTATCTTCTATTTTGTCTCCATAAAATAAAACACTAGCTATACATGCTACAAAAGATTGAGTTTCACTATTTTCTACCCCATGTCTTAATAAACACGTATGAAAAGATTTAATATTTGAATTTGTTTTACTTATCTGACAATCAGAACTAGTTTGATTAAAAAAGACTTGAATTGGGAATGGTAAATATCCCCATCTTTTATTATTTAATGGGAATTTTTCAGGACCTTTAATATAATTATCTATTTCTTCTTTTTCTTGTTCTGGTTTATTATCTCCTTTGCATTTCATACGTCTACTTATTTGAGCTGGTTTATTCCAACTATCATAACAACATGGAATACATGTACCTTGGGGTGTATGTTCTTTATGAAATCCTGGATATCTTGTTTGATCTTCATTGTAAAATTGATAAATAGACTTTCCTTTAGTAACTTTTTTTGCATTTTTTGGAAGAATTGCATCTTTTCCTCCACATTCTCCATTTTGTACTTGTTTTTCAGTAAGAGGTTTATTTGTTAGTAAACACCAGTATCTTGGACACATATAATAAAATGGTTTCTTTGGATCTGAACCATATTTTATTACATCTGGACCTTCATATTCGTCATTTTTGAAATTACCTAGTAAAATATTTTCATCTTGTTTAGCTAATTCTTTCATTTCTTCTTTTGTTAAAATTACAGGTTGTCTTCTAGTACTTGAAGGACACATTCTAGAATAACCATCAAATTTACCTTCTCTTAAAGTAAGAAAAATATTAGGATCTTTCTCTTCTAATTTCTCTTGAAAAATATATGGATTATTTAATCGGAGTCCTTCAATATTTAATACATTATTGTCATTTTTTATATTATCATTTATTTGTTTTTCAATTGTAACGTTATTTTTATTCTTTGTTTTTTTATTTTTTTGCAGAGGAATTATTATTTCTTCTATTTGCAATTCTGGTGAAATACTTTTTTCTTTATTTAAATCTTCTTCTTCTTCTAATTCTTCTTGATCTATTTCTTCTAATTCTTCTTGTTCTTGTTCTTGTTTTTCATCAGATAAATTAGATTTTATTTTTATATTTATATTTGAATTATTATTACTATATAAATCATTTGGTTGTATATTTAACTTTTCAAAATTCAGAGATAAATCAGATTCTTGGTTCGGTTCTTCTTTTTCAAATGCTAAACTACTAATAGACATAGGGGTCTTTTCTTCTTCTTGTTGTTCTTCTTCTTTTTCATTTTCTTTATTCAAGTCTATATTACTAAATTCAATATCTATATCTCCTTCTAATTCACTACCTATTTTACTACTACTGTTTTCATCTTCAGTTGTTTGTGATAACGATTCACTTTTTACACTACTACTAGAAGATGTATCAATTCCTCCGCCTTCTAATTCATTACTATTTTCTTCACTATATCCTAAAATATCTAACAGTTCATTCATCTTTTCATTTTCTTCATAATCATAATCATATTCATAATCATTTATGTTATTATTACTATCTGAATAAATAATTGCATCATTTTCAATCGTTGGTAATTCATTTTCTAAAAAAGATTGTTCAGGATTTGCAATAATTTCTTCAAATGTTATATCCTCTAATTCTTTACCGGAACATAACTTTTGAATAATATTAGTATTTAATTTTGTACTATGAATATCCTGTGTTATTCTTATAAACGAATCTAAATAAATTGGTATAGTATACAAATAATACAAGTCGTTAATATTATCAACTAATATGCTTATTTCACTTTTAATAGAATTCAATGTCATGACTGTTTTGAATCCAGGATTTATTTTTATCTCAATAGCTCTTTTTTTATTTGCACCACGTGTTACTTGCAATTCATTTATTAATTTATATATTATTTCATATGCATCTTCTTCTGACAAATCATCATAATTAGATCTTAACTGTTCTACAATTTCATCTACCGAATATCCTTGTTTTTGTTTTTCAATTACAAATGCTTCTTGGCTATCATGTTTATTAAAATTAGATACTCTTTTATATCTCATTTCAATTCCTTTTTTTAAATTATTAGATTCCATTGTAAATACACTACTTATACAACCATGCATTTTATTCATATCAATATTTTTTGTTATACTATATACAGTCTGTAGTTTCAAATCTCTTATTTCAATATTACTATGTAAAATAGAAACAAAAGAATTTAATTTATATCCACTTTGTTCAAAAAAAGGCTTAATTTGATCAATTAATGGATTAACAACCATTGAAATCATAGTATTTAATTTTTCAAAATTATCATCTATAAAAATAACTTTATCAAATTCATTCAAAGGATAAATATTTATAAATCCATTTTCTTCAAATTCACAAATAAAAGTATAATTTGTATTTTCAAATACAAGTGTTGTGTATACAGATACAGATTTTCCTTTTCCAATATTTTTCATTAATTTGTAAATAACCGTTTTAGGCAAATAAGGTATTTTACGACCATCTAATGATAACTTATTTGCATATAAACGATACATATTTTCTTGTCTAGAAGATGGATTATATTTTATTAGCGGAACTATTAAACTTGCGTGAATTAATTTAAAAATTACATCAATAGGTATTTTTACTTTATATTCTGGGTGAATAACGACTTTAATATTTTGTATACCAGTATCTTTTTTATTTAATGAAAATAAATCTGTATTTTTCTTTGTTTGATATATGTCATAAAACATATTTATATTTTCAAAATTTTTTATTGTATTTGGCGTTATGAAGGTTAAACTTTCTGTAATAAGGTATTGTTGTTTTTCAAGTAAAGAGGAAACATTAGATATATTTTTTTTAAATAAAAAAGGATAATAAATTTTGCTTGTATCTTCGCTTGAAATTTGTTTTTCTTGACAATAACTAAATACATTTTGTGCTAAACATAAATAAATATTATTATTATAAACTTTACCTGTATTGAGCAATAAAGAATTATTCATCGTTGATAATTCTTTTCTTGATCTTTCTAACAAAACATCGTATTCGTTTACTTGAAAAGGATCTGCAATAAAAGGATACTCGTCAGTTCCCATGATTATTTTTTGACCTAAAATTTTACTAACTAAAACAGGTTTATTAGACAAATCTAATTTTAAAACATCATCAAAAGTATATTTTTCTTTATTTAATAAGTCAAATTCATAATTAATCGGTTTACTATTTACATCACGAATATTTAATAAAAATTGATCAAATCTAATTTTACTAAGTGGAATTTTATCATTTAAAGTAAGACTTTGATAAACTGTTATTGGATTAAGATATTCTTCCTTTATACAAAATAAATAAATTTCATCCAATGAAAAAGTATTTGAAAAAGCTTTCATTATTTTAATTTTAATAGATCCTATATTATCATCTATATGAATAGTATCATTTATCCATACTACTTTTATATTTTTTTCTATAATTTCTTTAAGTTCAACTTTATTAAAAACATTTTCAAATAATTCATTGGTTGGTTCTGTTTGAAATAAAGTATCTAAATTTTCAATATTAGATAAAGATGAATCATAAAATACAATTATTTCATTTATTATATTTTTATTTGTTAGATGATTTACTTTAAATATTGGAAATAATGACATAATATATATTATATATTTATTTTATATAATATTTATTTTAAATCATAATATGGATTATCACTTATTTTCATACCGCAATACTCTTGTGGATTTTTTTTGTAGTTAACTGGTTGGTAAATATTTGCTTCTTTTGCATTTACTAATAAAAATTTGAAATTTTGCCAAAAAATTTGTTTATGACCTTCTGATTTTGTCATAACATGAGACAATTCATGAATTGCTACAAAAGTCAACGTATTTAAATCAATTAGTTTATTACCATCTTTACTTGTATTTAAACAAAATGCAATTTTTTCTCCTTTATTTTCACTATATGCAGTATGTTCACTAGTTGGTAATGTTTCCATAATTTTTTTTGGATTGAAATTTTGTTTTAATCTTTGAACGTCTTCATCTTTTGGATATTTATTAGATACATAATCTACTAAATGTTTACACTTTTGAGTTACTTGTGCTAACAAATCTGCTGCTAATTCTAACTTTGCTCTTTCTCTAACACAATATGTATTACCATCTACATTGGAAATAATACATTTTAAATTAAATGCATCCGAATCATAATATATTTTTAAACAAACAAATAATATAAATCCTAAAAATAAATAAAAAAATATATTTTCTTTATAACTATTCTTAGACATTTGTATATTATATTATAATGCAATATTATAGCATTTTGATATAATTTAAATAAATATTTTAAAATAGCTGTATTCTTATTTATCTACAATCAAGTTACGACATATAGGACATGAATTCATAATTAATAACTGTTTGTAAATACACTTTTTATGAAAAAAATGACCACATTTTGTTTTTAATAAATTATGTTTTTGAATTATTTCTAAACATACTGGACATTCTGTGCCGTTATCAAGTAAAACTTGATTTTTTTTATTTGAATTTGTATTTGTACCAATATAATGAATATATTTACTTTCAATAGCTGAAATAATCTTTGAAAAAATTTTATAAAGAACTTTTACTTTATGACCATTATCAATATAATATTTTTCGTCATTTATCAATTCATAAGCTTTATTAATAATTATAATATAAAATATGTATGATTTTGAATGCATTTCTTCAGTAAATAATAAATTAAAATTAGTTAGTATAATATTATAAATATCAATTGTATTATATAATTTATTTTTAGTACCTATAATATCATCATTTAATTTTATTTTATCACTAATCGTTTTACAAATATTTCTATATATTTTATCATTTATATTTAATATTCTTTCACTTTTTTTAATAATATTATTATTATTATTATTATTATTATTATTATTATTAATCTGGAAATCCATATAGAAAATAAAATTATGTATTTAATATTTTTTATTAAAATATAATTAATCTAAAAAGGTGTAAAATCAACATAAATGTATAACATTTTGACCCCACAAATTATCTATTGGTTTATCACTGATATTGTTTAATATTTCATCCTCTTTTAAAAATAAATGATTATTTATATTTGACGATTCAAATACATTATCTTCTTTTGATAAACCAATGTATTTTCCAAACTGATTTGAACATATATACATTTCCGGTTCCAAATACTTATTTCCAATTTGATAAGGTAAAGTATAAATATGTTCTGATTTTGACCACCAAAAATTTCCTGAAAAATGTAATTTTGGATATTTAAAAAGTGTCACGCCTACTGCATCGTAATATTTTAACAATTTAAGTGAAGTTTCATATTTTAATAATGTATAATAATTTAAAATTTGTCTTCTATGTGTCCAATGGGTATTTTCTGGTTTAGATACACCTTTGGTATGAAAGTAATAAATATAAGAGGGTTCTTGAGGTAAATTATGTTTAAAGTTATTAATTGCAAATTTTTCATATAAATTATAAGGTGTTGAAAAAAACTCTATTTTATGATAAAAATTAAAAAATAGTTTATGGAGTTCAACATCATTTGAATTATACATACAAATATAACAAAATATTTTTTTTGTTTTATCAAGTAATCCTGAGTATAATAATAAATTTAATTGTTCTTCAATTATTTTCAAATAATTTCCTATACAACAAACAAAATAAACACCATAGATTGGTCTTTCTTTATAACTTATTATATCTGATTTAACTATATTTTTTATATCCATTTGTATATAATAATTAATTATTATTTATTATTATATATGATACCTAATATCTATTATATAAATATTTTTTTAGTTTTATTGTGTGCCTTGTCCAAGTTCTAAAGGTGGTCTCATGAAATCAGGTTCTATAGTGCTTAAATTCCAAGGCCCAACATTAACTTGCGGATTTGGTGGTTCTGAACGAATTTGCAAATTTGCATTTCTTAAAGTTTGACCAATTGTATCAATACCGATATGGTAACCTGCTTTTAATAGATTAATATTTGCTAAATCACCCTTTCCTACTGGATTTAACTGAGCCCATTGACTATTGGTATCTTTTGGTAATAAATCCGCAGGATTTTGGATTGACTGTTTGTTACAAGAAGTAGGTATTCCTTCTCCAGAATTATGATTTCCTTTGACGGATGCAAATACTTCATTTTGACCTAAAGGTTCAGAAGGCTGAACCCCTGTATAATTATTATTCGTATTCATATTCATATTTGAATTTCCATAAGCTGTATTATTATTTTGAGACATTCTTTCATGACCATAGCTTCCTTTTCCTGCAAAATATTTATACAACATAGACAAAACGTACAATACAATTATAAAAATTACAATCGCACCTATTCCATAATCATTCCAGAGTTTTTTTAAAGAAGTACTCATTATATAAAATTAAGGATAAAATATTTTTTTAAATACTATTTAATTAATAATATCTCTAAAAGACTTTATTATTCTAAATCATTTTCTGATATATTTTCTATATCCATATCACTTTCATCACTTTCATCTAAATCATCCAACATATAAGTTTTTTTTATGTTTTTTGCTTCTAAATAAGCAATTACAGCTTCTTTTTTTGCTTGTTTGGCTTTTTCTCTTGCAGCTTTATATATTTTATAATATACTTCATTTGGTTTTTGCAATGTAATTGGTTCCAAGTTTTCATTAATATTATCATCATAGTTACTAAAATTAATTTCTGTTAATTCATTTGAATCATCTTTTTCATTATTTTTATTTAAATCTTCTATTTTTATGTCTATATTTACATTATCATCATCTTCGTCTTCTTCTATTGATATTGGTTTCTTGTTAAAAATAGAATTTATAGAATTATGATTCATTTCATTTTTATTCATTTCCGGTTTATTGCTAGAGTTACTTGATTCAATTAATTCTTTTATTTCCTCTTTTGTTTCTTCTAAATAATTATTTTTCTTTTTAACAGTTATTGGTTTTTTTATAAAACATTCATCTAAAAATGGATCTGGACTTACAATCATAGATTGCTTAAGTTCAATTTCTATTTGAAAATTTCTTGAAGTAAATTTAATACCTTGTATTTCTAAAATAGATATAATATTTGTTTCTGTTTTTATATTTTCATAATCTACCACTTCATCTACTTCATTATAAATTTTTATGTTAGGTTTAACATTTACTCGTAATAAATAGAATTTACCTGATTTAAATAATTTCATTGTAGGGCTAAATGCAGTTTCAATATCATTTTTATCTAATTGTGATTCAAACCATTCACTTCCTTTTTCATGTATTAATTCTTGACACCTAGATTCTAAATTTTCTAACCAATTAATTAGAATAGTATCATTGTTATTAAACATCAAGTCAGTATACATTTTTTTACCGCTTTTAATAAACCCTTGTTTAGTTAAAGATTTAGTAGTTTGAATATAAAGTGGTTTATTATTCAAAAATATTCTTGTAAAATAAGCTCCGCCAGTTAATGAACTCGGAGATGCTAAATATAATTTTGAAAAATCAAAATCCATAGTTGGTTCAATTATATTATCCATTATTGGAAATAGAGAAAAATTAAATTATATTAACACGCATATTTAGACGTTTATATATTTAAAAAATTGAAATATTACTCTCTATTATATTTTTAATATAATTATACAGCAATATGAATACTTTTATTAATAAATATGATGAAAAATATGAAAATCTATCTCAAATGCTTATATACAAAATACACCATCCCGTTAAATTTGCATATCACCCTGTTTGTAAATTTAATGGTGTACTTCTTAATATTATAACTAATTTACATGATAAAGGAGTCATATTTGAAAGATTTCTATATAATACTAATACTACTAATCTTTATCATTATCGTATAACATATGATTGTAAAATATTAGCATTAATTCATCCGCCCAGAATAATAAAAAAGATAAAAAAAACAAAAAAAGAAAAAGAGTTACATGTAAACTTTCGTAAAATGAGTAATCAGTTTATTGAGTTTACTGAAATTTGTAAAAAAGAAAATGATATGACTAAAAGAAAAAAAATGATATCACAGTTATTGGAAGAAACAAACAATATTATAAAAAAATATTGTTGAATATTGCAAATAATTTTGTAGTAAATAATATTTAGTATAACTATTATTTATAAATTAAATAGTAATATTATTATGAAAGATTCATTAATAAAACAATGTTTAGACATATTAAAAACACATGATATAAGAAATGAAATTAAAATTTTATTTTCACCCGTTACTGATTTAATTTTATATGAAATATATCCATACATTTATGTAATTATTACTTTAGTTTTTTTAATTTTTATATTGATTTTAGCAATATTAATACTTTTAATTACTATTTTGCGTAATAAATATTCTTTTAAACAATTAACTTTAAACAATTAACTTTATAATATTATATTTTCTTTTTTTAATATATAAGATGAGAACTAAAAAATATAGAGGAGGCTCCAATGGAAATGATCCATCAGCTTGGAGTTATGTTTATAATACAGTTGGGGATGGAATGACTCAATTTCGTAATGCACTTACATTACAACCTGGTACGAATCTAGGATCTTTACAAAGTAATGATATTGAACCAATTGGTAATTTAAATGCACAAAATGTAGAAGGTGTACCAACATCATCTAATTTATCATTAATTCAAAAGGCAGGAAAAAGGAGAAGGAGAAGAGGAGGGAATATGGTAGCTATTGCTAATCAAGCTTTAGTTCCAATTAGTTTAATAGCTATGCAACAAGGATATAGTAAAAGAAGAAGATCAAAAAGAAGCAAAGGTGGTAGAAAATCTAGAAAATCTAAAAGTAAAAAAACAAGAAAATCAAGAAAATCTAGAAGATAAATATAAATTTTATATTATATTTTAACTTTATAATATAAAAAATGTCTTTTGAACAACAAATAGAAGAATGGATTTTGTTAGATAATCAATTAAAGATGATAAATGATAAAATAAAAAATATAAGAGATAGAAAAAATGTTATTGTAAAAAATGTATTATCTCATGTTGAAGAAAATCATTTAACAAACACTAATATAAAAACAAAAGATGGTAGAATTAAGTTTGTTTCTACGAAGATTAGTCCTCCTGTAACTTTTAAATATTTAGAAACATGTTTACAAGAAATAATTAAAAATGAAACACAAGTAAAAAAAATTATTGAATATGTAAAATTAAGAAGAGAAATTAAAGAAACCATAGAAATTAAGCGCTTCAATAATAATTAATTAATATGAAATTAATATATACAACACAATATGAACTATTTTTCTGGCGAAGATCTTATATTTTATAAAGACGTTAACTCTGGAAAAATTATGAGTGGCGGATATAGTATTGATTCTATTTTATTAAAAGATGGAATTTCTCCCATGACCACTCTTAATACTGATAATAATGTTATAAAAGGCGGAAGTAATCAAAAAGTATCTAATATTTTTGAAAACTTAGCTGTTCCAGCTGGTTTATTTTATTATGACCAAAAAGGAGGTAAAGATGATAATCAACCAATGTATTATCAAAATACAACATGTATTTCTGAAGATTTACATGATAAACTATTCAAACTAGTAGAATTAAATAGTTTGAATAAAAAAACAAAAACATATAAAATTCGTAAATCAAAAAATAATGATAAAGCAAAAAGTAACAAGTTTTCAAGAAAAAATAAATAAAATTAAATTTTACTCCAATTTGTGTGATTAAATGGAGAAACTAAAATTTCAGGTAATCTTTCTTTCCAATAATTTACACGATTTTCTAATGTTATATCTTGGACTGTCTTTGGATAAACTGGAACATCATGCATTAACTCTTCTTCTTCTTCTGTCATCACTGGTTTATATCCATAACAATTAGCCCCAAATTTTAAACCAGGATTTGCTATAAACCCTCCATTTATACCAGGTCTTCCACAGTCATTCTCATGATTTGGAATTTTTTGTAAACCATCAAATGTTTTTTGTTGTGTAGGAAATAAAGCCATTTGACCATCTGACCAACCATAGTTACACCATTCTGCACCATTATTATATGAATCTTCTATTTGTTTGTAATTTGCAAGTTCAGCACCATAAGCATTGCATAATGCTTTTGCATCTGTGTATTCATAATTATTTCCAGGAATATTAAATACTTGTTTTTTAATTTTAATTTCAGGAACTATTGATGGCATACCAGGATTAGAGTTACTAATAATACTAGGATTCGTAATTGCAATATCAACTTCAGGGTGATTAGAAAACATATTTTGTATACTAGCTACAATATTTACTCCAAAAAAATACTGTAGACCATTTACTAATAATAAAAAAATAAAAATGCAAATAATTATAATAGTTAGTATATTTGAACTTATATTAGAATTATTATCATTATCATTATTTGAAATACTACTGAATATTGAATCATTTGATTTATTACGTCCTAAAGTTATAAAAAATAATATATATAAAACAACTACTATTACTAAAATTATAAAAAAACTTGGAGTAGTTAATAAATTGTTTGTATAGTCATATATACTAGTCATTTGACTATGTGAATCCATAGAGTAATTTGTATTAGCTGGTGAATTATAGTTTATATTATTCATTTATATATTATCATATGCTTTTTTTTCTATAAAAGAAGCAATAAGCCTTTGAAGAAACTATTTGTTTTATTGAAATTTCTGATACTAATGTATCATTATACTGATACCACTTATCGTTTGCATTTTTAATAAAAGACGTATAATGACCTCCTAATACTGAACCGCTATGATTACAAACTGCATATAAATCATATATATACAAATTTTTATTATAACCAGAAACATATTTAGATAAATCTAAATTTTTTGTTGGAAAAGTAACGAGTATTTGATTTTTTTGATTTTTATAATTAAATCTCTTAATATCTATTACTAAAATAGATGGAAGACTCCAAAACGATATAGTTCTTTTACATGCTTCTTTTTTATTTGTTACTTCATTTAAAACACTGTTGTCACCATCTAAAACTTCGCCTTCAACATATAAATCAAAACAATCTATTAAACTCGGTGATTTATTATTAGAAGGTATCGACAAATTAATCATAAAATAAGGTTCTGGTTTATAACTTAAAATATTATTTGTCTCTAAAGAAGTTAACTTGGAAATATGTATACCATAAAATATATTCCATATTTCAGAATAATCTTTGGAATACATTTGCTTAATAGTTTCAAAACATTTTATTGCTAACTCATCTTTTTCATTTTCCACATTTCCAACTATTGTCATAATTACTTCACGAGATAAAGACGTATGAAAACAGTCAATAATAAAAACTAAAAATTCAGACAAATCATTTTGTTCAAACCCTGCAAATAAACTCATTCCTTTCATTGATGCTAATTTTTGAATAGTTTTAATAAATTTAATTGGCGATATAATACAATTTTCACTCCACATTAATTTTCTCAAATTATTCCATTCTAGTAGTAATATAGAATCAAAATTTTTATTTATTTTACTCATAAAAGACTCATTATTCAAAAAATCATTTAACTCATATGTATTAGATAAAACTTGTATACATGAATTTATAAAACACGTATTTCCCAAATTAGATAAACCAGTTAATCCTTTATCTTTATATTTATCAAAATTCATTTATTAATAATAATGAAATATGTTTAAACATATTTTCTTTTTAATATTATATTATATAATGAGCTTTCAAAATTCAAATAATGATTTAAATCGTAGACTATTAGACATTTATATTCAGCAATATAACGATACATTAGATAGAATAGATTATCTATATAGAAGTTTAGAATTAACGAATCAAAGAATTGATATTTTATCAAATCGTACCACTAGTAGTGGTAGAAATCGTCGTAATAGAAATAATTATTATAATGAAAATTACACAAATACTGAATATCCGAGGCATAGAAGTTATTCTCCTTTACCTAATCATTATTTACCTAATAGTAACAATAGTAACAATACTAACAATAGTAACAATACTAACAATAGTAACAATAGTAATGTTAATGTAACTAATGATTTTACCAATTTAATATCATCTTTTTTTACTAGTGTTGTTATTGCACCTACTCAAGAAGAAATTGATAATTCTACTACAGTTGTTAGATTTGATTCCATTGAACATCCTTTAAATGAATCGTGTCCAATTAGTTTGGAACGGTTTCATAATGAAGATCAAGTAACACAAATAAATTATTGCGGACATATTTTTAAAACGGATGAATTAAATTCTTGGTTTTCTAATAATGTTAGATGTCCTGTTTGTCGTTATGACATAAGAAATTATTCTACTACTCTATCAAACGGTACTAATACAAATACAAATACAAATACAAATACAAATACAAATACAAATACAAATACAAATACAAGTACAAGTACAAGTAGAAATATAAATTCTGAAAATAACAATAATAACAATATTAATTCTTCTGTTATTAATGATTTAACTCAACAATTAGTATCAAATTTATTAAATTCCGAAACATATAATAACTACGCTAATGAAAGACTTTTAATGGATGTATCTAACAATATCTTAATATTTGAAACTTTAATCCATCCTAGAAATAATAATAATAATAATAATTAAATAAAATAAAATTGATATGTTAAAGATAGTATTAAAGTATTTTAATTTTAATACTCTTGTAATATTATGGAACAAATTAATTTAAATACATATCAATTTACATGCATTTTAAATAGATTTAATAATAAATTTATTTATAGGAAATATCCGTATAAAAATAAAAAATTAAATACTTTTTATGAAAATGGAAATGGAAATGCAATCATTATAAATATTTATAAAAAAAAGTGTACTTATACAAAAGATTTTCATTCAAATTATTATAAAGATCATTTGATTATTAAATATAAAAAACAAGATGAAACTGACAACACAGTTATATGTTTAAATATAGTATTAGATGATTATAAAGACTTGTTAGTATAATTGACTTCATAAATATATATTTAATTGATTTAAAGACATTAATATAATATATTTAATAGAAATGAATCGTAATGGATATAAATGGAATGTTAATGAATTATTAAATTTACAAAGAGAATATGAACTTTTGGAATTGACTGTACAAGAAATTGCTCTTCTTCATAAAAGAAGTACAAGTGCTATTTTATACAAGTTAGAAGCTGAATCTTTTATAAGACAAACAATTACGTCCTCTTTTTCTAAACCAATAAAAGTTAGTAAAATGAAACTTAGAAGTAGAAGTAAACATTAATTAATAAGCGTAATAAATGATATAAAAAAATAATTTATATATATATAAATTATTGAATGTTTCACAAAAAAAAAATATTAGTCTATTGTGACACTGGATGGGCAATTGGTAGAATTTTTAAAGATTTGGATAAGTATTTGAGTAAAGATTTTGATATTACGTATTGTGACTGGGGTAAATACGATACAAAGTGTGCCAAAATGTTGATAATGTCAGGATATTTTGATATTTATATAACAAATTTAGTATATTTGAAAGTATTTCATGACTTACCCGAAGATCATTTAAAAAAATTTATTTTTTCTTGTCACGGTTATCAAGAAGTATTTGATTTGTTGTATCATAATAAAAATTCTTTACCGTTGGCAGCAAATTATTCTATATTAAGCAAATCTGTTGAATGTTTTTTTACTGAACCTTTAAAATCTAATTTATATCATGCATATAATGGTGTAGAATTATCAAATTTTGACTATATAAAAAGAAATGGTGAATTAAAAAATGTAGGTTGGTGTGGTGGCAAAGATATTGATTATAAAAGATCATCTTGGTGTTATGAAATATGTGAAAAAACCGGATTATCTTTGTTTATTGAATCTCATTTAACATATGAAGAGCTTAGAAAATGGTATAGTACTATTGATATTTTATTAATTAATTCTGGACCTAATTACTATCAAGAAACTGGACCTCTTCCTGCATTTGAGGCAATTGCATCTGGCGTGTTAGTTATTGGAACATCAGTTGGTAATTTTGCAGACGTTCCAGGTCCTAAATATTCTTCTATTGAAGAAGCTATCGTTATTATTGAAGAATTGAAAAACAATCCTGATAAAGTAAGACAAATATCTGAGGAACAATATGAATGTGTACAAAAAAATTGGTCCTATCAAATTTTAAGTAAGCAGTGGAAACACATGTTTGATAACATAAATAATACTGTAAAAAATAGTGTTTTTAATAAAGTTACTATTTATTCAAAAACTTTTCAATTTGATTACTCTCTAAAAAATGATGTTAATAATATTCCTAGAATTTTACATATGATTTGGATTGGTGATAAAAAAGAACCTGATTATGTAAGCGAATATCTATTAAAATGGAAAAATTTAATGCCCAATTGGCAAATAAATCTATGGACAAATGCTGATTTAACTGAAGAAAAATTTTCTTCCAATATTCTTGAGTTATTAAGTAAAGTAAATAATGGTGCTCAAAAAGCGGATATTTTAAGATATTTTATTGTAGAAAAGTATGGCGGAGTTTATGTTGATACAGATATTATTCCTAATAAATCATTTGATCCTATTATAACACAGTTTTCTGATACAAGTTTAGTAATATGTCATGATCTAGAAATAACATGGGCATACATTGCTAATGCATTTTTTGCTGCAGTTCCGAATCATCCTGTTTTAAAAACAGCTTGTGATTTATGTCTAAATAATATAGTTATAAATACACAAGATATTCATATGCATTCAGGTCCAAAATTATTTGGTGAATGTATTTTATTAAACGACACATCGGATATAATATGTTTACCTAGTAAATTTTTTTATCATAATTTAAATTATGAAGATAGATTTGGCATGCATACATATGCAAAAGATTGGTAATTAAAAAACATTATAAACAAAACAATTAATAATAATTTTAATAAAAATTATTATTAATTATTCAATTTTTTATCAAAGTACTTTGTTAAACTAGTATTTCCTTCTTTTACATTATTTGTTTCTCTTAAATATTTGTCAAATATTAATATTTTTACTTCTTTTTCTTTCATTTTATTTATTTTATCTTCTAACTTATCTTGATCTTCAATTGTATTTTTACATGATTCTAAATCTTTTTGAAATTTTTTTATTTTTGATGCTTTGTTTTGCATTTTCCATATATCATTTAAAACTAAACTAAATAATTGTAATAATGGTTTCATTATTTGATTTGTTATATAAAATGAATAGTCAATTTTCAAATGCTTTTCTTTTATATAATCAGGTGTTTCTATTTTATCACCTTGTAAAGCCTTTTTACAAGAATTAACTATATATACAAAAGGTATTCTATCTCCTGAACTAGGTTTATTTCCAGGATCTCTTTGAGCTATTCTATTAGATAATACTTTATGTGCAATTTGCTGAGGATTTTTATAAAAAGAATTTAATGATTTTGTTATTATTAATTTCTCTATTGGTACATTACCATCAACTAAATCTTGTAATATTTTTTGCACATAATCAATCGCTTTTTGAATATTTTGTTCTTTCATTAAAATATCAATGGTCCCGCCATAAGTATCTTTTACTATTGGGGCATTATCTCTTCTTTTCAAACAAATACCCATTTCTTTTCTTTTTCCTTTTTTATAGTCATTTTCATACAACATTCCAACATATCTTTTCTTGGAAAGTAAACAAAATGGCATAAGAGTTTTTTCATACTCAAAATCATGAGGTGCTTTTAAAAATCCAGATACTAAATGACATGCATCTTTTGCTATTTCAATAGATAATTCTAATGCTTTTTCACCTAAAATAGGTTCCTTTGTTTCTATATCTTTTAAATTAAATCTGAAAAATACACTATCTGTATCTCCATAAATATATTCTGCATTTGATAAAACCTTACCATATTTTGTATCTATAATAGTATTTGCATAACATTCTTCCACAACTTTTTTTGCATAAGTCAACAATAGTCTTCCTGTTGCAGTAGTAGATGCAGCGATATCTGGTTCATAAAAAGTACTGGTTTTTGCACCAAGTTGACCATATAATGAATTAGCTGTAACTTTATACGCTAATTGTCTTTTATCCAGTACATTTTTCATAAAATCATCCGTTTGTAAAGGTATTAATTTTCTTGTTGATTTTCTTGCACCTAATAATTCTTCCAAAATTGAAGGCATAATTGCTAATCCTGTTTTAAATTGTGCAAATCTACATATTTTATATCCTGATTTTACTTTTTCTGCTCTTGATTTTGGTGTTTTTCTTTTATATTGAAATGTATCAAATTGTATATTTACATATTCATATTCTTGTAAATTATCATATATAAAATTTCCATTTTTATCTTTTTCTCCTGTTTCTTCTAACAAATTATTATTTAAATCATATATTTTTGTCCAAACTTTACTACTAGGACACAAGTTTTCTGATAACATTGAAGATGGATATAAGGATGCAAAATCGCCTACTGATACTGGATTATCTAAATATAATCCACACTTTGGTTCTAATACAATTGCTCCTTCATAACCATCATCCATAGATCCTTTTTCAATTACAGGCATTAATGTATTTTTTTCTCTACATTTTTTTGCAACATAACTAGTTAGTTTTATTCCTTGACCACGAAATATCAAGAAGCTCATTGGTATACTGCATAACTTGGACATTTCTATTAAATCTGTCATTACATCCACTTTATTCATTAAATAATGAACCAAGTTACAATCTTGAATACAATATTTTGCAATAATAGATCTAGAATTTGCACCTTCGTTTGTCATTCTAAAAATATCTTTTGGCGTTACATCATCTTTTGCTAATCCCCATTTTACTTTTTTTGCATTTGGATTTTCATTCCCTTCTATTTCAAACCATTTTTCTTTTTTATTTATTTTGATAACTTTACATTTTTTTCCATCTTTATAATAATCACTTGAATGATTTATTTCTTCAAAATGTATATAACTTTGTTCTTGTAACCCAGTCAAATTATTTGTTTTTATTCTTGTTATTTCTTTTTCGTTTTCATTTTCATTTATAAAATGTTCTAATCCTTTAACTTCATCTCCAATAAAATAACCACCTACATAATCTAATTTATACGATATTAAATTTTCTGTTCTTCTAAACCAATTATACATATCAATTTGTAGTCTTCCTTGCATTTTTATGATGGATAAATCATATGTTCCACTAGCTAATGTTATACTACTTTTATCAATTTCTAATACATTTGTTTGATAATTTAAATTTGCACAAACTTCATTTTTATTTCTTGATAATTTTAAAAATTCTTCTACACAATCGCATTCTTGTGCTCTGCGAAACATAAATTCATAATCAAAACTAAATATATTATATCCAATAATAATATCTGGATTTTCTTTTTGTACTAAATTTTTCCATGCTAACAATACTTCTTTTTCTGTTGAATATGTTTCAATTTGTGCATTTGGTATAGAATCACATGAATTTAATACAATACAATGATTTAAATAAGGATCCTTATCTCCATAATTTAAAAAGGTTGAACCTATAAAAGTTACCTTATCTCCTTCTAATTTTGGAAAACATGATCTTAATGATAATATTAATTCATTTATTTTAATATCACGTTCTAGTTTATTATCACATAAAATATCAATAATTGTATTATTTTTATTTATTTTTTTTTCGCCTATTGATATAGCTATTTGTTTTTTTTTATTATTATAACTATTATAGTTTCTTGATTCTTCTGTTATTTCTTTAGGTTCAGCGTCGTTATCATTTGCATCATCAGTATTTTCATTATCATTTACAGTTTCATTTTGAATATTTTTTTCAAAGAAAGATTCAATAGAATTTTCTTGATTAGTAGAATTATTTTTATATTCTCTTACATACATTTTTGTCCATTTATCTATCATTGTATGCAATTCTTCTTTAGTTTTTATTTTTTCTTTTGGATAAACAATTTCTATACTAGATATTTTATCTTTTTCATCATTTAAATTAAACGCTGTTTCTATTATTGACTTTAAAATATTTATACATGCTATATTTGTTAAATTAATATTTGTATTTGTATTTGTATTTGTATTTGTATTTGCAAAATAATCTACTATATTTGTTGCTAGTTTTTTATAAGATTTTATTGGAACTGGAAAATCTCCATGACTACTACTTGCTTCTATATCAAAACTCATAATTTTATAAGGAACAATGGTTTCTTTATCATTTAATGGAATAATATGGTTATAACTAATAGAATATTCATAATTACATGTTGTATTATTTGATAACTTGATTGTTTTACTATTTGGAAGCGCAATCCAACCAGAAGGACTTATTTCTTTTATATGAAAGAATCTTAATAAAGGTGGAATATTTGCTTCATATAATTCTGTAAAAGTATTTTGAAATAAATATCCATCTTTTAATAATTTTTTCTCATAAATTTTATTATTATCATCATCAAATAATGTTTCACTAGAATACCATAATTTTTTTAGTGAATTTAATGCAGTAATATTAGTAAATTTAACTAAAATAAATTTATATAGTTTTCCACCATCAAAACCATATAATTTTTTTCTTTGTACTAATTTACATTCAACAATAGAATTTTCATAATACTTACCTATTTTATTTTTTAAATGCAATAAAAACTGATTTTTCTTTTCTATATTCCAATTATTATCAACTTTTATATAAAAGAATGGTTTGAAATCATCCACAATAATAGATACTGTTTCACCTTTTTCATTGATTCCAAACATTTGAATTACAAAAGATTTTGAATCTTTATAACTCGTTTGTTGTTCTTCATCACTATTTTCTTCTATTTTATTATTAGAAATATTGAAATCAAATAATTTGAAAACTGTTTCCATTTATATTTTAATTATTATTAAACCGGTTTTTTTAATTCAATTTTTTCAAAATTTGATAGTTTTTATATATAATTATATATATATATATGAGTGCAATTATTATACCTGCTTTAGCCCTTGGAGGGGCTTATTTGTTATATAAAGGTATTACTAAAAAAAATAAACATAAACATCATTCAGCGTCTTCTTCTACTTCAAGTTCAAGTTCTAGTTCTAGTTCTAGTTCAAATAAAAAAGAAAAATCCAAAAAAAGTAAAAGTATTTTTTCTGCTATGTTAAATTTACGTAAAAATAAAACTAAAAAAGATAAAAAAGATAAAGAAGAAAAGGATAAAAAAGAAAAAGCTAAAACATTATATGTTTATTATACTTATGGATCTAACAAAAATAAAAAGTGGCACTATAAAAATTTACCAGGAGGATGGAATTTGAAAAATAAATCAGATATTTCTAGCAACAAAGTAAAATATACCAAATTGAATGCATTTACTGGTCCAAAAGATAATAAAGAAGCAATACGTAGATATTTAGAAAAAGCATTTGAATATTTGAAGAAGCAAAATATTATAAAATATTACAAAATAACTAGCGACAAATTAGTATAAATATTTAAATTATTATTTTGATAAATAAAATATAAAAATTTAATTATATTTTATTTTAATATTTTTTTACTAATTTACTTTTTTTACTTTTTTTATTTCTTTTCCCTTTTTTACTTTTTTTACTCTTCTTCTTTTTATTTTTTAAAGTTAGTCTTTTTAAAACATTATAAACAGAACTTTTTCCTCCTTTTTGATTATTCATTTTTGTTTCAATCCATTCTACAAATGATTCTACTGTTCTATCCTTATTTGAAATAGATGCATCTTCATAATTTTCTATTTTATTACCATTATTACTAATATATTTCATTGTTGGAAATCCATCTACATCTCCTATATATTTTAAATCACTTAAATAATTATTATTTACATCTACAACTACAATATTATTATTATTTGAATACTTATTTTCTAATTTATTTTTAATTTTATTCCATTCTGGACGTGTTGCATTACATGGACCACATCCTTCCATAAATACAAGTATAAATATATCTTTTCCTTCTTCAATATACTTATTTATTTCATCAATTCCATCTTTTGTTTTATCAAAAGATAAAAATAACATACTTTTATATTATACTAACAAAAAACAAAAATCTATTATTATAATGTTTTGTTTTTTTATCCTTATCTATAATATATGAACGATATTTTTAAAATATTATTTTTTATATTTATATTTTTAGGTGGTCTATACTTTTATTCAATTTATAGTAACACACAAGAAGGATTAACTAACATAAATGGACAACCTAGATGTCCTAATTTACTAATACAAAAAGGAGCAAAGTTTTATTTATATAACTCAAATATTGCTCAAGTACCTGGTGTAAATCCTATTGAATTCAATAATTTAGAAGACTATGTAGAGTTTTTAGAATGGCAACGAGCAGCCGGTATCGTGTGTCCAGTTCTTTATCTTCAAAATACTTATGATGCGCAAGGAAATAGAGTATATAAAATTAGGCCGAGTGTAACTGAATTACAAGGTGGTTTACCACCATCAATAACAACACCGTTTCCAGAATCAGGTGAAAATCCTGTTTATTTGGGAAATATTGAAATGGATGAATTCTCATATCAAAGTCCAGAGCTAATTAATCCCAATAATATAAATCCGATTGCTCAACCAATTCCTGTAATAAGTGCAAATGAGATTAGCAAGACAAATATTAATCCAAATGCCAATACTGATAACTTACTCTATAGTCCAGATGCAATGGATCCTAATTGGGGAGGAGTTGAATATACAGAACAGCTTGTAGATGCAGGATATTATCAAGGAAATGAAGTGAATTTATTAGTTTCATAAATTTTTACTATATTGTATTTCAAACGCCTATTATTTTTGAAAAATCGCAACATAAATTCCATTATGCCATTCTTTTTGTTCTGGACTACCCCATTCTGGATGAGTATCATTATTTGTTGTTCTTATTTCTTTTTCATACAATACTTTTAATTTTAATTTTTTAATAGAATCTATTGTTCCATCTCTAACATATTTCCAGTTCCAATCATCTACTATAAAAATAAAAATATCATCTAAACAACTATAATAATGCAATAACGCCTTATAATGACTTTCATTTGAATGATTCCCGTCATACATATAAATATTAAATTTTGGTAATAAGGATACATCTACCTGGAAACAATCATTCTCAATAAAAGTTGCATCGTTTTCACCCTTAAATTTTTCAAAATTAGCTAAAAATTCTGATTTAGGACCTCCAAATTCACTCCAGTTATCTATACATACTACCTTTGCTTTATTATAACACATAGCAGAACATACTGAACTACCTTTCCAAGTTCCTATTTCTAAATATCTTGCATCTTCTGTATCTAACAAATTATTATAAAAATGTCTTGTTTTAGTTCCACTCATCCCATCCATATTAATAATATCATCTGTAATTTTAGATTTATTATTATCAGAATTTAGAAATGCTTTATCAATAAGAGTTTTATATATATCCATTATATACATTATTATTATTTAATGTTTATCAATATAACTCATTACTTCATTCAATGTTTTTTTGCCAGTAGATAAAGTATTTATTATTTGAATTTTTTGTATATTGGATTGAAGATTATCTGATACATTCATACTTAAAACTTGTTCTAACATTAAAGCGCTTAAATAATCATCTAAAAAAATTATTACATTTTCATAATCTTTTCTATATTTTGATATTAATACTGTATCTTGAATTTGAACTGTTTTTGCTTTAATACTTGCGGCATAATTTTCAGCACTTCCTGCAACTCCTGATAACGATGCAGTTAAATTGTTAATATTTTGAGATTGAGACTGTTGGTTTTCTAATCCTTCTCTTATCGGTTGAATATGAAACATATTTATTACTAAATATACAATAAAAAATGCCGCAATTAATATACTTATTATTTTTATAAAATCTTCCTTCATTTATATATATTATTATGTATTAAAAATAATAATATTTATTTTAAAAATTTAAGTATATTTGCTATACATAGTTTTGATATTTTTCTTGATTTATTATTTTTGTCTACTGTACATATATCATTTAAACACGATTCATCATCTTGAATATTTTTAATTAGATTTGCAATATTTTTAAATTTTTTTAGAATTGCAAGTGCTGTTTGAGAACTTATACTAGGTATTTGACACAACATTATTTCTCCAATATTATCATTTGTAATATTTTCTTTTTTTATTTTTTTTACTACCTTACAATAATCTTTTGCATCTGATTCTTTATCCTCTTCTGATATTACTATCTTTTTTGTATTTTCTGGATTTTCTTCTAAAGTATTTTCCACAGTTTTTTGAATTAATTTATTTGTACTGGAATAAAATGCATGTTTATCTTTCATTCTTGTTATTTTTCCTACCATATTGCATAAAACAGTTGCAGTTTCGTCTAAATCTGTGGTTCTTAATATTGAAAATCCTTTATAGTATAAAATAGAAAAAATTGCCGAATAAATTGTTAGTTTATCTACCCGTTCTTTGAATTTAAATGTATTGGTTTGGTTTATATTTCCTTCAATTAAATAAATAATATTATGATTATGCATATCTAAACCATTTAGTCTATAAGATTGTTCTTCATATCTACCATCTTTTATACTTGCAGATAAATCATTTATTGATTTTCTCTCAATTACTATTTTATCTTCTGTTCCATCATTTATTATTATATCTCCTAATGGCAATGATTCTGTTATTAATTTTATTTCTTTAAAAGAGGGAATATTAGTTATTAAATATTGAATTTTCTTTATTAGTTCCGACTCTCTAACATCTACTTTTATATTCATGTATAAATAATCTAATAATTACTTATTAAATTATTTTTTTGTTAATTATATATATTTTTTAATTGTTTATTTTGGATACGCTTATACGCTTATATCGCTTATCCCATGTTACCACCAATAGTAGCTCTATATCCGTATGACTGAGTTTGGATTGTTAGATTTGGTCTGCAAGTTAATCCGTATTGGGTATTGGTTGCTCCGATAAGATTTGGATTACTTGACATAAATGTTCCGATGGTTGGAGCTAGTCCTCCTTTTTTGGATCCGCCTCCACAAGTATTTGTTCTATTAACAATTGATGCCTGATTTCTGGCATTTCGTCCAGCGCTCATTAAAACCATTTTATATACTATTACAATATAATAAATTTCCTAAAGAGATTATAATTCTTCTGCATATTTGAAAATAAATCCTCCTGCTGTTTTTTGTTTACCATATAACACTTTCTTAATAGTTTCTATCTTCAAGTGATCCGTAGCTTCTTTAATAGAATTAAATCTCTTAATTTTATTCATTTGTAAATCGTACTGAATAATTGGTCTTTTAAATAATTTTACTAAACCTATATTATGGCTATGTTGGTTATTTTCTTTGACAGTTACCCATTCTAAATTTTCTACACAATTATTTAATTTATTACCATCAATGTGATTAACAAAAGGTTTATTATCAATATTTTCTATAAATGTAGATGCAATTAATCTATGTAATGCATATTTTTGAATATTTACACGTAAATAAATATATCCGGAATGATGAGGTTTATAATTATTCATTATAATTCCTTTACTATTTTTAAATCTTCCTAAATTAGATACAAAATAATTTTGATATACTTCATTATTAATATAAACATTTTTCCAAACTTCTTCTTTTAATGAATCTTGTTCTTCTTTTTTCCATTTATATCCATAACTATTCTTATATAGACCTCTGAATGCAAAACTTAAACCACTTTGTGCATTAACAATTTTTTTACATAAATTATTTTCAACACACCATTTTGCAGCTAATTCAATAGAATTATATTTTTGTAATAACTCTCCTGTATCTTTATCTACACGCCATAAAACTATATTTTGATTAGTTGTTTGAATACAATTTTCACTTCTATGGATATTATTTTCTAAAGCAGTGTTCCATTCTAAATTTGAAACATTATTATTTGATCTATTTTTATCTTTATGATTCACTTGTGTTTTATTTTCAGGATTTTCAATAAATGCTATCGCGACTAATCTATGTATTCCTATTGTCTGACCTTTACCATTTTTGCATAAACCAACTATTAGATAACCACCTTGATTTGTTGATTTAAGAATTCTTTTCGTTTTTATATTTCGTATATTACCTAAAGAACTCACTTCATAATTTTCATAATTTTTTATTAGTTTCCACTCTTCGTTTGCCTCCATACATATTAGTATAAATTGTCTCTAAACCCTTTCCCCAAATAATATTTAGTAAAACAATATAAACACAACACCATAAATTATATATACGATGTCATTACACGACGACGATTTAATTAAATCAGAAGAAGGTCTCATTTTCAATCCATATAATCCTTTAAATGTAGAGATTACATTGAACGACGTTCAATATATTCTTACAAAATATAGTATTCCAGCCAAAATCTACAATATGGAGTTATATCGTCGTGCATTTATTCATCGGTCTTATACAAAAAGACCATCTTATGAAAATGCAGAACAAAATATTAAAATTGTTGATAAACCTAGCGATTGTTTACCTTTATCAACAAAATCCAATGAAAGATTAGAATTTTTAGGTGATGGAATATTAGAATTAGTAACAAAATATTATTTATATAGACGATTTCCAAAAGAAAATGAAGGATTTATGACAGAAAAAAAAATTGCAATTGTGAAAAATGAAGCAATTGGAAAGATTGCATTAGAAATGGGATTACATAAATGGTTAATTTTATCTAAACATGCTGAAGAAAAGAAAATACGTACTAATTTGAAAAAATTGGGATGTTTATTTGAATCGTTTTTAGGTGCAATGTTTTTAGATTTTAATAAAATAATTGTGAAAGATGAAGAAGGATGGTTTCAAAATATGTTTGTTACTGGTCCTGGATTTCAAATGGCACAAAAATTTGTTGAAAATATATTTGAAAAACATATTGATTGGATAGCACTTATTATGAATGATGATAATTATAAAAATATATTACAAGTCAAAATTCAAAAAGAATTCAAAGTTACACCACATTATGTAGAAATAGAACATGATGTAGAAAAAGGATATAAAATGGGAGTATATTTATGTCTTGGACAACATATTTATAATATGAACACAAAAGATGCAATAAATATTAAGGAATTAATGACATTTAAAGCAATAAAAGAATATATCACAATTCATAATAAAATATTTTTATTTTTAGGTGAAGGTCAGCACAAAATAAAAAGAAAAGCGGAACAAATTGCATGCAATGAAGCAATTACGGTATTGAATTTAAATGAGAGTATATTAAATGAAGAATAATATAAATATATTTGTTAAAATGGATGCATAAAGTAAGCTAAAAATGGTAAAACCACTAAAAACCATGAAACTATTGTTAATCCATTATTACATAGAGTATTTAGTAACCAGGACCAAAACATAATAATAATCAATTTTATGATGATAGACATTAAATTGAAACTTGATAAAATACTAATTATTAAAGAAATAATAGAAATAAAAAGATAAATAGTAGTAGGCGTGCAAGCAGATGAAATAAAACTCATTATATAGTTAATATATATTTTATTATTTTTTTTTAAATTATAATAAAAAAGAAAACAAAAAACATTAAATAATATAAAAACCTAAAGTTTTATATATTATTTTTATATATGAATCCTTTAGAAACATTAAAAGATAAATTAAAATTTAAACCAAAAGTTCATGAATGCGAACCTGTTATAATTAAAATAAAAGAAAATAATCTTGGTGAAAATGAATATGGGAAAAATGAATATGGTGAAAATGTATCTAACCCGGTAGTCGTAATTACTGATAAAAGAAATCAAGGATATAATCCTACTAATTTATTAGAAAGATTAAAAAATAAAAATATATCCAAAGTTATTGAAAAATTTCCAGAGATTAATAAAGAAGAAGTTTCCGTGAAAGCCCCAATTACTATTGAAGTTAATAAAAAACCAAAAATAAAAAAAATGAAAAAACAATTGATTTTAGTAGAGGATGAAGATGAAAAAGAAGAAAATAAAGAACAACAAGTAGAACCTGAAGAACAAGAACAACTTCAAGAAGAGGTGATAGAAATTGAACCTAAAACAAAAAGAAGAAGAACAACGAAAAAAGAAAAAGGAGTTGTAGAATTAGGAAATGAAACAATGGTACAAATTGGAGATACAATCATTGCAAAAAGACTTCCTAATAATCCACCAAATATTAATATTAAGGTTTCTAGTTATTTTATGAATAACCGTGAAATATTTATTAATTTTATTAATGGATTATTTGAACCATATAAAGATGATTTATTAAACGAAAATAAAAATCTCTCTTGTGATGACCTTGGTAAAGAAGGAGGTGAAGTAAATTTATTAACTCATCAGAAAATAGTTAGAGACTATATTAATTTATATACACCATATCGTGGATTGCTTTTATATCATGGTTTAGGTGCAGGTAAAACAGCAACATCCATTAGTATTGCAGAGGGATTTAAAAGTTCAAGTAAAGTTATTATAATGACTCCAGCATCTTTAAAAAGAAATTATTTAGAAGAAATAAAAAAATACGGTGATTTACTTTATAGAAAAAATCAATTTTGGGAATGGGTATCTTTACATGACAATCCAAATGTTGAATTAATATATACTTTATCGCGTATATTAGGTATATCAAAAGAATATATTAAAAGAAAGCACGGTGCATGGTTAGTTAATATTACAAAACCTAGTAATTATAATGAACTATCTTCAAGTGATAAAAAAAATCTAGATGAACAATTAGATGAAATGATTCAAAGTAAATATACTTTTATAAACTATAATGGTTTACGACGTGATAAATTTAAACAACTAACAAATAATTTTGAAAATAATATATTTGATAATGCAGTTGTTATTATTGACGAAGCACATAATCTTATTAGTAGAATTGTTAATAAATTAAATAAAATAAAAAAATTTGCAGAAATGCCAAGAGGTCATAAAGCTGCATTACCTGTTTCATTATCATTACAAATGTATGAATTTTTATTGAGAGCTGACAATTGTCGTATTGTATTATTATCTGGTACACCTATTATTAATTATCCTAATGAAATTGGAATACTTTTCAATATTTTAAGAGGTTATATAAAATCATGGCAATTATCTTTAACTACAGAATCATCTAAAAAGTTAAGTAAAGAAACTTTACTTGATATTTTTGCAAAAGAAAAAGTATTAGATTATATTGATTATAGTGCAACTTCTAAAATACTTACTATTACACGAAATCCATATGGATTTGATAATAAAATTACTGAAAAATCAGGTTATAAAGGTGTAACGAATGAAATAAAAGAACGTAAAGATGAAACTGGTAAAGTAATAGAAGGTGAAAGAGGGAGTATAACGGATGAAGAATTTATAAAAAGAATAGTAAAAATTTTGAAAAAAAATGACATTCAAGCTATTTCAAAAGGAACTCATTTTGAAGTAAATACAGCTTTACCAGATACATTAGATGAATTTATGAATTTATTTATAGATAAAGAAAAAGGAATAATAATGAATATTGAAAAATTCAAAAAAAGAATAATTGGTTTAACTTCTTTTTTCAAAAGTGCACAAGAAGAGTTATTACCAAGATATGACAAGATAACAGATTTTAATGTAATTAAAGTTCCAATGAGTAATTACCAGTTTAAAATATATGAAGAAGCAAGAATATTAGAAAGAAAAATGGAAAAACCAAAAAAATCAGGTGGAACTCCAAAAGTAGATAAAGATGGAGTATTTCTAGAACCATCATCAACTTATCGTATATTTTCCAGATTATTTTGTAATTTTGTCATGCCGAATCGCCCAACTCCAAGTTCTATTAAAAATGAAAAAATTGCTAAAGGATGGGCTGATCCAGTTTGGTATAAAGATGGAATAGTAGATGAAGAAAAAAATCAAATGATAAAATTATTAAAAAAAACAAAAAATCAAGTAGAAAATTTAGAGGGAGATATTGATTTAGATGATGACGAGGATGCAGAAGTAGAAGGTGATGATATTTTAGATAAAATGGGAGATCAACGTTATAAACAGGCAATCCAAGATGCACTTTATCATTTAAAATTAAATTCACAACAATTTTTAACTCCTGAAGGCTTACAAACATACAGTCCTAAATTTTTACATATGTTAGAAAATATTCAAGATCCAGATCATGTAGGTTTACATTTAATTTATAGTCAATTCCGTTCTATGGAAGGAATTGGGATTTTCACTTTAGTATTGGAAACAAATGGATTTGCAGAATTTAAATTAAAAAAAGTGGGAGATTCATGGGAAATAAATATAAAAGAACAAGATATTGGGAAACCAACTTTTGCTTTATATACAGGAACAGAAGATGCAGAAGAAAGAGAAATAATTCGTAATATTTATAATGGTGCATGGAATTATATTCCAACTCAAATTGCAAATAAATTAAAACAAATTAGTAATAATAACAATATGGGTGAAATTATTAAAGTATTAATGATTACTGCTGCAGGTTCAGAAGGAATTAATTTACGAAATACAAGATATGTTCATTTAATGGAACCTTATTGGCATCCTGTTCGTTTAGAACAAGTTATAGGTAGAGCACGTCGTATTTGTTCTCACAAAGATTTACCAATTGAATTGCAAACAGTAGAAGTGTTTTTATACTTAATGACATTTACAGCCGAACAATTAAATAGCGATGAAGCAATTGAATTAAAAGTAAAAGATTTAAGTAAACGAAAACCAGTTATTCCATTGACATCGGATGAAGCTTTATTTGAAATTTCTAATATCAAAGAAGAACTAACAACTCAATTATTAAAAGGAATAAAAGAAACATCTATTGATTGTGCAATTTATTCCAAAGCAAATAATAAAGAGAATCTTAAATGTTTATCTTTCGGTCAACCTTCAGTAAATACATTTTCTTATAATCCAAATATTTCACAAGATGAAAATGATACTATTGTTGCTTTAAATAAAGTAACTATTCAATGGGAAGGACGTGAATTTAAATTTAATGGAAAGCAAATGATATTACGAGAAGAAACTAAAGATGTATACGATTATGATAGTTATATGCAAGCATTAAAAGTTCCAGGTGTAGTTCCAATTTTGTTAGGTAAACTTGAAAAAAAAGATGGAAAATATAGAATTATTAAAGCGAGTATTTAATAATAAATATAAAAATTTAATAATAATTTTATATTTATTAATACATTTATGGCATTTTCATTTTTACAACGTAAATACTTTTTATAAAATTCCTGATAGGATTAAAAAGTTCATTTATTACCATATACACATCACCTAAATAAATAGTTGAATTATACAAAAAAACATTTATCCAGCTTAGAGTATCATCTAACTTTTCACCAATAGATTTAGAATCGTTAATAATGGGTTCATTTTCAATTACATTTATCTTTATACTTTCACTATCACTTGGATTTAATAAAACTTCTTCATTTTCATTTACATTTACAAGAGGTTCCATTTTATATTATAAAATATAAATATAATGTCTTTATATTTATATTTTTTAATATTTTAATAAGATAATTTTCTATATATTAATATTATTCAACATTAAATTAATATTATTTAACGTATTATGTATAGTTTCTATTTGTTTTTCAAGTCCATTTACTTTTTTAAAAAATTGAATCATTTCATTTTTTATTTGCAAAATTTCAGTTTTGACATCTATATTTATATTCATTATTGGCTCTATTTTTTTTAATTTATGTAATATATTTGTATTAATTTCATTATTACTATTGATTTGATTCTCATTCATTAAAATATCATTTTTATAAAAATATTTTATTTCATTGCTATCATTCCAAGTTATTTTTTTTTCATTTGGTAAATTGATTACTTCATGATCAATAGGAATTAAGTCTTCTATTTTTATTTGTTTAAAAGTTGTATTTTGATTATTAACTATTGGATTATTATCTTTTTTTAACGAAGTTTTTAACCATTGTTCAGGTATTAGATCTGAATTATTGTATGAATTATTGTGAATTTGAGAAATTTCATAATTTCGTTGTTCAATTGTTTTTGCAATTAATTCATCCATACCTTTAATTTTTGTTTCTTCTATTTTTTCAGAAAAATCTAATTCTGGAGGTTTATTATGATTCATCGTATTTTCAAAATCCATTTTTTTTGCAGCTAAATCTTTTTGAAACTTATTTTGTTTTTGAATTTGTATATCTTCTTTTTTATATACATTTGAGTTTATACTTGAATTCATAGTTGAGTTTTGTAGCTGCGAATTATCTTTTATTTTTGAATTTACAAATTGAATAAAAAAAGATAAAAATTTTTTATTCATTATTACTAAACTTGAAGTACTTTCTTTTTCTTTTTCATAAAATATTTTTCTATGATTGTTAAATAATTCATATAGTTTTTTTCTTTCCATATCACTCATTGATTTTACATGAGTTTCATCTAATAAAACTTCCCATAATAATTCAATGTTTTTATTTGTATTAAAATCATTACTCATATTTATATTTAATAATTTATTATACAAATTATTGCATATTCTTTAATCTTATTTTATGTATTTAATATTAAATATTTAATATTACATATTTTACACTTTTATCCTTTTTGCTACAACTAAAACGTCCATTTTAATTAACTAAATATATAATACCAAGACCTCTCAAAAAAATGTCCTTCTGTTGGGTTAATATGATGGTTTACTTCTAATAATAATTTTTTATAATATTCAATTGGTTTATTTAGTATATTTTCTTTTTTAACAGAAAATATTGCGTTAGGATAAATTATAATTGGATTGGGATAGTTTATATTTATATTGGTTTTAAACCACTCTAAAAATGTAATACATTTATTATTTTTATAATTATCCTTTAAAAAATACTCTCCTGTTATTGATAAATTCCATTCTGTATCCCAAAACCATTTATGATGGTATGATTCATTATGAATGATAAAATTGTTTGATTTTGAGTAAGTTAATGCTTCATTTTTTATATTTATTAAATAATTAATATCATTTATTAATTTATGATCCGATATTTTTGCTTGTGTAAAAACTATTACATCTGGTAAATTATTGTAATTTGTAATTATGTAATGCAAATAAGTTTCACTTTCTCTTCCTACATTTTCTAAAATTATTTCATTTTTTATATTTAATTTATTACCTTTATTATATATTATACAATTTTCCATTTCATTATTCAACCATTCAATATTTTCATTATACCTTGCTACAACAATTTTATATGACATAATATAATATAGATATATATTATTGTTGGTATAAATCTATGAATTCATTATTAAGTAATTTATAAACAACTATAAAAAATAGAATGTTTCACTAATTCATTACAGAGTCATATAAATAAGCAAGTATTTAATATTTTCTATAAGTGTTGATTAAAATAAACTTTTCTAAATTGTTCTATATATGCATCTTTTAAAACATGATTTTTTAGATAATCTCCTGTGATCTTATCTTCTAGCATATGAACTATAAAAAATATTGAATAAATACCGCACTCTGTATTCTTATATTGATGTTCTACTGGATAATTTTGATCAAATTTGAAATATACTGGAGGATTCAGTTTTCTTCCTTGTTCTTCTACTTTATCTACAAATTTTTGTACTTGACTAGGAATTTTATCCCCTGCACTATCAAAGAAAAAAATATTTCCTTTATTTATATTAATAAATAAAGATATCCAGTGTTCACCTGGTTTATCGTGAGTATCTGTATTGAATACTATACCTATTTTTGTTTTTCCATGTTTTATTTGATCTAATAAATTAAAATGACATAACTCTTCCCAAACACATTCACCGTATAATTTATGAGTATCATAATCTATAGGAGAAGGACCTAAAAATTCAAAACATTTATATGCTTTCTCATATTGACTCATTACTTCTATTATATCAACACTTGATAACCATTCATTTGGATTATTTTGCCATTCTTTTGGAGACTTTGGTGCAAACGAATCTAATAGTTCAGTTTCAAGTTGTTTTTCAACAGGAGTGTTTTTAACAATTTGTTTTATCCAACATGATTCTTTATTGCAAATTCTTGAATAAAAATTTTTCAAACTATCCCATATTTCTTTAGAATCATTTGTGTTTATTCTTTGATCAGGATGTCTTGCATTCCATATATCACGCATTTTATGTAATTGATTATCTGTAAAACAAGTAAACGACTTTTTTTCTAATTTAGTTTTTGGACTACAATTTAAATTTTTAAAATTAACTGTATTATTATTATTATTATTATTTTTAATGTTTTTTCTAGATTTTTTATGTTTTTTTTGATAATATTGTTTTTTATTAGTTGTTTTCTTTCTTTTCATTTTGTGTATATTGATTATCAATATTTTTCTTTTTACGAATACCTTTATTTTTTAATAAAGGATCTTTTAAGTTTATTTCTTTTTGTTTTGGTAAAACTGGTTCTTTTGTTATTTTCAAATTTTTAATTGTTACAAAATTATCTAAAGGTAACTTATTTATTTTTATTGTTCTCATCATTAATTTATCAGCTTCTTCTGGAGAAACGATATCATCTTTATCTAAATCCATTTGTTCTTTTAAATGATCATTTGTTAATTCTTCTAAAAAACATATATCAGATTGAATTATATCTGTTTCATCTTTTACTTTAAAAAATCCAATACATGTTTTTACGTAGTTATCAAATGCTTCTTTTACATCAAATAAAATTTCATCGGAATAGTTATTCAATAACATTTCTTTTGTTAGATTAATTATTCTTCTACGATAAAATTTCTTGTCTTTTTTATCATATTTATTTGAATTCAAATTAAAATAAGATAACTGATTTTTTTGTCTCTTGTTCATTAAACAATCTAATGTTATTTTATTAATTATATTATCCTTAACATTATCATTTATTTCTTCGTTATTCATGATACTATTTATATTAGCTAATTAATAAAATAAACAATAAAACATCGCATTATAATTAGTTATAAATTTATATTTAAAATAAAGTTTAGATATAAATATACAAAATATGATTCCAAAAGTTATTTACATGTGTCATAAAACTTTAGATAAAATCAAAATTTATTCGGAAAATTGGAAAAGATTAAATCCAGAATATGAAATAAAATTATACGATGATCAGATGTGTATAGATTTTTTATTACAAGAATATTCTGAATTACATGCAGAAGTTTTTAATTTTATACCAGATGGTCCTATTAAAGCCGACTTTTGGCGATTGTGTATAGTAAATAAATATGGAGGATTATATATTGATGCTGATATAGAACCAATTATTCCTTTATCTGAATATATTGAAGAAGATGATGATTTTGTAACATGTATATCAACTAATTTTTTTAAAGATAGATATGCATTTCAACTAAATCCACATTTTATTTTGAGTAATAACAATAATCCATTTTTACAAAAGTGTATAGACGATTATCTTGAGTTATATATTTGTAAAGTAAATTACGATTACTGGAAATGGTCTATTTGTAATATTATGCAAATTAAAGGAATTAATGAAAAAAAATCCCAAGTAATTTATTTAAATAATCAAAAATGTAAATTTTTACTTGAGAGCTCTTCATTTAATCAATGTGAATATAACGATGTAATTGTATTTAATAATAGATATATAAATTATATAAATCATAATTTTACGTAATTTTTTATATTTTTTTACACCTTTTCTCATTTAAAACGCCGATTATTTATTATTATATATTGAATTAATATATAAACATATATATAAACATATATCTAATCATAATATATGTTTGTAAATTGTTTTACAATTACGATACCAACGAACATTCTTGAAATAGCAATAAAAGAACTTTCTAAAAAATTTGGTGATAATATTCCCAAATCTTTATCATTTGATGGAGGTATGTTGTATTATATTACTCATTTATTTTGTGTAGACGAAAATGTAGATATAAATGTAGATATAAAAGAAATTTGTAATAAATATAACTGCGAGATAGGACAACCTTATAAAATAGAAATAGAGGATTGTATGTATAATAATAATTATACAATCTGTATTAGTTATAAAAAAGAAGGACCTAGATTTTATTTACAATTAGAATAATAGGCGTTTTAAATGTTAAAAAGTGTAAACATTTCAAAAATAATTATATTTTTTTAACATTTCAAATCTTTATTTTGTTGTCTAGTTGCATTATTATATAAGGCATAACCAAGTAATTCAGGATTTGGATTTGGATTATAAGTATTAAATGTTTCACTTTGAAATAAATTTGGAAATGGTTGTTGTACATTAGATTGTTGCTTCCAATGTAACTGGTACAAATCACTTTTAGATGTCGGCACATATATGGATTGACTACATGATTGTAGTCCATAAATTTGATTCCTTAATATGGATTCATTATTTATATTGGATACAAAACCTGACCATGGAGCCATTGCAGTTCCAGGATTGAATATATGTTCTGGATTATAAGTTGGTAATTGTTTTACTGGAACATGAATAGGTTTCCTAGGATCTACAATTGGCATAATAGAATATTTTGTTGATACCGGTCTACTATCAAAATAAGGTTGTAAAGGCTGAGATGGAATATTTCTTTCTGATATTCTATGATTGATAGAATTTGTTCTTGTAGAAGCAAGTTCTGATTCTGGTATTTGTTCTAAACAATTTTGATTCATTTTTATTATTATATTATATATATTTATTTTTTAAATAAAAAGAATATAAATATAGTTAACTATATAATATAGTGTATAAACTATGTGTGGTATTTTTGGTATGATTGATCCTACTGGTATTTTCAATAGTAATTTTATATATGATCAATTTCAAAAAGGTAAACATAGAGGTCCTGAACATTCTCAAAAGTTAGAATTAGGATTTGGTATTAAATTAGGATTTCACCGTTTGGCAATAAATGGATTAAATAATCACTCATCCCAACCTATTATAATAAATAATATTGCATTGATATGTAATGGAGAAATATATAATTATAAAGAATTATATGAAGAATTAAACATAATACCTACTACAGATTCTGATTGTGAAGTTATTATTCACTTATATAATTTATTTGGTATTGAAAAAACCCTTCAATTACTAGATGGTGTATTTTCATTTGTTTTATATGATATGAGAGTATTTGATGCTGACTCTAATAAATTATATATTGCACGTGATCCTTTAGGAGTAAGACCTTTATATATTTTAAGAAATAAGAATTATGTAAAAAAAGAATTTACATTTATTGTTGCATCTGAATTAAAAATGTTGTCTCAATTTTATTCTCTATTATTGGAAGATCATTATAATTATAATAATAATGATATCATTACATTAACACAATTTAAACCAGGAACTTATAGCTTATTAGAAAAAAAAAATTTAATATTATCTCCGTGGAAAGAAACAATAGTTAACTATCCTTATTTTTCATTAGTATCAAGTTTTCCATCTTATTTTTACTTTAAAAATAATGATTGGATTGAAAAAGGTATACAACAACATCTTTATAATGCAGTAAAAAAACGATATTTTAATAGTGAACGTCCAATTGCGTGTTTATTATCAGGTGGATTAGATAGTAGTCTTATAACTGCAATTATTTGTCAAATACATAATGAAGTAAATATTGATTTAGATAAATATAAACCAATTGAAACCTATAGTATTGGATTATCCGGTTCTGAAGACTTGAAATACGCACAAATAGTTGCAACTCATTTAAATACAAATCATCATGAAATAATTATTACTGAAAAAGAAATGATTGATGCAATTCCTGAAGTTATACTTAATATTGAAAGTTACGATACTACTAGCGTAAGAGCTAGTATTGGAAACTATTTGATTGGTAAGTATATAAGTCAAAATAGTAATGCAAAAGTGATTTTTAATGGTGATGGTTCAGACGAATTATGTGGAGGATATTTATATATGAGTAAAGCTCCTAATGTTGTAGAGTTTGATAATGAAACACGTAGATTATTAAAAGATATTCATCTTTTTGATGTTTTGCGTTCGGATAAATGTATATCTTCTCATGGATTAGAACCAAGAACACCATTTTTGGATAAGAATTTTGTGAATTTTTATTTATCTATACCTGCAAAGTTAAGAATGAATACGAAAATAGAAAAGTATTTATTACGAACTAGTTTTTCCAAAGAAAAATACGGTTTTGATTTATTACCAGATTCCATTTTATGGAGAAAAAAAGAAGCTTTTAGTGATGGTGTTTGTCAAAATAATAGAAGTTTATATACTATTATTCAAGAATATACAGATACACTTTTCAAAAGTGATGTAGATTCAACATCAGAACAAAAATATTACAAGAGTTTATTTAATGAATATTTCCCCCATTTAACTTCTATCGTTCCTTATTTTTGGATGCCAAAATATATAGAAGCAACAGATCCAAGTGCAAGAACGTTAAGTATTTATAACGATACAAATGATTGTATTAATGATAATAGTAATGATTAAAAAGTCCAACGAAAAATAACTATGTATTTTTATAATCTAATATTTTCTTTTTTTATAATTTAATATAATATATTCATAAATTATAAAATATGTCCAAATTAAATTTATATGAATTTCAAAATAATGCATTTAACTATGTAATTATTATTTCATATGGTTTATATTTTGCAATTGCATTAGGAGTATTTGGTAATGCTCCTCATTATTTGGAAACTCTTCAATATTGGGTTAAAATATATATTAGTTTATTTTTGATATATCGCTTTAATTCTTTCAACAAAATTAAATTCAGCGATCTAGATCGTAAAGTGGCTTTTAGTGCAGGTGTATTTTTATTAAGTACAACTATTGTTGGTCAAATACTTGATATATATTTAAATGATGCAAAATCATTTATTCAAACCCATGTCTAAAATAAAATAAAATACTAATAGTTTTATTATTTTATATTTTTTCTGCTTTTATGTTTTTCTTTTTCTTTTATTCTTTTATAATTATTTTTGCGTGTATTTGAATTCGGTATCTTATCAAAAAATATATGTAAATGCATCAATATTTGATCAGATAATAATTTATCTATATTAAATTCCTCTGGTTTTTTCTTTACGTATAAATATTGATAATTATTCATAAAACTAGTTATATATTCTTTGAACTCGTTTTTATTTGTTATTTCATATTCTTTGACTATCTCACTGTTCAAAAATCGTGTTATAATCATATCAAAAGCTAAATCATAAATATACGGTTTTATATTTATATAATAGATGTTATTATTACTCATTTTTGGATAAAATGTATCGTCTAAAAAGCATATATGAGTATGTAATGGGATTTTTGAACATCTAACTAAATCTTTATGACTTTTTATATGACTAGTTCTACAAATTTCAATTGTTTTTCCATTTACTTTAAATGCTGCAATAATTTGGTCAAATAATTTATAATTAAGTTTCATTTCAAAATAACTTTTTATATTTTCTACCCATTCTATTGGTCCTTGATTATTTGTATATATCATTATTTTATTACAAATGCATTTTTCCTTTTGTATTTTCAAGTATTCTAATATTTTCAAGATATTTGGTCTACAAAACTCGGGATACAAATCTAATATGTCATTAAATTGTTTTTGAGATAAATTTGCATTTTTATTTTTATATTTTAAATAATTTATAAATGCTTCCCAAAACATTCCGAATTCCATAAAGTATCCTAATGTTTCATCTAAATCAAACACTACAATTTTATTCACATTTTTCATATACTAATATAATACTAATATTAAGTAATTATAAAATAAAAATAATATATATTAATGAATAATTATTATGATTTTGTTATTATTGGATCTGGTTTAGCTGGACTATATAGCGCATATCTAATTAAAAAACATAGTCCTACAAAAACCATTTTAATTTTAGATAAAGAAAAAAAAGCATGGATAGGTGGTCGTACTGGTAATGAAACTTTTTATAACACTGAAGTCGTTACTGGTGCAGGTGTTGGCAGGAAAAATAAAGATACATTACTAGTTGGATTACTCAAAGAGTTAAACATATCCGTACAAGAATGCACGATTAAAATGAACTACGCAAAAACAATAAAAAATCCAGTCAATGTTGTAAAAGTAATTGCATTTTTGAAAAAAAAATATAATCAAAAGGATGCAATGAAAACCTTCAAACAGTTTGCACAACCTCTTTTAGGATGTGAAATATATAAATCATTTACCATTTGTTCAGGATATACCGATTATGAAAATGAAGATGTTAGAGAAGTATTATATAATTATGGTTTCAGTGATAATCATCCTGGTTGGACTTCATTAATTATTTCATGGAAAAAACTAGTTCAAAAACTTATTGACTTTATTGGAAGAAAGAATGTTAAATCTCTACATAAAGTAGTAAAAATTCAAAAAGTACAAGATAAGACATCGTTATCTTTATTTGAGACTATTTGTGAAAAAGGTCAATTTTATTACAGTAATAAAGTAATTATTGGAACTACAATTACTAGTTTACAAAAATTATTACCTAATTTTCCTATTTATCAACAAATTAAAGGACAACCTTTTTTACGTGTATATGGAAAATTTACAAAAGAATCAGGGAAAATTATGCATCATTTTGTACCGTATCAGACCATTGTTCCTGGTCCATTACATAAAATTATTCCATTAAAAAATGATGTATATATGATTGCTTATACAGATAATGAAGGTGCGACTGTATTAAAAGACAATATACAAAATACAATACAAAATAGAAAACTTTTTGTAAATTTGTTAGAACGTTCTCTTGGTATAGAAGAATGTACGTTGGAATTAATTGCAATCAAAGGATTTTATTGGCCTATCGGAACTCATTATTATACACCACTTCATGGATTTAAAAATAGAAAGAGTTTTTTAAATTCAGCTCAACATCCTGAAAAAGATTTATTAGTTGTAGGAGAAATGGTAAGTATGAATCAAGGATGGACAGAAGGGGCATTAGAAAGCGTAGAAGCAATTAAAAATGAATTTGATTGAAGTTTATATTTTTAAATTTAAAAATATAAATTTTTTTATTTTTGCGTCAAAAGGGAATCGGACCCTTAGCTCATCCTTGGTTAATCCATTGACGCGTTAATTCTCACTTACCGGATTTGAACCAGTGACCTATGGAGCTACAATCCATTGCTCTGCCAACTGAGCTAAAGTGAGGCATATATAAGTATTCAAATTTCTTTAAGTAGTTTTTTTAATATATTATATTTTTTTACATGAATTAATATCATTTTCATAAAAAAATAGAGAATTACGATTTTTACAATGAGGACAAAATATGGTATTTGATTTTGTATTTGATTTATATTTTTGACCACATGAACTATGCAATAATATTTGACATTTTGTACATTTCACATATATTCCTGATTCTAGTGATATTTCGTCAGAACAAATCATACATTGCTTATTTTCTACTTCTTCTTCTATATCTTTTTCTAATAATAAAGGAAGAGAATGACAAGATCCCATTGTATATGTATATATCTATTATTTTATTTTTATATCTTTTATGATTGATTACTATGTGTTATAATTTGTAATAATCTTTTGAGTTTCTTCATCATTCGTATTTATTATAGTTTCTAATGATTTAATATTATTTGTTTTATTTTCATTAATATCATGATTCAATAAAAAATCCATAAAATCTAATACTATTTTTAGTTTGGATGTATTCCATTGATTATCAAATTTATCTAATAACGCTTTTGTATAAAAATCTTTTGTATCAACCTCGTTAAAACCAAAACCAGATTCTGTAAAAAGATATTCATTTGATGTTTGTTTAATATAATTTGTTATAATTACATGGTAATATTTTAAACATAAAACTGTTATGGAACACGATGTGTATGTTTTAATTAAATTTTCTATACCATTTTTTGCGGAAATAAATATATTTACTATATTTGGCATGGTTTTAATAAATTCTTTTGTTAAATATTTCTGACAAGCAATTTTTATAGGATTGTATAAATATTGCAAATGTGATTTATTACTATTAAATATATATCTTGCTAATGATTGGAATATACCTGGTTCGTTAAAATAAATAATATTATCTTGAATATGGATTTTCGTTCCAATTGGTTTACAAGATAAAACAGATAATTTAATGATTACAGTCAAAGGATTTAATATATATTGTTTCATAATATTATTTTTACATACACTTATATCATTATTTATATCAATTTTAACTTCAGTATTCATAACTTCAGTATTCATATCAGTATCCAATTTATTACTGTTTTCTTCTTTTATATTTTTAAAATCATTATTTTTTTTTGGTTGTACTGGTATTGTACTATAGTTATTATAACTAAATTCGCTGTAGTAAACAGGATTAATCATAAATATATATAATCAATAAATATATTTATGTCATTTTTATAACATTTTTATTATGGATAATTATTAATACAAACGATTTTTATTAAATAAATTATTATAATATTCTGTATCTCCTCTATTACCGCCTAAAAAATTGAAATAATAATCACTTGGTGTCAATGATGGATTTAGATTTTTTTCAAATTTATACACGCGTCTATTTCCTCCTGCACCACCATCTGTTGTGGCAATTAAAGTTAGTAAAGTTCTAGGACCGGTAGCTGACAATCTAGTTGTTCTTAAACCTGAAGGAACTCTAGGCCAAAAAGCCGAATATAACTGTGTCATTATAAATTAGTATAATATTTTATTTTTTTAGGGGGAGAAATTCCCCCTATGACCCCCCTATATTTTTATGATGGATAAATCTCCCATATGACCGTATTATTATTCCTAAAATACATAAACCCTGATTGTTTATTCATAGGATCAGGATCAGGATCTTATGCGATTTATTCCCCTAATATCATATAATATCCATGATATCCAATTGCTGCAAATCCTAGCATCAATAATAATTCATAATATAATCTTGGTGTATTTTTATTATTATATCCTATATAAATTAACAATGGACCAACTAACAAAATATGTATCCAATTAACCCATGGATTTTTTCCTGCCTTTAGTTTTATATATGCTTTATAACTGTGATATATAATTATAATAATTCCTAAAATTAATAACATTGGATAGAAAAAGGACGGTATTTTTGTTTGTTGTATACCGACATATAAAAAAAGCGAACCTACAATAATAATATGAAATAAATGAATAATTGCAATATGACTAATCATTATAATATACCTTTAGAAAAGGTATAGCCAAAATATACCTTTAGAAAATTACTTTAATTTTATTGATTATTTTGACTATACCTTTTTCTAAAAAGTATATTTTGGCTATACCTTTTCTAAAGGTATATATATATATAAACAATGCCTTATCATTATTCAAATATTCAAACAAAACAGACCGGTGGTAAAAAAATAACTCATAAAGTATTTATAAAAGGTAATAAAGGTTACAAAAGTATATCCCATTATTCAAAAGGAAAACATGTTAGAACTATGAAAAAGCCTTTATGTAAAACACATATCAATCTAATTAAACGCAAAAAATTTATTAAAGGATTATTTAAGGATTGTTAATATTTAACGAGGCATTGTTCTTTTTCTTTTATTTTTTCTTTTATTTTGTCCGCGATTTTTTTTTGTTCCCCCTGATTGAGAAGGTGGTCTCTCTCTAGATGGATGTATTGAATTTAATGGATGGTTTATTAACTCTTGTATTTTTGTTTTTAATAATTCCGTGTTTTTATTTATTCGTTTTTCACACTCTTCTATCATATCTAGATATAGTTCAAGTTCATCTTGATTATCCCTATACCGGTCCCTGGTATTAATCTTATAGTTTATTATATCATTAAGATCCTCTTGTATTTCATCTTTCAAACTATTTATTTCATCTGATATATTTTTTTTGTTTGACTGGGGTGATTGTTCATCGTCCATTCTTACTATATATTATTATATTAATATAAAATGCACATTTTATAATAATATATTATTATTAATATATAATATGGATAAAGAAGATGGTTCTAGAAAAGCTGATACAAATATCATAGAAATTAAACGATTATTAAATTATTTATTAACCAATGGTTATGAGTTTGAGGGAACACGAGAAGCAATTGATGGTAGATATAATTATCCTCATGATGCTATTGCGAGTTTTTCAAAAAAAATATCATATACTGATACAGATGGTAATTGGATAAATGATAGTGATATAAAAGTATCCATACAATTTGAAAAAAGAGCGGATTATACAAATTTTAAAAAAAATAAAGATGAAGATGAAGATGATATATATATTGGAGATCCAGATACATTTATAACAGGTTTGATAGAAGAAATTAAAGACCCAAAATATTCAATAGGAGGTAGAAGTAAAAATAAAAAGATGAAAATACGAAAAAATAAAAAGATGAAAACACGAAAAAATAAATCGTCAAAAACAGCAAATAGTTTTAAGATTATATAATTTGAATAATTAATGTAAATAATGGGCGTTTTAAATGAGAAAAGGTGTAAAAAACGAAGCATCATAAAGAAACTCATGGGATATTAATTAAACACTCAAGTGATCTAATGCAGATAATAATATTAATTCCTGAGAAGTTAGTTTTTGAAAAATTAGACATTCATCCATTTTTATTTGAAAATATTTATGCATAAAATTTTTACATATAATCATTACACCATTATCTGTAATTTTAATATCACATATAATCCCCCCAGCATTTAATGGTAGATATTTTGGGTCTACAATTGGAATCCATTTTATGAATGCACCATATTTTATATCATTTAATTCATCTACATAACGATATCCATTTATTTTTTTCATATAATTTAATGTAATATCTCTTGGTAAATGCAATTCTTTAATAATATTTAAATTCATTTCTTTTATTTTTTTTGTTGTGAGATTAATAATAGATTCATTTTTGTCGTTTTCTAAAGCTTTGGTTAATAATTCTTTTTTTTTTTCTTGCGATTCTTTCGTACTTTCCATATAAATTCAAATCAATATTATATTATATAAACTAATAATATTGATTTTAATACATTTTTCAATTTAGTTATAAAGAGTCGCAAGCTTTACCAGTTACTCGCGCCAAAACCGCTTCCACCTAAAGCTTCATTAGCCGCCATGGGTGCAAAGTTTTCATACATACTTGTTGGTGTAGATTCATTATATCCTTTATTATTAGTATTATTATTGTTATTATAATCAGGTGAAGAATTATTTTGAGATGCCATTTGAGGAGGAGGTAATAAACTTAAAGAGGTGGTTTGTGAATTAATGGATTGATTAAAATCTTGCGACTGTGATGGTGTGTGACTTATTGGTTGAGTTACTTTAACATTTCCTTGTTTATTTTTGTTTTTATTTTTCTTTTTATTATCAACTGTACCTTCCCACAATTCTGTAATTCTATCTACTAAAATACTTACTTTTTCTCCTAATTTTGTCTGTAAACTTAATGTAATTAATAACACCGCTAAAATTATGTTAGTTACACTAAAATCCGCATATTTAGTTCCACTATAGGTTGGAATATAAGTAATAATACGATGAATTATAAGTATTCCAATAAATATTACAATAACTTGTAATATAATTTCTGCTAAAATTTCCACATTTCCTTTTTGATCATCAGCTTCTGGAACAAATTTCTGCATTGCTTTATTTAAAATAATGATCGGAATAAGAGACAATATAGAATATTGTATTATATTTATAATTTCTTCTTTAGAATCTTCATCAAAATTAAAAACATGTTTAAAAAATCCTTTTTTATTAGAATTATTTTTAGATATTTCATCCATACTTTCCATATGATTTATAAGAAGAAATTAAAATAAGAATTAATCTACTATGTAAAATTATAAATTAAATTATAGTATTATATTTTTAATATTTTATAATATTATAATTAGATGGATTGTCATTGTAAAGACAAATGTTGTAAAAAATGTAATCCTAAAGTATATACAGCAACTGCGTCAGCTAAAGGAATTGCTTATGTAAATGGAAATATAATTACTTCTACGGCAACTGCCACTGCAACTTCTTATATAAGCGAAGAAGATGCATATAAAAAAGCATATATGCAGGCAAAAATAAATGCAGATATAATTGCAAAAAATGATGCAAATATTATTGAACAAACATTAAATATAGTTAAATCTGAATTAAAACAAGGAGCTACAGGAGTAGAAGGAGCTACAGGATTACAAGGAACTACAGGATTACAAGGAACTACAGGATTACAAGGAACTACAGGATTGAAAGGTTTACCTGGATCTTCATCTGGATCATCTGGATCATCTGGTGCTCAAGGACTAGTTGGTGCTACTGGATTACAAGGTGTACAGGGACCATCCGGTTTAGCAGGAAAAAATGGTGTAGTAGGATTACCTGGAGCACAAGGACCGCAAGGTATACCTGGTGTTCAAGGTATACCTGGTATTCAAGGTATACCTGGTATACAAGGACCTACTGGACCATCATATATAGGTTCAACTGGTGTCGCAGGTTCGTCTGGTGCAACTGGTTTACAAGGACCTACTGGTGCAACAGGATTGCAAGGTGCAACAGGTCCAGCAGGTTCTGGTGCAACAGGTTTACAAGGTGCAACAGGATTAGGAGGTCTGCAAGGCGCAACAGGGTCAGCTGGTGCAACAGGTCCAGCAGGTTCTGGTGCAACAGGTCTACAAGGTGCAACTGGTATTGATGGTTTACAAGGATCTACAGGATTACAAGGATCTACAGGATTGCAAGGTGCAACTGGTTTAAAAGGATCTACAGGATTGCAAGGTGCAACTGGTTTTCAAGGTGCAACTGGTTTTCAAGGTGCAACAGGTATACAAGGTCCTACAGGATTGCAAGCTGCAACTGGTTTGCAGGGTGCAACTGGTATTGATGGATTGCAAGGTGCAACTGGTTTACAAGGATCTACAGGATTACAAGGATCTACAGGATTGCAAGGTCTAACTGGATTGCAAGGTGCAACTGGTTTACAAGGTGCAAAAGGATTGCAAGGATCTACAGGTTTACAAGGTGCAACAGGATTGCAAGGTGTAACTGGATTGCAAGGTGCAACTGGATTGCAAGGTGCAACTGGATTGCAAGGATCTACAGGTTTACAAGGTGTAACTGGTCTACAAGGATCTACAGGTTTACAAGGTGCAACAGGATTGCAAGGATCTACAGGTTTACAAGGTGCAACAGGATTGCAAGGATCTACAGGTTTACAAGGTGCAACAGGATTGCAAGGATCTACAGGTTTACAAGGTGTAACTGGATTGCAAGGTGCAACTGGTCTGCAAGGATCTACAGGTTTACAAGGATCTACAGGATTACAAGGATCTACAGGTTTACAAGGATCTACTGGATTGCAAGGATCTACAGGATTGCAAGGTGCAACAGGTTTACAAGGTGCAACTGGTTTGCAAGGTGCAACTGGATTGCAAGGATCTACAGGATTACAAGGTGCAACAGGTTTACAAGGTGCAACTGGGTTAGAAGGTGCAACTGGTCTACAAGGATCTACAGGATTACAAGGTGCAACAGGTTTACAAGGATCTACTGGATTGCAAGGTGCAACTGGGCTAGAAGGTGCAACAGGATTACAAGGTGCAACTGGTCTACAAGGTGCAACAGGATTACAAGGTGCAACTGGTCTACAAGGATCTACAGGATTACAAGGTGCAACAGGTTTACAAGGTGCAACTGGTTTACAAGGATCTACAGGATTACAAGGTGCAACTGGTTTGCAAGGATCTACAGGATTACAAGGTGCAACTGGATTGCAAGGATCTACAGGATTACAAGGATCTACAGGATTACAAGGTGCAACTGGTTTGCAAGGATCTACAGGATTACAAGGTGCAACAGGATTACAAGGATCTACAGGATTGCAAGGTGCAACTGGAGTAGAAGGTGCAACTGGACTAGAAGGTGCAACTGGATTGCAAGGTGCGACTGGTCTACAAGGTGCAACTGGATTGCAAGGATCTACTGGTCTACAAGGATCTACAGGATTGCAAGGTGCAACTGGTCTACAAGGATCTACAGGATTGCAAGGTGCAACAGGTTTACAAGGTGCAACAGGTTTACAAGGTGCAACCGGATTACAAGGTGCAACAGGATTGCAAGGTGCAACTGGATTGCAAGGATCTACAGGTTTACAAGGTGCAACTGGTTTACAAGGATCTACTGGTCTACAAGGATCTACAGGATTGCAAGGTGTAACTGGATTGCAAGGATCTACAGGTTTACAAGGATCTACAGGATTGCAAGGTGCAACTGGTCTACAAGGATCTACAGGATTGCAAGGTGTAACTGGATTGCAAGGATCTACAGGTTTACAAGGATCTACAGGATTGCAAGGTGCAACTGGTCTACAAGGATCTACAGGATTGCAAGGTGCAACAGGTTTACAAGGTGCAACTGGTTTGCAAGGTGCAACTGGTTTGCAAGGTGCAACTGGGCTAGAAGGTGCAACTGGATTGCAAGGATCTACAGGTTTACAAGGTGCAACTGGGCTAGAAGGTGCAACTGGATTGCAAGGATCTACCGGTTTACAAGGTGCAACTGGACTAGAAGGTGCAACTGGTTTGCAAGGATCTACAGGTTTACAAGGATCTACTGGATTGCAAGGATCTACAGGATTGCAAGGTGCAACAGGATTGCAAGGTGCAACTGGATTGCAAGGTGCAACAGGATTGCAAGGTGCAACTGGATTGCAAGGTGTAACTGGATTGCAAGGTGCAACTGGATTGCAAGGTGTAACTGGATTGCAAGGTGCAACAGGATTGCAAGGTGCAACTGGATTACAAGGTGTAACTGGATTGCAAGGTGTAACTGGTCTACAAGGTGCAACTGGTCTACAAGGTGCAACTGGTCTGCAAGGATCTACAGGTTTACAAGGATCTACAGGATTGCAAGGTGTAACTGGATTGCAAGGATCTACAGGTTTACAAGGATCTACAGGATTGCAAGGTGCTACTGGTCTACAAGGATCTACAGGATTGCAAGGTGTAACTGGATTGCAAGGATCTACAGGTTTACAAGGATCTACAGGATTGCAAGGTGCAACTGGTCTACAAGGATCTACAGGATTGCAAGGTGCAACAGGTTTACAAGGTGCAACTGGTTTGCAAGGTGCAACTGGGCTAGAAGGTGCAACTGGATTGCAAGGATCTACAGGTTTGCAAGGATCTACTGGATTGCAAGGATCTACAGGATTGCAAGGATCTACTGGATTGCAAGGATCTACAGGATTGCAAGGTGCAACTGGATTACAAGGTGTAACTGGTCTACAAGGTGCAACTGGTCTACAAGGTGCAACTGGTCTACAAGGATCTACAGGTTTACAAGGATCTACAGGTTTACAAGGATCTACAGGATTACAAGGATCTACAGGATTGCAAGGTGCAACTGGTATTGATGGTTTACAAGGTGCAACTGGTTTGCAAGGATCTACAGGTTTGCAAGGTGCAACTGGTTTGCAAGGTGCAACTGGTTTGCAAGGTGCAACTGGTTTGCAAGGTGCAACTGGGCTAGAAGGTGCAACTGGATTGCAAGGATCTACAGGTTTACAAGGTGCAACTGGTTTACAAGGATCTACTGGTCTACAAGGATCTACAGGATTGCAAGGTGCAACAGGTTTACAAGGTGCAACTGGATTGCAAGGATCTACAGGTTTACAAGGATCTACAGGATTGCAAGGTGCAACTGGTCTACAAGGATCTACAGGTTTACAAGGATCTACTGGATTGCAAGGATCTACTGGATTGCAAGGTGCAACAGGTTTGCAAGGTGCAACTGGTTTGCAAGGTGCAACTGGGCTAGAAGGTGCAACTGGATTGCAAGGATCTACAGGTTTACAAGGTGCAACTGGTTTACAAGGATCTACTGGTCTACAAGGATCTACAGGATTGCAAGGTGTAACTGGATTGCAAGGATCTACAGGATTGCAAGGTGCAACTGGTCTACAAGGTGCAACTGGATTGCAAGGATCTACAGGTTTACAAGGTGCAACTGGATTGCAAGGATCTACAGGTTTACAAGGATCTACAGGTTTACAAGGATCTACTGGATTGCAAGGATCTACTGGATTGCAAGGTGCAACAGGTTTGCAAGGTGCAACTGGTTTGCAAGGTGCAACTGGGCTAGAAGGTGCAACTGGATT